ATGGACACTCTTTTTTTGGCAGGTGATTTTCTGGGGGATTGCGTCCCCCGTGACAAGCAGTACCTTTATCGGTATTTCAAGACCGATCTCCAAAAGCAATTTCTCAGGTATATGTGCGTATTTGATTCGCTCAGGTATTTCACCGAACATACGGGGTATGTGGCACAGCGGCGAGGTCTCCAGGTGTTGAACAAGAAGCGGCAAATGATCGAGGCAGCGCACCGGGACGCCAAGCGACGGATGGATTTGGAGTTGCTGGAAAAGATCGAAAAGGGTAAGTATAAGCCATAAAGGAGTAATCGATGGCATGCTTGGTCAATGAAGACTTATCGCTGTACGAGGTGATGGTCGTGGTGCGAGAGGATGCCTTGCGGAAGGATGTCGACCTTCGTTTCAACACCCTCGCAACCTCTCCAGCGGCGGCTCTCGACAAGGTGAAGACCCATCTCCGTGACAGGAATCACTTTGCTTTAAGGATAGCGGCAGATTTTGTTGTGCATAAACCTCCATTTATTGAGTGAAAGGCAATAAATACCTGAAATTTGTGAGTGAGGCGTTATGCAAAGTTTCAGGGATTGGATGTTGAGCCATGAGTCTTCTCCGGCGACCCGAGCGATGAATGCTCCGTGGGCGTATCCGGCATTGTATGTGGGCGGCAACCCTTTCGCCCACCAATACAACCCGAAGATGGTCGACAACTACGGGAAGATGATTAAGCGGGACACCAAGAAGAAGCCTTCGCGAAAAAAAAAAGTAAGGAAGCCCGACACAAGCATGGATGATTTCGTCCGCGAGATGGAGTTGTTGAAGAAAGACTTGGCGGCTTTGGCTGATAAGAAATCTCAGGACCGAAAAACCGATAAGTCCAAAGACGAAAAGCCGAAGAAGCCGGTTAAGGCAGAGGTCAATGACGACCTCATGAAAGCGGCAAAGACTGTGTTTTCTAACCTAAAAAGTACGCCTGGATATTACATCCGGCGAGATCATGTTGATCGGCTCATGGGATCAGAGAAGCAGCCGACGCAAAAGAAAGTGAGCAGGCAGGATGCAAGCAAGATTGCCAAGGAAATCGGCATCGATTTCGAGAAGGTGCAGTTTTCGCCCGAGGCATTCCGTAAGGGGATCGAAGCCGAACTGCGAAGTGACGACCGACCTACCGTTGTCTCCCGGCATCAAGATAACTTGGGAACTGATCGGGTACATGATCGCGTGGCTGGTGATCGGGTGGATTTCGGCGATTGATGTCTACTGGTCAATCAAGGTCCAGCATGTCTTGTTAAGTTCTGAATTGAATCCGGTGGGGCGATGGCTGATTCGCCAGGACGGTGGGTCGATCGCCCTGTTCATGGGGTTGAAATGCGCAGGGTTGGTGACGGTTCTGGGGATCTTGGTATTGCTGCGGTTTTGGAGGATACAGGTAGCTCAGAAGGTTATTTGGACTTTATTCGTTTTGCAAGTTATGTTATTATGGTTCTTGAATCAATGAGAATCACGCTGATCATAAACCTTGTTTTGAGGATGGAATCGTGCCGCAGGTTTTTGATAAAGACATAAAGGATATTCGCGGGTCCTTGAAACCTTCTGTGGTTTTTGATCCAACCGTCATTATAGTGGTCGCAATTCACAAGGACGCTTCGAGGAATCGCAAGGTGAAGATTCCTTGCTCCCACAGCATTCCTTTGCCTGGATATACTTACACCAGCATCAACGATACCTGCTTGGTCCATTGCTGCGGCCATTTGAATCTCGGGACAATCGGGCTGTCCTATATCGTCGAGATGAAAGGGACAGCCGGTTGGTCGCAGAAGATCCCGATGCCGGTTCCCGTGATTCGGAGGTATTTGGAATTCGAACAGAGGCAGCAACTTCGTGCGTTTCAAGCTTGTTTCAAGAACGAAGCTGCCGATGTTGAATTTGAATTTCTTCAAATGTCCAGCGCCTATTAAGGGAGATGCGAGATGTCCAAGAAGAAGCATCGCCATCCGCCGCGTTGGACCCCTGAGCGAGTCGACCGTTACATGGGCATGGCATGGATGTGGGCTTCGATGTCGCATGACCCCAGCACGCAGGTCGGTGCAGTGATCATCGGTAGCGACAATCGTCCCCTAGGAAGTGGCTATAATGGACCGCCGAAGCAATTCCCCGACAACGAGATCGATTGGATCAGACCATATAAGTATCCCTATCTAGACCACGCCGAAGACAATGCAATCGACTATTGTAGCGAGAAGCCCAAGGGTGCCACCATATACGTGACTGCTCGTCCCTGTTCTCGCTGCATGAAAAGAATCGTCAAGAGCGGAATCATCAAGGTCATCTATTTCAACAATAAGCCCGACAAAGGCTCGATGACTGCCGATGACGAAGATTGGGAGATTGCTAAGCACATGGCAAAAATGGCGACCGTGACCCTCGAAGAGTTCCAAGGAAACGTCAATTGGATACGGGACTGGACAGATGACCTGTATGCCAAAGGGGTCTTTGGGTAATGAAGCATAAGAAGTCGAAAAAGTCAAGACCCAAACGGAGCAGGAATCGAAAAGCGGCAAAGAAGGCGGCAATGCGGGACGACCTTGTTCAGAAGCAACAAGGTCGTTGTCATTATTGTAATTGCTTGCTGATTAATTTGGTCTATGACAACAGGGATGCTGATGCGACCTTGGATCACATTATACCGCAGTGCGAAGGCGGTAAGAGTACGTTGGATAATTTGGTCGTAGCCTGTTTCAAATGCAATAGAGATAAAGGTAATTTGTCATATAATGAATATGAATTCATAAGGATACTTAGAGTGTGTTATTGGCAATCTCGATTGAAGGACCTTAGTTTTGACTGGTTTGATCCGACGGTGCGTGTGAAGAGAAATCGCAAGAAGCGAAGGCGATCCGGTGTCTAAATTCAAAGAGCAGCTTCGTATAATGCTCCTGGAATGTAAATTGCCGGTTTCCGGGATCAGGTGGTATTGGCACAAGGAGTCGAGTTGGCTCGACGGCAAGATAGGTCAATATCCATTGGAAATTGCGGGTGTTTTGATCGATTGGTCTAGACCGATCAGCAAAGACGAACATCGGGTGGCAGGCAAGATCGTGGCTTATGTGGACAATGCTGAGTCTCGCAAGGAGAAAAACAATGAAAGACCGAGATATCTCTGAGTGTGTTGTCCTCATCATGATCATGCTGCTGGTCTTCGTCGGCGGAAGAAGGACGATCGTCCATCTTGGCGAGATCAAGAAACAACAGGAGATCATTCGCAAAGAAAATCAATTGATCCTGGATCAGATCAGTAAGATCGCGGTCCTCAACGATCGCTATGTCGGGGAGATCAAGCAACATATCTCCACAGTAAATGGGCAGACGCTTGAATATTGACCTGCCTGGCATAAATAACTCTATGCCAATCCACATACCCAGCACCAGTTTCTACGGTTCCACGAGTTGCAATTCCGACTTATCGAACTGCCCTTCGGACCGTTGCCCCGACCACACGATCCGTCGCCACGACACCAAGCCCCCTTTTAAGGTCAATGTCGAGAATTGCGACGGTCCTTTGGAGCTTCAAGGCTTGGTCCTTGAGGTTAATATGTGGGCAACCGCGCGACTGAAGAAGGACATCGCGGCGACCGACACGTACTTTCAATTGGCAGACAATCTCGGTTTTGACCAGGTGATGGTCGGCGATGTGATCATCATGAACCGGGTCCGGAACCCCGAGCAGATGATCGTCGAAGGTTTCGACGAGGACAACAAGCTATTGCTGGTGCAGCGAGGTTACAACAGCACGACAGCAACCAAGTGGAAGAAGGGGTCGAAGATGCGTATCTTCCGCATCATGAATGCCCCGGCGACTACCGAAGCCGTTTACGAGGACGTAGAAAATCTGGACGGGCAGACCACAGAGCAATTAGCCGATACTTATTTGATCTATGAATGGCAGTCTCAGGATACCTGTTTGCCGGGTTGTTTCTATCTCGAATTTAAGTTGCTAAAAATGAAAGCCCCGCAATATTTCCTCCCCGGAGGCAAATGGGTTGGGACGATTAACATCGCGGCGAACGGCGATTACTACACAGGCAGCAGTCAGACGGATAGTTCGGTGAAAGTCTCCGTACAGATACCAAATCCGACCCAACCCAATCAGACAGAATACGCCTTGCCTTCCAATGTCCATTGGACAGGTCCGATCCATCTGTGGACGGACTCTAATTATTACACCGGCACTACGCACAACGACGGTTCTGTGTATCTGGATACCAACGGCGTTGCCTCGCCGAACGAAACGAGTTACAATGAGAACGGCGTGGTGAGTGCCATGTGCGTGACCTGTGACGATACTCCTTCGATAGTTCCGACCTTCACGGACCCTGATTTGACCCCGAGCGATTTCGGGTGTGATCTGGGGATTGGGGTCGAATGGATTCAGAGATTTCCGCTTTCGGGTGAAGGCTTTTTGATCCAAATCATCGATTCGCCCACAGCAGAGTAAAATAAGGTCAATTAGGCTTGCCTGAAACTTGGAATTGTGCTACGATATAATTATTGACGAGGTGAGTATCTGTTGCTGATTCCAATTCTTTCCTTTTACAGGTAAAAATCTAATGCCTAGTGTTGCCAATTTCCTCAAGGAACGGATGATCAACGCTGGGATCGGTGTGGTCTTCGGAGTGCCTGGGGATTACATCCTCTCAATGTTCAAGAAGATGGAAGATGACCCAGATATCGACCTCGTCGGCACGACGGACGAGTCGCATGCTGGGTTCGCTGCTGACGCCTACGCTCGCGTCCACGGCATCGGCTGTGTCTGTGTGACCTACAATGTCGGTTCGCTCAAGACCCTTAATTCGATCGCGGGAGCGTATGCGGAGCGGAGCCCGGTCGTTGTCTTGGTAGGCAGCCCCGGCATCAAGGAACGGACCGAAGGAATGTTGCTCCACCACACGGTCCGCGACTTCGACACGCAGCGAGAGATATTCTCGAATATCACTTGCGCCAGTGCTGTGCTGGATAATCCGGCGACGGCAGCTTACGAGATCGATCGCGTCTTTGAGGCGATCAAGCATCATAAGCAACCGGTCTATATCGAATTGCCTCGCGACGTCGCGGACAAGCCGATCGGCTACGACGTAGAGCAGGGGACACCCAAAACTCCGACCAGCGATCCGATCAATCTTGGTGAAGCGATTGCGGAAGTTACGCAATGGGTCGAGGAATCCAAGAATCCCGTGATCTTGGCGGGGGTCGAGCTTTCTCGGTTCGGCTTGGGCGAGGAATTGGTCAAGTGGGCTGAGAAGACCAATGTCCCCATGTTCACGGAGATGCTCAGCAAGAGTACGGTCGGCGAGCGGCACCCCCTGTTCGGTGGCGTTTATTCGGGAGCAGCGGCTCCCCAGCACGTCAAGGACATGGTCGAGCAATCGGACTGCATTCTAATGTTGGGTGTGATGCTCACGGACATGGTCTTGGGGAGTGCCAAGCCGAACTTCGCCCTTCGCCAGACCGTGCGGGCGAATGTGGGATGCCTCAAGGTCCGTAATCACAACTATTCTGACATTGTCTTCCCCGAGTTCTGCTCTAAGCTCTTCCAGTCCCAAGTGACCAAGAAGCCGTCCCCGGTGGTCTACAAGAAGGGGGTTCCCAAGCCCTTCGAGGTCGCCGAAGGCAACCCGAAGATCAAGACGCAGCGATTCTTCGAGAAGATCGATTCGATCATCTCCAAGAATACGGCGATCATCACGGATGTCGGGGATTGTATGTTCGGGGCGATGGACCTGACGGTGAGCCATGCCAATACGTTCATCAGCCCGGCGTATTACACGTCGATGGGGATGGCGATCCCGGCTGCATTGGGCGTCAGCTTAGCTCAGCCAGAGACGCGACCAATTGTCCTCGTGGGCGACGGTGCCTTTCAGATGAGCTTCAGTGAGATCAGCACCTTGGTCCGCAGGAATCTGAATCCGATCATCTTCGTCCTGAACAACAAGGGATACACGACCGAGCGGTTCATCCTGGATGGCAAGTTCAACGACATCCACAATTGGGATTATCACTACGCCACAATGGTCTTTGGCGGCGAAGGGCATTACGTCGAGACCGAGAAAGAACTTGAAGATGCTGTGAATTCAGCATTTAAGAGCAAGGTGGCGACCATCATCAACGTGGTGGTAGAACCGAAGGACATCACTCCTGCTCTCTCTCGCGTGACAGCAGGACTCGCCTCGCGGGTGTAACATTCATTTGGCAAACGGGGAGTTAGATGCCCGCCTGGTTTCCCGTTTGCGGCAAAAGACTACTGATTATTCTTAGTAGTCTCATAGCACTAAGGAATCCAAGTGCAGAAATTCAGAAACAACCCTGGACGCCCGCAATTGAATAGGATCAACGAGCAGATTCGCATCTCCCCCGTGCGGGTCATCATGGACGGACAGCAATTGGGGATCATGCCGGTCAGCGAAGCCATGCGACGTGCCAAGGACGAGGGACTTGATCTGGTCGAGATGGTCCCAAACGCCAGACCAGCAGTTTGCCATATCATGGACTATGGTAAATATCGTTACGACAAGGGTCGGCGAGAGAAGGAAAGTCTCAAGAAACAGAAGATGATCCAAGACAAGGAAATCAGGTTGAGTGCGGTTGTGGATCAGCACGACCTTGCCACAAAGGTCGACCACGCCAAAGAGTTTCTTGCCGACGGCAAGCGGGTCCAGTTTACTCTGAAATTCAAAGGACGTTTGATCGTTCACAAGGATCTGGGCTTCGAGGTGATCTCGCGAGCGATCACGATGCTCCAGGACGTTGCCTCGGTTGAGCAGCCGCCTCGGATGGATGGCAAAACAATCACTTGTCGGGTCATTCCCAAGAAAGAACAAAAATGAGAACGGACGCGAATTCGCCGGAATACCTTGCCAACGAATCAACTTTGGTCAATGCCAAGGTAGATGAGGCGATGAAGAACGATGGCTCTGCCATCAGACCCATTGGTTCGACCAATGGTCTGATGAAGACCGTGCTAGAATATGATGCTGAGACCGTAGCAATCGCCCTTGGCACGACCGGCGAACATATTCGCGCCTTCGCGGCGGTTGCCGACCTCGAACATCCCGACGTCGAGACGATCGCTGCCAACGCCCTCGGAAGCAATACTTCGCTCACCTTGACCGCAACCGAACTGCTGGACATCGCGAAGTATTCCCGTGAGAAGGGTCATCGGTTGATCGCCGAATATCTTCCTAAGATATTCAAAGACGTGGACGTTTACGATTTCGTCACGTTGAGGATCACAGACCCCAACAAGAAATCTTGTAGCCTGGTTCGTTTCGTCAAGGACCAAAATCATCGCTTGGCGATGAGGCAGCGGCGAGGATGCCAGGAGACAAACCTATTCAGTTTCTACAAGGACCAGTCGGATTCGTGGGATAACTACCCAACGTCCTTTGCCGGGTTTGTGCGGAACGAGATTCCTTTCGGTGAAGAAATCACTAAGATACAACGGAAGGTTGAGCATCTTGCCAAGATGGGTCTCGTCGCCATGGCGCAGCGTCCCAAGGAACGACTGGATACCTTCCAGTCCGCATCTCGTGACCGTTACTACGGCTTTAATCGATGTGCCATCTCGACCGCAGCCGTCGTTCTTGCTAGGGTTCACGGATTTGAGATGACGACCATGAATGGAACGACTCGAATCCGTGGAACGAATGCCATGAAAAGCCAGTTCGAATCTCTGAACGGGAAAGACATTCCTACCAACGGAATGGCATATCATCCGAGGATATATTCGACCACTAGTATGCCGGTCACCCCAGAGCGAATGCAAAAACTTCTTGCTCATCTGGAGTCATTTCCTGATGTGGCTGGTAAGCCGCTCTTCGACCACTATTCCGTGTTGGTCCCGACATTCACGAGATTCCGTCCCGATGGGGCGGTTCCAACTGTCAACGGCTCTCCCTTGAATGAAATCCAACTCTCCGACATGAAAATGATCGAAGAGAAGATGGTCATTCCTGTGCTTCTAGGAGAGGCGGACGGCAAGCTGTATTTCATCGACTATTGGACTTGATATGGTAAAGATAACTGAAACGGCGGCTAATAAGCTGCAAGAGATATTCGATGTGACCGGATTCGAAGAGCCGGTCGCGATCCGGCTGGGGATGCGTCCTGGCAAACAAGGGACAGAACAGTTCTTTGAATTTGTCGCCGCATCCTCGGTCAATCCCTTAGGAGAAGTGATTCTCTATACCAATGGAATCCAGGTGTTCGTTGATAGAAACAATGAACACCGTTACAAGAAATTGGTCATAGATTACCTGGATAGCCCCGAAGGTTTTATTTTTGAGAGCGAAGGTGGCTAATGGAAGATGGTCTTGTGATGTTGCGGAAAAGCCGACTATTGAGTATCATCAAGGAAGTCTACGAATTAGGATGCATAGGTTATGCCGAATTGTCCGATGAAATCGCGGACCAGAAGGTCGAGGAAATTATCGCTTCGCTTCCCAAGAAGCCGATTACACCCGATGTCGCGAGTCGAGCATGATCCCACTGTTTAAGACGGCAATGTCGCCGAATGCTGCCCTTGACGTAGCCCGAGTTTTAAACTCGGGCTACGTCGGTCAAGGGAATAAGGTCGAGTGGTTCGAGACGGCACTCAGAGAACATTTCAATTATCCTTCCATCGTCACGACCAATTCGGCGACCTCGGCGATCCACTTGGCTCTTCACATGCTTAAGTTGCCAATGGGAACCCAAGTTCTGACTACGCCATTGACCTGCACGGCGACGAATTGGCCGATCCGTGCCAACGGATTGACGCCAGTCTGGGTCGATGTCAATCCCGGCACATTGAACATCTGTCTTCAAGATGTTTCTTCCAAGTTAACTGAATTGACCCAAGTGCTGATGTTGGTTCATTGGGGCGGCTATCCCATCGACCTCGCACAGATCGAGCATATCAAGCAAGAATATAGGAATAAATACAACAAAAGGCTGCACGTTATCGAAGATTGCGCCCATGCCTGGGGGGCGAAATATAAGGGGCAGCCCGTGGGGACACACGGCAACCTGTCCGTCTTCAGCTTTGGTCCGATTAAGCCCCTCTCGTGCGGCGACGGCGGGGTCCTCCTGTGCCGCAGTGAGGAAGAGACCGAACGGGCGCGGCTGCTCCGTTGGTACGGCATCGACCGCGACAACCGGAATTGCGACATAGAGGAATGGGGATTCAAGTTTCACATGAACGACATCAACGCCAGCATCGGGTTGGCGAATTTGGAGATGTCCAAAAAATTGGTTTATGGTCATCGTCGCCATTCCTTGATCTATGACGTTCAACTCCAAGGTATTCCAGGTGTCAAATTATTAGAACGCAACCCCAGCCACGAGTCGTCCTGTTGGCTTTATACCATGTTGGTCGAGCGTCGTGGGGAATTCATCTTGAAGATGATGGAACACGGGATCGAAGCAAGACCGGTCCATAAAAGAAATGACCAATATACCTGCGTCGATTACCTCAAGCTTGACCTCCCTCGACTCGATTCCATTTACTCCAACATCGTGTGTATCCCTAACGGCTGGTGGCTTACCGAGGATGACCGTAATCACATCATTAATACAATCCGGAGTGGCTGGTGATGTATTCCCATAAAAATGGTTTAATTCTAAGAAGAGTAGAAAAAAGCGACCTACTTCCCCTCCTGCAGATGAAGAATGATTCCTGGACAACCCAGCATCATACCATCTTTTTGACCCAACAGGATCAGGAAAGATGGTATGATGCTGTTTCGAATTCAAATAATTACTACATGATTGCATCGGTTGAAAGTAACGGTGGAATCAAGGACCCAATTGTAGGGTTAGTTAGCATCATCGACATCGACTGGATCAGCCGCATCGCCAGTGTCGGCATGATGGCTTCCAAGATCTATCGTGGTACGCTCTGGACCAAAAGATTGCCGGAAGCGATCACCGACTTCGGCTTCGAAGTGCTGAACCTCCGCAGGCTCGAAGCCGAAGTCCTGGACAATAACCCAGCAGCCCTGTCGTTCGATCTTAATCTGGGATATCAGATCGAAGGTAGGAAGAGGCAGGCAGTCTACAAATCCGGTAACTACCACGACAGTTTCCTGATCGCCATGCTTCGAGACCAGTGGAAAAATTCAGATCGGCTTCTCTCTTATGGAGGCATTTGTAATGTCAACTACAAGAAACGTAAGAATATCGATAGGGTCTTATCTCGCATAATCAAGAATGATTGAAGGTTATATTCACGTCGCCACGATCGGCGACTGGAAGCAAATCCTCCAGGATCAAATGGAGACCATTTACAAGAGTGGTCTCCATTCCCTTTGCAGGTTGAATCTTTGTAAGGTGGGTCCGGAAACCTCAGATCAAGATTGGTCCTTGGAAAAACCCCACCTGGAAGAGTTCGAGTATCCCACTTTGGCAAAATTGTATGAACGATCCCATGACCTTCAAGGCGTCTCGTTCTATGTCCATCTCAAGGGAGTTTCCAAGACGCCTGAACACTGGTCAGTTAACCATAAGTTCTACCATGATTTCGCCGGATTAAAGGATCTGGAGTCGTTGCAGAGGAATGAATGGCATTGGCGGAAATATATGGAATATTTTGTACTTGAACAGCATTCGATCTGCTTCAAGACCCTTGAGAACCATGATGTTTGCGGCGTTCAGTGGCGACAGAAGCCGTTCCCTCATTTCTCCGGGAATTTCTGGTGGGCGAGGAATGATTATCTTCGACGCTTGGAACATCCATATGATTTCAGGAGTAAGCATGAGGATTATCGTGACGAGATGGGGTCGAATCGATCGGTTGCCGAATTTTGGATCGGGAGCTGCAATCCCCGAGTCGGTGTCCTTTATAACAACGCATTGAATCTTTATGCTGAACCGGTCCCCCCATATAAATATAAAAGACTAAGAATATACTGATTATGATTTTTGTTCCTTCTAATAAATCCTTGGGCGTGCTGATCTTATTGGTCTATTATAATCGTCCCATCTTGGTGCGAAACGCCATTAGGAGTGTCCTGGAGTCCCATGCGCAATACCCTCACTGGAACCTCGCCGTCCTCGACGACGGGAGCGAGATCCCTGCCGAGCCGATCGTGAAGGAAATGCTCAAGGACCATTTGGACAAGGTAAGGTTTTACAATTCCGGTACGACATTCGAAGAAAAAATCAAAGTCGGAATCACGGTGGGGAAGCTCGCGAATCAGGCAATTGCCGACACCGACCAGCCCATCTGTGTGACCTTATGCGATGATGATGAACTCCATCCCGATTATCTGAGGAAGTTGGACCGATTTTTTCGTAGCCGAAGAGATGTTAGGTATTGCTATTCTAATATTTATCTGTATAATCCCCTGATACAATCATCAAAGGAAGTGACCACCTTGACTGGTCCCTATAACCGATGGAAACGCCGGATACGATGCTACGGCAAGGTGGATGGATCGCAGGTGGCGTTCCGGTCGTCGTGTATGAAAGAAGATGATATTTGGTATTGCGAGAGTACGGCTGCCCCTTACCACCCTGATAATCCTTTCTTAATCAATTTAGACGGCGAACTATTCAAGCAGTTCTATAAAGTCTACGGTCCAGCAGAGTATACGGGTTTCCCGGCACAATATAAAGGGATTCATGAACATCAGATGGTCTTCGTGAAAGAGAATCTGATGAAGAATGAGGAAGAAATGCGTAATTTCCACAAAAACGTAACGAAATTAGCGGGAGAGATATTTTAATGCGAGATTATTATGAGGTGCTCGGGGTATCTAAGACCGCTTCTCCGGAAGAGATCAAGAAGGCGTACCGACAGCAGGCGATCAAGTACCATCCGGACAAGAACCCTGGCAATGCTGAAGCCGAGAATAAATTCAAGGAAGTCGCAACTGCCTACGAAGTTCTTGGCGACCCAGAGAAACGACAGCAGTATGATCAGTACGGGCATGCTGGTCCGAGACGTCCCAATGACTTCCACCCATCCGACTTCTTCAATGACATTTTCAGCGACCTCTTCGGACGACAGAGGAACGGCAATTTCAGCAACGTATCCTCCCACGCGAAAAATATCCAGGTCCAGGTGGACGTGGACCTGACCGAGATCGTCAAGGGTTGCACCAAGAAGGTTAAGTACCAGCGCCGCGACCTCTGCACCGCATGTATGGGGACGGGCGGCAAGAAGATGGATAAGTGCCCAACCTGTCAAGGTTCTGGCTGGCAAACATTGCGTCAAGGCAGTATGACCATCAGGTCGGCTTGCGGCATGTGCCAGGGCAGCGGCAAGGCAATTGCCGAGAAGTGCGATTCGTGCCACGGGATGGGCGTCTCTACGCCGGTCGACACTGAGATTAGCGTGACGATCCCGCCCGGCACTCCCAATGGCTTACAGATGCGATTTGAGGGCATGGGCGAGTCAGCCCGAGGCGCGACCGGAGTCTTGGGACATCTGTATGTGGTGGTTAACGTCAAGCACCATCCGCTCTTTGTTCGCAAGAACGACGATATCATCGTGACCGTGCCGATAACCTACAGCCAATGCGTTCTGGGATGCAAACTCCAAGTCCCCACCTTGGAGGGGATGACCGAGGTCGAGGTTCATCCCCGTCTGCACCCCACCAGTGAAAATATTCGGCTGTCTGGCAAGGGCATGCCAGTCTTCCAGTCCCCGACCAATGCGAGAGGCAATCTTTTCATCTTGTTCGACCTCGATATGGAAACATATTATGTTGACATGACCGAGGAAGAGAAGAAAATTTTCAAGGCACTTGCTGAATACGAAAAGAAGCACCCTTCGAGCCGGTCGAAGAAGTTCCAGGAGCAATGCGACTCTCTGGTTAATTAAATTTTTGAAGTCTTGCACCAGGCACGTTCTCGCAACGTGCCTGTGTTATTTGGGAGGGAACCTGGCTACCGTCATCAGGATTCCTCTGGAAGGTTACAGTCAAGACGCTGTGCGAGCCATTTTGGTAATTCGGTGGCTGGACCGGATCGCCCCCGATCATCCTGAATTGCCCCTGAGTGAGCCGCAGCATTGTGCGGTCCTCCAGGCGGATTTCCACATTCCCACCTGCCTTGTGATCAATCCCCACGACCTTTGATCGTCGCGTTACTTGGGGAAGCCCGATGTTGTGTTGAGGAACCTCGCCAGGAGAATCGGGGCGAGTGAAATCATTGGGCGAAACCTGCGGCAAGGTCCCATCCGTATTGTAGTTGATCACGCCTCCGCTGTCGCTCGGCAGCGAATATTCTTCAATAACTTTGAGATATTCTTTGAAATTCATGTTTTCCCACACTCTAGTAATCCTGATATATCTATTGGGAAGTACATAAATGTCGGAAAGAAAAGACTTTGTTTATGATGGGCATGTTGCTTTGAAATTGTCTTCATCTCAAGATCAAGCAAAGGTCCGGGTAGCACCACCGGTCCAGGAGATTCTCGTCACCGAGATTCAGCACATGATCCCCATCAATGTCGCGTGCGAATTGGACGGAGAGCCGTCGATCCTAACTGCCTACATCGACTACACGACCAATCGTGTCCACATCCCCTCCGAGACCACTCGCGAACTTCGTGGGTCGGACGACCTGTTCCGAGAAGCCATCATGAATTACCTGGTCTACAGGAATGCGGAAGCGGTCAGGAGACATGAGGAGATGTACCCTCCTCAGGAAATGCCTGAGGATTATCAAGTTCCCGAAGCCCCCGAAGTCATATTGGAGCCCGCATGTCCGAATCCAGCCGAATGAACATCAATTTCCAGATACCCGGTGACCAACAGAAGCCGAAGAAGCCCCAGCCCAAGATCATCACCCTGGAACAAGCCCTCAATTATATCAAGTTGCGCAACTTCGAGCCGGAATTGTACCAGGAATTGGTCAAGCGGATCTCCAGGTATCCCGCGAATTCCTTGAATATGGCGATGAAGAATCTGTCCAAGATGGTAGTCGAAATCACTCAGAAACTCAGAGAAGAAAGAAATAATGCTGAACAAAAACCAGACGGAATCGACCAATCAAGCTACGAAACATACAAAGACCACCCCTTCTTCCAGCAAAAAGAAAGGGAAGATGGAGCCGAAGAAGATGGCTCCCCTGCCGTTTGAATTGTATAAGCTGAATCTCAACGAGGTCAAGACGAAGATCGTCGCCGACGAGCCATTCACCAACTCCGATGGCAAGGTGGTCGAGTGGATTCCTGCCTACGAGACCGAAGGTGCCGCTAATGTCGACCTTCGTGCCAATATCCCGCCAGACGCCAGCGGCAAGCGGTCGGTCACGATCGGTCACCGGGCGTGCGTCAAGGTCGATTGCGGCTTCAGCATGCAGTTGCCGCCAGGGTACAAGGCAGAGGTTTTTGCCCGAAGCGGACTCGCCAGTCGGGGTCTGGTGATCTTGAATGGACCAGGACAGATCGACGAGGATTATCGCGGCAGGGTATGTCTCCTGGTCGGCAACGTCGGCAAGGAGATATTCGTGATCAACCACGGCGACCGCCTCGCACAGATGTGCCCGACTCCGGTCTACAAGTTCACTTGGGAACGGGCTGAGAAACTTGATGAGAGTGAACGAGGCGCGTCCGGCTTTGGCAGTACGGGAGTGAAGTAAAATGAATGTATTTGTTGTATTGAATGTAGCACGCCAGGTCGAGGGCGACCTGATGGTGGTCAAGGCGGAAAAAGGCTTTGCCGAGAAGAGGGACGCGGAGAAGTATCTGGCGTCCTTACCCCGCCAGAAGACTGAGGTGATCAAGACCGAAGCAGGAGAGATCGAGTGCTTTTCGGTACGCGGGATCTACGAAGTCGATGTCGTTGGTCTCGACCAGGAGGCAGACCAACTCAGCCGAGCAGATATAGCGAAACTTTTAGCTTCAATTAAGCAAGGATAATTAATGGCAATTCAAGGACCAACGCCGCATAACCCGCTCACAGGAGAACGACCCGAACTGACGGTCAAGCTTCAGGACGGCACCGACGAGCAGATCAGCATCATCATTGTCCACAAGGACCGCCCAGCACACCTGAATATTCTGCTCCAATCGATCGTCGTCAACAGCACGGCGAATAACTACCAGATCATCGTGGTCGATAATGGCTCCGACCAGGAGAGCCAGGATTACCTCGATTCGATGGAAGAGGACGTCCAGGTGGTCCGGCTCCAGAAGAACATGTATTGGTCGGCAGCGGCGAATCGCGGCGTGGCAGCAGCCGACAAGAATTCGAAGTATCTCTTGTTCCTCCACTGTGATGTTGTAGTTCTCAATCCATCATGGTTGGATCTCTTGATCAGTGTCTCCGAGTCGCAGGGCGCTGGCATCGTCGGGACTGACCTCCAATCGTATTTTGTCGAGAACGCCAAGGTTGACTTTATCCAGGAACATTGTATGCTGGTGACTCGGGAGTGCTGGGACGATGTCGGTCCTTGGCCTGAGGAACTGCCTATGATCGGCAATTCTTTCATTTTGACGATGCGAGCCCAACAAAAGGGGCACAAGCCTCAAATTATGCGAAACAATGTCATTCATCACTACCGAGTCTTCGCATTGAAGGTCAACGAGTATGAAAAGTTGATTGAAGAAGCTATGGCGGTCATGCCGAAGCTGATGCAGCAGTCGAGAGAAGTGGTTTGAGATAATTAAGCTAATTGCTTAATGAACTTGTCCCACTCGGGATGATCGTGTATCCTGATCTTGTGCTTGGCGTACGCATTGGCGTACGCCATTGCGAAGAGTTCTTCATCGTCTTGATCTTGCTTGTGATCGGTGTTAGCCACGATTTTAGCCCATAAATTTCGCTTGTGGGCATCCATCAAGTTGGCCCAGACCAGGTGCGCGATCTCGTGTAGAAAAACCCATTCTCTAGGATATCGCCAAGGAGATGCTATGGTAATGTGCGGCTTAGGATGAGTCTGGATCACGCCTACGTGTTCGCCGTCGCTATTCAGGGTGTTTGTGCCTTGGAACGACAGCGTGAAGCCACGGACGAATTGGCGATGCCGGGGCGGCAGCTTGCTTAGGGTGTGGCGGATATCCGCCTGCTCTTCACTCTGTTCGAGGTAGTCCTTGAAACCTTGCATGTAACTATTTAGCCGCCAAAACGGAGATTCGTTAAAAAGATTCATTCGATTGCTCTGCTTTGCTTGGAAAGCAACTTCTAATCATGGGCTTTGGGCAAATATTGATCTTGTTTGAAAAACCAAAATCAATTAAGATGTTATCTACTGATCTAGGGCTGAGCGTAATTGTCCTTATGACTCAATTTCAGTTGCCAAAAAGACTGTCAGGATAATCCTGACTTTCTAAGCAAGCCCATCGTTGTCATAGTGTCATCATAGTATTATTGAAGCATAAGTGGTGGACGAAATCTTAGGTATGGGACCTGATCAGCCCATTCTTAGGGTCAAGTTCAGCCGCCGACTGTCTGCTGAATACCAGCCGGATCGGCTTCTTCCGAGTCTTTTAAAAAGATAGGAATTGGTCGTTTACATTGGAATAGGCAGATGGGAAGCGGATGCGGATGGATCGGGTTGTCATTGGGGAAAACTTCCGAATGGTGAGGTAGGGCGAGTGCTGGATTCCGTATGACCTTGACTGCGAAGGTCATGCAAACGCCAACGTTGGTGATGTCTGGCACAAGACGCAGTCGTTCGGAGACCAAGTTCTGTAGACTTAACAAGTGGTGTGCAGTTAGGTCGTAGAGCCACAAGTTGCGGCAACCGTTCCTTCGCCCATTTTTGAGACCACAAGGTGATGAGCCTTGTGGTCTTTTTTGTTGCAATTCTTGTATTCAAAAATGCATAACGAGATGAATAACTATATTCATGCCAAAAAAACAAAGACCTTCTTCCGCTCCCAAAGATCGTTCAGCCGCTAAAGACCGTTCGTTCCATTTGGAGTTTAAAAATCCAACTCAAAAAATGGCATGGACCGATTTTCAGCAACACGACATCCTGTTCTTGCTCGGTCCTGCTGGGACCGGGAAGTCTTTTCTTGCCATGGCTTTTGCCATCAACGAGGTTCTCGCCAAAAGGAAAAAACGGATTATTTTGACTCGACCTATTGTCGAGGCAGGAGAATCGTTGGGATATCTCCCCGGCACATTCGACGAAAAGGTGGCTCCGTACATCATGCCCCTCTTCGATTGTATGACCAAATTGGTAGGACCAAACACCTCGGGACTGAGAGAGATCATCAACAGTTGTATCGAAGTGGCACCCCTGGCGTACCTTCGAGGTAGAACCTTCGAAGATAGTGTCTGTATTTTCGACGAAGCGCAGAACGCCACCTACGCTCAGCTAAAGCTGTACCTCTCGCGTATCGGCGAGAATTCTAAGATGATCATCAACGGAGACCCCGATCAGAGTGATATCCCCGGTCCCGTCGCTTTGTCCAACATAATTGATCGCTTGGAAGATGATCCGGGGATCGGTATTGTTGAATTCGATAACAGCGAGATCGTCCGTAATCCGATTATTGCGAGGATTTTGGAGAAGCTTTAAATGATTTGATCCTCAAGTAAGAACGGGAAGACATAAATGGGCTCAGCAAACGTCCCCAATACCGGTGATCAAGGCAGCCCACGGGCGGTGTTTACTTATGAAGCTGTCACCGGCAACGGCATCACCATCGGCAAGCCTCGGCATAAGGTTATAGAAAGTTACATGCCCTCGACCTCCGGTGGTGATCCCACCGGGGGTTCCGCTATTGCACAGGAAGCAATGGTTTCAGCCGGTCCCGTTGCGGCACTTGCGACCGGATTACTTGACGAACAATTCACGCATGTCGCGAGCGGCGGCATTACGGTCATGGGAATAGCTGGGGTGTCCAGCACCATTGTCCCAATCTACGCGGGGCGAGGTGGGGCGACGACCGCTGGCATCGCGTACGTTCAGGCGACTTATGCATACACGGGCAGTGGAACGGTCTCCATCGGCGGCATCGGAAACACACCAGCTTCAGCCAGCGTCACCTTCGGGCAATGGTTCGAGTGGGACGTAGTAGCGGAGCGAGACGTCGTACAGCAATTCGAATGGGAATTCGGCGATGCAATTCCTTATTGGTTCGAAGTCACGTCATGCTGTGCGCCCACGACTTGCGACCGATTCATTGTTGACGATGGTGGGCAATGTCAACAGATGCAATACACCACGATCATCATGGCACCGGATGTCGAAAGCGTCTGCGAGCAATTGACAGCGCGTGGTTTCGAATCCAAGGTCTGTTCAATCTCGAAATTCAGCAAGGCGGTCAACAAGACCGATCAAGACATCCTCTCGGCAGAGGGCGTAGATCAGTCTTGCAATCACCTTGTCTTCCAAGAATTCTGTCATATCCCGGCATGCCTGGAATTCTGCGTGGATTACGACGTGAAGGTGGACATCGGCATCGTTTTTGATACGGCGCAGTCTCACGCTGCAGAAGGCGGCATCGCGATTGGTGGCGCGGCAATTGCCTCCGTGATCTTTGCCGATGGCACGACCGGATTTGGCGGCGTTATTCTTGGCGGCGAAGCAGAGATATCTTCCTCGTCCTTCGGCGTTACAGCCCTAGGAGGAATAGAAATATCTGGAATGGCTGAAGTAATCTCTCAGAGTTGGAGCTTCTTTGCCGCTGGTGGAATTATCCTGGGATCGACCGCCGTGATTGAGGCAAATAATTACATATATGAGCCAACTGGTGGTATCGCAATTGGTGGCATGGCTCAAGGATTCAGGTTGTTTGTGTTCGAATCGACCGGATTGGGAACGAGCGGCCCGACGTTTGCCGGTGTACAGCTTGGCGGCTCGGCAGCAGCGGAGCAGAGTTTCCCGGTTTGGGTCTGGGAAGGGCTGGGCGGGATAGAAATAACGGGGACTCCCTTGCTGAACCGCTATGGATATACTGGCGAGGGTGGCATGGTTGTGGGCGGGACCGGAGACATCGCCTTGGGGTCATGGGAATGGACCAATAATCAGTTTGAAGGCGTTGTCCTCGGCGGTTTCGCCGATGCGGAGTTCGGCGAAGGCGGCGTCTCGATGCTCGCGGATACCTCGTTGCCGGATGCAACCGTTGAGGCGGGAGCCACCGCTGCAATCACATACGTCCAGGTCAATTTGAACCAGTACAAGGATATTGATGAAGCGGTTGACCCCAATGTCCCAACCATTGAAGTTCCGACCAACACGATCAAGACCTTGTGCGATTGCTTTGATCTCCCATTAACGATATTCATGAGGCACAATCTCGATCAGACCGGCAATCTTGGCGAATTCTTGAATCGCAATCAACTTGAGATTCCCAAAGATATCGGTTTGAGTTATAATGCAATCTACAAAGCGTGGCAAGCCAACATTCATTTTCAAGGGAATTCGGCTGACGGCGATTCTCTCGAATCCTGGAATATGGTTTTCAACTGGCAGTGTTCGGCGACCTCGGGGAGCAGCAACATTGATTCTCCGGTTTGGAGTTTTAGCAGCTACATTAACGTCCAGAATCAGACAACAGGCGATGATTTTGATTCGCGAGTTCGCTTGATCTTTCCCAAAGAAGGTCCTTGTCAGGCAGGAGACATCAACTTCTCGGTCCAGGTAAACACGCAGACCAAGACCGTGAAAACAAGCCCAGACAACGGCACCAGCAGTATATTGATTTACGACTCGATCGGGCTATTCAATTCTCCTCAATGGAGACAAGACCCGAATTTGGAAATTACACTTTATGTGGAAGACGGATTTACGACAACGACTAGGATTCCCTATAACCCAATTTTTGCTGAAGATTAATACATGATTACCATTGCTGTAATTTCGGTTCTGACTCTGATTTTTTCGATACTAAATTTCCTCATCCTGATTCCTGTCGTCAAGATTGCCGTGGACTTGAAAGAGGTCCACAGGCAGACTCCGAGTGAGTCTGTCCCGGAACGGGAGAGCGGGTTGCTCGACCTGCCCCAAGCCCTTTCGTACCACACGCCACCTAGAGATGACCTTGTATAATTTGACCTCTGTTGGTATCATAGTATGGTGTACATGCCTGCCAAGGAAGGTGGAGTGGTTATGGTTCCGAACATTAAGTATAAAGCTTTTGTGACTACTCGACCTTTCGGGGTCGAGATGGAAGTAAGTGAGAAGGTCGATCGAACGACCATGGGACAAGTCATCGAGAATGTGGATGACACCCATGACGTCCTGGTCAGCGGCGGATGGACTATGACGGGAATTGTCCATGGCATTCCTTCAAATTGCTGGAGCGTCAAGACCGATGCGACCTGTGCCACCATCCCCGGCAATTACGGGCACGAGGTGGCGTCGTTCAAGGGATCGGGGCTTGCTGACATTGAGATCATCGGCAAGGTAGCCGAGGCACTTCAGAAAGCGAAATGCGAGGTCAACCACAAGTGCGGGGTCCACGTCCATGCGGATATTTCGGACTGGAATCGATCTCAGGTTGGCGTCATGTTGGCGCGTTGGTGCAAGATTGAGGAAATTATTGCCCAAGCCCTTCCGGCACATCGTCGCAACAACCAATTTGCTCGGATGATGCGGAAGAAGCATGCTCTCGGCATGGATCGGAAGTGGACCGGCGAAGAGTTGTACAACTTCATGGAACCCAAGAACCTAGAGATACACCATAACTTGGAAAAGCGGGTTGCGGTCAACTTGGTCGGCTATGCGACCGGATTGCGCAACCCGGATTACGGGAGAAAGACGGCAGAACTCCGACTCCCTGAGGGGACGCTGGATCGTGAGGATATCGAAAACTGGACCAGGATGTATGTCCATTTTGTCGAGGAATGTAACGGAAAAAGTATAGACGACCTTCAGCCGGTCAATGTCGGCAATGCGCTGGTGATCCTGGGGCTGGAAGGTGCGGACGAATTCCATCTTTTGAGTCCCGAACTTCACCGGACCAAGGTCTGGTTCCTGAAACGAATCCTCAAATATTCCAACGAGCCTGGCATCTTCCATGAGGCGGTCGAGGCGTTGAATAAGATGGTTGAACCGATCGAGAAATACACTGAAATCCCCGCAAATAATGCCGCCTGAAGGGATGTTTTCTATCGCTTCGGCGGCATATATACTCTTATAACAAAGATAAAACTATGTCAACATTTAATACTAAAAAGGTAACTAATGAACTTAAGTTTAGAACAGCGAAACACATTGATTTTGCAGTACATGCCGCTTGCCTCGAAGATAGCTGCCAACAAGAAGAAACATCTCTACTCGGTAGATATCGATGAGCTAAGGGCAGCCGCCTATTTGGGGCTGGTCGAAGCCGTGGACCGTTATGATCCCAATCATGAAAAGTATTTTTCCTGTATCCTCATAAGGATCGTAGGTGCAATCAAGGATTATTTGCGAAGCCTCGGATTCGGCTCCAAGGGATCGATTTCCCGAGGATGCAGTGGCTTCAAGTCGTTGGATTTGAATCTGAATTTAGAGTCGAAAAATACGACAGACCTACAGGTGGTATTCGACGAAATGACGGAAGCTCTGTCTCAACAAGGACGGAGTTTGCTCTGGCAATACTTCGTCGAGGGACGCAAGATGAAGGAAATTGCCGGGGCTATGGGACTCGCGGAATCCAGGATTTCTCAACTTATTGGCATGTACTGCCAACAGATTGAGTTTGCCTAAATTAAAGAGCAAGAAAATTGAGCGGAGTTGCCGATTTTCCTGCTCTTTCGTTTTGAGATTTGGCGTTGTGAAATTTGATAAGTTAAGGTAAGATATGGACCAAGTAGTAGTTGAGAAGTTGATCGAACGATATTCTCACTTGCATCCTCTTGTACGGCACAGGTCATTGATGAAGGCGAAGACGGTTGGAGAATTGTTCGACCTCTTTGATAGTTTTCCTGAGACAATGCCCGTGACATGGGATGAGACCAATAGGCGTTGGTTACGTGCGGATTTGTTACAAACAAGGAAGTTCATTCAGGAATAACGGGGCGAACTATGATCCTGCAGGAAGAGTATTTGAAACGGCATCGAATCGCTCTGCCCCAAGTTCACCACACCTTACGTTCAGGATCGGTCATCTTCAAGATCGATCCTGAGTCATCCGATCTCCAAGACCGTTGGGCTATTGTCTCGCTCCGATGGCGAGACAATCCCCATCATCCCGGTCATTACGAAGTCAATGTACGACATCCTCGGCACAATGGATGTATCGACGGGAACCTGTTTGATCACGCACGAGGATATCCTCCCGACCTAACCCTTCAGTACGAAGAACTGGAGAAGTTCTTCCTGGACTTCGCTACGGCACATGGCAAGATACAGACCGTGACCGATCGCAAGGAATCTACCTTGTTGGGCTGGGAAATCTTCTTGTATTGCTATGACGATTTCCTTGCCAAGTCGGCGTCCTCGGTCTTCTTCTCGCAGATCGAAGGCAGCATCGATTCGGACCTCAGTATCTCCGAAAGGCATTGCCACTACAACTCTGCCGTCAATACGTTGATGACCAATTTCCGAGGGGTCTTCGATATTTACGGAGCCCAGATTCACACGCATACCCAGAACAATCTCACGTGGCTGGCGAATCTTGTAAACGGAGTTTAATCCCGTGTCGCTCTTCATAGCCCAGCCCTTTCAAACGGAGTCCTGTACCATGACCCGTCAGCGGAAGCGAAGGTATGATCCCGTTCGGGTCAAGGACCCTATCTCCGAATGTTACATCGTCTCGCTTCACCCCGAACAGAAGTTCGAGGTCTTTCTCTCCGACACACCTATGTTCAATGAGGTCGATGTCAATGTTCACAGCGACCACTTGATCCTTGAAAAAATCCTCCCCGGAAAGAATGGTCGGATATATACGTTTTCTCAGCGAGATGACTTGGAGAGTTGGGGGAAGGTTTCTACCGCCTACCTCGGGGAAATCATCTTCAAGGGCAACAACCATGAGTCAAGGTTGTGCGTTTACCTGGAGGCGACTAATCCCTATAAGAAAAATATTATCACTGTCGTCAATCCGAATGATCATTACGTCAAGGTCCATCCTTACCAGATCATCGAAGCTGTGGTCTCATGTCCGGTTTGGGGTTTGCCCCTCTATTGGGAGGTCGACACCACCCCCGATCCGAGAATTGAGCTAATTGCACATAGTTACATCCAGCCTGAGAACTACAACCCCTCGGAATCGGTTCGGAAGGTCAATGATGCCTTTTTTACCTATCCGAGAACCAGCCACAATCGGCTCTGCCTGGAATACCATTTCTGGCTCCGATGTAAGTTGCCAGCCGCCAAAATCATGCAGTCCCTCAAGGACGGCATGTTCCCCAATGGCAAGGTCCGTTTCGTCGGATATGTCTCATGCCAAGAGAAGATATCCTGCAGCCTCAACGTCGTTTTCAACACCAGACAAAGGGTCGATCCAACCTCGGAACGGGTCCAAGTTGTGACCTTCCGTGATTCCGATATGACCAAGGATGTCAAAACGATCTTCAAGAAACAAAAGACGAACCAGACGAGCGGCGTTATTTCCGTCGAGGAATTGACCAAAGGCAGGACCCAATCTTCGAACTACAATTGGGGAAGCTACAATAAGTCAGGCTATGCCGGACAATGGAACAAGGAGACGGGAAACAATAGCAATAACAGCAACAAGACCAAGTCAACCTATATCTGCCGATTCGGAGCCGAGCAGAAATTCATCGTGACGCAAAACCGCGAGCCATTGTGGCAAGGGTGCGAAGCTAAGTTTTTCGATGAGTTTCCAGTGGGCAATATTGTTCGAAGATAGTGACAAGGAAGCTGTAAAATGGCTATTATCGCAAACGAACCCATGTCGATTCCGGCAGCACTATCTCATACTCCTAACGATGATCAATTCGCCGCATACGTTACCAACATCACTTATTTTGGGTGGCAATCCTGCCGCGAAGTGATGCAGTTGCAGTTCAAAAAAAACGATCGGGGGATATGGTACTCCTTCAGTCCCGATCTCCTGGAAGGCATCATCGAATGCATGACTTGGATCGAACGGTCGGTTCGATCCGGAGATACCATCTTTCACAAGACCAATCCCGCCCGACCATTCTTCTTCGTCGAACCGTCGTCCTTCTGGAAAGAATGCGAGATGAGGAAGAATGCCTTTACAATGTTCCTGCGCGTCGCCCATAACTACGCCTCACAATCGCCAGAGGAACGAAATATCCGCAAGGCGATCAGAAGCTATCCCTATTCCAGGGATACCCAACCGGCGATCGAACGATTCCTCTTTGGCTTTACGCGGTATACCGGCAAGCAGCCCGCCCCCAGTAGTCACACTTCGACCTACGTCAAGGAAGGTTGGCATAATACTTTCGGTCTCAAGGATGCTGCCTTCGTCAAAGAACTCCTCAAGGCTCCCCTCTGAAACGACAAGGTGAAATTTAGTTTACAAACCAACCCCCCTCCGGTATGATATGGACGAAATTAAACAACCAAGTAAGGACAGATGAATGGACCGGCATCGAATCAATGGTAAGGCAATTCTCCTGAGCGATCCCCATTTGTTCCACGGGAACATAATGAAGTATTGTGATCGCGTCCAATTCATGACAATAGAGGACTTGGCAACATACGAAGAATACAAGGCGACCGGCAATCGTGGGAAGCCGATGGGCAAGGAATCCATCGAGACCATGAATGAATTCATTCTCGATAGGATTAACGCCGAAGTTGAAGACCCGGAAAAGGATACCGTCCTCATCAACGGCGACTTTGTCTTCGGCAACAGCCCTAAGCAATACTACGCCCACGCCCAATATGCCCGAAATCGTATCAACTGTAAAGATGTAAGGATTGTCTTCGGAAACCACGATAATCCCGACGCCATCCACGATCTCTTCTCCCATTGCTACCAACAAGCACTCATTTACATCGGCAAACAGAAAGTTTTCTTCAACCATTTCCCTATGGTCACTTGGGAAGGGAGTCATCGTGGTACGATCCTGTGCTACGGACACGTCCACGCCCTCTACACCAAGCCTTCACATCCCCATCCCATGGCGCATCCGGAGCTTTGGGCGGCTGTCGATATTGGAGTTGACACTAACAATTACCATCCTTATACTCTCCCCCAACTCTTTGAACGGGTGAAACCGATCTGGGAAGCACAGCAAGCTGCGCGTGAAAACGGCAAAGAACATCACATGTTCTAATCAGGGATGAGAAATGCGCTGGGCTCAACTCTTAGGCGGCGGGACGTCTTGGTGGTATCTCGTCGATGAAACCGGCAAGATACATCTCGCCAAGCACAGCAGAGACATGACCACCTCTCTTTGGAATCTCGCCAAAAACTTTGGACCAATTGGTGAAACATATGGACAGTGATTTCGTCAATAGTGACATCCTTGACTTCGCAGCGAATGAAGAAGAAGTCTTCTTGGTCTTGACTGCCCTCGATACTGCCTTCGAAGCCAACGAACCTTGTATCAACCCCATCACAGGGGAAGAGGTCTCTAACCATCAATACGACCTGATCCGCAAGGAAAGCAAGATCCAGTTCCCTGACAATCCCTATTGGGACCGAGTTACTGGATCGACCTACAAGCCCAACGCCCCGACAATCCGCCTCGAATACCCGATGACCTCGCTGGAGAAACAAGTCGGTCCCTCCCGAGAAGCCGACTATGTCGCCTGGATCAAGCGATGCCAGAAGGAACTCGGCAAGGATGTTAAGTTCTGCAAGTCGCTTAAGATCGATGGCGTCGGCGTCAGCATCGAATACGTCAAGGGCATCCGGGTCAGAGCCGGTCTACGCCCTCAGAACGGCTACGACGCCGAAGACCGCACCAAGAATGTTGAGTACGTCATCGGCGTTCCTGAGACGCTCCCATTGCCTCTCACGTGTACCGTGAGGGGCGAGCTCTACGTCACCAAGAGCGATTTCGAGCAGATCAACGAGGAATTGTTTCAGTCTGGCAAGATCAAGGAAAAATTCAAGAACGAACGAAACTACACGACCGGGTCCGTGCGGCAAGACAACGACCCTAGCGAGACTGGCAGAAGGAAGATCCGGTTCATCGCTCATTCCATCGTTGGTCTCGGTGATGTCAACTATACCACCGAGACCAATCGTGCCACGTTTTGCCGAGACACATTCGGCATCCCATGCGTAGAGATCACCCCCCATAACCCCCTCGACCTCGACGACCTGTACGAGATGGAGAAGACGGTAAACGACCAGGATTGCCTCATCGATGGCATTGTCCTGATGGTCGATAATCTGGAAGCCCAAGAACAGATGGGAACCCACGGTAACTCCCTCACCGGCAATCCAGTCGGCAAAGTTGCCTGGAAACTCCCCGACGAAGAAAAGTCCGTCACCGTCGCAAAAATGGTCAAGCAGACCGGAAGGACCGGTAAGATCACCTATGTTGCCGTCTTCGAAACCCCCGTTCAACTCGAAAAGACAGAAGTGAGCCGATGTACCCTTCACAACCTCGGCTTCGTTCACACCAATGGCATCGATGTCGGCACTGAAGGAGTCATCGTCAAGGCGGGGAAGATCATCCCCAAGTGGATTCGGACCACAAGCAATCTCCATAACCATATCAGCGATATGACTTGTCCGACCTGCCGCCATCGGACGCAGATCATCCCCGGAAGCAAGCCCGACAAATATAACGAGGTCTGTGTCAACCGACAATGCCCAGAGCAGCTTGTCAATAACCTCCTCCATTACCTCCGCGTTTTCGGCGTGAAAGGCTTGGGAACATCCGCCCTCAAAGCCCTCGCCATGGGCGAAGAGAAATTGGTCAAGTCGCCCGCCGACTTCTACCGACTCAATGTCCCTCAAATCCAGAAGGCAGGACTGTCGGAACGGCAAGCCTTGCTTGCCATGGCTGCTATCCACATGGTCCCCGACCCTAGCAAAGAGAAAGACAACGGCAAGCTCGCACAAAGGATCTCCGCAGCCATGTTGCTCAAGAAGTCCACCCCTCTCTGGGTTTTCTTCGCATCATGCGGCGTCAAAGGGGCTGGGAAGAGCACAGGCAAGGCATTGGTCGATCATTTTGGAGAACTCTCCAAGATTCGGGGAGCCACCAAAGACCAGTTGCTTGAGGTCGATAATATCGGTCCCATTACCGCCATCTCAATCCGAGCATTCTTTGACGAAAATTCAGCCATGATCGATGATCTGCTGAATTACGTCGAGCCGGAATTGCCCAAGACGACCGGCACACTCCAAGGTTATACATTCGTCTTGTCCGGAGATATGGACCCTTACAAGAAGAAAGACATCGAGCAGATGATCGCTCACCATGGCGGCAAGCTCAGCGGCAGCGTCAGCAAGGGGATGGTCCCTAGCTCACAAGGATACGTCACAGCGTACCTCGTCGCCGGTCCCAACAGCGGGTCCAAGAGCGATAAAGCCAAGCAACTCGGTGTCCCGATCATCTCCGTGAAAGAATTCCTCAACATCCTCGGTTGATCCAATAAAGGATTTTCACCAATGCGGACCCTCATCGACTTGACCGGACAAACCATCGGAACCTGGAAAGTCCTTGACTTGGTCTTTAAATCCGAATCCTCCGATAAGAGAAAAAGACGGTACTGGAAATGTCAGTGTATCAAGTGCAATCACAAACACGTTATTCGTCATGACCTGATCGACGCATATTCCGACAATAGTTGTAAGAATTGCTGGAAGAAGGGCGATTGCCGACGCGGCAAAAGAAACCCCGCGTTCCATGAACACAAAGCATGGTCGAAGATGGTCAAGAGAAGTCCAGACGATGTCTGTGAATCGTGGAAAGGCGAGAACGGATTTACCCAATTCCTCGCCAACATGGGTCGCAAGCCAAAACCTAGACGCTGCTATAGTCTACAACGTCGAGACAAATCGCAGGGATATTCCCCTGAAAATTGTTTCTGGAAAAAAGACCGTCCCAGCTACGCGAAACATGAATACGAAGGGGAGAAATACACAATCGGAGAATTGGCTTTTATCACCGGAAAAAGCCCATCAACCCTGCGGAGTAGGATTAAATCGGGGATGACCGTCGCCGAAGCGGTCAATACAACCAGCACCCGTGGAAAGATATATACGGCGTTCGGCGAGAAGAAAACTTGGGAACAATGGATGCGAGACCCACGACGTCCGGCAGCCGCTCCGGAAACGATTCGCCAGCGGATCGTCGTGGAAAAATGGAGTTTTCAAAAAGCCTTTACGCATGATTACGCTTTTTTGCCTGAAAAATACGAAGCATTCGGAGAGTCGAAAACTCTCGCAGAGTGGCTGCAAGACCCCAGGTGCGGAACCGGGAACACATACCACAGTCTTCGCAAACGCTTGAAAAAATGTAACACATCTCAAGATAATGAAAAGGCAATATCTGTTGATCTGCGAACTTTCGAGGAATATGAAGCATTCGGCGAAAAGAAGACAATCAGGGAATGGGCGAATGATGGTCGTTGCCGTGTCAATGTGAAGTTGCTGAGGCACCGGCTCTATAGCAATTGGGAACCGGAAAGAGCAATCACTCACCCCGAGCAACAAATGCCCTTGTACCGAGCGTTCGGCGAAGAGAAAACAATGTCCGAATGGCTCAAGGATAAGCGGCGAGTTGTTTCGAGTCGAGTAACAATCACCGCTCGCCTTAAGCGAAATTGGAGCTTCGAAAAGGCAATCACGACCCCGGTGGATAAGAAATCGATCAGTAAAAGTCTTTACACCAGACCCGAATCTGGTATAATTGGAATCAGTCGTTAAAGGCATTGTGACTCTCCTCCTGATTTTGAACCAGGGGGTAAAGATAAATGCCTTCGTCTCCCTCTGAGGACGAAAAACTTCAGAGAAAAGAGTGTCTGGGGGTATAACTCGTTTAGCTCCTTTTTTGCCAGGGAGGGAGTTCGACTACTAGACCCCATGTTTCCTGTTAGACCGGACCAGTATCGCGAAAGCGGTGCTGGTAAATTGTTGATGATCCGTTCGTGCCAACTAATAATTGGTATGGATGTGAAATGACTCAGCAATCGGTCGCCAGAAACAGGCGGAATGCCGGTCCTCTGCCGTGAATGAGGACTCCCCCAAGGGACAGTTGCAGTTGTCCCTTGGGGTTTTATTTTCTTTCAAATATATAAGTATCTTAATAAGTTCAATGTAATCTAAGTTCAATTTTAATTACCCACCAAAATTGAGGTTGCCAACCCAACCTCCCGTGGATACAATGGCTCCTGCCTTGTACGGCAAGTCTCTTTCGTTTCCGGGCGATCTCGGAGGATCGCCCCGCCTAGTTCATGAGGATTTTGTTTGATGATCAAGTTGCTCGTTCTCGCGGCGTTGACCCAGATCCCTTGTCCCACAGGTGCCTGCCCCCAGGTCGGCGGCAGTAGCTACTACTCGTCGGCGCAGTCGTCCAGCCAATCCTTCTCGTCCTACGGCTCGTCCGGCTGCTATAGCGCCGCACCGTCGTTCGGAGGAGGAAGCTGCTACAGCGGTGCCGCCGTGACCCCGGTCGTTCCCGTGGTCCCAATGGCGCAGGCGTCCGGCTGCTACAGCGGCTCATTCTCAGCCGGTGCCGGGAGTTGCTACAGCGGCTCCGCATTCGGTGGCGGCGGCGGATGCTACGGCGGTCGCAGCGGGTTGCTCAGTGCCTTCCGGAATCGCGGCGGTGGTTCGTTCAAAGCGACCACCCGCGTGAAGATTCGGTCTCGTGGGTCTTGCGGTGTCCGTGGCTGTAACTAACAGTCAACCGTCAAGAAATCCCCCAGGATGACCGAAGTGCCACCGGGTTCCGCTCCCGGTGGCATTTTTTGTTTTACTATCTAAATCGAACTTGACCTCTCGACCTCAATCTGGTAAGATATTACTCAATCGCCCACACGTGGAGACTTCCCTCGGGAAGCAAACGGGCAGCCTGGAGATCCGTAAGGATCAGCCCTAGAGCCGGAAGTGGTCAACGGATTGACCGATAAGCTCATTGCCGCCAGGCAGGTTCCCACGATGCAGTGAGAGGCAGAGCAAACGGAATTGCCTTGCCTCTATTTTTGCCTCTAAAAATAAAATTGAAAAATTTAAAATATTTTTCTTGCAAAAGTTAAACATCTATGCTATATTAAGTACATCACGATTAAGACGCCGTCATTTGTGTAAAGAATTTTCTTTCTTTGCTAAGTGACCAAAAAACAAATGGCGGTGTCTATATAGTCGTACAATACAAGTTCGCGGTGTGGAGCAGTGGTAGCTTGCCAGGCTCATAACCTGGAGGACGAAGGTTCAAATCCTTCCACCGCATCTGAGGACCGAGGTAGGTCCCTCAAACAAATAATTTTTCGTTCAGGATGGTGTGAGATGAGATTCGTCGGCAAACGTCAACAAAACTGGCATACAATGAGGAATACGCATATCGTGCGTACCGTCATTGTCGCGCCATGTGTTGGCGATAACGGGCAGAATAAGCCCGCGACGACCATCTAAATCACACCTCACTCATCTGGGTCGGGTGTGAAAGCCTGAACCAGAGCGGAAGATTCAAACAATCTAACCCTCGTTCAGGCGAACAAAGCTTGAGCGAGGGTTTTTTTGTTTGTATCGAGGTAATGAAAATGGGCGAAAAGGAACTGGAACGACTAAAGCAAACCGAGCCGCTGGATATGACTGATCGAGAATTGCTCTCCTGGATCGACAAGTGCCGCGAGATGGAACGCCACAAGGATACCCCTCGCAAGGTGCGCCGAATCTGGATGGTCGCACGAGAGGCGGCTGAGACCGAGAAGGCTCGACGTGGTCTGAAGAAGATGCGAGCAGGTAAGCGATAAGACAAATACGGAGCGTAGGAAAACTTGGTTAATCCGTCGCGTTTGGGGCGCGAAGAATGTCGGTTCGAATCCGACCGCTCCGATGAGTCTCGAAGGGACTCGATTCTTTGAAAATTTGGACGATAGAGTGATTTAGGGAGTTGCGTAGAAAGTGGACTCCCTAGGTTCGAATGCCACGGTCGCGGAACGCACCGTTGCCGTGGCATTTTATTTAATCATTTTTTATGAATTGAACACTCATTTAATGAATGAGAGATAAAGAAAAGCAAAAACAAAGACAAAGAGAGCACTACGAAAGAAATAAAGATAAGTACAAAACCTGTCTTAATGACAGACGTCAAAAACGAGCGGAGTGGATGCGAAACTTAAAATCCACTATGCAGTGTCAACAATGTGGTTGCGACCAAGGACTATGCTTAGAGTTTCATCATGAAGATGAAAAATTTATGGGCATAGCCAATATGGTGAATCAAGCATATAGTGAAAATAAAATTCTTGAGGAAATCAGTAAATGTACGATATTGTGTGCTAATTGCCATAGAAAACATCACAGCCGAGATGTACGAATTAATGGGAATTCGGCAGTAGCTAAGAAAAGATTAGAAACGAAAGAGTGGTTTATAGAAATAAAAAAATTATCACGTTGTGTTAAATGCGGAGAAAATGATCCGGCTTGTTTAGATTTTCATCATCTAAATTCAAATGAAAAAATAGCTGATATAAGCTACATGATTGCTTATAATTATGGTAAAAATAGAATTTTAGAAGAGATGAAGAAGTGTGAAGTAATGTGTGCTAATTGTCATAGGTGTCTTCATCGAGAATTTATTTTGCTTGAGAAGAGAAACAAAGGAGCATGCCAATGAATCAAGACGTAGATATTTTAAAATCAAAAGCCGATGAAGCCAGAGAACGTGGCTTGAAGTTCGTTAATCTTGTTCAAAAAATAAGAACTTCTAATTATGTAAAGCATATTATTGCTTACCATAAAGACACTTCGGAATTAATCGAAGAAGGTGGTCTTACGATGAAGACTTATCCGCTTCCGAAGGACCTTTTACGATCATTCACTATTGATTTTCGCAAATTATTTTTGAAATCTGAAGCAAATATGGCAACAGGCATTTCTTCTTTGCGTGAGTTGATGCTGGCATCCTCTAAAGAAATCTCATCCGATATTAATTATTTGTTGGAGTTTTACAAAGCCGGTACAGGACATGGAAAATTTATAGCATATCAAGGAGGATTATGTACAGTTATGATCGAAGGCGAGGACTATTCTCTTGGTCGTATATTGAAAGCTTTTTTCTATGGAGGGCTTTTACACGAAGACGATGAGTTGGCAAAAAAGGATTGGGAAAAATTATCTTCCTCTAAGTCAGAGGCAAGATTTACATTTGAAATGACTGTGAGTCCTTTTATATGGAAAGTCATTAGAGAAGCATGTTGGGTAGCCGATTGTTTGAAAAATGATTTTAATATTGTTCCCGAACTAGGCAGTGATAATGGTTTAATTTGACCTTGTAAAATATCATGAATTTGATACAATAACACATGTCGCATTAGTGTAGGAGTGTTGGAAGCAAACATAAGAATCATCCTCGAAAGGGCAAGCAAACACTATCAGAACCCCGCAAGTAACGATTGCTAAAGCTTTAAAAAGCCGAAAAACCGTGAGCCGGAAGCATGGTCCGGACAGGCTTGCGACCAGTATGATAGTCAGTAGCGAACCCAAGTAGGTTTGAGGGCGATGTTCGCGACCAATCCTCCAATGGTTGACACGCGGGAACGCTTTAGCAATCCAAACCCGTATGCCAGGTTCGAGCCCTGGATGCGACATTCCGTGCTAGGTACAACACATTAAACTGTCCCGTGAGCGTTCTGTGTATCCACGTTAAACAGCGGAGCCGCATTTGCTTAATGAATGTTAAGTCTAAGTACAAAGTATTTACTAAATTCATTTTGATTTTAATTTCAGGCATACTCTCATATAGTCAAGGAGGCTATATGAGAAAGATGACTAGAAGTGAAGCAGGTAAATTAGGATATACAAAGACTTGTAAAACACATCAAGAGAGGTATAAAAGACTTCAAGAAGATTATAATCTGAATCCTGTGAGATGTAAAAATTGTGACGATTCCATTTGCTATGAGAAACGTCGTAATCGATTTTGTAGTCATTCTTGTGCGGCATCTTTCAATAATTTAGGTAAGCCTAGGAACTTTAAAAAAGATACCTATTCAAGACCTAATGTGGTATGTTTAAATTGTCAAAAGACAACAGAAAATGAAAAGTTCTGTTCTAATGAATGTTGTCAAAAACATAAATGGAATGAATCGCGTCAAGAGATGGAGAGTTCGGGTGTAGCCCCTGGAAAGGTGTCGGCAAAGCGGTATTTCACGGATACTGAAGGATATAAGTGCCGAGAATGTGGAATTGTGGAATGGCAAGGTAAGCAATTGTCTTTAATTCTAGATCATATCAATGGCAATGCGGATGATTGGCGACTAGAAAATTTGCGATTGCTTTGCCCTAATTGCGATTCACAAACACCCACTTTTAAAGGGAGAAATATGGGCAATGGTCGATATTATAGAAGACAGAGATATAAAGAAGGAAGAAGTTACTGAGAGCCTGTTCGCTACCATGGTATATGTAGTATTACGCTGAGCTTGTACCTCAGAGAACAGGGCGCAAATCCTTGTGGTAGCTTTATAGGGATGAGGCAACTGTTTGGTTGGTTGTACCACACTGTTAATGTGGAGTGGCGAAAGCCCCGTCGCAGGTTCGATTCCTGCCGTCCCTGCTTGAGTTATTGGTCTTAACCAAGGCACCGTATGGAGCATGCGGACGTGATTGATTTTTTGATTGATCAAGATGCATTTCGGAATTTTTTCATTCTTTTAGCTGTTGGGTTTTGTTTTTATTTTTCATGGTGTTTAGAACGAGTCGAAGGAACACTTGACAGATTAGATGATGTTGTTAATAATCTAATCTCTGATCTTAGAGATGCAAATATAATAGATAATACAAATATTTTTAACTGGCAGGGATCAAGATTAAAAAGAAAAATAGTCAAAAATACATTTAAAAATTTTATTGCTTGGTATACAGAGAATGTTCTTTTCATAGAAAAAGATGATGTCTATTCGGCGTTTCGTATTTCACGCAAAGTGTATTTCGACCTCTATGTAAGAACAATGGGAACAGATATTGTAATGGATAAATATTTCGATTTACAAAAACAATATCGCATTTGTAAAGGGATTGTATTTGGCGGCTTTCTTGTGTGCCTTATCATGGCATGGTTTGCGAATTTCATAATTGCTTATTCTCCATGGTTTATTCCATTTCCAATATATGGAATCGCTTTGATGATGATGGCAATTCATATGTCACAAAAGTGCTTGGATCGTACTAAAAACACTGATTAGTTATCTATTATGCCCTCGTCGTCAAATGGAATGGCACCAAGCTTCGAACTTGGCTTATGTAGGTTCGAGTCCTACCGGGGGTACTCTTTAAGAAAGGAATAGTCATGGCTAAAGAGACGATGTACAGGCAATGTAATCTCCAGAAACAGGAAGGTAACGCAACGATCAATCGAACTCTCTGGGGACCTGAGAAGTACACCACCCTCGGCAGAGTCGTTAAGGTCGAGGAAGACAACGGAAAGTGGACCGAAGGCTGGACCGTCGTCGATGTCTACAACCCGGCACTCCCCGAGAAGTACGTCGTCCATCAGAGCCATGCCTACACCAGACAACGAAGGGCGTCGGACATCTGATCAGCCATTGTGTCCCGGCTTGGGCTTGTATCCAGTTCGGTCAATGAATTTAGCGACTTTTGGATTGGCTACAACGATCTCGGGACCTTCGTCGCTGTACGGTTCATGCATGATCGCCGCGTCAATCCCGTGCGACCGAAGCGTTTCCCCGATCTTGGTATCGAGATTGATCGTGTTTTGGAATTGGTCCGCTGGTCTGGTGCCAGCGGGCATCCCTAGATGCCCCAAGGCTTGGTTGACATAGCCGTAGTCGTCGTCAGCCCCGTAAAGATCGTCTTTCTGGTCCTCGGACCAGTTCCAGATGGCAGCCATCAATTCGATCTTATTGTCCGCGACAAGGACCCGACTGTTGGGGTCAATCGTGAAATGATCGGTGTAGCCACCTTCATAGTCGCCATACCAATCGGCGGTGTCTTCATCGGTGGTTCCCCAGATACATCCGTGGGCGGGTTCGGACAGACCATTGGGACGACCACGTTTCCATACCGTCCTCGCAGCCATGGTTTTAGACGCTGGCACAATGTTCAGGGACTCTTGGAACAACCATTCTTTAAATGTTTTTAACATAAGACTTAATCTTGAATAAAGGGACTCTTGACAGGTATAAATGGAACATTTATACAAATTTCGACCTTCCTGAATTCTGCTCTTGACCTTTTTCTTGAAGATGATATGATAGACTATATCATGATAGGCGTTGTAAGCCGACACAGATAACCACTTTCAGTGTCTAAAAACCCGGAGTTCCAAGATGAGAACCGATCGAGACTCAACGATGTTTGAGGATTATGCTCTTGTGGGTTGCATGTTCCTCATGGCATTCGTTGTCCTGATGTTCGCCCTCGTCACCATCTTCGCACCGCAGCAAAAGGTCGAAATCCGATACAAATATACCCCAATCGAAAAAGTCGAGAGCAGCAATGACTTCGACATCATCATGCCGTTGATGTTTTGACCTTGAAATAAATGTCAAATCTGGTATGATAGACCTATCTGAAGCGTAATGGACCTGGTGCAACTGCCGTGTTAGTGGGTGTTCAGGCGGTAGTAATAGGTTGCCCCAAATCGCAAAACAACCAGCCAGGTCACTGCAAATTTCTCACGGAGGAGAGAAACCAATGGCGAAGCAGGAGAAGCGACGGGTCCTAATCGTCAACGACAGGATGGAATGGAATGGGTATTACGACCCGTTTCGTCATCTCGGAGAGTACATCGCCAGTCCGAAGATTCTGGACTACGCCCCCGAGCAGGTCGTCTGTGCCGTTTTCACGGGTGGTGCCGATGTCCATCCCAAGCATTACAAGCAGCGACCGTCGCATTTCACCCACACCAGCGTGTGGCGAGATGATTACGAGATCGATGTTTTCAGGGCTTGCCAGCGGAACAAAATCCCCATCTTCGGGATCTGTCGGGGTGCTCAACTGATGTGCGTGATGGCGGGCGGAACTCTCTGCCAGCACCTCACGAATCACGAGGGCAAGGATCACACGATCGAGACCCATGACGGTCAATATCTGGTCGTGAATTCGTATCACCACCAGATGATGCTGCCGCCCGAGGATGCGGAAGTCCTGGCATGGGCAACTCCGCAACGGTCCACGTACTATCTCGGCGACGATAACGACGAGATCGAGGTCGAGAAGGAGATCGAGGCGGTCCACTTCCCTTCGGTCAATGGTCTCGGCGTCCAGTATCATCCCGAACTCCACAGGGAGACCGACGAGGGCTGGGAGTATTACCAAGACCTGATCAACGACTTCCTCTACTGTCGGCGTGATGTCAAGGGTAGCGACCTACCGACCATGTTTGGCAAGGTCGCGTAAATCAAATCATAGCCCCTCCGGGGGCTATCTAGACGGTGTCGGTAGCTTAGTCTGGCTTAAAGCGCCTGCTTGTGAGGCAGGAGATCGCGGATTCGAATTCCGTCCGACACCCTTGAAAACTTTGTCTCTAACTCAGGAGACCGATGATGCCTAAGGATAAGTTAGAACAGCGGTATGGACTCGAAACTCTCGGGGAAAGTTACCGCAAGGAATACGATATGGTGTTCAAACCCCTGATCGACAGGGTCAGGGCGGAAAACCCCTCGTTCGACGATAATGTCCGACGTGTTGAGAAGATGTTGCTTAATAAGTGAAAATTCACTAGTATGCTGGGTTTAAACATGAGCGAAGTACCTGTGTGTTCACGTAATGTTGCAGATACTGAATTAGTTTATGATCGCAAAAAAGCTATGCGATTTATCGGTTGTTGCTCTGCGGGTTTGGCGGACCGGCGTAGGAGAGGATTACTTCCAACTCATAAGATTGGTCGCCAACTTTTCTGGTCGCGTGCTGAACTTGAGGCTTGTGAAGAAAAGATTTTAGATGAGTGTCACAAAGCAATACGTTGCATCGGCTTTTAATCTTTTAGATTGAGCGAAGAACACAATTGTATCTTCCAAGGGTTCTATTACGGAGTTTACGACTGATGAAAAAGCTTCTGGTCGTTTGCGGGCTGCTGGGGTTGGTCGGTTGTGGTCACGAGAGAACTGTGGAAGTGGACGGCAGGGTTGTGCCGATCACCGACTCCTACAAGTATAACTATCATCTGGGCGGTCATGACGACGACTATCGCCACCTGCAGTGGCGGTTTGAACAAGTCGAGAAGAAGATTGACGCTCTAGAATCCAAGTTGCCGGGAAAATGAAAACAATGAAAAATGACCAATTAGGGATTTTGCTGGCTGGGGCATTGTTGGTCGTAGGTTATGGGCTTCTGGCTTTGATCCTCACCAGGTTCCACTGATTGGTCTAAATGGGGGCTATGGTCTAATGGAAAGACGGCGCTCTTGCAAGGCGCAAATGTTAGGGTTCGACTCCCTCTAGCTCCAGTGAAAATTATGGTTCGATTTTTACCAACTCCATACTCTATTAGGGTATGGAAACTAGAAAATGTAAATACTGCGACCAAACATTCCCCGACATGCCTGGAAGAGTTTTTTCTAACCATGTTAGATGGTGCGAGTTTAATCCAACCAGGAATCAGACACAAAGACTTGCAGAGGCTACAAGAGATTGGTTCGATCGAGAAAAGGGACCGGTTAAATCCTTCAAGGTGAATTGCTATAAATGTGGTAAAGAATTTGAAATTCAAGAGAGAGAAAAGAATTTCCCAACGAAGGAAGCGTATTATTGTAGTCGAGCTTGTGCTAATACAAGACGACATTCTGAGGCGACCAAGCAAAAAATCAACGAAGCTTTTGACCGCAATGGACTAAGGAAGCAGAGGATAGAAAAAACTTGTTTATATTGTGGCATTCTTTTTAAGGACAAGAAAGAATCTCGACAATTTTGTTCCAAGAAATGTTCGGCTCAATCTCGTCGGTCATCGGAAGGATATAAGCGATATAGAGCGGATTGTAAATTTAAATTCAACATTTATAATTATCCTGATAAATTTGACTTAGGTCTTATTGAAGAACATGGTTGGTACAAGGCATTCAACCGAGGAAACAATCTGTCTGGAATCTCTAGAGATCATTGTGTCTCAATTAGGTATGGCTGGGACAACGGTATACCGGCTGAGTTGATCTCCCATCCTGCCAATTGCGTACTGTTACGGCACACAGAGAATCAAAAGAAAAATAGGTATTGTAGTATCACAATTGATGAGCTATATGTCAGAATAACAGAATGGGATAAATCCAAACAGGGCAATGAAGGTTAATCAAGGTTTTTCAGTATGAAAATTATTACTAAATTAGTTGAATTTCCATTTGAGCAAGAGTTCGCTGTAATTGATGTCGAATCGGACACGGCTGTTAAGAACTACAGAGGCAGAGGTGTTACTCGCAATATCGTAGGCAAAGTTCTTTCTAAAGGTCCTTCTTGGGATTCATATATTCAAGCATGGATGTCTTTCAATAAAAGGACTGATACTGAAGAGTTTATGCACTGTAATTGCATGATGCTTGAAACAGATATGTATAGTTCGGCTGAAATGAAGATAATCGGCGATGTCCTGTACATCAAGGTGATCGACAGGTTTTTTGAAGGAGAGAGCATCGATGAGTATTATCAGGTCGTAAAGTCTAGAAACGAAAGATGCAAGGAGAATATCCTAAAATGGGAATTGGGCAAGGTTTCTCGGAATGAGCTTCGCGAAGCTTTGAGACTTGATCCTGTTCCTGTTCCCGCCATGGATGATGAAATTCTAGATTTTGATCCAAAGACAATGCCGTTAAAGCTCAGTGCTATGTGGAAAATGGAAAAATGTATTAACTATGTTTGAGCCCCGGCGCTCCACTCATAAGTATTTGTTTATATTAGATAGTACATGAAGCATATCTTAACCATCGAAGACAGGTTCTACATCAGGACCAAGGGAACTGTGGTCACTGGCAAGTCCTTGGGTGAGAATTTACCACAAGGTAGTGTGGTAACCATCCATAAAGTCAATGGAGACATACTCACCACCACGCTTATTGATTGCGAGATGTTCAGGTCGACAAACTGCTGGTTTCCGCCTAAAGATGCCACCATAGGCATACTTCTTGCGGACAACATCACCAAGGAAGATGTCGACCTCGGAGACCAACTTTTCATTGAAGGATAATATGATTGAAATAAAAGAAGTTTTCCATATCCGTGGACGAGACTTGGTCGCAGTCTGCCGACAATCGAAACATGTAGTTGTGGTTGGAGCAGATGTGGAGGTGGTCAAGGAAGATGGAACGGTCTTGACCGCGATGATCAGTGGCGTCGAAAGATTCGACCACATGACCACGGTAAGCCCAAGCCTTGGGATTTACCTGCGTGGTGTCCAGAAGGGCGATGTGGTCCCCGGTGATGTGATTCGTTTTGAGTAAGATTTTGGAGCCGTAGCTCAATTGGTCCAGAGCGCTCCCCTGTCACGGGAGAGGTTTGCGAGTTCGAGTCTCGTCGGTTCCGCTATGTTAAAAGTTAATGAAATTTCTCCAGCAAAGATCGAAGGCTTGAAAGCCTATCTGTCTAAAATATTTCCCGAATGCAAAATTGATACGACCAAGTTTAAGGCTCCTGATCGTCCCGAGGTACAGTCAATTGATGGCATCCTCTCAGAGGATCAAGCCGAACTTGCGAATGCGATGCGCAAAAGACCCGGAGTTCAAGCAGTAATCATGTCCTCCACTTGTTCGACGCCATTCGCTGTAATGACAAATTTTGATACAAATGAAGTTATCAGTATCAAACCTTTCTGGTAAACATATCGTCGCTTGGCTCAGCCCGGTAGAGCGTTTCCTTGACATGGAAAAGGTCAGTGGTTCAAATCCACTAGCGACGACTGCAGGCGGCAAGCCGTTGGGGTGATGCCCAACATCAGCTTGTCAGAAAGGTCTCATCAGCCTTTCTGGGTTGTGAGCGAACCTGGTGGAATTATTATATTTTGGCGATTTGAACGTTCCGCCTGAAGCCAGCGGAGCAAGCAACTCAATGCCTGCGACCAACACTAAGAAAGCAACAGTAATGAACCTTACATTCGAAACGACCTTCGTGGTCATGCCAGCGCATTGTAATTACCATTATCCGATGATCTTCGGCGGTCAATTCTTCAGTGAACTAGACCTCTGTGCTGCCCAATGTGTCAGCCGGTTGCTCCATGACTCGGAGTGTGACTCGGCAGTCACCCACAAGTACGAAGGCACGTTCCACGCGGCAGCAGAATGCGGCGACTTGGTATTCATGAAGGCTCAAGTGGTCGAACTCAGGAACAAGGCAGTTAAAGTCAACGTCAAGTCCTATCGGGAACGTAGAGCGACACCGGGACAAGACTTCATCGCCGAAGCGACCTTTGTTTTTGTCACTAAAAAACAAGGCAAATTTCAACCACATGGATTGACCTTGCCTAAGTAATTAAATTGGTGTATAATGATGTCTAATGAATCGGAAGTCAAGCCTGAGACGCCTTACTGGCTGATCGAGGACAAAGAAGAGAGATTCACGGCGTTCTTGAAACATTGTCGGGAAGAAGTGAAGACCTGGCCCGAGTGGAAACAAGACCTCTTAGGTTGGAGTTATTCCAAGAAGAAGGCGATGGGAGTTCTGAACAATGGACACGGAAGTGACGAAGGCTGACGTGAGAAGTTTGGTCATCTTGATTGTGGTGATGATCGTGGGGTTCCTTACCGGCTACGGGCTGGGACATGTTTTAGGCGATCACTGGTGGGTGTTACCCCTGTCAGGTTTGGTAGGTGGCATGATCGGGTGTGTTGGCGAACACATCAATACATGGCTCAACAAGAAGTAGTATAAATTCCCTCTTTAGCTCAATTGGCAGAGCGGCGGTCTTTTAAACCGTTAGGTCTCGGATCGTGGCCGAGAGGAGGGACTGAGATAAATAATTTTGAGAGGAGCAACGAATGGGCCTGAAATCAAAGGAACAGGCATAGCACTTCTGTTGGGGATTTTGCTGATTCTGTTTCTAGGACTGATAGCACAGAGTGAAAGCAATACACGCAGGCACTCAACCGCTAATTCGTGCTGTAAGTCGCACTGTTCTTGTACGAAGCAGAAATAATTAGTCTGACTAATTGCCTCCGTGGTGTTTAACGGTCTAGCATATCCGGTTCTTACCCGGCTGGAGAAGGTTCGAATCCTTCCGGAGGTACTTACATGAGATTCCGCATCAGATATCGTATCGATACATCCGAGTTCTTTGAGACCGATGATTACGAGTTTGTGGCAGAAGACTGGACCGAAGTCTATCGCCACATCGAATCGATCGAGCGGAACAACACGGTGTTGTCTGTGGAAAGACTAGATATATAACACCCTTCAGGGAGGACGATCATGAGCGACAAGGATGTCACTCTGACCAATAGTGATTTCAGCCTCGCAACCGACATCACCAACGACCTCAAGCCAGAGACCGTCACTTTCACCGAGGACCAGGTCAAGCAGGCTGTCGATGCCTCCCAAGCGGAGTTGATGTCCCTCGTCCGCAAGGAACTCTTCGACCTCGAAAAGCGACTCGTGAAGCAGATCGAGCAAGAAGGCATGAAGCGGCGTTGGCTCAAGGGTCTCGTGTACGAGAACATGTCCCACTACAACCTACTCAGGCGATTCGTGGTGCGAAGCCACAAAAAAGCTTAAAGGACCAAATTATGACCTATACGTTTGATGAACTTGTGAGAGACATTGCCTTTCTGTTGATCGTTGTTGTCTCCTTACTCGGCAGTCTGCGTGACACCATACACGATGCCGAGATCAAGACGCTCCAGCAGACGGTCGCAAAGCTTGAGGAACGAACCAAGCCTAAGTCCAAGGTGTGTTGCGAGGGCTTGCCCAAGCACACTTATGAAATGACAGCCGCCGAGAAAAAGCAATACAAAGTGGAAGACAAGTAGTCAAATGGGCGGTTAGCTCAGTGGGAGAGCAGTTGTGATGACTACTCTTTGCTTAAAAGATTATAGGAATTTGATTTGGGCGTATGGTGTAAAGTAGCACTCACTGCTTATAACGGTGCCGGTGAAGGTGCAAGACCTTCTACGCCTACTTATAATTTGATCGTGTAGCTCAGTGGATTAGAGCGCCAGGCGGCGAACCTGGAGGTCGCAAGTTCGACTCTTGCCACGATTACTGTGATAAAATTCCATCTTTAAATCATTGATATAGACATGGAACATCATGATATTATTCAGATAATGAAAAACCATTTGATCTCTTTCGTCGAAAAGCCACATCCGGCATTCGGCAACTTGCCCGTATGCCCTTTCGCCAAGAAGGCACGGCTTGAAGGAAAATTAACCTATGTAGTCAAAGAACTAAACACGCAGCCAGTATTGGATATAATCATTCCATGGCTTTTAACCGAATCGCAAGCCTTGGTCATCATCGACCCTCGCCAAAATTTGGTCCTAGAAGATTTTGAGACGCTCTCCGCAGCAATGGAGAAGCAGTTGCCCGAAGGCGTCCAGATGTTCACATCTCACCCGCAATCGGACTACCAGCAAAACGGCGTCTATACAAGACGAGAACCTTACCCCAACTGGCAGTTCATGAAGAATGCCGACCTGGAAAAAGCAAAACAACAGTTGGCAAAGAGCAAAAGGTATAAAGGAATGTAATATGTGGTTTTTTATCATGGCTGGTCTATGTGTGTTTACGATTTGTCTCTTAGGTTGTATGTGCGATGAGGAAAGCTGATGTCGCAAGAAATACGGAATCGAGTCGATATCGAACATATCAGGTATCTCAAGGAAGAGTTGAGGAAGATCAATGCTCTTGATTTCGAGAGCATTGACTTCTACGAAAATGGGAAGAAGACCTATATTCCTCCGGATATCCGCGACCATTGGCGATTCATCGGTATGACCAATGCTTGTTTCATCGATACGGACTTCTACAAGACGGGCTGGTCATACGTTTATCATTATGATGACCTGGGGAACAAGATCCGGGTGAAGGTGAAAAGACCACTCGAAGAAGATGAACGGGATTGAATGCTTGCCCCCAGAGTGTGCCGGAATCGCACGGAAAGTTCCTAGCTTTCAAGACCAAGTTCAATTCTTGGTGGGGGTATTATTTTGCCTCTGTGGCGCAATGGATTAGCGCATCTCGCTTCGAACGAGAAGGTTGCGGGTTCAAGTCCTGCCAGAGGTACTTCTTACAAAATTAATTGTAAATATGGCATTTTTAAAATGTCCCAAATGTGGGTCATGGTTGTATTGAGGTAAATAATGGAAATCAGACTTAAAATCGAGATGGATACTGATAACAGCTATCCCGACGACCAGTTGATCTTGTCCGTAGGCAGGGATTGTATTTACTTTCAGATCGGCAATGAAAGCCGAGAAGTCGGAGTTGATAAGGACGAACTTCTTAAGGCACTCAAGTGTCTTCTCGAAGACTGATATCAAATACATGTACTCGTGGCTCGAATGGACTTAGGCACCTGTCTTCTAAACAGGAATATATGCAGGTTCGAATCCTGCCGAGTACGCTTCATTCTGAGAAACGTCACCTTTCTAAACGAGAAGGCTGTGGAGGTGTGTAACAGGTTCGAAGCCTGACCAAGGATTCATTTCCTTGAGTGAGCCGAACGTTTCTCAGGTAAAATAAATCCTAGAAAATATCAAAAAAGGTCTTGTATTTTACTGAGGTTATGGTATTATATAAGAATGAAAGACATATCCGGGGGCTGCCAAGTCGAGACACAGTTGGCGTACTCTAGAGTTCGGGGTGCAAGTCCTCGCCCTCGGTCTCAAACATGCACAACAACAGTCTAGAATTGTTTCGACTTCACGGTTTGCCTCTCATCCAATCTGGGACCTCTGTATTAGAGATTGGACCAGAAGGTGGCGGCAGAGCCGATGGAATATCCAAAGACCTAGTGGTCGCCAATGGTGGTCATTACAATTTCGCGGATATTCGCAACAACGCCGATCATCAACCTGGTTTTATCAGGATGATCGATGAGTACCAGATAGATGTCGAAGCGAATCGGTTTGATGTTGTGTTTAGTTTGAGTGTGGCAGAGCATGTGAGAAAGATATGGACATGGGTCCAAGAATTGGTTAGAATAACGAAGCCAGGCGGACATGTCATTTTTGTGAACCCGGTTTCCTGGCCGTATCATGCTTCGCCGCTCTATGATTGCTGGAGGATATTGCCGGATGGCTACAAGGCATTGTTTGAGGATTTTGGTCTTGAGCATGTGTTTTCTTGGATGGGGAACGTTGCTCCTCTGGAAGAGAGATGGACCAAACAACATGGACCTTGCTTGGTGACTGATACGGTAGCTGTAGGAAGAAAAATGCGGCTGTAGCTTAGTGGTAAAGCACGGCGTTGCCAACGCTGATACGGGATTTCGATTATCCCCAGCCGCTCTTGTTGTCGCTGGCAAAACCTTGTCACTTAAGACAAGTACCTAGTCGCCGGGTGATACCGCCAAAATGGCAAAGAGGCGACCGACAACAAATTATGCGTGTGTAATTCAAAGGAATTTTCTTAATGTCTGAATGTAATGCGGTTGTTACAAAGCCAACCATACAAGAACGTTTTGAGCGTTACCACAATGACCATCCGGAAGTTTATTCTTTGTTCAAAAGATTTGCGTCTGAGCTAAAACAGGCAGGTCGTGACCGTTTCGGCTCAGACGCCATTATTCAAAGAATTCGGTGGCACTACGCAATTAGACCGGATTCGATTGAAAGAAAATTCAAGATCAATGATCATTTCAGTAGTCGATACGCTCGCCTTCTTATGGACGAAGATGAGTCATTCAATAACTTTTTTGAGATTAGGTCATTGAAGAGTTAGTTTTATAGTAATTTGTGGGTGTGATGTTTAACGGACTAGCATATCTGCCCTCCAAGCAGACTGTCAGGGTTCAAATCCCTGTACCCACATGCGGACTAGCCCAATGTTCGCAGTTAAGTTTCAAATTCGGATTTTAAAAAAATGAACGATGTTGTATTACAGTTGGAACCGGCGGCCGAGTATGACTTTCCCAAGGCGATGGAAGGACGAAAGCTCCCTCAAGAGATTGATTGGGCTGTGCCTTCGGACCGTGTAGCTGAAGTAGCTGAGTATTTTCAGAACAGAGGCTACGTCATGACCCGAGAATTCAGCCATATCAAGGGGAGGCATTTTTACAATGTCACCAAGATTCCGGCTGATCTCGCAAAACGATTCAATATCCAACCGTGTGATTAAGTAGATTTGGTCAATAACGATCCTCTGTACAATAGGGGATCGTTATTCTAAACAATTCGCAACCGATTTGCCTTCGTGGTGTAGTGGTAGCCCCCGATCCCGGTAAGATTGTAGCACTAGTTCGATTCTAGTCGAAGGCTCTGTAAAGACAAGAGGATTACTGTATGAGTTGTATTTGTAGCCGACTTACATGTAAATCTATTTTTTCTGTCGAAGACCAAGAGTTTAAATGTAACGATTGTAAGAAGATTCTCTGTAAGAGATGTTTGATAGAATCCAAAGCTATCGATGATGATTACCAATATTGTCCATTCTGTAGTGGAGAATATTGCTCTGAGATGCCTGTTGAAATATCGTCCAAGGACCAAGCGGGACTTTTGGCGTACATCGAAAAAATTCGCGAAGACCTTACTGGCATCTATGATACAAGCGATATGAAATATTTCATTCAAACCCTTGCTGAGGAATTGAAGGTCGAGTTGCCGTAAATTCAAAAACATCCGCTAACGGGCAAGTGCCGTGTGAACCGGCTAAGAACTTAATGATAGACTTGCTTCGGACAGGGCGTGGTTACGCCAAGCTTTGCGGATTACTTAGATCAATGTCCGCTAACTGTGCGGTAGCCGTAACCAATCGGAAGGTTAACTGTAATTGACCGAATACACAGGACAGGTCCAGCTTTCAAACTGGTCTTGCGGACCTTGTCTTCTGAAAGGATTCAAGGATGCGACACTGTATCAGCAAGTTGTGTAAGCTTCTGTTGGGGCGAAATCCTGGCAAGCAATGCCGTTGCCCCGAGCCGACCAAGAAGGACGGCGTTAAGAACCACCAGTGGTGTAATATGAGTTGGGGCTTGAGCAAGAGTGATGAGACCGATAAGTTTCATCAGCGAATTATGTGATAGAAGACAGGCGCGTAGTTTAACGGAAGAATCCGGTGTTGATAACGCCGTGGCGAAGGCTCGACTCCTTCCGCGCCTACTAATGATACGGTGACCCGAGTAGCGAAGGGAGCAGGCTGCAACCCTGCCGGACGCAAGTCCCACGTCGGTGCGAGTCCGACCCGTATCTCTCATGGACAGGTAGCTCAGCGGCAAGAGCGCGGGCACTAAACATCGCCTTCGGGCGATAGCTTGAAAAACGGGCAACCGTCTAGAGGTCGCAGGTTCGAGTCCTGCCCTGTCCACTCAAATGCTTCCTTAGTTTAACTGGCAAGAATGTCTCGCCCGTAACGAGATGGTCTCGGTTCAAATCCGAGAGGAAGCTCTGTAGTTAAATTCCGGGGCGGCGGCTGATGGTATGCCGCAACTCGCTTTGAACGAGAAGGTCGCTAGTTCGATTCTAGCCCCCGGAACTTCTAATGTAATTCGGATTAAATAATGAGTCGTAAAAAAAGAAGTCCTATTTGGAAAATACCATCATCAAATATGGCTGAATTAGTTGCTAAAAGTTCAACTTATAGTAATATATTGAGCTTTTTTGGATTGAATAATATTGGTGGCAATATTCGCACATTAAAAGATCGTCTTGACCACGATGAGATAGATCATTCGCACATTGTGCAAGGAAGAGCCAGCAATAAGAATAGAAAATTCCCTGGTCATGCTGTGCCACTAGACGAAGTGATGGTAGAAAATTCGACTTATAGTCGGCATGCTTTACGAAAAAGACTCATTAAGGACGGCATAATACCTTATGAGTGTCAAACATGCGGACTAGGTCCTGTTTGGTTAGATAATCAGTTGGCTTTGTCCTTGGATCATATAAATGGCATAAGGAATGATAATAGACGAGAAAATCTTAGATTTCTGTGCCCTAATTGTCACACTCAAACTGAAACATTTGCTGGCAAAAATACAAACAGGAAACCAAGAAACAAATGTATAGACTGCAATGTTGAGATATTGAAAATATCTGAACGATGTTCTAAGTGTGAAAAACTTCAACGACGCAAGGTAGAACGTCCGACTAAAGAAGAGTTAGAAAAAATGTTATGGCAAATTCCAACGATGGTTATAGCCGAGACATATGATGTCTCCGACAGTGCAGTGGCAAAATGGGCTAAATCATATGGCATTGAAAAGCCGACAAGAGGATATTGGACCAAGCTTAAGTCACAAGCAAGTTAATATGATTCCGAGGTAGCTGCTGTTGGTCGTAGCACCACGCTCTGAACGTGGAGATCGCAAGTTCGATTCTTGCCCTCGGATCTGTTTTTGTGTTTTAATCACTGCTATATCTTGAAAGAGAAAGAGTTGATGGACCGCAAGAATGTAGGGTTACTGCATGGGTTTTTAGGTGCTGTTCTTGTCATTCTTTTGGTGTATGCTGGGGAACAAGTCAAAACAACTAAGACAGGAACGGCATCATGGCTTATGCGGTGTGCGGCAGCCGTCTCATCAATTGGAGTTGCTTCATTAGGTTTTAGCTTCTTTCCGGCTGCGAAGAGTAATGAAAATGACGATGCCAGAAGGTCTGCTCTCGAAAAAGTTGAATACTTACGATCCTGTAAAGGTAATGAACAAGAATATATACCCAATAAAGATTTTATGATAGAAGAAGGATTACAAGACGTCGGCTACCGGGCGGCTTTTCAAGATATGAATAACCAATGGAATCAAAAACTTACAGGTTATTCTTTGGGATCACTTATTGTTTCTTCTATTCTTTTTGGAGTTGGAGTGTGCTTTTTATGATTAAAAGTCAATATGGCAGATCGGGACAAAGTGGTATTACTAGAGTGGTAATGATGCCAGGCGAACAAAGAGCCGATTCCCAGGGCAGCGGTGTTGGTAAAACAATTCCACAACAGGTGCCTCAGACCGTGTTAGGGATTACACCTAGCTCCTCTCTTGCTCGACAAGCATTTTTGAATTTTAAAGTGCCAAAAAATACCAAGATAAAATAGAGCTAAAGGATATTCTGATCTTGTCGATTGTAGTGTTAATGGTAGCACAGCCGCTCTCAGCGAGAGGACCGGTTCAAATCCTGGCATCGACTTAGACCAATTCAAGTCAATCTATCCAATCCATGCTATCACGCTTGTGACAAATCCATGTCAATTTACCCCCTGAAGTGGCACGAGATTTGCCTTTTACAATCCTAGCCCCGCATGGTGCGTGGGCAACACCAGATTGGAGGCAACATCATGTCTAGAGGCTATTCGGGACGCACTCGCGGCAGGTATCGCTACGGCGGCTACCAGGAGAATGACCGTGTTCAGGCAGCCCCCGAGCGAGACTCCTACTTCGGCTCGTGGGACGGCAACCCTGATTCGGTTCCTGGACGCCTCAACGCGGACGACACGCCCGACATGAGGGACGCCCGCAATCGTGAGGAATTCCTTGGGGAGAAGCTTGAGGACCGAGCCTTCCAACGTGTCGTCAACTTCGTGCGGGGAGCAATCCGCGACGGCATCGATCCCGAGGAAATCATCGAAGTCGCCCAAGAACACATGGGCGATCAGTCGGGCGGTCGTGGCAGGAGACAAGACCGATCGGGAGGACGCCAGGGAGATCGAGGCGAAGATCCCATCCGCAAGTTCCAGTCGATTCACGAGCGGGAGGAAGATACGATCCGTGAGATGCGGGACATTTTGAGCCGTGGTGGACGAGTTGACTGGCAGACGCTCGACGAGATCTGCAATGATGCACGGAGGCTCAACAGCGACGAGTACAATGCCATCAAGCAACTCGGTGAGTCGGGCGGCAGGCGTCTTGGATCGCTGATCCAGGATGTGGAAGAAGCCAACAGCAAGGAATTCGAGATCATTGAGGATCTCGAATCGGCGTGCGAGCGTGGTGATGCCAGGAAGGTTGAAGACCTGTCCGAGGAATTGGAGCAGGCAGGACGGGAAGAAGCCGAAGTCTTCGCGGAGATCCAGGACGCTCAGGAGAGTGGTCGTCGCGATCGTAGCGGGTATTCCCGTCGTTCGTCTCGCCAGGACAGGGGATCGTCGTCTGACGAGCGACAGACCCAGAGCGGCAGACCCGACATGCGGTATCGAGAGAATCGTCAGAGGGAACTTGGTCGTCGCGGCATGAGTACCGTCCATGATCGTTCCCGTGGCGGGGATCGTCCTCGCAACCTCGATGGCTCTTTGGACCTTCGTGATCCGAGGAATCGGGAAGAGTACGTGCGAGAGCGATCCGGCAGGCGTTGACTTTGGTTTTAGCCGCAAAAACACGAGACTTTTTGGGTCTCGTGTTTTTATTTGACCTAAACATGAAGATGTGGTATAATATTTGGAATGTTGAAGGATTCAGAGGTTAATTATGGGGATAATGGATTATTTGTTTGGTTGCAATAGGAAGGCGACTCCGAGCAAGGAGGAGGGCGAAGTTCCGGCAGCCGAAGTCATTCCGGGAGAAGTGGTCGAAGGAATATATAAATCTGTTCCTAGGGATCATCGAATAGTCATCAGGACGCTCGCAAATTCGGTCTCGATAAATAGTAAGACTTACGAGGCTGGAAGTGATGTGGCGTTTGTACAGAGACTTACTTGGTCTCCTTGGTGGGATGAGGCTTGGGGTGAGTATCGTCACAACTATCTTTGGCAGGATGTAGGGATATTCGAACCAGCCGTCGAGAGCGAAAAGAATTCATGAGTGTTAGCGTTTGTAATTACAGAGACAAACGAGAGGCGATAGATACCACATCTCGATCGAAGACCTGGAGCCGTGGTCTTAGTCCCTTCATCCTCGGACCATGCCAGTTGTACAGAGGTTATACTTCCCGCAGTGTAGAAGCAGGTTGGCAATACAGCAAGGTTTACGAAGAGCATGTGGACCAGGACGGCAACCCTACCGAGGCGTATTTCCGCTGGGCGCAGATGGGTTGGTCTCAGTACAAGGCTGATCGCTACCCGATGGGCAAGGGCAGGACGCCTTTGTATTCGTGGTGGGATGGCGAGAAGCTGGATTACCTGACTGCCAGGAAGCGGATTTATATTCCGTTGTATGCCAGGGCGGTTGTCAAGACCGAGGCGTTTGCCAAGCTCAAGCAGATTTATGTCGAGACGGGCGAGCTTCTCCTGAGAGATTTCGACGGGTATGATTATTTGGCTGAGGGACTGACCATTAAGGAAGTCCTCAATAGAACGGACAAGAAGATGGGGCATGCCTTCGTGTTGGCGATGTTGCTGACACCGACTGAGGAATGGGATAAGTGAATGAAAAAATATAAAACTTACAAAGTCTATTGCCCTTATTGTGGTCTTTGGTATCGAGAAGCTGGTGTATCGAGCTACATTTGCTGGTACGATAGACGACCTTATGCGCAAACGTGTAATCTATGTGCTAGGACTTTTGTTCCCGATGTCTCTGGGATGGATACTTCGCCCATGGATATCGCTGATGATGAGCGTAAGCGTAGAGTTGATGAGTGTAAGCGTAAAGCAGGCTTTTTTGAAAGAGTTTTCAGGGCAATTTTTGGTTAATGAAAAGGATTTCTAATGACTTGGACTGATTTGCTTTGGTCGGTTTTTGTATTTTTCTTGGTGGGAGTGTTTATTTATTTCCCGCTGGTCAGTCTTGTGTGTCCGTCATATTACAACATGACGCTCGGGCAGATATTATTGAATTCTGGATTCAATTCCTGCTTGTATTTTGTTGGGTTATGCGGCTGGAAGTTCCTGAAGCATAAAGAATTGGTCTAAGACCAATTGCTCGCACCGTAGTTCAGCGGCTTAGAATAGCGACTTCATACGTCGAAGGTCACAGGTTCGAATCCTGTCGGTGCGACTTTTAATTAATTCAATTTAACTTGATGGTTAAAGGGATGTAGCCATGTCAAACAAAAAGGATTCATTAGGCGATAGGATGAAGCTTTTTGAGTATCTATCGCCTTCAGGCGGCGTCTTCATGCCGCAACTCCCTATTGTCTGTCGGATGGACGGCAAAGGCTTTAGCAAGTGGACGAGGGGCTTGAGGCGTCCCTATGACGGACGCCTGTCCCGTCTCATGATCGAGACGACTCGGCTTTTAGTAGCTGAAACCGGGGCGAGGATAGGTTACACCCAAAGTGACGAGATCAGCTTGGTCTTGTTCGCTGACGAGGTTGACCAGCAACTCTACTACGGCTCCAAGGTGTCCAAGATACTGAGCCATCTCGGCGGCTTGACCGGGGCGTATTTCAATCGATTGCTCCCCGACCTGATCCCCGAGAAGGTGGTGAAGGCTGGCGACCATGACGAGGCGTGTCCTTACGTGGACGCGACGTATGCGGACTCTCAGGACTTCCCGGCTGCGTGTACGTGCGGCGTCTGGACCAATCACGGCAAGGTTTCTGGGATGGCGGCGTTCGACGCGCGGGCGTTCAATGTGCCGAACCTGGACGAGGCGGCTAATGCGTTGTTGTGGCGAGAGATCGACGCGACTCGTAATTCGGTGAGCATGGCTGCGAGGCACTATTACAGTCACAAGCAATTACACGGGCAGGGACGCGCCGACCAGATGGACATGCTGATGGCGAAGGGCGTGAACTGGAACGATTACCCGGCGTTCTTTCGTCGTGGCACGTATCTGAAGCGGCAGTTGCTTGAGGGCGAGACACGACCTCGGGTGAGGGAAATGACCTGGGAGCCCTTGCGAAGTTACGATCATGATGCTAGAATGAGTCTGTTGTTTAGCGAGTAAAGGACGATGAAATGCGGTGGCGTAAACCCAAAGATGGAGATGTGCGTGTTATCACCATATTTTCGTTGTTGCCAACTACGATTGGCAACGAGACCCGATGGCTGGAACGGTCCAAGGTCAAGCAGAGGTATCTGAAGCATTCCATAAATTCCCTGCCACATGGTTGGTGGCTGGATGTTGAATGGGTCGATTAAATGGTCGATTATCGTGGTATGATTGGTAATTCGCCGCTGGATAAGTCCATAGAGGGCATTCTGGGCGAGATAGCTGATCCCAAGGTGACTGCAAAGACCATGAGGATCATCTACGACGTCCGAAGATACTTGGCAGGACTTTCCAGCATCGATAAGACCCGTGAACTCCAGGAAAACAAGAGATTCCGCACGAAGATATGGGAACTTGGACGAGACGATTCCATGGAGAGGCTGGAAGCCATCAGGGGGGATATTCCCGAGGTTCTTTACTCTCATGTGCGGAATTTTGTAACTAAATCATTCCGACAGGCGAAAGAAATGAACTACAACAAGGAGGATCGATGACCTATTATTGGCTTGAATGTGACTGCGGGCATCCAGGTCATGCGATTCGGGTCGAGTTTGATTCTGAATATGGTTACATGTACATTGTAACCTGTATCCCTTATCGACCTTCATTTTGGTCGCGTCTCTGGCAGGGTTTGAAGTACATCTTCATGGGTGCCAGTGTTGTTCACGCGGACTCCATGCTCAACGAGAACCAAGTTTATCAGCTAAAAGGTCGCTTGGAAAACTTTCTAAATGACCTTGACAAAGTTGATGAAAAAGAGTAAAGTATAGAACATAAGTTAATCAAGAGACGAACAAATCATGGTTGAAGTCTGCTTGCCTAAACCGTGTTTTTACAAGTTAAATAGAGGATGTCGTGAAAGACTGGATCGTGAAGGAAGCATTGGCTAGAGGACGACGTAAATACTTTGAGCAACAAGTCCAGGCGAAGGAATCGCTAGACCAGCAGCGAATCTATATCGCACAACGTTACAGAGCCAAGGTTGATCGTTTGATTGCTGCTTTGCCCGACAAGATTGAGCAAGCGGCGGCAAGCGGCAAGACAACCGCCGAGGTTTATAGATTCGGCATGAAGCAGATATGTGATTTCGATTGTGGTTGGGCTCAACCGAGATCAGGAACCTTTTGTGAGTTCCTTTTTAACGAGTTATACGCTCAAGGGCTTCATCCGCAGTGTAGGTATGACGAACGGGCTTGGGGACTTCTGGGGTTGGGTTGGTGTAGTTGGATCGAGGTTGACCTCAAAAAAATTATCTAAATGACCTTGACAAAACAGATGAAAAAGACTAATATATAGAACATAAGTTGCTCCCATGGTCTAGTGGCTTATGACGCCTGATTCTCAATCAGGAAATCGCGAGTTCAAATCTCGCTGGGAGTATCAGTAGGACTGGCTCGGAGACTAAACGCGACATAGCTCAAAGACGAGAGGAGGTCGCATCCTGCTGAACCAATTTGCCCCGGTCGTCTAGTAGTTAGGACGGGAGACTTTCAATCTCCAGAAGACGGAGCGTAACCGTTCCGGGGTACTACAGAGAGAATCGGTTATTCCATTCAGGCTCATAACCTGAACTCCGCAGGTTCGACTCCTGCCTCTGTAACTTAATTAAAGGTCCATGTATTAAGGAAGATACCATGGCTCACATACTTTGTTTCAATTGCTTCAACGGATATGATTCCGAGTTGGGATGTCGATGCCAGGGAGGTTCGTCTCCAGATGACCATTTGAATTCACTGGCGATGATTCCTTCAAAGCCGGTGGAGATTCCCGAGGAGCATCAGCCGACTCCCTTGTTCACATGGCGGTGGCGGGGCGAGACGTATGGGCTGTTCTCGTGGCTGTGGGATGAGTGATTGAAGTTATTTACAATGTAGATGAGAGAATATGATTTTGGTAGTTTTTTCGCTGCTACGGTCGCAGACTGGAGTTTATGCGAAATACCCGACCGAGATCCCGATTACATCTCGTATTCCGGGAGCGCATATTGGGACTACGGTAATGGGGTCAGACGTTTAAGTGACCATTGGGGCAGGGTAGCCTCCTGTAGATGGTTCATGGAAGGGAGACACGTGAGGGCATTCTTGTGCGGGGAATGTCCATACGAAGAATTCCGCACGGTCAAGATACTAGCAGTTGACTTTAGTGTCTGAATGTTTGGGTGAATTGGAATTCAAATTAAGGTTTTGTGCCTTGGTTTGTGAAGGTTCGAATCCTTCCCCTGAGATGTCCGATCGTCTAAAATCGTTGAGGATGCCGTCGCGATACTGACGGTGATGCGGGGTTAAGCGTCCCGCGAGGACTACCAATAAATAGGTGTGTAGCTTAAAGGCTTAGAGCGCCGGGGAATCGGTCCCGGAGGTGGTGATTAGCGAACATCCACACCTGCTTTGTCGTCGTAAGTGCAAGACCGTAAAATGGCACGACCCTTGGATTTTGTTGTTGCACCAACGCAGGGGTTGATTACACTCGGGCGTCTTCCGATCTCGTTGCCAGAGACCCATGCGATGGCTCAAGGAAGAGACGGCAATTTACAACCGAAGAGAGATCAGTCATGCGTAGGACGATCAAGACCATGTATGCTCAGATTCGTTCCGAGAATCCTTGGGCTTTGGCTGTTTGGGCGATTCTTTTCTCGGCATTCTTCGTTGGATGCCTTGCAGAAGAGAACCAGAGAGCCATGGCAGAGACGAAGCAAGTGGCACGCCAACCTGTCAAGGTCTATCGGTACAGGGTCCGGCAATATTACGGTGCCAACGACCTTGCCATCAGGCACGGGGACTATCTGACGGATGACTTTGTCAATTACAAGGGATTGACGATGTTCACCCCGGCTGGCGAGACGGAGCCGATTTACTTGGGAGGAATCATCGAGATCAAATCGGGCAGATGGACTCTGAAGTGAATCGCAAATAAGGACCAATCCATGAAATGGCTGAGTTGTTTCTTGCTGTTGGGTTTGTTCGGGTGTACTTCGGCGGCGGAAAGGGAAACCCTTCAGAAGCCGCCTCGGACTTACGCTTACCGGATCATCCAATGGAAGGGTGGCTATGAGTACGGCGTGTATTGGGACGACTACCTTGTGGATGAATTTACGTGCGAGGGACCGGCTGTGAAGTTTGTCCCCGAAGGCGGCAATCAGCCGATGTACCTGATGGGCAATCTCAGGATTGAGCCGGGCAATTGGTACAGACCTTGATGATACAATGGAAAGATCGCTGGAGTTGGGCGTGAGGAGATCCAGCACCGCTCGGTTTTAGGACCGAGTTCCTTCCGGACGGAAGGGATAGCCTTGGCGACAAGGTAAGAGTTTCGCCCCGAGATATCGGTTCGACCGGTATCGACTCTACCCCGAAAGGGGTTTAGTTACCCATGTAGTCGCTGGGACGACGGGGAGCCTCCAAAACTCCTGCTTGCGGGTTCAAATCCTGCCATGGGTGCTTAAAAAACTGAGGTTTTTAATTATAATGTTATCTCCTAAGCAAATAGAGAGATTGGAAAAGGCGAATGCGGCTGCTCGGCAATTACGCAACGATCGGATTCGAAATTATAATTTGTCTCCCAATTACTGCGATTGTTGCCGGGGAATCTTGGTCTATGACAAAAGACATAATCAGTTTTGCTCTCGCTCTTGTGCCGTAGAGGTCAACAATAAGGGTAAGATTAGAAATTATGTAAATGGTGAGTTCGGAATTAAAAAGTGTCTTCACTGCGACAAAAACACTTCTAATTCTAAGTTCTGTGGATTTCAATGTGTGTATGCCTATAAACAAGATATACGGATACAACAGTTTGTTGAAACTGGAATTGCCTTTGGCAATGCTAAAACTGTAAAAATATGCATGATTTCAATTCGTGGGCATAAGTGTGAAGTATGCGGATTAGAACAATGGATGGGGCAATTGGCACCTTTGGTTTTAGACCATATTAATGGAAAACCTGATGATTGGCGATTGGATAACTTGCAATTAGTTTGTGGTAATTGTAATATGCAATTGCCGACTTTTGCTGGTAGAAATGTTGGTAAAGGTGGGGGTAGACCATATAGAAACCAACGTTATATAGAAGGCAAAAGTTATTGAATCCTCGCGGTCCTGCTTGCTGTCGTTATGCAAAACCAATAACAGTCATGCTCCTGGGATTACACTCGTTGCATCGAGCCTAGGACTGAGACCGAGCGTTGACCCCAAAGTGTTTACTGGTTCGTACGTTGCCGGGCGTCAGAGGGACGATCCTCTGCGATACATTGGCAGGAGGAGTGACAGCAAGATTTTAGGTTGTCTTTGTAGTGTAAACCGGACTAGTGGACTTAACCTCTGCCCTTTTAGAATCCCGTCGATCCGGTGGATGGGATGTACGCGGTGATGCGGGTTCGATCCCCGTCAAAGATGACCTAATTATCGGCGATTAGCTTAGCGGTCCAAAGCGCCTGGCTTACATCCAGGAGATTTCGGGGGTTCAAATCCCTCATCGCCGATTATTCAATTGAGAGAATAAGACATTATGAGTTATTTTGCTGTCATTGATGTGGGTATAGATTTCGTTGGCGGCTATGCCGATGGAGCGTTTTGCATCGCGGTCTTCCCTGAAGAGCAAGCTGCATATGATCTCATAGCCAAGATGCAGAAAGAGCAATCTGATTCTTATCGGCAACGCAATAGGTATATTGAGGGCTTTGTAGACGGTATCGAGGTTCCCAAGACCGATTACAACGGCTGGATCGAATTCCTTAAGAAATATGAGTGGCACGGAAGATATACCACCCCGCAGAATTTCAAGAAGGAAATGAAATACCATCTGGGGCAACACATGGTGAAGATCGAAGGTTACAATCCTCCTGCCGTAATCAATGGTCGTGATAATCTATTCGTGGTCAAGGTTGACCTTCCCAAGTCCTGAAGATACAGGGAGTCTCTGATATGTGGGAACCAGATCGTTCGCATGAGAGCAATACGGGTTCTATGTGGGACTCGCTCATCGTCATTGTCTTCGTGATGTTGGTTATTGGGGCATTGGGGTTGATTGGTCGCTTGATCTGGGATGGGTACCAAGTCAGTCATCACCGGGTCCAGAATTTCACCAAGATCGACTTCGGCTACTACGACACCTTCAAGATCCATTCGACCGATCCGAAGAGCAAGGAATATTCGGTCACGGTAGTTAGTTTCAATACCTGGGAATCCCCTAGGATCTTCTTGGACCGAGTTGGAACGGAGAACGAGGTCATTTGGAAGCACACCTATTTCGGCGACGATTACGACATCGAGATCCATGTATCCAACACCGAATCGCTCAATGGGTTGGATTTAATTCGCGGGAAACGGAATAAGTAGTCGCTTCTCTCTCAAGGACGAGGATCATGGTTGAGTACATTACGCGGAAGCAGGTTGAAGAGATCGCGGACGCGGGCGTCTCTGCTTATCAGAACGAGGCGGTTCGGACGCATCGATCTCACGACGTGATTCGCAGGGGCGTTGTGGTCAAGTCGTTCATGACCAGTGGGACCGAGCCGACGGTGTGTCTCGTCCGCGATTACGACGAGCGCCATTTCCTGATCATGGAAGATCAATTGGTCTTGGATAAGTAAATTGACGGGGCAGTAGCTCAACGGCAGAGCGATTTGGCAAAGGGCAGGTCCCCCCAAATAGGTTCGTGGTTCGAATCCGCGTTGCTCCATAAGCAAAAGGGACAGGAAAATAATGAAATTGACCGGCAAGAGTTATACAAGTGTCGTTGACATGGTACGAGCTACAGTCGGAAACACCGAAGCCTTCAGTCTTGAGAGATACATTGAAGCTCGTAAAGTAGTGAATCAGTTGGTGGCATTGCGTTGTTCCAAGGGATTGACCCAGGTTGAAGTCGCGAAGCGAATGGGTTGTGGGCAATCGAGAGTTTCCAAGATCGAGAGGTCGACGGACCATCAGGTTGGTCTTAAGGCTCTTGAGCGATATGCGGCAGTTCTTGATATGGAAATGAATGTGATTTTCACTCCTATTAAAGAGGTGAGAAATGAGTGATTTTGTGATGGTAGCTACTATTACATTTGCGGCTTGTTGGTTGCTTGATGAATTCGGTTGGTGAATGATTAAAGAATCAAGCGACATCTTCCGATAATATCACAAAGGAATCAAATAAGTGATCGATTTTTCCAGTTTGGAAAATTGGTTCGAGCCATGTGGTATTACGAACCAAAGTATTATAGTGAAGTGAAAGGGAGTGACGAGATGGCGAAGAAGAAGACGGCAATCAAGGTTGGGTCGACGGTTCAGGTTACTACTACCAACTATACGAACTATGGATTCCCGGTGGGAACGGTTGCGAAAGTGACGAGCGGTTATCCTGGTAATGCCGGTTATGTGTATTTGGACAATAACATGAGTTGCGGTGTTGCGAAGGCTCACTTGGAGGTTGTGACCTTAACGTTCTCCAAGGAGTCGATCGAGAAGGAGAAGGCGGATCTGGTAGCTCGTATCGCGGCGTTGGACAGCAAGCTTGCCTTTCTGGAAGAGACGGAGTCGGAGACTGGCACCGAGCAGGAATATCGCGTGTACGCGACTTTGACGCTCTTCGAGAACGGCGACTTGACCAAGCAGCAGAAGGCGAAGCAGATCGCCGCATTGCTTGAGGACAAGTAAAAAATTTGGACTGGTAACTCAGTGGCAGAGTATTCGAGTTGCAAGGCTTGAAGACGCACGAGGTTCGATTCCTCGTCCAGTCCATCGCAAGTTTGGTGTAATGGTGGAAACCGGGTGCCTCGTCACCTAGCACACCGTCGCTATAGATAGACGGAGGCAGCCGTTCGAATCGGCATCTTGCGATTCATTTAAAATCACTCTATCGTCTTAATTCCACGGAAGGAGTCCGTCATGGCTGGTCTTGCGCCTGGTGATATGACCCAGATTCACCCTCATCATCCCTTCTACGGGGGCGTGATGGGCATCTACGAGTTCATGGTGGGACCGGACAGCACCATCGCCGTCTTCTCCCATCCTCAGGAAGCCGATGAGAATCGGGATGACAAGATCTATTTCATGATCCGTCCCGACGACGCCAAGAACTACCTCGCCTACTTGTCGCGGACCACTTCAGTTGACACCACGCAAGTCACTGATTAGAATAGTATGTTGTTCTATCGACATCTGGTGTTTTTGTTGAGGCAAGGAGCATAGACATGCTTGCGGCACTTGTACTCCTAGTTGCGATCCCTTCAGCCCCCCGAGAGGCACAGACCCCGGATTGGGTTGTTGATCTAGAGTTCGTTCGGTCACAGGAGGACAGTATCCACAGTTTCAAAGAATATCCTAGACTGGAAGAGGTTATGTCTTTGAAGGATGCCGCGATGATTCGTCGTTTGGGTTGTGGCAAGTATGCGTCTCGCGAGGAATGTCAAAGGAAGCTAGAAGGGCGAGGGATTGAGGTTGGTCGCATTTTGCAGTGGGGGACTTGGTCCAAGGATCAGGAGATAGCGGCTCGCTGCAGAAAGTCGCTCGACAAGCTATATGTTTGCAAGAACTGCGGCGGCACTGGCAAATGCCCGTCGTGCGCGTCGCCGAAGTATGATTTGAAATTTGAAGAGATCCCTTACGATCCGGCGATTGATCCCGAAGCCGATAGCACGGTCCTGGTGGAAGGGATGCCGTGTCCTGTCACGTGTCTTAACAAGAGATGCGTTCATTGCGACGGTAGCGGCGATTACAGGTATGATATCGTGAATCGCTGGACTGATGACGGGTGGAAAGACTTCTTGGTAGAAAGGAAGATACTACCTGGCAAGGTCAGGTAGTATGCTTGTTGGACCAAGGGAATTCTCCATTGGCTTCCATCCGGTCGAAGATCTCTTGGGCGCGTTTGATGACGGCATCGACAGCGAATTCCTTTTCTTGCGGCGTAGGAGTATAGTAATCAGCGGGCATCCCATCGAGAAATCGTTCGACGTAGCTCTCTGCGTGGTCTCGTCCCAGACGACCCAGGTAATTCCAGATGCGGAAGTTTGGCTCATCCTTGAGTTGACGGAGCATTTGCCTGAGCCGTGGGGTGAATTCGTTAAGTCGTCCTTGGTTGTCCCTAGTTTCGTAGCCTTGTGAGACCAAAAGATCATGTAGGTGTTCGACTTCGTGGATGAACGTGGCACCGAGCGAGGCACTAGTTCCTCGGTGTTTGTATCCCATCTTGCCGACATCCATGGTCGCGTAATAATCATCGTGATTGATTCTGGCGGCACAATTTGTAATGGTAGGGTTCCAGAAGACGGGAACTCTGCCGATTTTATCATTGGCTTTGGGGAAATAGTCTTTGACGTCGCCCATGTATATCCGATTTTTCTTGTAATAGGCATAGGGATCTTTGACCAATTTGCGCAAAGATTCCTTGAGCTTCTCTTGGGCGAACATCTCATCTTCGACGGTCGCCCCGCTCCCCATGATATCCCAATTCTCTAGAAACTCCTTAAACGTCATAATCATCTCCAGAATGGCAGTCGTGCTTGTCGCGGCGGCAGGGCAGGCTGCCGGGTTGGCATGTCTTCGATAGGCAACCGTCCCGAGATTTGGGTTCGTGGCGCGTCGAAATCATCCTCGGCACCAAGTGAGCCTTGTTGCGGTGCTGGCACTTCTGGTGCTGGCTGGCTTGGGCTGTTGCGAGTCTTGACAGCGGCGAGCTTCTTCTTGATGTTATCGCCGAAGTTACCTACCAGGTCTTTGACTTGGTTGCCCCAATACGAGCCGCCCTTGGTCCCGCTCAGATCCTTGTCGAGATCACGCCTCCCGAGGGCATTATAAGCTTTCTTGAAGTAGAATTGAAGTTCTTGCGGCAACGCTGACAGGTGCTTCTGGACGAAGTTAGGATGCTTCTGGACCAGGTTGAGCATGAGGTGGAAGTCGGCGTTGTCGATCGAGCCGAAAGGTTCAGTGTCGCTGCCTTTCTTCTTGCGGTCATGTACCATGGAGTATTGGAGCAACTTCACGAGTTCGTTCCAGTTATCGACAGGTGCGAATTCGGATGACTGAACAACATGTGTTTTAGCTTGATCGCTGCCGATGTTGAGGTAATCGAACAGCATCCGCTTGGCTTCGTTCTTGTTCTGGGCAGTGAGATAATTGGTGATTTCTTTACCATTGACGATGTAGGTCGCCCGCCACTTCTTCATGCTGGAGGGATCTCCTAGATTCTTCAGGGTTTTGGGGTTGGAGATCGTATTGTTGGCTTCGGCGAGCAGGTCGAAGGTCGTATTCGAGACTTCCTGAAGGTTTACGAGGATTTTTCCCACGTAAAAATCCTCGCGAGCTTCTTGCATTGAATTATAGAATTCTAAAAACGACATTGCTTCTGTCCTTAGGGGCTAAGATTGATCGATTAATTCTATTTATAGTTGGCTCATGAGTTTTGGGCTAGTTATTTTCAATGAAGGTTGTTATACTTTTTCTTGTCGAAATCAAGTTGGTTGGGCTGAGAGGGTGATGACCATGAAGACTTGGATTGCTACTGATCGGGTTGCCCGTCGTGCCTATTTCAGGTTCTTGGCGAGGAATGAGCGAGCGGGATATGTGGTTCATGGTCACGACCAAGAGGATTATGAGAACGCACTGAATGACTCGACTTTTGAGGTCGGCGATTCGGTGGAGTTAGCGGAATTGCGGGTGGCTAATCTTGGTCTCAAGCCTTTTTCCTGGTCGGATGTCTTGAAGTGGAATCACTTGGCATTGAAGACCCTCATCAACGACTATTTCCCCTTGCTCCGCTTGGACGACATGCCTGAATATGGCGACCGGGTTTGTCCGGCGCACATGCTGGACCTCTTGATTCAGCGAGACCGGATTGCGTTCTCGGAGTGTCCCCCTACCGAGGAAGAATTCGACGCAATCAATGAGTTCCGCAAAGTCGTTGCCGAAGTGCTGGATTACACGATGAGAGACCTGATTGAGCGTCGTGGCGACCTGGCAACGAAGTTGGTAAGGAATAACGACCTTCCGGTTCATGATACGGATTACGTCTGGGGCAAGACCTACGAGAAGGAGCAGTTGACCGCGATCGAGTCCTTCGTAGGATCGCCGCAAGATTGGATTGTTTCGCGAGCTCCTCGGCGGGGCGACACGGTCGCAGTGATCCGTAATAATGTATATGCCATTCATCCCGAGACCAAGGAGGCTCTGAAGCCAGGTGATCGGGTTGTTGTCAACTCCGTCAACGGCACATACCAGAGAATCTATTATTTGGCTGACGGGGTCCTGTGGTATATCCCAGTGAAGGATGTAAGCGGTATTGGGTTCAAGATATCGGCGATTAAGAATGAATCGTCAAAGGCGGCTGGTGTTGTGGAGGTCGAAAAGTCGCCGTCCAAGTCTTGGAACTTGAATATCTATGCGGATTGCGTGGCTTTGGAACCGGTCTATGCAGACCGCCAGTGTCGGGTCAATCCGCGTCATGTCGCTGACGTGGTCGCATTAAGGTTCTTCGATTTGATTACGTCGCAACAGTCCAAGGTCTTGCTGGAACGGGTCTGGGACAACTTCGGTTGGTACGATGTTTTTCATCATGCTCGCGAACTCGGGTTGATGGAAGAAGTGGACGGCGACCTGACGGAGATCATCAAGCGGGTTCTCAATGAAAGCGAACAGGCGGTCAAGGATTACAAGTGCGGCAAGAAGGCTGCATTTGGTCGAATTATGGGCAACGCCATGAAGGCGTGTATGGGCAAGGGTCGACCCAACCAGATTCGCGAAGCATTGGAGCGAATGTTGGGTTGATTTTCATACCAAGGAGGGTGCAAGATGACAAAACGAAGATCGGTCATGGATCGTTTGACCAGGGCTTGGGAAGAACATCCAGGTTCGCTTGAGGATATTGCCAAGGAATACGTACCTGAGGCGAACAATCACGAGATCAAGGAAGTATCCATCAATTGCTCTGTTTTTTCATCGAGCGGTGAGAGTGCTAGGAGTATACGATTGACTCAGGGACGTGGTGTTGTTCCGGGTGGACAACAGAGAGTGATAAGGAAAGTAGATCCTTTCTCCTGAAACCACTTTGATTGACCAATTGGAGTTAAGTGATGGAAAGTGTATGGGAAGTGGTCAATCGGAATTTCCCAAGTTTCGTCGCCGGAATTCCTTTATCGGTCTTGTGCTTCTCAACTTCTTGGGCTCCTAGCGATAAATACATGTATCGCCGTCTCATTCAGCTTACGCACAATTATCCAATGATCAGGGTCGGCTATATGGACGTTGACCTTGAAGTAAATTTTGCCATCGTCAAGATTATTGGGATAAATCGCGTCCCGACTGTTGCGTATTTTGTACGTGGCTGTAAGAAGGATGTATTAGAGGGACCTCAAAGTCTCTTGACATTGTCCAATGCGGTGAAGCGAAATCTCAATGAAGCCGAAAGGATTCATCGGCTTTGGCAGAGACGGAATTCGGTTTGAAGGACCAATCCAAAATGGTAATCCCACTCGGCAATCATAGCAATGATAACTTTTTCCCCTACCTGGATGATCTTGTCTTGACTGATTATGATCGGTCAATGATGGTCGAGATTGTGACGCCTCGGCAGGCAGATGTCTTCCTCGATCGCATCGCTCAGAAGGACCCTACAATTGACCATCTTTGCTTGGAATTGTGTCATTGGGGCTTTGATGAGGCGATGGCGTGGATCTACAAGGTTCATTCTGTTTGCAAGACTCCCAAGACCTCGATGCCGGTGATTACCATTCATGGGGAAGTGGGTGACACGACCTTGGAAATGGAACGGGCGATCCACAATGCCGGGGCGATATGGCTCCCGCGAAGAGACGAGGAGTTTTTCGGCAAGGATTGTGCCACGATCATCTACGAAATGTGTATCCGCCGCAATATCGTGATGACGAACGGTTATGCCCCATTGGTGGAAGATTATGATCTGGAGATGATTAACAGCGATGCCAACCTCGGGATTCCCGATGCCGAATTCGAGGATCTGCTTAGGGAGAATCTCAAGGAGCTTAATAACGATTGAAAACGATTATCCATAAGATAACTATTCTATTAGGCTGGCTTGATCCTTGGTTATCCGTAATCCTTTTGATCATTGTGGTCGAGGCATTTCATACGAATTGGAACCACTTCAATCAGTCGTACGAAACGGCGCATCGACCTAATGCAGCCCAGGTGGGCAACCTTGACCTCAATATCGTCGTTCTTTCTCCGACTCTGTACCCGGATATTGCGGCGGAAGTGATCAGACAACGTGCCGTGAAGACCTGGAAAAGATTTTTAGACAAGAAAAATAATTTTTCATTTTAGATTAATATTGACACGCTTGATACTATATGTTATATTAGTCTTATTAAGTGAGATGTATGTGGGTATGGTGTTCAATGGCAACACGGGAGACCGTTTGGGTCTTCAATTAGAGGTTCGAATCCTTTTGCCCACACTGAACGCAAGGAAGCGGAGGAGATTGAGGCATAAACGTCCCTTATTGGAGGCGTTGACCGTTCCCGGTGGGGAACGAAGTCGCATCTGAGTGGTAAAGCTGCCCGAACTCGGGCTCGACCTGATGCGAGACGTATCGGTCTTGAGGATATTTAGGTTCGCCTAGGTTCTTGGGACGCTTCGGCACAAGGTTGCAGCCCTTGTGATACGTCAATGTTGTAAGAGAAGGCATGACCTTCCCCAGGGTTGGGGCTGGAAATATCCCTAGCAATGCCTGCGGGGTGTGGAGGGAGGCACGCCTGTCATGCACGTTCCGGGACGTCCAATGCCCGGCGTAGGACTTGTGTCGCGTGCTTTGTAAAAAGATGACAGGAAGAGCGGGTTCGATACCCGACCGGGCATCTCATTCTAAAGAATGTAATCAAGGAAGAACTAAGTAATATGGCAAAGACGCACGTGGCTCTGGTCTTGGACCAGAGCGGGTCGATGGGAACGACCCTAGTAGAGACTATTTCGGGTTTTAATGAACAGTTAGATACGCTTCGGGAGATGCGAAGCGTCGATCACGAGATCGGCGTGACCTTCACGGTCTTCGGGACCAAGGTTACGACCCATTTTGTGGACAAACCCATCGAGGAAGTCCGCAACATCTCGGAAGAGACCTATCAGCCCAAGGGCTGGACTGCCCTCTATGACGCCGTGGGGACGACCATCATCGCGTTGGAAGACACAGTGGATTCTGACCCGGAAGATGCCTACCTGGTCATGGTCTTCAGCGACGGCAAGGAGAATCAGTCCAAGGAATACACCTCCGATTCCCTGGCTTCGGTGATCAACCGATTGAAGGGTACGGGAAAGTGGACATTCACGTATCTCGGGTCGAATCAGGACCTCTCGAAGGTGGTTGAGACTCTAGGTGTCTCGGTAGGTAATGTTTGTAACTACAGTTCGGATTCGGCTGGCACGCTGACCGCCTATGCGGCACAGTCCCGAGCGACCAAGCGATATTTTGCGGCACGGTTCGTTGGCGAAGCATGCTGCGACTCCCTCTACTCCAGCGATGGATGTATCGCCGACGCGGAAGATGTCGTCGCTCAAGCAGATAGCAAGTAAGATGTAAAAATAAGAGAAAGGCAAGGTAACAAGATGGCTAATCAGACTTTATTTGCGGCACCTCGATACAATACCCCTGCGACCGACACCGTCAATCATGTGGGTGGCGTTGCCTACAAGCACACTGCCGACCACGCACTCGCCCAATTCGCTTTCACTGGCTGTTTCAATTCGACGTTCTATACCTCGGCACAGAGCCAGTTGGATGATGTCAAGCGACTGGCGTATGAGGTGACTCCGCTGCGTCTGGCGAAGATTGCGGTAGTCTCGCGAACCAAGGGGTTCATGAAGGACATGCCAGCCTATCTGACAGCCGTCTTGTATCTTCGCGATATCGACCTTTGGAAGAAGGTCTTCCCACGAGTCATCGACAACGGGAAGATGCTCCGTAATTACGCCCAGATCGCTCGGAGCGGGGCTGCGGGTAAGGCGATCAACCTTTCCTCGTCGGCTCATCGTCAGATGATCAACCGTTGGTTCAACACCAGGCGAAGCGAGACGTTGTTCAACGACAGCGTCGGGACCAGTCCGTCCCTGGTCGGCGTACTACGACAGGCGCACGTCAAGCCTGAGACCAAGGAGAAGGAGGCGTTGCTGAAGTACCTCTTCAACAACGAATTCAAGTGGAATCACATCCAAGCGATCCGCGAGGGCGGTACGCTCGGTTCCACGACAGAGGACTTGCCTTCGTTGGTCAAGCACTACGAAGCCTTCAAGCGGGACAAGAATGGCGATATCGGAGTTCCTGCAGTCGATTTCCGCTACCTGGACTCTCTGGGTCTGAGTACGGAGCATTGGGTCGAGGTATTCCGAAATGCCCCCTGGCACTTCACAAGGATGAACCTGAACACTGCGGTTCGCCACGGCGTTCTCAACAGTCCTGAAATGGTTGAGGTCATTGCTGACCGCTTGCGGGATGTCGATGCGATCCACAGGTCCCGAGTCTTCCCGTACCAGTTGTTCACTGCCTTTTTGGCGACAAGGAATTCGGTGCCGCACGCGATCGGCGAAGCACTTCAGGACGCGGTCGAGATTTCGCTGGACAATGTCCCTTCCCTCGGGAATCTGGTCATTGCCGTTGATGTCTCAGGCAGCATGGGCAACGCCGTTACGGGTGATCGTGGAGTCGGGGCGACCTCTGTCATCCGTAACATCGATGTGGCAGCATTGATTGCTTCGGCGTTGATTCGCAAGAACAGGTCGGCACGGGTCATCCCGTTCGCGAACGGCGTGAAGCCGGTGACGCTGAACAGTCGCGATTCGATCATGACCAATGCTGCTGTTCTGACCAAGTTGCTCGGTGGTGGCACGAATTGCTCGGCACCGTTGGCGTTGTTGAACTTGGAGGGCTACAAGGCGGATACCGTCCTGTTCCTGTCGGACAACGAGAGTTGGGTCGATAGCTCCAATTACTACAATCGCGGCAACGGCACAAGGATGCACGAGGAATGGCTCCGATACAAGAAGCACAATCCAGCCGCTCGCCTGATCAGCGTAGACATCTCGCCGAACACCACGGCTCAGGTCAAGGAGCGACCGGATATCCTCACGGTTGCCGGATTCAGTGACAATGTATTCGATGTTATGGCAGCCTTTGCCAGAGGTGGTAACGCCTCGGACTTCTGGCTCAACGAAATCGATAAGGTCGAGATTTGATTTTACGTGCTAAATGTCTAGAGAGAGAACAGCACCTCTATTCCCTCACGGTTGGGAAGATATATGAGGTACTGACCTGTAGCCAGTCGGCAGCGTATGGGATGCTCCGCGTTGTCGATGACTCTGGCGAGGATTACCTGTATCCTGCCGACTGGTTTTCTTTTGAATAGGATTATTTAAATGATGCTTGTATTGAGTGCTATTTGGCTTTTCTTCAAGGCGGTCTGGTTCTCGATTAAGGTGGCGTGGTACTTGATCAAGGTCTATCGCACCGGCAATTGGGTTCAGAGCTTCGCAGTTGAGAATCCCGACGCTGTTCATGTCGGCAAGAAGGCGATTAAGTCGATTAAGGTCGAATACAATGACGGGTCAGTCGAGACTTATTGAAAAATTTGGATTTTTATAAAAAACTTCTTGACTTTTGTGGATAAATATAGTATATTAGGTATAAGTTAATCACTTACAAACCTATGACCGGGTGGCAGGATGTTGCTACTGGTCAAAATGCGGGCAACGATCTTTCCGATGCTTGTTCCTGGGACTTGTCTTGGGAAATACTTAGGAAGGATTACATGGTAAAGTCTCTGGTCTAATAAACCGGCTCGACGAAGATTGGTTCAAACCCAATCACCCGCACTGCTGATTGTGAGTAGAACGAGAAATCCCGCCCTGGATTTGTTCTTACTTTGGGTCAATCAGCACCCAATTTTGAACGGCTAGCTCAGAGGTAGAGCGGCAGACCTGGATCTCGTCGATCCTTGTTCTGGTCTTCTCAACGAGGACTAGAAATAATAGACGGGAATACATTGCAAAACTGCGTGTCGGGCGGTTCGATTCCCCCGCCGTTCATTGCTCGAATATTGGCTAGGTGTACATGGTGTTTATTATGAATTCACTTGCCGTTTCTTGTCGAGCATTTTTAGAGTGGTTAGTTTAATTGGCAAAACGACGTAAAATTCTCTTGTCGCTTCTTGTCGTTCCTTTAGGGGTACGAATACTTAGATAGGAGTACATGGCTTTTAACCCGTTCTTGTAGGTTCGAATCCTACACCACTCGCTAGGCTGGTTAGTGTAATGGATGCACGCGAAAAAAGATGTCTTTCATTCTTGTCGGGGCTTCCCCGAATACTGTAAAGGCATTACATTCCATTCGGAGGACGAAGACCTTGTTCGAATCAAGGACCAGCCACTAAAACTGAATACCATGCGGAAGTACATTTAAGGTGATGCAACCTTTCGCTAACTCTTGTCAGTTTTAATTCAGAAAGGCAATCCGATGGACCGGATTAGCAAAGATCAGGAAGAGAGTAAAAGTCTCGACATTGAGACCCTTGATTTTGTCACGCCATTCATCGCTTCCGGGAAAGATGATGAATACATGAGGTGTGACATCCTTTCCCACAACAGATGTAAAGTGGCACTCGATATCGAGCGTCCTACCAAGCAGGTCATTGTGGTCCGCGATGACTTAAATATGCGGAAGGGCAAGATGGGCGCTCAGGTAGGGCATGCTGTTTCGGGATTTCTCCATGAGATCATCGACACCGGCAGGTTATACACCCATGCTGAGCATCAGTGGTGTACCCAAGACCGTCGCAAGAAAGTGATCCTGGCGGTTAATTCGGAAGCGGATCTCCTGGAGATTGTTCAGGAGTCGCAGAATGCTGGGATAACGACCCACCTGGTAACAGATAGCGGCTTGACCGAATTTCATGGTGTCCCGACTCGCACCTGTGTCGCCATCGGTCCCGATTACTCCGACAAGATGGAGAGCTTCCTTGGCAAGGAATCGCCCATGTGGGTCTCTGGACGGTTGAGGCTCTACTAAGAAACAAGTAGTCGAAGATTTAAAAGCCCTAGAGATATCTCTAGGGCTTTTGCATTGCACTTAACTTAATTAAGGCATATGCTAAAGCCGAATATCCCCCAACTCTCAGTGATCCTCCCTTCCAGTCGTCCCAAGTGGCTCGCCAACTGCCTCAGTCAATATCGGTCTCAGTCCAAGGGAACTCTAAAAACGGAGTTGGTTGTCGTGGTCGAGGGCGACAAGAGGGACTTCGACCCGATCCTCCATCATCACCGTGACCAGATCGACAGGGTGGTTTTCAAGGAAGTCCAAGGGCGATGGGGAGCCTATGCCAAGGATGTCGGTCTGAGCGAGGTCAGGGGTGATTACGTCTGCTTTTGGGATGATGACAACGTTTACTATCCTCACGCCCTGGCGACCTTGTACGCGACGACCAGCGAGCATGACTTAGGGATCGTACGATGTTCTCATATGGCTAGTTGGTTCAAGGAATTGCCCAGGAGCAGGCAGATCGAGTTCGGCAATATCGACACGATGTGTTTCTGTGTGAGGAGGCAACTAGCGGTCCAGGCGAAATGGGCAGACCATGCCGACAAAGGGACGGACTTCGCGTACATAAAAAAGCTGTTGGACCTGAAGCCGACCATTCGCTGGGTCGATATCGGCATTGGCGAGAAGCTGCTCGATGACATGAAAGGATTGTGATGCTCAAGGTCCCCAGGCTATTCCCCAGAGACCCCTCGCAGTATGCGATCATCTATCAATGGTGGAGCGACGTCCCGGATATCAAGGTGGTCGAGAGGAATTCGGTCGCGATCATTGCCTCGATGGCGACCATGAGATACCATTGTCCTGATGTCAAGGCATATGTGGTCGACTATTCCCCTTACCCGTCGGATTGGGGCGATTATCCCGAGATATTGGGATTCGAGGTCGTGAGGCAACGATGCGGATTGGCTGAGATTTCGTTCAGGTTCGAGAAGAAGCCGAATGTCCAGTTGCTCCCCATGGAAGACCGCATCTTCACAGAGATGCTCTCCAGACCGATCGACGTGTGGAATCTGTCGCACAAACTGGACCAGAGATATATCATCTACGCGGACAGCGACCTGTTCTGGAACGGGACTTGCTTACCCTTGGGGAAGGAAGCGGATTATTTGCATTCTAGGGGTGACAACGCGGGATTGTTCTATTTCGACAAGGAGTCGAGGAAGGCAGAAAACTTCCTGAATGTATGGATGTCATTGGCGATGTTGTCCACCAAGAACAGAAGATTCAGAAAAAGGTTATATGAGGATATTCCTTGGTACACAGTGATCCAAGACGAGATGTTGTTTCTGTACATCAAGAAAAATTTACCCGATCTTTATAATGACTGTGTTAAGGAATTGGACATCAAAGAGAATTTCCATCCCCACGATTATAGGTTAAATATCGGACAAATTACTTCCTGTAACGTATTGCATTGTATGGGAATGACCTATGGATTGAATCGCAGTCACGTTCCATGGTTGCTTCGAGAGTATCAGCCATGCCTGGAGAAGTATATCAAGCCGGAAGATATAGAGATTGTTTACGGTCCTATTTTGGAACATGGCGGAAGATACGGACTTGAGGTCGTTCGTGATGGTATTATGTGGCAAGACCAAAGTGCCAGGGATATCTACGTCGAGTTTGCCAAGCATTTAGGAATTTCCTTGGATAGCGTCAAGAAACCCCCTATATACACTACAAATGAGGGGGAATTTGATGACTAATCTTCTAGAGATATTATCCGATCTGGACAAAGTAACCGACAGTTTTCTTACTAACCAACCGGACCGAGATCGATTAGGCAAATTGATGATTGCCTATCTGGATCGTTGCGGCGAATTGCCGTATACTGACCCCGAGACCATAAGATACGCACAGAAAGTGTTGGGTCGGGCGATCATCGTCCATGCCCATAAGCGTTCTCCGGTTTATCAAGAGTTGATTGACCCGTCAGTTTTGGGGTCGTTGGATTGTCTGGAAAAAACGGTAGGTAAATTTTCAGTTTCTAAAAACGATCTCTTAGAGAAGGAGAGTTGGTATACGGGAACGTTTGATGCATTCGATAACAGGACCAGCGGCAGCACGGGAGCTCCCTTCGGCTATCGGATATGGAAGCATGGCTACAAGAAGGTGGAGAGCGATCGACATTATAGGATGATTCTCAAGGAATTTAGCATCGAAAATCCCAAGGTACTGTATGTCGAAGCGGCGTTGCCCGTGGCGTACGACGAGGTCAAGTATGGGGCAGCAACGATCAAGGTTGCTGACAAAGGCAAATTCAAAAATGAATTTGCCTGTATGATGTGCTCTCACGGCAATTTGGATGGTGATTATTGGAGTATCGTCTTCGACCCGAGCATTTATCTCCATACTGCCGATTATTGTAATTTCATTATCGAACATATTCAGAAGAATGGAATTAATGTGTTGATGGCATCGGGTGGGTTCTTCGAATTACTTACGACTTTCTTGATCTCTGAGGAAAATGCATTTCCAAAATTGGTCGATCTTTTGAGCAATACCGGGGATCGGGTGATCCAGGAGACGTTGGACTTCCTCAAGGAGACCGAGATTACGAGGGCGTGGTGTAATCATATGCGATGCTGGGACGGCGGCGCATCATTCTTCACCTGCCAGCATGGGACCTACCATATTCAGGACGAATTATCCTATGTGTATTCCACGGAAGAGGGGCGATTGGCGTCGGTGGACTTCCTGTCGTACCCATCACCATTCATTAATTACTTGAATGGTGACTATTGTTCAGTTGGCAATGAGTATAAGCGATGTGATTGCGGGCGGTGGTATAAAGAGTTCGAATTCCACAATCGTCGCCCGAGACAGTATTTGGATGCGAATGGCGGGTTCTACGATACGCAGGGAGCCATCAAGGAAATATTGGACGAATTCCCGATCAAGTTCTATAGCGTGCAAGACGGAAGTATTTCGATCGAGGAGACCGGACTGGCTGAGGAGCATAAACAGAAGATCATTTCGGAAATGTCGAAGATATTTGTGATGGTGTATTTCTTTAAAAACTCGGCATTGGCTGATAAGGTCAGTGCGATGGCGACAGGATGCGATCCGCCATGTGTCGCGCCAGCCACCTGTTTCGTCACTATGATTAAAGGATCGGGATATTCCTATACCTGCGGCACACCGGCTTAATCTCTCTGGACACACGACCTTGTTTTTGTTATCATTGTCCTCTGTTAGACCTAAGTGTGGTTTGAAATAGTAAGGATTTTGGGTAGCAAAAACAAGGGAGTGTGTCGGATGGGTTTTTCTTTTGCGTTAGGCTGTTTGTTTGCTTTTTTGGCGGCTGGCGTGTTCGTGGGGCGATTCTTCGCCAAAGAGGCTGGCGATCGGGCTTTCTGTACATATGCCTCGTCGATCTTGACGGCTATCAGCGTGGGGTTGGTCGGTCTTTCGATGGTTTCGGTGGTCCCGGCAGGTCATGTGGGCGTGGTTGTTGTTCTCGGAAATGTCCGTGAAGGTTGCCTCAATGAAGGGGTACATTTGGTCCATCCGTTCGCGGAAGTGATCGCCATGTCGGCGAGGACCCATACCTACACGATGTCGTCGGCGAATAGTGAGGGGAATGTCAAAGGCGATGATGCGATCGATGCCTTGTCGTCTCGCGGGATGTCGATGAAGATGGATGTCTCGGTGCCGCACCGTCTATCTCCCACGTCGGCGTCGTGGGTCTACAAGAATCTTGGTCCCAATTACGAATCGGAAATCGTGCGTCCGGCGATTTCCACGGCGGTTCGCCAGGCTGTCTCGCAGTTCACTGAGGAAGAGATTTATGCGACCAAGCGTACCGAACTTGTTGAGGTGATGCGGGATCGGTTAAATACGCAGATACGGAACATTGTGGGACACTATGGTAAGAATGCCCCCAAAGAGCCGATTGTGTTTCCCGAGGTTCAATTGCGCAATGTGATTTTGCCGCCTTCGGTGACGAACGCGATCAACGAGAAGATCGCGACCGAACAGAAGATCATCCAGGCTCAGAATGAGGCGAAGCGGAAGAAGGTCGAAGCCGAAGGCATCCAGACCTTCCAGGATATTGTGAGTCGCGGGATCACGCCCGATCTTTTGAGGTGGAAGGGCATTGAGGCGACCGTGGACCTAGCGACTTCGAACAATGCCAAAGTTATCATTATCGGTAACAGCAAGGACGGATTGCCGGTTGTCCTGAGCGAAGACACGGATTCTTCCCCCAAGGGACGATGACTTTTTGCGAGAAAAGGAAAGGTGCGAGATGACGGACCTGGAGAAGATGGATCGTGATGAACTGGTCGCCTTGGTCAAGACCCTCACGGAACAGAACGCAATCCTCAAGGATCGAAATCAGCGGAACGAACGGCAGATCGAAAGCCTGAATCGTCAACTTAACCAGATGAAAAGGACGGTGAACGACTATGTTCCTGAGATTGAGTACGATGATCGGTTCTAGGATCAAGTTGGCGCTGACAACGGTGATTTTGACCGTAGCTACGGGATGCAACGAAAACCCTGTGTCGTATTACGAATTGCCTTACGGCGCAACCAACTTCCAGGAGTTGGGCAATTCGTGGTATACGTTCGATGTGAATGTCAACGGCACGAAGAGGACGATCCTCTACAAGCACTACGGCATGAACGGACAGACTTTGGGTTTCACAGAACTCAAGCCCCGGTAACACATGACCACCCAGAGCAACAAGCCCGCGTTAATTCAAGGCATTGATTACTACATTAATGCCGAAGGCAAGTATGTGTTCACTGAACATTATTTGCTAAAACGCGGGCGATGTTGTTCGAATGGCTGTCTCCACTGTCCCTACGGTTACAAGAAACCGATTGCCCTGAAAGGACCAACTCATGAAAAACAATAAGATGTTGGCTGTATCGGTTCTGTCTTCGATCGGCATCGCAAGCACGATCGCTGCGACCAAGCTTGCGATGGACGACAAGGGATATTTCTGGTTCTTGTCCCTGGCATTTTGTGTCGCGTATTGGGCATTCGAAATCCTCGTAAACGAAGGGGAAAAATGAAAAGAATCGCTCTCTTTGTGCCGGAATACCACAGACCAAAGACGATTATCCCTAGACCTGAGCCGCCTAACTGCATTGAAATTCACATGAGTCTAGCGGTAGCATCGGTGGTCGCTGATATGTTGGGACTTGCCACATCTGGGGCGGTTCGGTATACGCCCGAGTTATTGCGAACTCGCTTAACCAATAGCGTCTATGCTTACACCCTCAGGATGATCGCTGTTGGTCTTAAGAAGTCGCATTTCGAGGATTTAATTATAACTTTGCGTCATATGCTTGATTATGCTGTAAAAATCGGGGCACTTGTAGTTTTCGAGACCATTCCTGAAGACAAGGATTAACCAGAGATGTCGCTGCAAAACACGATTCAAAGCCGGATGATCGACGCCATCAAGAGCAAGGATGCCGAATCGCGTAATGCGTATCGCTTCCTTAAGGGCAAACTGGACCAGGTTATTCAGCAGCCGGTCCCCGATGAAATCGTCATCGCCCTGGTCCGGACCTTGCTGCTAGATGCCAAGAACAATCCTGGCACCTTCAGCGAACGGGAAACCGAGATCATGCAGGAACTGGTTCCTCCGGTCTTGGACTATGCTGCTACGAAGCAATACTTGGTCGATAACGGCATCGATCAGCAGGTCAAGGCGTCCCCCAAAGATGGTCACGCGATCGGCGTTGCCATGAGAGCTTTCGCTCAAGGCAAGCGATGCGTGGCTGGCGATGTCGTCCGCGCCGTCGTCTCCGATCTCCGATCCTGAGATCGGCGAATACAGAATGACCTTTCCTCGAACCACCAAGATGTTATCTTGGTGGTTTTTTAATGAGTTTAAATGTCAAGTCGGAGCGATTGGCAAAATAGTGGACGGTTACTGCCTCGTAGAAAAATGCCGGGGTTCGTTTCGGGTCCATGCCCTTGAAATCAAATCGATTGTCGTACTTGTTGGTGAAATAATCAAATACCTTCAGGAAATGTTTTAGGTAGTCGGCAAAGACCGAACGATGGCAGATGAAATTGTTTGCCCAGAAAGAAGGACCATTTGTACGCGGCATACCCGTCCATTCGGCAAGCTCATCAATGAATTTGTGCATGCCTATATTGAAGAAACAAGTCGTGTCAATCCACTTTACTGGATCTGCTAGGTCGGCAACCAGGACCACCTTTTCATCAAGAAGATATTCATATTCGTGAAGGTCTTCTAATCTGGCTATGCCGCTATGCATGTACTTCTGATTCCATCTCGCAGTCGCCAATCCCACGTACTCCCTGCCCTCGAAGCGATCCATCAGGTTTGGGTCAAGGTAAATCCTCGATTCGGCGAGGTTATTACGCTGGTGTCTATCGATCGCCAATCGATTGAGATTGACCATCTCCAGGTAAGGACGGTTGGGGGTCAAGTTGAACAAGGTGTGGATGTGGCTGATCACCAGAACGCGAAGTCTCTTGGAAATCGATTCTTCTAACCTGATGGCAGGGGTTGACCAGGACGACCATGGTTTTGGTCCGGTATAGTGGCGAATGACAGCCGAATCTCTGGTAGGTAAGTTATAGAGGAAGACAGCCGGATTGGCGGATTCCGGTCCCCACGGAGTGGCATTGTAATGGACTCGATCATTGCCGGTGCGTCCCGGATAGTTCAACCCCCAATCCTGGCGTATCAAATCAGTCTTGTTGGTTTTCTCCAATGCCCATATCAAAGCTCCCTGGTCATATAAGGAAATCAAATTTCTGATTTCCTTATCCTTCGCGGCAACAAGGATAATTTCTTTCCAATGATTGATTAAATTTTTATCTCTTGATGGAACAATACCAAGTACCCCAGCATTGGGATAAAGGTTGGAACGTTGATTCTCAGGGATGTAGAACTTGAGGGATTTGTAAAGGTTCAAATTGTTGGCGATAAATATGCCCTGCGGTGCGTGAATGCATTCTATGACCAGAGGATTCTCGGCAATAAGCCAGAAGGCTGTTTCTAGTGAGCCTCGGACGATGCAATCTACATCGAGCCATAGTGTGTATTCAAAAGGACTGTTTTCAATATAAACAGGTTTATTCCATGTTTGCCAACCCTTGACGCTTTTATCGGGGAAAATGAACTTGTCGTTCAGGTCGAGAACTGTGATGTTGCGATCGAGGCACCAGGCTCTTTGAACAGATGTCAATCCCAAATCCACCACCGCGAACCCAATGTCGTGGGACAGTGTCAGAGAGTAGTAGAGGAGTTCCAGCCCGGCAAACATCTTGGAATCGGTTGCGGTGAGGACGCCTTTGTTGCCATCGATCTTGACGCGAGAACGGTAGGCGAATTTCTCGTGAAGGATCGCTTCCAGTTGGTTCAACGTATAAGATTCCATAGAATAATATAGTTGTTTGACCTTGACAAGAATCGGATTTTAAACGAGAATGTTTTTCCAATAACTAAATAATATTATCATGAACAGCAATGTCCAGGCACAGATTGATTGGCGAGATCCCAGAAATGACGGGATCGGTCTGCGCCTGGGAGTAGTCGAAGGACCGAATTTTATGTTGCTTGCAGCGAAAGCATATGAATCGTTTGGATAGATTACCCCCGCCAGTTTGAACTTGGCACGGGGAAGCTACCGGCAACAAAAGGCTTCCCTTCTTCGTTTTGGACGGAAGCCAGGTCTCAAAGTGAAACTATTTTTTTGGGGGTCGATCAATGAGCGAAGTTAAGACGGAAACTAAGAAGAGTCGTCCGCTCACATTTGAGGAGCGTAAAGTCCTTGTATTGAACAAGAGTTGGGCACCGATGCGTACAGAGACGTTGGAGAAAGCCCTCACCAAAGTATGCAAGGGAGTTGCGCGAATCATCAACCCCGAAGATTATCAGGCAATGACCTGGGAAGATTGGAGTAAGTTGAAGCCGCTCGGGGATGAAGGTATCCGTACCGCCAACATGGTCTTCCGGATACCCGAGGTGATCCTGCTGAACGAGTACAACAAGCTTCCTATGCCCCGCAAGACCTTCTGTCGTCGTCAACTTTATCGCCGCGACGACTACCGCTGCCAGTATTGCGGCGACCGTCCCGGAACGTCAGAACTGAACGTAGACCACGTCATCCCGCGAGCTCAGGGCGGTCAGACCACGTGGGAGAACTGCGTCATCGCTTGCGTTGCCTGTAACTCCTACAAGGCTAATCGGACACCGGAGCAGGCTGGTATGAAACTCCTGAGTCAGCCGACTCGACCCGGATATAAGCAACTCCGACAGGAAGAGTTCGTCCAGATTGACAGTTGGCGCAGTTTTTTGAGTGAAGCATATTGGTCTGTACCATTGCAGGATTAACGCCAACAAAAAGGAGAGCAATTTGCTCTCCTTTTTTCATGCACTCGACGCCATTCCCTTCATGTATGCCGCTTGGATCAGATTCCGCCACTCGGGGTGTTCTTCCAAAGAATCTTTATTCAAGAAAAACCTGATGAAGGACTTGGTGAATGCGACTTCAAGGTCGGTCGCACCGAAGGGCAATGGTGCCTCGCCAACATAATTCCGAATGACCCGTGGCGTAATCCAATTAAACATCAGATACTTGGCAATCAACTTGATCATGGTCTCGTCTTTTCGCTGTTTGTTCATCTCGAAGAAAGGGTCGTAGATCGCGATATCGCCACTAATCTCCCGGACTTCACCCGGCTTCGTGGTCTGCTTGTGATTGTAGTAAGTCCTAATATGTAATGCCGCAAGTCTGGGATATCTCGTATTGAATCCCTTGAGATATTCTTTGAGGTCAATCTGATTTCGCGAACTCTGAATCTCACGTTGATACTCGTCCTTGACCTCTTGACGCCCGAGCAATGCCCTGATCGGTGGAATTGCCTTGATTCGCGAGAGAACCTTCAGGAACCTACGACCGCGATCAGCCCACTCATAACGAGTCCAAGTGTTGGAATGCTGGTCGGGGTCGGGATGATAGTGCTTGTAAATTTCCTGTTCGGCATCCTGGACCATCAACTTGACGATCGCAGCCGCCATCTCCTGTGTCGGCATCTCCAAGGGATATCTCGTGTTCTTGTTGCCATAGATCTGTGCCCCCAACTCCCTGAGTTGCGAAGGTTTGTCGCCCCGGCGAGCCGTGAAGATATTCAGCGACCCCGTGATGCCCGCTGGCTTGTCGTCCCATGAGGACTTCTCGTAAGACACGCTGATACTGAATGATCCCCAATCGTAACTCTTCTGGATGAAATAATTGGTGTTGTGGTGCGACGGGGCGGGCAACTTGAGACCAAAATAACGCATAACCTCGGTTGCCACTTCCTTCAACTTGACAGCCGACTCATTCCGTTCCTCGGGATTATCCTCGGCAATTGCCTGGTCCATGAAGGTGTGAAACTTCACTACGACCTTCTTGATTTGGTCTTGGATAGACCCATAGTAGTTATCAATGAAATTCACGTGAACTCGCTCGCTATCCGAACCATGAGAGGTCGCGGTCATCAAAGAGATATACATCTCATGGGAAAACTCCCGCAGTCCGTCCTTGCTATCGCCTTTGGAATGCTTGCTGTAGACCTGGAATTCTCTGCCTTGATATTGTCCGATGATCTTATAAGTCCGCTCCGTTGGGTTGGAATAGCTCTCCATCCTGTACTTGCCGCGACCAAATAAAACATCGCTGATCGTCGTCAAGGACTTGATGATGATGTTCGGCTGGGCATTCGCCGTGTTGTTCTGGATCAGATCAACAACTTCAAGATTATTTGCGTTGAACACGATGGTTTGTTCGGGTTCATTGGGGTGGATGGCGCTGGTGCCGGGATCGATCACGCCATCGTAGCCAGCCCGCTTGAACAGAGCATTCCATGCCCCGTTATTGCGTCGATTCGGAGCAACATATTGGTCGAGGATTTGCCAAAGGATCTGCCCCGGCTCGGTGCCTCCGTAGCGGGACGGATTGTCCAAGGTGGCAATCTGGTCCTGGAGACCCATGGTCGTGAGAATCCTGGCGGCTTCGTCTCGGGTCAATGTACCCAAGTTGAGCAGGTTTGTCCCCGGTTTGATTTTTAGCACGAAAATATAAGGCATGTTGAAGAACATGTGGTTCCTTCCGAATTGAGGGCTGAGGACCCATTGCTTGGGAAACATGTAGATGCCGTGAGGGTCTCGGTGCGATGCCCTCGGATTCACCCCCAATTTGGGGATGCTGCTGAAGTGGAACCACAGGTCGGGATCTTTGAGCCGAGGATCAGTTTGAATGCGGTTGAACAGATTGGGGAGAAAATCCTGAACCGCTTCAGTCCTCAGAATGAATTCCTGGAACTTTGACATGCCAATACCTATATAACAGTTTTCAATATTTAGATAGAACTTAATGATAAATTAACTAATTTAAAGGCATGTCCAATTTCGTTATTGTTGGTGACCAGTCCCATGCCATGAAAAGCCTAGCCACTTGCCTCAAGACAATCCCCGACACAACCGTATTCGGAGAACTCTTCAGTCGCCTCGACCCCGATGCTATGGAGCAGTTTGCCGAAGATAATGTCCTGATCCAGATGGACCAAGACCCCATCGACTTCCTCACAGATCAAGTCTTCCAGCGGGAAGGCTCGACCGGTTTTCTCCTGGCACAGAATCAAGCTAGGTGTGCCGCGTGGAGCCAGGTCTGGGGATTCATACGCAAGAATACCCAGATCGTCCATGCCGTCCAAAGCCCGATTCAGTCCATCCTGGCGAAGTCCAGGGCATTTTATATCTATGTCGACCCAACTGAGTTCACCAATATCATCAAGAAATTCGAGATGGACCAAGCCGACATCAAGTCCTATTTTAAATTAGCGACAATGATCTCCATTTCCATCGACAAGATCGAAGACCAATGGAATGATCTGCTCTGGTTCTTGGAATTGCCCTACATTGACATAGCCTCCCAAGACAAGACTGATCCCAAGGCAAGGATCGAGAACTATCGGGACCTGGTCAAGGCTCTGCAAGACACGCCCTATCTGCCGTACCTTACACAAGAATAACCCATGAATCGATCTGTAGTTTATATCACGAATGAGCATCCGTTCTATCTCCGGATGGCGTTGACGAGCATGGGGATGCTCCGCAATCATAACAAGGACATCCCCGTGAGGATATTCCTGGTCCGAGACCAATCATCCCAGACCATCGAACGCGAAAACGTCTCCAAACATACATCGATCAATGTCGAGTCCACAGACCAATTCATTGAGACGTGTAAGAGCATCGACGTCGAAGTCTTAGATCGTCCTCCCTTGATCTATCCTGGGGAGGAATCATTCTTCCACATCAACCGCAAGTATTTCGCCGAGTTGAAGGAGGACCACATCCTCTACCTGGACGCTGACACGTTCATCTTCGGGGACGTAGAAGACATCTTCGACCATCATGAGTTCGTAGATTTCGCGGCGTGCGAGGCGATGTGGGCGCGTCGAAGGGGCTGGAATCCTGGGTTCCTGCCGGTGCCGGTTGGTCCGTTCTCGTCGGGCGTGATGTTGTGGAATAATGGCACGATTCGCGACTGGTGCGACCTGTTGCCGAGGTACATGGCGGATTTCCGTAAGAACGAATCCACTTTAGCCAACTGGTTGCGCACGCTTCACAGCGATTGCCTGCTGAGGGAAGAATTCTCGGTGACGAGGCATGTCTGTATGGCTGGTCTCGTCCACAGCTTCATTGAGAAGGAGGATTGTCATCTCATCGAGAGCGAGCAGGACATCGACGATCTTGGCAAGTCGCTCATCTTTCATAGCTACACTCCTAATTGGAAGAAGTGCTATGCCAAGCTGTATCCCAAGAAGGTCGGGAAGATGAAGTTGGTTTTGGCTCGACCAAATTCTTGACTTCTGTTTTGAAACATGCTTTTCGCAAGGAGATTAGAACAATGATACTTCAGGAATTGATCCAAAAAGGTCTCTGCAATCCTCCCAAGTGGCTTCCGACGAATTGTGCCTACTTAACAATTATCGGGTCCACAGCTTACGGCACTTCAAGCGATTCATCTGATCTTGATATCTATGGATTTTGTATACCAAGTAGAGAGACGCTATTCCCACACCTTGTCGGTGAAATTCCTGGCTTTGGCAAGCAGAGAGAAAGATTTGGGCAGTGGTCTGAACATCATATCTATGATGCCAGTGCCATGGGTGGACATGGTAGGGAATATGATTTCACGATTTATAATATTGTGAAATATTTCCAGTTAGCGATGGAAAACAATCCAACCATGATTGGTTCTCTTTTCACACCCGCAAACTGCGTCCTTCATGCGACCCATGTTGGCAATATGGTGCGTGAAAACCGTAAACTCTTCCTTCACAAAGGGTGCTTTTCGAAGTACAAAGGGTACGGCTACAGTCAGTTGCATAAGATGTCGACCAAACAACCTATCGGGAAACGTAAGGAAGATGTGGATCGAGTGGGATATGATTCCAAGTATGCAATGCATCTCATCCGTCTTCTGAATGAAGTTGAGCAAATCCTGATGGAAGGTGATATTGATATCCAGCGCAATCGCGAAGAATTGAAGGCAATTCGGCGAGGAGAATGGACCGAAGAATATCTTAGGCAAGTAGCGGCAGAGCGTGAACGTGGACTTGAAGAAGTCTATAAGAAAAGCACATTGCGACAAAATCCTGACGAACCAGCAATCCGTCAGTTATTGTTGGATTGCCTGGAACATCATTACGGATCGTTAGAGAAATGCGTGGTCAATCCCGACCAGGCTGTCCAAGCTCTCCGCAATATTCAAGCGGAGATCGAGAAGGTTCAGTCGTTGATCGCGTCCTGAAGTTCAAGCAGGCGATCTAGTGTGATTCTCGCCTGCTTGAGCTTCCGAGCCAATTGGTCATCGGGAGCCTTCGTGATCGTCAAGGGGAAGACATAAGGATCGGGATCAGGTGCAGATGAAAAGGCGTTGAGTCTTGCCAAGTTCTTACGGGCAAGACTCAACGCCTTTTTCAATTCATCTTGGTTGTGGGGCTTTTCGATGATGACCGGGATGATGTATGCCATAAATGTATTTATGGCGTCAAGAACTGCTTTTACTTCTTGCGGGGCTTGGCAACCTTGGCAGCTTTGGTCTCAACTTCTTCGGCTTCTTCTGCCACAACGGACTGTTCTGGGGCAAGTTTGACCGTCAAAGTCTGATGATCAAAGACGTGAGTGGTTCCGATAGCGCCCTTTTCTAGCCCGAGGCGGGTTTCGATCTGGGAGATTGTATCTCGGAAAGCCTCTTGGAGGGGCAGGAGAACTTCACGGGCGATTTCGCGTTCACGGGACTGGAGGCTAATGATGATGGTCTCTTCGGTCCTGGTCAGCTTCAGTTCGGCTGTATTTTCTTCCATAACAATAATCCTTTAAAATGGGTATACATAATGTAAGAGTAATTAAATTGAAATTTTCACAGGAGATTAAAAATTAACCACATCGCCAGCGGGGGAATTTCGATACGCGGTTGTGCCGACGTGACCGCTACCATCAATATCTCGGTCAAATATGGACCAGGGACTACGGTCTACCTGTGCTATCGCGCCACCGAAGGAGTTCTTGAGAAGATTGCGATTAAAAAGGTCAAGCTGATCCGGGGGTATACTTCGGACAATTATCCTCTTGCCCTCTACTTCGACATGAATAACTTCATCTACAACGAGGACGAGCTTTGCACCGAAAGTGAGGCAATTGCCCGTGCTATTGACTACTACACACACCTTATCGAAAGCATCGAAAATAAGATTTCCCAATGTTGAAACTATTTTAACATATCGTTAGTGTTTTCAGAAAGAGATTTATTACATTATGTTACAATTCGATACGATCCTCAGAAATTTGGCTCTTGGTTCTTTCCTGTTTACCTTCAGTTCTTGTACGCCAGTACAATCGACCATTCCTCAGAAGCCCAGCAACTATCGTAGTGTAGTGGAACACGTCGAAAAAATATCAGTCATGATCGACGCCAAGGGATGTACCGGAAGTGGAATTGCGTTCCATCGCGGGGGATCGCTTTATGTGATGACCAATTTTCATGTGATTTCAAAATCGATTGAGTTGAGCGACGACGGCAAGGTGGTCTTCAATGATGTTCAGGTGGTTAAATATCCTGTTTATGACGGCAGGACATGCGGACGCCGGGATTCTGCTGCTGAAATCATGACGGTCTCGGATGATTACGATCTTGCTATTCTCCGAGTTAGGGACGGTAATTTCGTGGAAGGAGACGCGGAATTCTACCCTGAAGACAAGGAGATGCCATATGTTGGGATGCCGGTACTTCACGTGGGGTGTTATCACGGTCGGATTGCGGCTGCTTCGTTGAGTGATGGAATTATTGCCTATCAAGGTCGAATCAATGATGGCAAGGTTTACGACCAGGTGACTGTAGCTAATTTCCCCGGTTCGAGTGGCGGTGGTGTTTTTGATTATGAAGGCAAATGTATTGGGATATTGACTCGAAGAGCCGACAGCGTTGTCGGCTTCATTGACCCGATCCGTGAAATTCGAGCTTGGGCAAAGTTGGCTGATGCCTTGTGGGTGGTTGATAACAACGTGCCGGTGCCGCCTCGGGAAAAATTGATCAAACAAAGAGAAGAAGTCGGTCGCAAATTTATCTTAGACAGAATCAAGAAAGTAGTGATTGATGCTATGAACAAAGAAGAAGGACAATAATTAAAATAGGCATTTACGAAGTTTATATTGATTCCATGGTTGACTCTCCATTCTGTTGGCGAAAACAAAGTGCATGCCTTGACATCCTGTTTTCGGGGCGACCATCTGAGGTTCCAGGATCGGGACGGTTGACTGGCGTAGTATCTGGAAATTGCCATTCTTGGTAAGAACATGAGCAATGATGCCTTGGTCGTCGAATCTATCTTTCCATCCGGGGGTCTTGTCGTTTGAGAGCAGGTGCAGGATACCTGCTTTCAAATCGAATCCTGGAGGAACGCCGTAGATGCCAGAGTTGATGCGTAATCCTGGCGGCACATATCTGTCATAACTGCCTAGAGACCTGTGTAAGCCTTCGTATAGCAGATTGAAATTAGATTCTAGGAATTGGTCAATGATGGGGATTTTATCGAAGATTACGATGTCGTTGTCCACAACGATTTCGTGAACATTCATATCGAGTCGCGGCGGATAGAGTTTCCACATTTCATTCTTTGGGGGATACGGCAGGGAGTCGGGCATTTGCTGGAAGAGATCGACCTTGATTTGTTTGAGTTGGTCGAGTTGTTTTGGAGTGAGACCATTCCAACAAACGACATACTGAAATGTTGTGCCATATGTCTGTTTTATCTTTTTAACTGATTCTTTTAGTATATAAAATCCTTGGTCACTAACTGGACCGAGAGTCCATCTCCAAATAGGTTTGCCTTGAGGACGAAATATGCTTTCCATATTTGTTATTTATTCTAAAGATCGGTTAGATCAATTTTTAATTGCCAAAGAATGTATCGAGGAGATGGAAGGGGCTTCATCGTGTCAAAAAATCCTCTGCGTTGACGGCACGACGAACATTCAGCCCGATGGCTGGGAAGTTGTCGAGGTTGCCCGTCCCGGCATTCATTTCAATTGGGCGATGATGTGGCAGCGAGCGATCGAGATTGCCACATTTGAAACAGTTTTGTATCTTGATTCGGATCGTATTTTGCCATTAGATTATCTTAATCGCATCGTTCGCCAGGTGAAACCTAATACGTATCTGTACAGCAAAGAATTGTATCAATTAAAAGATCACTGTAGCTTGGATTCTGTAAGGCAGATGCGGGATTCTAGGGAACTGACATTGAAACGGGCATTTGTGGATTTAAGATTTCCTTGTCCTCCCCCTTTCGAGTCAGTGGGGGTGTATTATGGCAAGAATGCGATTTCCGGCAACACGGCATTTTTAAAGAAGACTTATTTAGAGGCGGGCGGCATTGATCCTGGATATGAAGGATACGGCTTCCCTGATACCGAATTCTTCTGGAGATGCCTGCAGAAGGGGTTTAAGTTTGAAGTTATCGATTGTCATGAGTTGCATCTTCACCATCCTTACGCTGTAGAGCATCGGGTCAGGGCGGTCATGAATCTGTATAATGCCGCGAAGTTCTGCAAGCAATGGTCTCTAAGACCGAGCAACCAGATATTACAGAGGGCAAAAGACTTGAAGGTCAATTTCGATAAGTTGCCGCAATTCCCAACATTGGAATTAGCCTTACAGAAGACCAAACCAGTCAGGATTTTCTGATGTTGTATCATCGAGAAACATTTGCCGAGATCAAAAATTTCATCCTAATCAAGTACGACAAGACCGCTGGGGATGATCTTCAATCAGGAGTAGATTATAATTATCACCGTTTGGTCCAGGAACGGTTATTTGACTTCATGGTGGACCAATTGCAGAGGATTTATCCTAGGTCTTACATTCATGTAATTACGGATAAGCCGATTGCTAGGGGCAAGATGCTCATCTCCCATTGTCTTTCTTTTCCTCATAATTACCTCAATAAATTTCTTGTATGGGACTTACTCGATGAGCCATCCATGTATCTTGATACGGATATAATTTTACATTATCCTTTTTTGCGTCATCACATCATTACGGAAAATTCTTTTAATCTCTATAATTATTTTGATCAAAACATACAAGAAGGCAGTCGAATTCCCTTTGTCCGTCCTGTGCTGAAACATTATAACTGCGGAATAATCTGGATTGCCAAACCCAGCAAGGGATTTAGCGATGTTTTGCTGAAAATACATGAGAAGTATTTTTCAGATGATGAGTATTTGGTAGCTAACGGGATGATGCCCAATCAAGACGAGCACGCTGTTTCTTTTTATGTTGAGACAACAGAGTTGGAAATGAAATTATTCCCGGAAGTGAATCATAAAGGATGGAATAAAGGATTGCTGTTTGTGCAGTCCTCCCACTTCCCTGGCAGGCGGTTGAAGAAGCAATTGATGGAATATTTGGGATACGAAGTTTCAAATCATGGTTTTTGATTTCCAGCACTTCATGATTTTACCGTAAGCCCACTGGAATCGTCGCCATTGTTCTTCGGTCATCCATTCTTGGGCGTGGACCGACATGGCTGTGACGCGGGCGACGAAGTTGCGGAGGGCGAATTTGTCCTCATTTGCCAGGAGAGCCGTGACCAAATCGGGGCTTTCGTCTACGGCTTCCGCCAGATAGAACATAAAGGCGCAATTGTTGATTGATCTTCTGGCGACCAATTGGTTTGTCATAAGTTGGTTTAGATTTTCATAGATGTTTGGAATATTTCGATGGGTCTTTTCAGGACCTTGAAAGTGGGCTGTGTAATCATCAACTATGCGGTAAGGTTGGTTGGTGGATCGGCTGTATATGGTCAATTCTACTAGTTTTTCGGATCTCGGCAAACCATCCGGTGCCTTCCTTAGCCAGTCTTCGAGCTTCACCAGCTTGTGCGTGGTCGTGTTTTTGAAAAAACAATCGTACAGGCGGTATTGGTCGACCATTTCCCTGTCTTGGTCGATCACCTGGTTCATTGCATGGCTCATCGAGATGCCTTTCTTGGAGGCTTCTCGAAGGAAATTGGTCGGATAAAGGATCGCGCCTTCCCACAGGCGAGGATAAGAGATATTTCCGTATTGATCGAAGATTGCGAAATATTCGGGATTTGTTTTGCCTAGTATAATGGAATTGTGGTCATGACATAGTTGAACCAAATCATGAATTTTCCTTGTGAACATTATATCTTGCTGACACAGCAGCACGACATCTGAATCGATACGGTCTAAGAGAGGCAACAACAGGTTGCCATAAAAATCGTAATGCCCATTGCTTCCGCAAGTATTAGAATAAATGTATTCTACGCCATTTCTAGGTTGTAGATTATTCCATGGAAAGGTGAAGAGAAGAATTTTACTTTTCAGAGACCACATTAAATTTTTTAGATGAAGGTCGGCTCCTTTAGGGTGTTGGGCTACTGTTGTTATGGTGGTGACCGACGTCATATAAACACCTTATTTTATCAGAGAAATTGTATGGTTGACTTGACATTATGCTTGATAACTTGCGGCGAAGACACTGAGAAGGAATGTCTTCAGGCAATCCAGCATGAATCGGCAAATTTTGCTTTCGAGGAAGTTCGTAACGTACGTCCTCAGGCAGCAGCGAATAATATGGTTATGGACAAGGTTAAGACCAAATATTTTATCCCCTTGGATTCCGATATTGTACTTTACCCAGATTTCTTAACTCGAATTCGAAAGTATATAGAATCTTATAAAAACGAAACCTGGTATCATATTTGTATACCTCTTTATGACACTCTTTCCGAGAGGAAGATTATGTCGCTGAAGGTCATGCGGCATGATGTGTTGGCGTCAAATCCGTATAAGGATGTCCGGGTTCCAGATATTGAGCATTATCGTCGGTTAGAGGCTATGGGGTACAAAAATATCAATTTGTATAATCAGGTAGAGCCAATTGGAGATCATGTGGTTCGTGGTCCACAACGATGTTATTTCCGGTACAAAGACACGTATTTAGCATATCGTTTGTATTGGGGCGATGAACATGCGCGTAAGAAATCGTATATCGACTACAAGTTTTTCATAGAGAAGCACGGCAAGACGGACAATTCGGATTTCTTGTATTGTCTTGCCGGGATGACTGATGGTCTTACCCGGTCGGAGGACATGCATAAATCTAAGGATATGAATGAGCAAATGGTTATTTCTCCTGAGGACTGTTTGAAAATCTATCGGAAACGATTCTTAAGAAATGTGATCATATAGGGCATTGTTTTTTGGGCAAATTCTTACCAATGGGACCAAATATCTTTTCTGACAATGATCGCAGTTCATCGTCGTTTATCATTCGGAGGAAATCTCGATTATTACGATAAAGTTTCCAGCGATCGAAGTAGTTCTTATCGGCAAAATCACTCTTTGCTCCACTCATCGCCTTGAAATCGATGCTGTTGTCTGTAAGGTCGAGGTTTAATGACTTGACGATGTCGGCACGATAGGCTTCATCGACAACCCATTGGTTGTAATTGACCACTGTGACCGAGGGTAATTGGGGATTGTCTCGGAGGAATTCCTTGGCATGTTGTTTCCATAAGAAAACCGGTTTCTCACCAGACCAATGTACTCTCTGGTCTTGGGGCGGCCAGTTTTCTTTCTTGCGGATACGGCTGGCGAAGGTGTTGTAGGGATCTCTTAATACCAAAACATCAACGTCGTCTGGGGATGCTGGGGCTGGGACTGATAGGTCCCAATCTTCCAGGTTGAAAAGGAATATGTCTTTGCCATTGCCAGAGGTAGATGAAAAGTCAGCATAGCATAATGGGTCATTTTTGAAATGATGATTGGGACATTGCCTAAGAATCCATGTCATCACTGCATGGTGTCCCGACCGTCTCATTGCAAATACTCGTATATTTCTTGTCATGACCTATTTGAGTTTGACACTCTAATATTTCATGGCGAAAACTGATTATGATTATTTAATAGTAGGTTGTGGTATATTTGGAGCGAGTTTTGCCCGACAGGTCATGGACCACGGCAAGAAAGTATTGATTATTGACAAACGAGATCATATAGCCGGAAACTGTTACACCAAGAATGTTGAAGGGATTCAAGTTCACGCCTATGGCCCTCACCAATTCCACACTAAGAGCAAGAAAATATGGGATTTCGTCAATCGTTTTGCGGAATTTAATCATTTCAGGTCTCATATCAAAGCTGTTTATAACGATCACGTCTATTCGATACCTCCCAGCATGATCCTCTTTAATCAATTATGGGGCATCAAATGCCCTAACGAAGCAAGGAAGCATATCGAATCTGTTCGCGAGGTGCATGATCGTCCTCGCAACCTGGAGGAACACTTCCTCAACAGCGTCGGGCGGCAGATTTACGAGATGTTTTTCCAGGGATATTCGACCAAGCAATGGAATAAATCGCCCTCAGAGATTGCCGTCTCTACGGCGAAGCGAATTCCGATTCGTTATACCTGGAATGACCGATACTTTGACGATCCTTACGAGGGTATCCCGATCGGCGGCTATACGAAGATGTTCGAGAACATGATAGATGGTGCCGACTTGAAACTCGGCGTCGATTATTTCGACGATCGCGAGGAATGGAATAAGTCGGCTAAGAAGGTTGTTTACACCGGTAAGATTGACGAGTTCTTTGATTATCGCTTCGGTGAACTCGAATATAGGTCGTTGAGATTCGAGGAAGAGACCTTATCGCAATCGGATTACCAAGGCATAGCGATCATGAATTATACCAATTTGGAAGTACCTTATACTCGAATCGTAGAACACAAGCACTTCGAATTTGCCAAGACCAAACATACGGTAATTACCAAGGAATATCCTGATGACTACGACCGCACGAAGATTCCGTACTACCCCGTCAGTTGTAACGAGTCTAGGAACCGACATGTCTTGTATCAAGGGGAATGGGACAAATTACATAACATGATTGGAGGTGGGAGATTGTTTGACTTTAGTTACTACAACATGGACCAAACCATCGCGTCTGCCTTGTCCCGAGCAGACGCGGATTTGAAGAAAATAGACATCAGCCGACAGTTGGCTAGTGACTGAAATTAGATCGGTGAAATTGAATAGTCAATGAATTGCATCTTCAGTTGGAATTCGGGGAAGTGGGAACCATTGGCGAGATTAGAATCGTGCGAAGTCATCCAGTGACTCTTGATTCTTTTCGAAATGATCGGGTTTTCCTTGAAGAAATTCTCTACCGTTTCGGTTGATGGCGATGCGGAGATGACTTTAAAGCCGCTCTTGTCGAACCAACGTTGATAGGTCATTTGTGGGTGGATGGCTCTCTGGGTGCAATCCCCAGAGGGGATGCCCAAACGAACCAATTCTATATCTGAGAACACGAGATGCAAGAATGCCTTGTTGACTTTCGTGTAGGCATGGGTTGCGGTACGAGAACACCAAGGGTGGCATCTTACAAAAACTCGACCATGTGGCTTACAAACAGAATGGACTTGTTTTAAGATTTCCTCTGGCTTGGTATTGGCATGGTCAAGGACATCATAGAGCAAGATGATATCATAGGGACCATTCTGCTTCACGGTGTCTAACGAGGTCGTAAGAATCACTTTACGTTCCTTGTCGGTCCATTTTTTCTCAACATCATAACCGACGCTACTGGAAGCTCCCAATTCTAAAGCCTCTTCAGCCATCGCTCCATTGCCGCATCCGAAATCAAGGAATTTCTTCTTGGCAAATGGTTCTTCGATCATGAAATCCAGAATTCCTTGTGCCCGAATCTTGACTTGTTCTTCGTTGTTTTGGTCGCATATCATGTCCGGCTCTACGGCTTCGGGCCATTCTTTGCTTGACAACAAGGCTTTCAATTCATCGAACTCTTCTAGATAAAGTTTATCTTCACTCGATGACATATAAACATTTTGATTTTTAAGTTCTAACAAAAGAGATTTAATCTCTTTCATGTAATTTTCCATGCGAATCAAATATTCATCAATCATGCTATAATTCCTTGAGATTTAACTCTGTTAATATAGTAGAAAAATCCAAAAACATGAAACCTCTTTGGCGATGGACCTGTGGCAGTTGTTCCCAACAAGGACTGGAAATCCTTGAGGAATCTGTTTTTCGAACTCTCAAGATATTGGGAGAAGAGAATTGGGATTGGGTGATTTGTCATAATGGTCTGACTGACAAACAATATGATTTCCTTCAGTCGATCGTGGCGGGACGCCCCGTGGCTTTGCATCGACAGTCCTGGGATGATTGCCCGATTGATGATGAAGCGTGGTCTCCTATTCGACCCGATGGGACGGTCGAGCTTGACGGTAGTTCGTGCGGCGGTACTCTCTGGAAGGTCTGCCCGCCTAGGATGCGGATCGAGTCTCACGAAGTAGTCATGGATAACGATCTGGTCCTCCTGAAAAAACTTCCCCAGATTGAAGAATTTCTTCATTCCCACAAGACTCTTATTTTAGAAGAGCCTGTGCGATATTACGGGCGATTTGCAGCTCTGATTCCGCTCGAAGATCATATCAATAGTGGTCTTATGGGATTCCCGCCCGGTTATGACTTTGGTGCGAAAATACGACAAACCTGGGAAAGTAATGGGCGACACAGAAGAATCACCCAAGAAGATGAACAAGGGCTTCTGATGGCTGTGATCCAGAGCCATCCTAATATTCGCATCAAAAAAGAAGAAATCCGAGAATTACTCGCGGGCGATCCCCCGAGAATCGCAGGAGATGAATATGGCTGTCACTTTGTGCAAGGGAATCGTACTTCTTTACACCGATCCTGGATCAGATACAAACAAATATTTCACGAAACAATTCCATTTATTTAAGAAATAGAATAATGACAAACGAACAGTATTTTGAATACATGAATTACCCTCTGTCGTCCTATGAGAAAACCACTTTGGTCGCATCGGGTTGGTTATTCAATGGGGATCAAGCAATTTATAAAGATGATTGGGATGGCTGTATGGCTTATGGCATCCGACAAGTTCGAAAAATTCTTCTGTCAATTCAGCATCGTGAATTATATTCTAAAAATAAAGGCAATTGTAAATTGGTACTGGAGGAATTGGGATTCTGATGAATATCCTAGTCACGGGCGCGTCGGGGACGTTAGGACGGGCAGTTTGTAAGCAATTGATCGAAAGTAAGCACCAAGTGGTCGCATACAGTCGAGATCCATCGAGGCAATTAAAATATTGTCCTGATTGTATCAGGGAAATTGGAGATGTGCAAGATTCTCAACGACTCAAGCACATCATGAAGTCCCACAAGATCACAGGCGTCGTTCACACGGCTGCCCTGAAGCACGTGGACATCTGCGAGCAAAACCCCTCACTCGCCGTGGCGAGCGTTCTGGCAGGCACTGAGAGCGTTCTAGGGGCTATTGAAGCAATAGGCGACCAGATCACCCACGCGATCCTGGTAAGTTCCGACAAGGCATGCCATCGAAACCAGGTCTATGGCATGTGCAAGTATCTGTCGGAGCGATTGGTCTGGGAATACAGCAAGCGGGTTTCCGGCAAGATCCACTCCATTCGCTTCGGCAACTTGTTTGGCTCCGACGGGTCAGTATTGCCCATCTGGACCAAGAAGCTCGACCGCAAGGAAGATATCCACCTCAGGCTCTTCGACGGTAAACCGGCGATCCGCTTCGGCATGACCGCGAATCAAGCAGCCCAATGTCTGGTACGCGCACTCCTGGACGGTAAGATACCCAAGGGAACTTTTATATGTCCTAAAGATGTCTGCTGTGTCGATATGAAATTGTGTGCAGAGGTATTGCTTGAATTGAAGAATTCCTCGTGTCACATCATCGAGGCAGTGGCATTGTCGGGCGAGAGCCAGCACGAGATGATGTATAACGAGGATGAGGCACGATGTTTATCGTCCCATGAGTACGCCTATAGTTTCGGGGAAGATGTGGGATCTCCGGCAATTGCTAAGATAACCGAGAAAGAGACGCCCATGAATCGCACGAAGACCAAGCAATTCGTCAAGAAGGCATTAGCGGAGATGTCCGAATGGATGTAATCAAAGTCAACGAATTGATCAAGACGATCGAAGACTCTCTCCAGCAACTAAAAAAGGAGATTAGTTCCAATCCCACGGTCAACGTCAAGGTGAATGGCGGGGCGTGCAGGATACGGGTCGGAAATCAGGAATTGGTCACAGAAAGGGTCGTGTCGCCTCCGTCAATTTTCCAATTGATCGACGGACCCGACTGGCCCGAGGCAATCGATGGGTTCTCACTTTGTTCTCATGAGAATGATGAAGATAAGATGATTCGTGCCGAAGGGATCATAGACTCGATCATTGAGACCAATCTGAAAGACGCCAGGTTTCTTGATTTTGGTTGCGGCGAAGGTCACATTGCTCGGTGTGTTCTGGATCGCGGGGCAGCGTTGTCGGTAGGATATGACATCAAGCCTATATCATTAACCAGTGCGAGTCCCCGGCTGAGGTTTGTCAATTATATTGCAGAGTTGGAACCCAAGGGATTCGACGTGATCTTGATGTATGATGTACTTGATCATTGCGATGATCCCGTGAGCGTATTGATGCTTGTCGGGCAATTGCTGGCACCAGGCGGCACGGTCTACGCCAGTTGCCACCCTTGGACTTCGAAGCATGGGGGACACTACTACAGGCAGTATAACAAGGCATATGCCCATCTCGTGCTTGACGAAGCCGAGAGCCATGCCAGAGGGATTCGTCCCGAGCATGTCATGAAGTGGCTGAACCCGCTCTCCAGTTATCGCCAATGGTTTACCTTGTCGGGGTTCAGCATCAAGAATGAAGAAATCATATCCGAGCCTCTTGACCGGTTCTTCGTTGAGAACACATTTGCCTATGATGCCCTGATGAAGAAATTTTTTGGAGTATGTTCCCCGCAGGAGGCGAGGCAAGCATTAGAAATCGAGTTTGTCGAATATACATTAAAATTGGATTCAGTGCATTGATTACATTTACTTTAATGACGTGTGGGGAAGAGACCGAGAAAGAGTGTCTGGAGGCGTTCCGAACGGGGGTCAGGGCTTATCCGGATAAGGTGACATTTCAAGAGGTCAGGAACATCACGCCAGCGTCGGTTGCTTTGAACAAGATGTTCGATCTATGCAAGACCAAATATCTTGTTCCTCTGGACGCCGACATGATCCTTTATCTAGGGTTCATGGAACGGATCACGTCAGCCATCGACAAGCATCCCTCGGGATGGCATTCACTCTTGTTTCCCTTGTGGGACACCTTGACGGCGCGAAAGATCATGGCACTCAAGGTCTTCGACATGGACATCATCAAGAACTTCCGCTACCAGGATGATCCTTGTCCGGATATCAAGCATTACAAAGATTTGGACAGAGCCGGATATAAGGCGGTAAACTTAATGGAAGAACAGCCGATCGGTGACCATGTGGTCCGGGGTAATTTCTTCTGCTACGCGAAATACCGTGACCTTTATATGGTGACTCGGTCGCATCCGGAAACGATCCTGGAGTCGCATTTCATAGGCGGCAGAGATCTGAAGAGCCGCGCCAAGAATCATTTCGATTTCTTTTCGATCGCTTATCAGAACACCGGCAACGTCGATTACCTCTATTGTATTTCCGGCATGGTCGAAGGTTTGACCAACCCGCTGACGCATAAGAGCAAGGACCTGAGCGATACGAATATGAGGATTTCCCTCGGCAATGCCGAAAACATCTTCAAGTCATGGTACAATAAAAACAGAAGGATATTCATGTGAAATATGGAATTCAGGCGAAAGTCGTCTACCGGGGAACAGGACTTATTCCTGTGGTATTTTATTTTCAGGTGATGGATGAGAAGCCTACGTTGGCTGACTTGAAAAAAGTCAATGACGAACTGCAGTGGGAATATTCCGGATTGCCCATCGCGGAGCATTTCGTGGTTGAAGAGGCGTTGCCCGGCATGGCGGATTATTACGCAAAAAGTGATCCAAGCAAAAGTGTATTTCGGAGTTTAGCGCCGAAGTACGAAGAGAACTGGAAAGACTGTATCAGCCCCCCTCACTTGTATTGACAGGATATTATCCCGAGAGGATTTAAAAACTTACGGGTGGAAGCATAATAGATGATAACAATTTTGGTGTTTTATTCACCTGATCGCAAGCCGCAATTTGAGCAGATGGTCGAATGCATGGGGGATATGGACATCTATCCCCAATGTCAGAAAATCCTTCTAGTGGATGGAGAACCTAACGCGGACCTACTCGGCTGGGAAACCCATCAGGTTCCTAGGCATGGGGATTCCTTCAATTGGTCGAGGATGTGGGAAGTCGGCGTTGACAAGTCGAGGAACGATGTCATTCTCTACCTCGATTCTGACCGCATTTTGCCTAGGGACTACCTGAGACTTGTCTTGTCTCGAATCGAGGACAATCGCTTCCTCTTCTCCCAAGACCTCTTCACTTTCAAGAAGCCGATGGAGACCAGTTTGGTCAAGGAGTATCGCGACCGAACCACGCCTGACATATTGAGGCGGGATTATGATGACCATAAGAAGGTTTTGTGGTATGACCCAAGGTATCGGTTGCCTTGTGAGGGTCCTGGAAAGGGCGTCATGTCGGGCAACACGGCATTTACCAAGGCGACTTATCTTCGGTCTGGCGGGGTCGATCCGTTCTATGCGGACCATGGGGCTTATGCGGATAGCGACTTCCACAAGCAGTGTTACGAGATGGGTATGGAGATGTTCAATCTAGGAGTATTGGAGCTACATCTTTACCACGAGAAGGTCTCGACATTGAAGCAACTCACCCAGAGGGATGTTGAAATTCTCTGCTTGAACAACTACATTTATTACTGCTCAAAGTGGGGCATCGGTTTCGGGCGAGCTAGGCACATCGCGGCATGCCTGAAGCTGAGCCAGTGTTTTGTCAAACGAGTCCGAGACCAGCTTGATGCTCATCTTTCGCTGCCGGAAAACGAGCGAACAGCATTTGTTCCCCTTATGCTTTGAGGATTTGGGCTGGGTCGGATTGAGTTGGGAGTAATATTTTCGATTAATCATAGCATCAATTGAGTTCTCTGCCTCAGTAATTTTTTTTTATCAGCCAATAAATCAACATCGGGATAATCGCTGGACCGTTCGACCAGATGAGACCCATGCCAATGGTGATAGATCAAGGCGACATCGTCGATGGAATATTCTTCGCCATTCAATGTGCCGTATCGGCTCGGCTTGATGGTAGTCATGTACTTGATCTTAAAACCATCAATTCTCATTTGGCGATATGCCTGAATGCCGACATCGAAGCCCTCTGGGGTCACCCTGTGTCCCTTATATCCGGGGGTTGCTCGCCAGTCAAATTTCTTGGCATCAGCGGTTTTCATGAAGACGCACGCTGGGCGGATGGGTTTCTGAGGTGGTCCGGCGACCGTGATCACATCGTATCCTTCCAGGGCTTTAGAGAACAGCTTTATCCACTGACTTGAAATGATATGACAATCAACGTCCAGGATCAAGACGTGTTCGGTCTCGACCGCCTTCAGCCCCAGATTTAGCCCCTCGCCATGCGTTTTCTCGCCCTGATTGACGATGGTGCTGGCGCGTGGGTACTTCTTTGGTGTGTGGGAGTTTTCGACCACTACAATCGGTGTAATTGGGTCAATGGATTTGAACAAGACTTTCAGAAAATCTTCCGAATTGTAATTGACGGTCAATATTGTAATCAAAGAGTTTGTCTCCTAAGCAACGCGCGAAGCGTGTCTTTCCAAGCGGCACTTTCCGGTCTTTCGGTCTTGAATTTCGGATGTCGATCAACGATTGCTTGCAGGTCTATATGGTTATACGCTAAACCTAGATAATCCAGACACTCCTTCAATGTCTCCTGGGGACGGGCTACCAGGTCATCGTAATCGACCTTGAGATAATTGACGCCATTTAGATATTTTGCCCAATCACATCGTTTGACATGGTTTTTGTAGACATCAAGTAATCCTTCCTTGTCGAGATGGACGGCTTCATCCATGTACGCATCGTAAGATTTTTGGTCATAGATGTGGTCGATCTTGGAACGGAAGAAAATGTATGCAGAGACTGTCCTAGCGATGATATCGGAACGTTCGAGCCAGATGTATTTGAGATCTGGAAAGAGAGATTCCATGAGTGAACGGTCGTTATGGTCGAGTAGATAGTATTGGTACTGCTCCATGAGTATCTTGAAGAGGCATGGCTGTTCGGTCATGAAGCTGACTTTGTGTCGAAGGTAACTGATGGATTCTTGACGATTCGCCGGGGTTTCTCTGCCATTAAGCCACCAAGGGTCGACATGGTGATTCGGCGCAAGGAATTCGCGGATCTTCCGTTGAGGGACCAGGGACTTGTGACCAGAATGAGCTTCGGGATAATGGAAAAGACCTGTATCTCCTAGCATGTTGATGAGATAGGTCGAGCCACTACGGATTGCTGATAGTAGGAAAACATTCATAGGAATAACTTTGGTTTCTTGTCTTTGATACCTCGGGTCAAGCTTTCTCGCTTGACCAATTGTCCGTCGTGGCGTCCCTTCCAGGTGCCGATGAATCCAGTATAGATGCTGGGACCACAACGATTGTAGAGTTCTTCAAAGAAGATGGCATCGTGATTAATGGCGATCGGATAAGGGAAACGAGCCCCGTACATCTTGCAGCACGACGACCTGAAGGCTACTTGGATTCCGTCTACCTTTCTTGCCGGATTGATTGGCTTGCCAAACCATCCGTGTCCTTTCCAGTTGGGGTTATCGCTGTATAGTCGCTTTGTTGCAGATGCCAGTTCAGTCATTGGGTTGAAGACGTATGTATTGGAATAGCAACTCAGACAATCGGGATGGTTGTGGAAGAACAGGTTGAGATTGACTAGGTAATCAGGGCATATTTCGTCGTCATCGCCGATCATAATGACTAGGTCGGCATCGGATTCGTCGATCGCCTGGTTCATATAAAGACCGATGAATGTCCCTTTACAGAGGCTCTTCATTTCAGGACTCATTTCGGTGTTGAAGAACCTGATTTTCGATTTCATATCCTTCAACACCCGTTCAACAATCGGCTGGCCGGGTTGTTGGCTGCCGTCGTCGATGAATGCTAATGACCAATTTTCGTAGTATTGGTTCGCTGTGGCGATACTTCTCAGGAGTCCCCGAACCAAGTTGGGACGTTCGAAATAAGTTACTAGGATCAGGATTTTCGATGACTTGTTCACTCTTTTAAGAGAGTAGTTTTCAAATTAAAAAGATAGAATCTCGATGACCCATTTATGGACTAATGATACGATCAATACGCCAAAGTTTTACCACCATGATCTTCTGCGGCAACTCTCCTTGAAATTCAATGTCCAACCCCGAGAAGACCATCGGGCGGCTTCGGGCGTACACGTTCTGATGGTGTTGGCACGCTGGCTCTTCCAGAATGCCGAGTGGCTCAAGAGTCTCAGCGGACCTAAAATCATCGTGGAGCATGACGCCTATCTCAACTTCATGCCTCAATCGCCCTATTACAAATGCTGGACCAAGTTGTATCGTGCCTGTAATTTCGACCTTATTATCTCGTCGGGCAAGGAAACCACATATCGCCTTAGAGAGGAAGGACTTCCAGCCGTTTGGGTTCCAAAAGGAACGAACGCCGAATTTCTGACGGTCCCTAATCAATCTCGGGGGACCATGGGTTATTTCGCCTGCCCGATCGCCGAACAGGAAACCGGCAATCAATTCTATTTCTACGAATCCCGATATAAGATGGCGAAGAAACTGCAGGGCGTCATCGGTCCCATCGCTTGCCCCTTCGGGGAATTCGCTTCAGTGGTGTCCGGTTATTCAGGAGTCGCGACCAATGATGAGACCATGAATGAACCGATGGCAAAGCAGTTCGAATGCTCGGCGTTGGGATCGGTTGTAATTCGTGATTACCAGCCCGAACTCGAAGACTTAGGTTACAAGCACAAGGAATCTGTCTTATTTTACCATGACTTTGACGAACTTATGGAAATTATCGATTATTACAAGAACCATGCAGATGAGTTAATGGTTATGGGAAACAATGCTCGAAAAGTTGCTGCAAATCATACATGGACCCACAGAGCGCACGAGATATCCAAATGGGTTCGACACTATCACCCAACCAGGGCTTTCCTCTGATGAGTCAATTTCACCTGCTAAAACCATTGGATAATCAATTGGTTTTTATGGGAATGTCGTGTGTTGGGAAGACGGAATTGGCTAATCTGCTCAAGAAAGATTACGGTTATCGATACTATTCCTTCGATGCACAGTACGACTACCGGAAGAGTCGCCTGCCGGGCTTTTCTCACCGAAAGAACTGGCAACGAATTATTCAAGGATGTGAAGGAAAGTTTGTTCTCGATAATTGGACCACCGAGGACAGTCTCGGGCAGGAACTTTATTCACAGAAGCCCGAAGCGTGTCTTGTTGTATTGTTCGATCATTACTTCAATATCTTACAAAGGTATCGGGTTCAGGTCAAGAGCGAGGACGCTCACCGGATGATGTTCGAGAAGATGTATAAACATACTCCTTTTGAGCAATACAAGAAGGTACGATATCTTGCCGTGGAAGGGGATAGCTACAGGGAGTACGACTGTGTTGGCTATAGAGAATGGATCGGTAAAGTCAATTTGAATTTAAAAATCAATGTGGACCTAGTATGATTGAGAATTACAAAGTTGTTGCGATCACCCCGGCTGGAAGGCAAGCCAACCTTGAAGTCCTCGAACCTTATGTCCTTGCAAACAAGGGACCAATCGATTCTTGGATGATATGGGTCAATACACCGCATCAGGTAGACATTGATTGTATTCGGTCAATGCAAGCAAAGAATCCGGATTTCATTCGATTGGTCTATCCCGAGATTCCTTTGAAGCCTGGCTCTCGACCGCAGGCACCGTTCTTCAAGACGGCGATCGACCCTGAGACTGTCTATGTAAAGTTCGACGATGACATTTGTTGGGTTGCTCCCGATGCCGTAGAAAACCTGGTCAGATTCCGCCTTGGTCACCCGACGCCTTTGTTCGTTATGGCGAACACGGTGATGAACGGGTATTGCGCCTACATCCACCAGAAATATGGGGCGCAAGACTTCAAGATTGACGGACAATACGAGCGAATCCCGCCCGAATTTGCCAATAAAGTCTGGAGTGACGTAAATTATGCCGAATATGTCCATAGGACATTTATCCATGATTGGTGTAATCAGGATTTGGAGAAATATAAATTTGAGTCATGGGAACTCTCACATTACCAGCGGGTGGCGATCAATTGCATTGCGTGGAAAGGAAGCGATTTCGCTGAGTTTGGAGGGATTATCGACCATATTGATGAAGAGCTTTGGATGTGTTGTATCAAGGCGAGGGAGTTGTCGCGACCGAACGTCATCTGCGGTAAGGCGATGGTCGCCCACCATGCCTTTTACAAACACCGGAAGCCGCATTGTGCTGGTAGGGAGATCGATCCCAAGCTCCTGCGAGCCTACAAGCGAATCTCTCAAGGGTGTAATGCCAAGTCGGTCTGTGCCGTCTTGGATGCCAGGAAGATGCTTTAACTCACGCTCGTAGGATATAATCAGCAAAGGAGATTTCCATTTGGTATTGAGGAAATTTGGTTCCGTTTGCTAGGGTTTCTTCATATGAAGATTTCCAGTGAGAACAAATCATTTGATAGAGCAAAGGGTCTTCCTGCCAGAATGGCTCTAACCAATCTCTCTTGACCTCTTCCTTGATCTTGTGAAACCCCGCTTTGAGGAGCCAGTCATTATAAGTGGTCAAGGGATGGACGATCTTGTGTGTGTAGATGCCGGAAGCTCCCATTTCTTCGAGTTCTTCATCGGTGAAAAAGTAATGAATGTATGCCTTGTTTTTGTTATTGTATGAATGATTGCCTGTACGGGAGCACCAGGGATGACATCTCAGGTAAACAACACCTTCCGGAGCTAAAATTGTCTTTATTTTATGAAGACAGTCTATGGGGTGATCATCCTGCAAATGGTCTAGGACATCGTAAATCATCACGAAATCGTAAGGGGCATTGTCTAGGATTTTATTCCATTGATCAGTCAAATAGGTTTCAGTATCTCGCCATTGGTGGTTGATATCATAGCCGAAAGCAATGGCTCCGCGTTCGCTCGTTTGTCGCGGCACGTACCCCTGTCCGCAGCCGAAATCGAGAAACTTCTTACCTTCCAGGATTGAATGGGACAAATTGAAATAGTCGAGTATCGAATTGGCACGCGATATTTGTTCGGACTTAGATGAAAGGTTGACAATCAGGTTGGGGTTGACAGCGTACGCCCATTGCGTGCTGTCCAAGAGCCATCGCAAGCGATCAGGGCGGAACATTGGTTTGGTCTCCACGATCAGGCGAACGACCTGATCATGCTGGGCTACGCAAGATGCAAGTAATTCCTGAATCCGTTTAGGAGCCATTTCTTCGAAGATCATTGAGGCGTTTCCAAAATATAGTCAATGTAACAAATCTTGAGCATATCTTCAGGAAATTCTGTTGTAGTGTATAGATCTTTGAGGACTGGCGACATGATAGAACCTCTGAAGACGTTTTCGACCGATTGGGTTATGTTTCTCGCGCGGCGGATCATCAACCCGGCTGCGGTGATCCATTCGCGATAGGTTTCCGGGTTGATGACTCGTTGCGTTGGCAGCGAAGTTATGCCCATCTCCTTTAGCTCTAGGTCGGTCAAGTAAAGATGGGCGAAGGCTTTGTTAAAAACCCTTAGATTGTCCATGCCGTGGCGAGAAGACCATGGGTGACACCTGAGATAAATCCTTCCTTTGTCGCTAAGTAGATGTGATGCCATGACCAATCGATCTATCGGAGACTGGCTGTATTCGAGTGAATCGTGGATGATTACATCATAGGGACTTAATGATGTAGCTTCATCAAAATCCGTGGTGAATTTGAGGTTGTGATTTGCTGGGAATCTCGACCATCCCAGCGATTGGGGGTTATAACCCACCGCATTGGTAATCTTGGAGGCAGCGTAAGCAAGGTCTCCGGGACCGCAATGGAAAACCAGGACATTCTTATCTTTGAGAGGAAGGTCAACTAATTGGTCAAGCATCCTTGAGGCACGTTGGGACCTTTCCTGGTCGGAATCGATGACGAGATGGTAATCAGGAACGGCTTTGGGCCAGACTGATCTGTAGATCAACTTCTTGTACTTGTTGGCGGATAGTGCGATCCCCTGCCTAGCAACTTCTTTGGTCTTGATCGACTCTAAGAAATTACGTATCTCATTTAAGGAATTAATGAGCTTATCAATCTGGGCATTGCTTATCTCTGGCATGAATATAATTGAGTTATTGGGGAAATGATTACTCAATTATATTATGGAAATAGCGACTCTACTCAATGTACATGGCAATTCCCAAGTGGTCATGGATACCATCGATTCGATCAAGATGTATATGACCAATAATATCTTGGTTTTGACTGATGGGGCAGCGCATTGGAAATCCAAGTCGATTCGAGGCAAGGCGGAAGTGCTTGCCAGGACCGATCCGTTCGTTGATATGTTGCCGACATATCAAGTCGAAGGGTTTTACCACGGGCGGTCCAAAAGTCCCTACAGGAACTTGACCTTGGGCTTGAAGACGTTGGGAGAAACGTGGAAGGCAGATTGGTATTGCTATATCGAGTACGACTGCCTCATTGCCTCGGCAGATTTCAAGGAAGACCTTGAGGAGGCTGCCCACCGTGGGGTCTGGATGATCGGCAATGACCATCGTTGGTCTAACTATGATTTGCCATTGGTGGAGAAGATCGTTGGTCCTTTGAAAGAAACTCGCATTTTGCTGGGATGCTGCGTCTTTTTCCATCGCAAATTCATGGAATCGCTACGGGAAATTGATTTCTTTACGAGATTCCTTCATCTGACCAATCCGTTCCAAGAGTCCGTGCCCGGTTTTGACGAGCAGGGCGCTTACGATATCGGGGAGATCATTTATCCTACATTGGCGGTCCATCTGGGAGGTAAGGTGGAGCAATTTGCTCATTTCAACGATCAGATCGGTTGGTCGGGCGATGCCGAGCGTTATCCGATGCGATTCAGACCGGAGATCGGGTCGAATGGCGACCCTGAATTCCCCGATGCGAGCATTATTCACCCCCTCAAAACCTATAACCACCCGCTCCGAGATTATTATCGTGAGCGGAGAAAGAGACAGAGAAATTGGAAAACCTTTTCTATACACCAAGCCTCCTAGGGTTCGTATTCGATATCGGCGATTTTTTCACACTTGAACATCTCAAAAAAATTATCATAAGCTTTGTCCAAGGATTGGATGCTGAAACCGAAAATAAGGTTTACATCTATCGTCCCGAAATCCTTGAACTAAATCGCTGGCTGAGTGAGAGTATTGTCGATATTGCCAAGTACCAAGAAGACCGGCGAATTGATCCCGAAAAATCGTTGGTACAGACGATCAAGGTTCTCGGAATTGATGATGAAAATGCCAATAAGCATGTGCTTTATTTTACGGATCGCGGGTCAAATTCAAGGCATCGCCGCGTGTCGCGAGCTCTGAATTTAGATTCTACCTTGAATGCCGGATGTCATTTCTGGTTGATTGAAATGGGGACAAAGCCGGATGTCTTATTACAGGCATCTTCTCTGTCTCACCCTCGTACTTCTTATCATTTATTTGGTCATGGAGATATCACTCCTCAAACATTGAAAGAAATGGTTTATGCCGAGAATCACACAAGTCACACCACAGCAGCAGACGCTCCTGCTCAAGGCGAATCGCGAGAACAAGGTAGAGAAGTGGACACCCCTGACCAATAAGACGATCTTGTCCGAAGTGGACTTGATCGTACCTTTCCATGGGCAGTATGAGAGGTTGAGTCGTCTGATTCAATCATTGTGGGATACGACGCAGGGCATTTACTATAATCTTTGCCTGGTAGATGATGGTTCACCCAATAAAGACTTCATGGACCGGATCAGCAAAAGAGAAATTCCGAGTGTTATCTGCATCAGGCATGAGGAGCAGCGCGGTTTCGGGGCAGCAATCAATTCCGGCATCGGTGCCACCAAGAGTCCTTGGGTGGTCATCTTGAATTCTGACGTGGAGTTCGACAATGGGTTTTGGCTTGCCGAACTCGGGAAGGTCTACCAGGATTTCAGGGACCAGAATGTCAAGATGGTGAGTGCCAGATATAGCAATGCGCCACTGGGTGATAAGCGAGTCGAAGGCAAGCGAGGGGATCATGTCAAAAATGAGGTAATTTTGCCGGATAATATCGAACAGATTCTTGATCAAGACATGTTTTTGCCTTTTGTTTGTGTGTTGGCTCATCGTGAGTTATTTGCTCGACTTGGTCCAATCAAGGAATATCCATTGGGATGGTACGAAGATTTGGAATTCGCGTGTCGAATGCATTGCCATGGGTTCAAGCAGGCGATTTCGGCGAGAAGTTTTGTACTCCATGCTGGCGCGGCTACCGTCGAAGAGGTTTGTACAAAAGATAAGAAGCGAAAAAAGATTTTTGAAAAGAATTTTGATCTCTGTTGTGAGGATATCAAACTACTGATCAAGGAAGGTGAATAAGGTAATTTTGAAAAAATGCGATAACGTCGATAAATAATCATGGGAAATTTCGTTTATGGAGGATCTGCTATGGCATTTTTCCGTTGTCTTAAGTCGAAAACAGTCACTAATCAGAACACGGGTGTTGACCTTGGCAGCACCACCACAACAACCTACACCTTGACCAATACGCCGATCGTAGCCGGTACGCTGACCGGGACCATCTTCGACGGCAATGTCGCCATCCAGACCTTCGAGGTTGATGTTGATGGGTCATTCTCGTTTGATGATATTGGCACGCCTACAGCTAAAGCCACCGCCGGGACGCTGAACTTGGGGACTGGCAAGGTGGTCTTGACCTGGAGTCAGGCTCCTGGATCGAATTCGGCTCTCGTGAGCTACACCGGACTTCCGGTTTACAAGAACGTCACCATGCAGCAATATGGGGTCACCTGTTCGCCACCACTGAACCCACTTTGTAACGTTTATAGTCGCGCCTATATTGCGGCTGTGACAGTTTGTATGCAGAGCCTCTGATTTTTAACCATCTAATTTCACTAGTGCAATCAAAAAGAGTAAGTCGAAAACTTGCTCTTTTTGATTGCACTTGCTATATCCTGAGAACTGTGCTACAATGCACAAGATGTGAACTACCCTCGACCCTAAAAGGTCGGGGCTTCCTACCCAACCAAATGCCACTCGTTAGAGTAGGTCTTATATCAGGGCAGTAGGCTCTTACACATCTCTCAGTCGTCCCGACCGTTCTTGAAAGGCAAGTAATGGGCATTTCGTATACAGGCGTTATCTTGGATAAAGTTAGCCAAAACTGGTTGTGCATGTTGTTTAATCATTTTTTCCTGGACCATCTGATGCCGATAGGTTTCCGCAGGGAAACAGTCCAGGGGAATCCGCTCGCTCATCACATGACGATAAATCTGGGACAGTGCCGCGATCGGTCTTTGCTCGGGACCGAAGTCAAGCTCGTTCTGGATGCGTGGGCGATTGATGAGCGAGCGATGGCGGTCCGCGTGAAGGACCCCGTGGTCCATTGTGACAACGAGACGCCGCATATTACTCTCTATGTCAACCCCGACAAAGGCGGATCTCCCAAGCATAGCAACGACTTGACCAACTGGATACCTCTGATTTTTGAAGCTCAGGTGTCCGGCATTGTTAAGGAGATGTGATGTCGACCAATAGCAAGAAAGGAAAGCACGTTTCGGTCTCGAAGGAGGTCAGGCAGTCGATTTCCTGGCTGGAGAACTTCTTCGAGGTCAAACGGGTGATCATTGGGCGATCCGAAGCGTGCCGTCACCGATATTCGCCCGGCACGCTTCGGACCCGGTCGGTGGTACTCGGCGGTATCAACATAAATGCCTACGGCGGAGAAGGCGTTACAAACGTCTACGTTCAGATCAGCCCGAAAGAAAAGATCGCCGATATGGTTGAGATGATTAAGGAAAAATTTAATATATAACTGTATGTCTTATGCTGTCATCTATCATTACTGGACCAGGAATCCGAAAATACCTTGCTATAAGGATATAGCATATCCCGTTGTCCCTTCCATAGCCACATTCAGGTATCACCATCCCGAAGTTCCCGTTTATGTGGTTGACATTTCTGATGCGGAGACCGATTGGGGGCATTATCCAGCTAAGTTGAATTTCACTGTAATCCGACAAAAACCTGAAATATCAACATATTTGCCCATAGAATTCGAGCGGCAGAACTGGACTGATCTCGGAATAAGTAAAAAATTTAAGATTAACCAGAATACCTATCGTTTCTGTTCTAGTATTTTTGATGTCACCGGAAACGCCGACCGAATTAAGGAAACTAACATTGTTTTTTCTGATTCGGATATTTTTTACCTGAAGCCCATTTTCCCATCCGATTCAGATTTTTCCAAGTTCAATTGTCGCAGAGGGCTTGTCGGGTTCTATTACTACGATAAGACTTCTGCTCCGGTCAGACGATTCTTAGAGTTATGGCGAAATTGTATGATTCTGTCTTTACAGGATCATGAATTTCGCCATAACGTGACCAAACACTATAGGATTCCTAATTTCATCAATCAGGAAGCTGTTTTTGTTTATCTGAGTAATACAGCCGATTTGAGCCGGGCGGTCCGTTTCTTGTCTTCTGGTGAGCATTGTACTGAGTCGGAATACCCTCATGAGGACTTAAAGTTTTTTCACTTTACGGGTGGTGCTTTTGGCGACCATCGGGGGTTGGCGACCTTGGTCATCAAAGAATATTATGAAATGATTCAGAAAGTATTGGGCGACAAAAACATCCGATTAATCTTCGGTCCGAGTGGTAACATCGTACCCAGAGGGACAGTCCTTTTCCAGGACCGGCACAGCCTCATCAAGCCTCGGCTCACTGCCATGAGCAAAGGGACAGCCTAAGGCTTTCTTTCGTTCCCGGTAGTAGGTGGTCGAATCCTTGGTCAGGCTGGGGTCATGCTTGGAGAGCGGCTGCTTGCCTTGCTTGCCATATTTCTGGTGGTTGTAGTTCAGCCAATACTTGAAGACCTCTTCGCCTTCGGGGGTATTGCGATTGACAGCACTTTCGTGAACGACACCAGGCGAAAGCGAATCCCGATGGATGGGGATTAACTGCGCCAGGGGAAGTTTCTGATTCCTTCGGAAGTAGACCCATTTATTGCGGACGTGGAATTGGATATTGACCCAGATGTCGTATTGCATCCAGTCGGTCTCAAGGACGCCTTCTTGGATCGAGCAGATGGGACCGATGTTGTAGAGCCGGTGGGGTAGCTCGCAATTGATCGGGCTTCGAATTTGAAGGCACCAGTCGGGCGGGGTCTTGAGTATTAGCCCCGACCATATCTGCACCACGCCTTCGTCGGCATCGCCCCAAGTGAACTTGGTTCGTCCTCCCGGTGGTGACCATTTGTTGGGGTCGACCTCGTCCTCAGCACGGATTAGGTTACGGACAAAATGATAGTCGTAGTCATTGTATTCCGAGATGTGGCGGTATTCAAATTTATTAGATCCCTTCCACAGGACATCAAGGTCCGTGGGTGGGTACAAATACCAACCTAGGCTGTTGGCTTGGGAATAGGGGCGACACCATTTGGTCGCGGCTGTATTGGCGGTCCCCTTGACGGTCTTGTCGGCGGCTTCAACACGCATGCCGTCCGGATGCAGCTTCCATACTTTGAGTTCCATGAACTATTAGAGTAATCACTCGGGAAGAGTGTAGTTCATTTTTTTGCATGGACATGGCAGAGAATATTTAGTCTCTTATCCTTTGCAGAGCGATCAGCCGTCGGGCGATAGCCCGTTTTGGGATCGATTGCTCTGCATTTTCCATTGCATAGGAACTGATATGTCGCCGTATAGACTGTTGTTCGGCGGGAACATTTTTTGCATTGTTGACGCCACTTCACAGCCATAAAAGGCGGCTTGATCCGTTCACCGTAGGAAGTCTTGAGGTTGAGATCGACCAATTCCCCCGTTCCGAGAATTGGATTGAAGACTTTCCTGCCCTCATAAGGCTTCAGAGGAACTCCAGATGCGTTGAGATCGTTCAGGTCGTCGGTCGTGAGCCTTGGGGGCTGGAGAATGGTGACACCGCCATGTCGTCGCGAATAACCGTTGCGGGATTCCGGGAAGACGGTATGGCAGATGATCTCGATGCGTTCGCGATTGAGGCTGTGCCAATGATGTGAAAATTCCATCTTCGCGGAGAGGAACTTGTAGCGAGATTTCAGCTTGGCTCCGCGCGGAAAGTAGTTTGGTCCAGCGGTTACGCGGGCGTAGACCGATCCTTTCTTGTCGATGAGGCAATCATCGGCATCGAAACTGGTGATCGCCTGTGGTTCCCAGAGGTCAAAGTGTATCTTGTCCCCTTCTCTCTTGTTCTTGGTCTCGTGCCTAGAGACGAAGGCGGTTCCGATCCTGATTAAAGTGATCCTTTCGTTTTCACTCCAAGGATGGTTGGCGAAGTGCGAAAGAGCAGTTGGCTTCATCTTGGTTTTTCCTTCTTGCCGGGAGGCTTCGGCTGGGATCGCTCCCAGCATTCCTTGCTACAGTATTGCGGATGACCGGGTGGCTGGTCCGTGATGAACGAACCGCAGAGAGAGCAACAGGAACCATCGCGAGCGGAATCAGCAACGTCGCCCATTGGTCATCGCCTCTCTGATTGAGGTGGAAGAGACATCTTGGCGGAACTCGGATTCGGGGACCACGTGGCAGTGCTTGCTCCAGTATTTGTAACTCATGGATTCGGGGAAGCACGAAGGCTCTGTCGGGTCAATGGTTTGGAATGTGTTGTCGGCGGTTGTCCGACCAAAGACCAGGAATGACGCATCGAGATCGATGAGGTTCTGATACATGAACTCAAGGCTCTGGGAACTCGATCCGTAATACTTGGAGTCCATGATCCGCATTGCCGTGTCGTGACCCACGGCAAACGTGGTGTTGGGGAACAACCACGCCTTGTCAACGAAGGTTGAGGCATTAGAGATGATCAGGAAGCCGGTCTCATCCCGCAAGGAATGGAGCCGCTCTTGCAGGGAAAGGTAATCGAGCGGCAACTTGGCGGCATTCCTCAGCGTCAATTCCAGGTGGCATGGCAATCCGGTTCGTTGGCTGGTGATCGCACGCATTCGGCGGTGACCATCATGGATCGGATTGAAGCTCGCCGAGAGGATTGCCCTCTTTTGGTTCGCCGGATCTTCGAATTCCTTTTTCGGAATTCCTTCGGGGAATTTTTTCGATCCCTTCAACTTAAAAACAATGTAAGCATGCGATGATGGGTTGTTGAGCAAGCTGGGCAAGTCGGCATGGTGGCAGGAAGTCGCGGTAGCATAGCATGATCCATATTGTCCGTCGTCGCTGTCGAATTGCCAGCAACGATCCTCGATGTTGCACGCGACTGCGACCAAATCAAGGAGTATCTTCTCGACTATTTCCTCTTCCTGGAGGCGATTTCCATTGGGCGGGAAGATGAGCCATCGCTCGTGCGTCATTGAGTCTGTTTGGACGGCGGCATAGACGCGGTGTTCCCTACCGGCTCGTTCGGCATTATTCTTGGCGAGGGACACGGTGCAGCCGACGCCGAAGCTGGGGGAGTTGTCGTTGAGGGAACGTGCGTGATAATAGGCAGCCATGGCAAGACCGCGAGCAACTTCTTTGGACACGGCTTTGGGCCAGCGGGAAGGATTTGCCTCGTCCAGTTTGAGCCAACGCGGCACTGCCTTGAGACCATGCGGAATTCCGCCGTCGAGGATGGTGGCTGATGCGCCGCCCCGACGCATCAAGAGCGGGAAAATACCGCTGCCGCCACCGGCTGTGAGAATGACGCCTCTGTGGGGTGTTTCGTGAATCCGGTCGACGAGGGCGTCGGAACTGACCATCTGTTTAGTCCTTGCCAGAAGAGAATTTGTACTGAATGCCTCTAGGGCGTGAAATTAGATTTATAAGACGTTCCTGTTCACTGTAACTGTGGTTGTGATGATCTGTAAACCGGCTTTTGGAAATTACAGCAAATCGCTCTTTACTCGGTTTCGAAATCACGGTAAGATGCTATCGTTCGATTTGAGTCATCGCGGTTCCGTTCAGGGAACTTCCTCGTTTTCACGGAGGAGCATCAATGCTTGTTCTCAGTCGCAAACTCGCAGAGAAGGTGATGATCGGGGACGACATCGTTATCACGGTGGTCAAAATCGATAAGGGGCAGATCCGGCTGGGGATCACGGCACCAAAAGATGTGTCTGTCTTCCGCCATGAATTGCTGAATGATTCCGCCCCCAAGAATGGGCGAACCAAACATCTCAACACCGTCGGGAGGGTGTGAGTTTCCGCGAACGCGACCGCAATTCGAACCGAAAAGGACGGACCCGTTCATGGTGGGTCCGTCCTTTTTCAGTAATTTCCAACACAAGAAAAGGAATTCGCATAATGTCTCGTCCACGAAAATGCCCGCACTGTTTGAAGAACGTCGGTCTTGACAGCGGCTTTTACTTCGAACGTCTTTCCATGATGTGTTCAGAGTGCCGGAAACCCATCTTTGCGACCGAATGTTCGTTGGAATACAAAATTACCGATGTCACTCGTCCTCGGAAAAACTTGTATGTCCTTCCGACGAATGTAACGACTTATACTACTCCAACCTCGACTGCGACGACGTACACTCATAACCAATTCGCTGGAACCCAACCATCCAAGGAGATCAAGAGGTATCCTCCCGACACCGGGAATGCGGTCCATAAATCGAATCCGTATACACCTTATGGACCGTACAATCATTCGCTTTCTCCGCATCAGGATTTGCCGTAAGGCATGTGAGGGATTTTTATGACAACCGACACGACACAGACCGCACTGATTGCCGAGCTTGAGCGTCTTTTTGATCACTTCAAGGGGAAACTGTTTTCTGTGTCGTGTCACGGCACGCCGAGGAATCGACCGGTCTTCCGGTGCGACTTCTGGAAGAAGTTCAGTTTTAGGTACTCAAAAGAGACCAAGTATTTCGTGGTTGGTCTCGGCGTGAAGAAGCTCAGTTATGAAGAATTGATTTGCGAATTCGTTCACGAGATGATTCATTGGTACAATGATTCTCGGGGCAAATCTGACTGTACTCCGAGCCAGTACCACAACCAAGCGTTCTTTCGGACGGCGACTTGTTTGGGGTTTTATGTACTAAAACACCCGACTCGGGGATGGGGACTGATCCAACTGTCAGCGCCAACCTCGGGCACCGATTATTTGCCGCCCAATGATGAGGATCGGGATTACCTGTCTCGTCTCATCGATAAATTCGATTTTGATCATGAATTGTTCCAGTTGGCGAAACAGGAGATGCGCGAGAATAGCCACCTCTTCACACGCAAGCAATGCCAGTTGAAATATCAGTGTGCTTGCCCACCTCCCCACAACACCATTCGCTCGGGGCGACACCCCAATGGCAAGTATCCACTATGCATCAGATGTGACAAATGTGGACATCATTTTAAACTGGCAGATGAGGACGATAATGCGTGAATTTTTGGTGCTAAAAGGGCACTGGTGAAAATTTTAGGGTCAAAGTGATTGACATTTTGGGCGAATCACGCCATGATGGGTGTCAGTGGCAGACGGCATTCACGCAAGGAGTGATGCGAGAATCTTTCTGCCTTTGGCATGGAGAGATCATGTCGATCCCTCATGCCCTCCCCATCATCGTGACGAAGACGTCGCGGAAAAAAGGAAGGATTCTCATGGCGAAGAACGCCCAAAAGGACAATAGCACCATTCTTCTGACCGACAAAGTTCGCCAGGTCTTGGAGGCTGGTGGGGCAGCCAACATCGAGATCCCGCTTGTCGAGATCCACATCGGACCAAGCAATCCTCGCAAACGAAAGGGATTCGATCCCGAGAGCATGCGAGAATTGGCCGACAGCATTGCCCAAGATGGTCTTCTGAAAAATCTCTTACTTCGGCAGATCCCCGACCCCGACAATCCTACCAAGAAACTTTTTGAACTCGTCGCCGGAGAACGTCGGACCCGCGCCCTCCTTACTCTCGTCGAAGAGGATCGAGTGGTGTTCAACCAGGAAACTGGCGAACACGCCCCGGCTTCCGAGGTCTACAAGGTTGTTCGTTGCCTGGTCCAAGGTAAGTGCGATGATCGCCGCGCCGTTCGGCTCGCCTTCATCGAGAATGATAAGCAGATCCCTCTTTCTGATGCTGACGTGATCGACCTGTGTGCCACCCTGGAAACCCAGGGAATGTCTCGCAAGGATCAAGCGGAACTCTTGGGCAAGAGCCAGGCGTGGCTCTCACATACCCATGGCTTCGCGCAACGGCTCACCCCCGAGAATTACGAACGACTTCGGTCGGGTGAGATCAATCGGTCGGTGGCTCAGAAGCTCATGGATTATGAGCCAGAAGTCCAGGCTCCGATCATCGAGGCAGCGAACACGATCGCGACCGAACGACACGAAGCCACCAAGGAAAAGGTCGAGACCGAACTCCAGGAAGCGAACACCAGCCTGGAGGAAGCATTCAGCGAGCAGGTCCGGCTTCGGAGGCAAAATGCTGACCCCAAGAGGGTCGAGAAGGCAAAACAGAAGGTCGAACGAGCGCAGAAGACGGTCAAAAAAGCCCTGCAGCGGAAGCAGCAGGTGTCCGAGTCCAAGCCGGTACCGTCGCAGAGCGATATTGCTGAGGGTGCATTCCGCGTGGGGATTGACCCACATGGCAACAAGACCCTCAATGCCGCACAGATCCGGGAACACTACGTCGAAGGAGGCAATGTCATCCTCGCCCTGAGTGACGGGGATGACCCTCTCGATGAAGAGACCGGCAACATGATCCCGCGACAATTGGTCGAGTGCGCGGTTGCCATCGCACAGGGCATCGCCACCGGCAAGCGAGATCTTGCCAGCGTTCTTCGTGATTTCTGCCAGGAATCCGGCGTCTGGGGCGTGGAAGCGACCAAGCCGAGGACTGTCCCGGTTCAGGATCGCGACCTCGATGATGACGATGATGAAGATGACGACGACGATGACTTCGATTTCTTCGAAGACCTCGACGGCGATGACGACATGTCGATGGCGAAGGTCGGAGGCTTGGACCTTTCGGCACTCGACATCGACGACGAATAAGACGACCGTCGATCATCGTGACAATTAAACTCTGGTCCGAACTCCTGCTGGCAAGCATTTCCAGCAGGAGTTTTTTGTTAGATTGAAAAAGAATTAACTAACTCATATAGGCGACATTGGTTAAACCTATTTTAGAGAAAGAAAAAGTTTATATGATTTTTTTATGTCCGACATGTGGTCATAATTTGCCATCCGGACTGAGCGATGGCATCGCATTCTGCAGCGTGTGTAATAGCGACCTCGATACCTCGCAATATAATCGAGTTATGAGTGCCGCGTGGATGGTTCTTCGGCAAAAACCCGACAACCTGGATCGTATTGCGAAAGCCATCAAACTCAAAGAATCAGAAGCCGTGCTAGTCGAAGCCTTCATGATGAACAACGAATACTCCATCGACGAGTTCCGCAAAGCGATCAAGGAACTTGGCATTCTCAAATGACCTGATTTATGCTAGAATAGACCTTCGTTTGGATCAGATTATTAAGGTGAATCGAAGGTTTATGGCATGATTCGTCGCATCAATTTACTCGGCGGTCCCGGTTCGGGCAAAACAGCTTTAGCAGCGAAATTATTCGGGGAACTTGCTGCTGAAGGTCATGAAGTAGAACACGTAGGAGAATACATTAAGAAATGGGCGTACCAAGGACGGCACCCCATCTCGTTCGACCAACTCTACATCTTCGCCCAGCAACTTCACCAAGAAGATGTTAAACTTCAGCACGTCAAGCATATCATCACCGATAGTCCTATCCTCCTCCCTGCCGTTTACGCCAAGCAGTATGGCTTCAAAGGATGGGAACGACTCCTCGGCTTTATTGAAGACTTCGAATCAGAATTCCCCTCGTTGAACATCATCCTTGACCGAACCGGAATCAAATACGTCGATAAGGGACGATATCAAACCCTGGAAACAGCGATAGAGATTGACGGCTTGATCCGGGACATGGTCAAATGCTGTATCCCTTACGAGCGGGTCCACGTCATGCCTACCAAGGACTTCGTCGCGATCAAGGAATTAGTCGTGTCCAAGATTAAGTAAGGATATTGTCATGTCTTGCAAGATCATTGACGGCAAACCGATTGCTTCCCAGATTTTGGAACGAGTCAAGGCACGAGCAGTCAAGCTCAAAGAAAAACATGGAATTATCCCGACATTGGGCATCATTCTTGCTAACAATAACCCTGCCAGCGAAGCTTATGTCCGTCACAAAGTTCTCGCATGTAAGGCTGTTGGTATCCAATGTAGTGTCTGGCAATGGCGAAATCCGAGACATTGGGAACGGCGATATCCCGATGCCGTGTTGCCCGAACATGGACCAATCAGGGATTATAATCCTTTTGACTATGTGCGATGGAAACTGTCCGAGATGAGTTCCATGAGTCGCAAGAAAGGGCAGACTTACTACGATGGGATCATCGTCCAGTTGCCGGTCAAGGATGTCGTTGACCAGAGATATTTCTACAGCGAAGTCCCTCCCTTGAAGGATGTGGACTGTTTCCATCCTGAGAATGTTGGGCTTGTATCCCAAGGGCGTCCTCGCTTCCTCCCTTGCACACCGGCAGGGATCATTGAATTACTCAAGCAATCGAATGTGCCTCTGGTGGCACGGAAAGTCGCGGTCGTCAACAACAGCGACATCGTCGGCAAACCCTTGGCATTATTGCTCAGCATGGAAGGTGCGACCGTCTCGATCTGCCATCATCGGAGTAATTCTACGGATGTCAAGAGCATTTGTAGAGATGCTGATATCGTTGTTGTAGCTGTCGGGAAGGCTCATTTCCTGGACCGAAACTATGTTCGTGCCGGACAAACGGTGATCGACGTAGGGGTAAGCAAGGTCGACGGAAAGATTGTTGGCGATGTTCATCCCGAGGTGCGTGAGACCGTCGCAGCGGTGACGCCGTGTACCGGGGGCGTAGGACCCATGACTGTGAGCATGTTGATGTCTAATGTAGCTGAAGCTGCCTACCTTCAAGTTTAATGGCGGGATTTTGGTTTACATCGGAATTCGATCCCGATATAGTTATGCTGAGTCTAGTCTCTCTGTTTTTTCTCATGAGGGGATGCCGTGAACGGAGATCAACGTCCGGTCGTATTTGCAATGGACGGTGCCACGGGAATCGCCCAAGGAATCGAACAATGGATTCGAACCAATTGGATCAATGATTTCCACCTCACGCCCAAGGAAGAATGGCGAAGGCATGACAGAGAGCAGTATGCCTTGTCCCTTTCGAACGTGCGAGGGCGGAAAGTTTACATCGTCCAGTCATTCGCGACCGATAATGTCGTGGGTGCTCTGGAACCGACTTGTGCCAGTCACCTTCGCGTCAAGCTCAAGCAACGCGGTTCCATCATCCCCGAATCGGTCCCACTGAATGCTGTGGGGACGGCATGGTGGAATGACGAGAATCTCTGTGTCCGATTCGACAAGGCGAAACAGGTCTTCGAATTGCCAGTCGATGAATCCCTGCAGTGCCTCCATGTCCTCGGCGAAACGGTCGACGAGAAGATATGGGGGACGATCTTGTTCGCTCATAGCCTGAAGACGGCATCTTGCGGCGAGATCACTTTGGTCGGGACGATGTTGCCGTATATGCGACAGGACGAGAAGGACCAACCCCGCGCTCCCATTGATACTTCGGCATTCGCAATTCAGATGAAGGCGGCTGGCATTCATCGAGTGATCACGATGGATGTCCATTCCAAGGGCGGCATGCAGAATGCCTGCGCCGGGGCTGGCATCGGCTTCGATCACCTGGAGGCTAGGTGCCTTCTGGCGCACGAGGCAGTCAAAGGTATCCCAGATGGTGCCAGAGTCGTGGTCGCGGCTCCCGACATCGGGTCAAGCAAGCGATCGGCACCGAAGTTTCAGGAGGTGGTTGCTGGATTGTTGGGTCGGGAAGTGGGATTCGCGATTGCTCGCAAAGTCCGCACCGGCGACACCCACAGCAAGATCACGACCTTGATCGAGGAACCACTCTATCCGATCGGTCCACGGGAAGGTCGGGGAAGGGAAGACGGGGCGTACGTGATCTCGCCAGATGACATCCTGGCGACCGGAGGAACCCTCAAGCATGTCGCAGAGGCGGTCGAATTGCGGGGTGGCATTTTCCATGCTGCTTGCTACACCAACGGATTGTTCACGGGGGATGCCGTCGAGAACCTCAAGGGGCTCAATCGTCTCGTCGGAACCCTGACCGTTGATCCATGGCGGATCGAGAATACGCCGATCTACGAAAAGATCACCTTCGTCGATGTGGCTCCAATCTTCGGTCGAGCCATCAAGGAGACCCACACCAACGGGAGCATCAACGACCTGCTTCAGAATGTCAAGCCGTGAAACAAAAAGCCCCTGGTTATTTACCAGGGGCTTTTCTATTAGCCAGCAACGCGATTGACGTTATCTGTGAGTTCCGATCGGACTACAATGACCTTGCGGTCAGCCTCAATCCCGATTCGTACCTTGTTCTTGTCGATCTTGACGACGGTCACCTCAATAGGAGCTTCCAATCCTTCGACATCCAACTTAATCTTCTCATTCATCTTACGACTTAATACCAACATCACATGTCCTTTCTGATGATTTGGTTACGATGTTAAGAGAGTAAGGATTTTGTTTTTTAGTCTACAAAAATTATCAGTTCTGACTTCCAATGTCCCGTGGTTTTTGATATAGTATATTCTTGATAACACGTCCATAACCAGGAGCGACAGTCATGCCAGATACGCAGTGTGCATTCTGTGGAAAAGCCCACTACCCCCAAGGACCAGCCGTGGGTAATGGTCCCAAGTACAAAGTCCAACTGAGCTTCGACAGTGGTCGAGTTTATATCATTCCGGATAATCTGGATCATATGGTCTTGGCACACGAATTCCAGCCATCTCATGCGTTTGTCGGCGATGTCATGAACGCTCGTCTCGTCCCCGAAGGACTCGCGCAAGCCCACGGGAAGCCAGTGGTCATCGAAGCCGATGAGAACTACCCCATCGGCACCGTGCCTCCCGCGTTCCCCTACCGACTCCAAGACATCATTCAAAAAGCTCTCAACAAAAAAACTCTCAATAGCTAAGCCGCAAAAAATCAACTGGTCCGGATAACCGGACCAGTTGATACAACCCACATATCTCTGAGGCGTGCCATGAGTGACCTTCCCATTAATCCTTATAATCCCTTGGGATTCGACCCGGAGTCTTATCAGAAAGGTTCACTCTGTACCGATTTCCACAAGACATTGGGGTGGATATTCTGGGTCTCCCAAGACCTGGTGGACAAGAAGGAAGCCTTCGAGTACGTGAGGCACATCAGGCATCTCATGCTCATGGGCATGAGCACCCGCAACATGTCCCCAACCCCAATTCGTGCCGCCAAGCACGTCTACTCGGTCGAGATTGCGACCATCAATAATGTGGTAGGCATTATTCTCGAAGAAGAGTCGATGGAGACGCATCGGTCACGCACCGTGGAACACACGCTTTCCGAGGTCATCATCACCAAGTCTCAAATCTACAAAGGAGTCATGCTTAATCGCAAGCTCGAAGAGGCAAAGTCCGAAGATATTGCGATTTCTCCCTTTGGTCCCAGAGATATCGTGATGCCGCCTAACGTGCGCCCACCCTTCCACAAAGGTATCCAAGCCGGTCTCCAGTTCAGAAAGACTCAGATCGCTTATAGGACCGTTCGGCTCGATGATGACCGGTCCGAAGCCTTCGTGTCTTCCAGGACCAGGCTGAATAACTGCGATGAGATCGCGCAAATCCAGATCATGTTCAGCGACCTGCCGCTGATGCTGGACAAGGATTTTAACGAATTCATCCATCTCGCCGCTGCCAGGGTTCACAAAATACTCCGCAACAAAATCTGAAATCAATTCTATTCTTTGTAAAACAATGAGTGTATTAGCATATGGTCAAAATTGTTAAAAATTCCATTCGGACCCATCCGAATTTGGAATATGCGGGACGGATTGCGACTTTTTACGTGCCTGAGAAGAAGGTCGGGAGCATCAAACAGATGCTCCACGACTTTTTCATTTCGAATTACAACGCCTATACATTCGAGAACAGCGAGATTCAGGGGTTCTGGAGACGGGATTTCAACAGTCCCATCTTCGACGACCGAAACGTGAAGTACGTGGTGTCGTTCGACGGCAAAGACCGAGTCTGCGAATTCATCGACTTTCTTTCGGAAGTATGCTATTTTATCGATGAGGAATGCATCTATTTAACCATGGGACAGGAAAGTTGGCTGGTTAAGCCAAGCAAGAGGAATGACAAAAATCCAGAAGTATAGAGACCAAATCATCGAAGAACTGTCGATTGCCGCAATACCCAACAACACTTACAAGGACATATTGATTGTCGTCCATGACCAATTATATTATGTTCAAAAGTGTATAGAGTCTATATTTGAGAATACGGAGAATTACATTCTCCGGGTCTACGACAATGGCTCAGCCCCTCCGACCAGGGATTATCTCGCCGACTTGGACGACCAGGGTAAGTTGGTCCACGAATATGTCGGCACCAACAATGGATTCATCGAACCTAATAATTACCTCGCCAAGCAAGCCCAATCGCCCTACATCATTTGCTTGAATTCGGATACCGAAGTAAAGCCGGGCTGGGACCTCGCAATGGTCAACTTCCTGGAACTCAATCCTGAGGTTGCCCAGGTGGGTTACTGCGGGTCGATGTTAAACAAGGAAGGACAAGGCACCGAGGCTGCATTCGGCTACGACCCGGATTTCATCTGCGGTTGGTGTTTCTGCATTCCTCGAAAGACCTACTGGAAGCACGGGCTGTTCGATGAGACCAATCTAGATTTCGCCTATGGCGAGGACAGCGATTTCTCGCTAAGGCTGAAAGAAGCAGGCGAGAAAATCTATTCTCTCCACGCGGATTTGGTGGTCCACCACGGAAATAAAACAATTCTGGAAGTACATCGAGAGCTAGGAAACTATGTTAAAGGGACCTTTGAACGCAACCATGAGTATATTCGTCGCAGGTGGTCTACGTATTTAGAGAAAAGGAATTAAATGCCCTCGAAGAAACAGAAGAAGGAAACTTTTTGCGACTTTTGCGGTGAGAGCGATAAGGTAGCCGGTCCGCTTGTGGAAGGGAAAGCCCTCAGGGCAAAAGGTTTCAGGTCGCAGGATGCTTATATTTGCGCCAATTGTATTGGTTTTGCTTTCGAACTTGTCAAAAGTCTTCATATCATTAAGCACAATGTCGGCAAGGTGCCGACGCCCAAGGAGTTGGTCGCAGGACTGGACAAGCACATCATCGGACAGAAAAAAGCAAAGAAGATACTGGCGGTTGCCGTCGTCAACCACTACAAGCGGATTTTAGCTCCTGAAAACTTCGACTGTAGCGAGGAATTCGCTAACGTTCAGATCGACAAGAGCAATGTCCTGATGATCGGACCGACCGGATCAGGCAAGACTTACCTTGCAAGAACCCTGGCGAAGAAACTCAATGTCCCCTTCGCCATCGGCGATGCTACCACGCTGACCGAGGCAGGCTATGTCGGAGAAGACGTGGAAAACCTGCTGCTGAAGTTGCTCCATGCCGCTGATTTTGACCTCGAAGCTGCCGAACATGGTATTTTGTATATTGATGAAATTGATAAGATCGGCAAGACCTCACAGAATGTGTCGATCACCCGCGACGTATCCGGCGAAGGAGTTCAGCAGGCACTCCTGAAGATGCTGGAAGGGACCGTGGCGAATGTGCCACCTCAAGGTGGGCGTAAGCATCCCGAGCAGCAATTCATCAAGATGGATACAACTAATATTTTATTTATCTGTGGTGGGACCTTCGTGGGACTGGAAGAGATTATCAGAAAACGTTTGGGGCGAGGGACCATGGGCTTCGATATCAAGCCTGTTAGGTCGTCGGAAGAAGAGGAACGGAATGAATTGCTCGCACAAGTCACTCCCGATGACCTGGAACGTTTCGGCTTGATCCCAGAACTCGTGGGCAGGCTCCCCGTCGTCGCCTCCCTCCAGCAACTCTCCGAAGCCGACCTCGTCAAAATCCTCACCGAACCTCAAGATGCACTTATCAAGCAGTACAAGAAGCTCTTTCATTACGATCAGGCAAAGTTGGAGTTTACCGATGAGGCGGTACTGGAAATCGCCAAGCTCGCCAAGGAACGTGGAACAGGGGCAAGGGCGTTGAGGCAGATCATCGAAGGCATCATGGTCGAAATGATGTACAATCTTTCCGACAACCCTGGCGCGGAATATCTCATCGGGAAGGAAGATATTCGTCCCGACATGATCGTCGATTCGGCAGCCTAATTCGTCTTGACTATCGACCCTTATCTTGGTATGATTGACCTTCTTGACGGCAATATCAAATTTCTTCAGGGATCGCAGGACAAGTACCATGGATGAAAAGAACGACAAGGTTGTGATTATGGTCTATGGCACACTCAAGCGGGGCGATATTCGCCATCACGCCCTCGAAGGTGCCAGGTTCATCGGCACGGTGAAGACCACCAAGGATTGGACCCTGTTCAGTTGCGGTTCGTTTCCGGCACTGGTCAAGGCGCGTTCCGAGGAGGAGCAAACTGGCGTCCTCGGCGAGTTGTACGAAGCTGACAAGAGCCTGCTCGACCACACGCTCGACGGCATCGAAGGCGTCCCCTGGCTCTACGACCGAGGCGTCGTCGCCATCGAGTCGGTCACGCCCGAAGACGCCAATGAGCCTCAGATCACTGAGGCTTTGACCTATGTCTACCAGCAGTCCGTCAACAATCTCTCCCACATCGGAACTACGTGGGACGTGAATTGGCATAAGAATCGATAATAGAAAAGAAATTAGTGAGTAAATATGCCTAAGTTAAGAGTCTTAGGCGACGTGCATCAACGGTATGAATTGTATTTGCCTTGCTTAGAAAATGTCGATTACTCGATTCAGGTCGGTGATCTAGGAATGGATTACACCGACCTGAATCAAGCAGGTATAGATACCACTCGGCATCGAGCCATAGGCGGCAATCACGACGTTTACGAGCATGATTCGCCGAATTATTTTAAGAAACATCCGATATTCCTTGAAGACTTTGGTCTTCACGAGATCCCCGGATTCCCGCCGATCTTCTATGTTCGTGGCGCGTGGTCAATAGACCATATGTGGCGAAAGAAGCATCAGGGATACCCATATAACAAGAAAAATCCGCCGATATGGTGGGTAGAAGAAGAGTTGTCTGCGGATCAATTTGAGGTAGCGACCGAACTCTACGCTCAGACCAAGCCTGAATTCGTGATCACTCACGAAGGTATCTTAGAACTCGTCCCCTACGTAACCGACCCTTCATTCGCCGAGAATTTCGGTTATTCTTCTGACGGTCCTATCGAGACCAGAACCAATAAAGCTCTTCAGGCGATGTTTGATATTCATCAGCCTAGGCATTGGATTTGTGGTCATTACCATTTTCCCTGGACCGATACGGTTAAAGGAACCAAATTCATTTACCTAGACATGTTCAGAAGTAATATGTTCTGGGGAGAGTATGAAAATTGTTACGTAGATTTTGACGAGAATCTTAACTTAATCGGTCCCGAGAATGGATTCGCAACCAATGTCTGAAGTAGTCCCAGACCGAAGCAAGATCATTTTGAACAAGGCGATGTGGCTTGCGGTTGAAGCCCACACCATGCAATTCAGGAAGGGCAGGGATGGCAAGTCGCACAGTGGACCGAATTATATCGTCCACTGTGCGGAAGTCGTCGCCCAACTCTGGGAATGGGGATTCGATGCTGATCGCTATCCCGACATCCTCGCCCTGGCGTGGCTGCACGATTCAGTCGAAGATGAAGGGATTACCTATGACCAAATTTCGACCGATCCCGATCTCGGTGCAGTCTTGGCTAATCGCGTCTGCCAGATGACATTTCAGTCGGAGTCTAAAAATGCTTATTTGTCAACGTTTTTAGACTCCAATAAGACCGATATCGAGTCTCTGATCGTCAAGATAGCCGATCGGATTTGTAACGTCCGCAATTTCCTGATTACCGACCGCGATGTTGCCGAAAAGCAACGATATGCGAGGAAGTATTTCGCCAAAGGAATGCCGATCTTCGAAGCGATGGAAAGCAGGAAGGTCGAGATCATCAAGCGTGTCTGCCAGGAGATGGAGAGTCAAGGAAATGACTCCTATGCTCACGCTACGACTGTATATGCAAGAATTCAGGATTCGGTGGCTTCGATGGATTCAATGTTTTTCCCGAAATAGACTAGACACCTTTAGGAGATAGGCGTATACTATCCCTGTCTGGTTTGCTCTTTTAAACCCCAATAAGTAAGGAAGCTTGGAATGAACTGGGCTCATGGTTGGTTACTGACCGGGAGTATCCTTTTTTGGCTAATCACCTTGGTGGAAGTGTGCTTCCTAGGTTTTTTCATCTCAGATATGTATGGCAAGGCAAGTTGTGACGAGACGGGAGTTCAAACAGAAAGCGGTGTTGGCGTATCGATATCTCTGGGCGTTTACTTCTTGTTACTCTTCACCTTCGGAGATTGGAGCCTCAGCGAGACCAAGGCTTGGCTTTGGTCCAATATCTCCTACTTCATCTGGGGGGGAGGGATATACATCGCCATTGGCGTTCCCTGGAGTATCTTCCAGATGTGGTTTGCGGCGAAAATGCGGGGGGAAGAGTATCGCCTCGCCAAGATCAAGTGGCTCCAAGGATACAATGTTCTCCGGGATCGTATTCCTGATGAGCTTTTGTCCAAATGGAAGAAACATGTCGAGGCGAATCCTCGATTGAAAAGGCTGTCCCAAACCCCGAATTATATCGACTACACGACCCGGATCACCAGGACTTTCGTCGGCTGGCCCGGAAACCTCCTTTGGTTCTTGTTTGCTGACATGCTGGCGAATGTTGCTCGGGTCGTCGTCTGGCGGCTCGGGAAGACCTACCAGGCTGTGATCGACAAGGCTTACGCTGACATCCGTGACGATTTCAGGAATATCCCTGACCCCATCGAGTGAGGATGATATGAACAGCGAACAGAAGCGGCTCTTGGCGGCAATGTACGACGCTCAGCCCATCGTGTTGGACCGACTTCATCACACGATGGAGTTCAACGTCTTTTGCAACAAGTTCAATTCCTTCCAGACTGCCGGTTTCTCGCAACACGATATCTACGAAGCCCTGATCCGTATGCGTAAGAAGGGCGAGCTTCCCCGCAAGACCGAAAGAAAGGTGCGGGAAAACCGGACCAAAGGGAAGCCAGCGATCCTTCAGCAAACCAAGCTTCCTTTTGGCAAGAAAGCACAGTGATGTTATTAAGTGATTTGATTGTCTCGCAGAATGAAGTCCGTCACGACGCCGACCATCTCCAACAGATGGTCGATTTCGTCAAAACTGGCGGCCTCTTCACCCAGGAAGCAATCGGGGAATGGACCAAACACCACGGCGGCAGACCCAATCCGCCGCTTGTCGGGATCACGCTCTTTCCCGATGATACCCGATTGCTCCATGACGGTCATAATCGGGCAATCGCGATCTTCCTCGGAGGTCGCGATCATCTCGATAAGAGCGAGTATTTCATTAAAAAATACGATTACGAACACTACACGGTCCTTGAGCCGCACAACAACTGGTTTACCCCATTCGATCCGAAGACCGAATTGAGACGAGCCGAGTTCGGCGACTACAAGTCCCAAGCGAGGCGGATGTACGAGAGCCGCCCTGGAGAATTCGAAGATTGGGTGACGAAGAATCGAGAAGAGTATTGTATCCCTCGCGACCTCTTCACGGTCGAAGAACTTGTGGAGCGGGTCCTTCCTAGGCTGTATCCGAGAGTTAGCCATGCCGACCGATCTCAGCGCAAAGACCAAGCCTGTGTACGACAACTGCACGATCTTAGCGCCTGATGGGCAAGTCCTCTGTCGGACCAATCACAAGAAACTCAACTGGTACTTGGAACGAGGATTAGCCGAGGCGGTTGTGATCCGGCTGAATTTCGAACCGGAAGGAAGAAAGAATGCCGGGATCGAGTATTACCTCGCCGACAAGACCAATCAGTGCGTGATCTGCGGAGCATCTGAAAACCTCAGCATGCATCATGTGGTCCCGAGGTGTTATCGGCGATATTTCCCGGACGAGTACAAAAATCACGCGAGCCACGATGTCTTGGCAACCTGCGTCAATTGTCACGTGAAATACGAAAGATATGCCGACGAATTGAAGAGAACGATCGGTGAAGAGATGCGGTGCGTCCTCCACGAGGGTCACTCCATCGATCACGACAAACTCCGGGTCGCCAAGGCATCGCATGCCTTGGTTCAGCACGAAGACGTGATCCCGGAGATTAGACGGCGGATGCTTCTCGACACGGTGATCTCGTACCTCGGACATGTTCCGAGCCGCGAGGAATTGATTACGCTTTCCGGGTTGAGTACGACCCTCAAGACCGGGGAAAGCTACGGCGAGAAGGTCGTTGCGGAATTGATGAAAAGTGATACGGGTATCCGAGATTTCATCCAGAGATGGCGGAAACACTTTGTCGAAGTCATGAAACCCCAATTTCTTCCCACGGGCTGGGATGTTGAACATAATGTAAATATAAGGACTTAAATATGATTGAGATTTATTCAGATGGTTCTTGCAGCCAATTAAATAATAGTGGACGAGGACCAGGCGGCTGGGCTGCCATTCTCTTGGATGATTCAAGTTCCCAGGTTGAAGTGGAAGAATTGGCAGGCGGCGTTCATCACACAACAAATAACCGAATGGAGTTGACAGGAGCGATTCGGGGATTACAATACTTAGACACCCCGCAAGAAGTCCGACTTTACACAGACAGTGCTTACCTGTGTAACTGTATCAATCAAGGTTGGTACAAGAAGTGGCAAACCAACGGTTGGCAGACTTCCGGCAAGAAGCCGGTCGAAAACCAGGACCTTTGGACCACTCTCCTGTCACTTCTTGAGAAGCACAAGGTCACCTTCGTCAAGGTCAAAGGTCACGCCGATAACAAGTGGAACAATCGGTGCGACGAGTTAGCGGTTGCTCAGACGGAACTCCACAAGAAGTGAGGAATTTCAGCCATGACGGTTCGCACACGTTTCGCACCTTCGCCAACTGGTTTTCTTCATATCGGTGGCGCGAGAACAGCACTCTTCAATTGGCTGTTCGCGAGACGGCATGGTGGTCAGTTCATCCTCCGTATCGACGACACCGACCGCGACCGACACGTGGAGGAAGCCATAGCGCCGATCCTAGAAAGCTTCCAGTGGCTCGGGATCGATTGGGACGAAGGACCGGAAGTCGATGGTCCTCACGTTCCCTACTTCCAATCCGCCCGTAAGATGCTCTACCAGGATTGGGCGGAACGACTCCTCTCCACAGGATCGGTCTACAAGGACTACAGCACAGCCGAAGAACGTGCTACCGACAAGGCAGCAGCCGACAAGGCGAAGGTCCCCTATCGATTCCGGCAGAAGCCCTATAACTCGGCACAGATCGCCAATTTCCAGAACCAGGGAATGCCTTACTGTCTTAGATTCAAGGTCCCGCTTGACCGCGAGATCGTTCTCAACGACCTGGTGCGGGGCGAGGTAGTATACAACACCGACGACATCGCCGATTTCGTCATCATGCGGGGTGATGGGTCGCCCCTTTACTCTTTCGCGACCGTAATCGACGATGCCCTGATGAGCATCAGTCACGTGATCCGGTCAGAGGAACATCTGGCGAATACGTTCCCGCAGATGTTGATTTACGAGGCGATGGGATTCTCTCCACCGCAATTCGCCCACTTGCCGTATGTCGCCGCGCCCAATTCCAAGAAGAAGATGTCGAAGCGTGACGGCGGCGCTGGCATGGAAGAATATATCCATGATTACCTGCCTGCGGCGATGATGAACTACCTGGCTCGCCTCGGCTGGAGCCTGGACGACCATACCGAGATGTTCTCTCGGGACGAATTGGTCGCAAACTTCAGCCTAGAGCGAGTGGTCAAGGCACCGGCAAGCCACGACATCGACAAGCTCTACTGGTTCCAGGGTGAGTGGATGAAACGGACCACGGCTTCGCCCAAGTTCGTCGGCGTAGTCGGGCAATTGCTCCATCACAAGCTGATCGAGCCACGCCAGGACGTGCTTCCCTTGACCATGCCAACTGACGAGGATATCGACCGCATCTATGCGGTGATCGACGCTCTCGGGGACCGACTCAAGAAGTTCTCCGACATCATCAAATACGGTGCGTTCTTCTTTACCGATCTCCAGCACGACATGAAAGCAGTCGAGAATCGGCTCTTCAAACCGAATGCCAGGAAGGCAATTCTCTATTTGACTGATAAATTCGAAGCCATGGACAAAGAGGAATGGAGCGTCGGGAGCCTTGATGCCCTTATTCACAACTATGGCAATGAAATGAAATTGCCCATGGGGCTGATCGTTAACGCCCTCAGGGTGGCGGTCACTGGCGTTTCGGTGGGACCGGGACTCTACGACAGCTTCGTCATCATGGGCAAGGACGAGGTGATCCGGCGACTCCGGATGACCGACGAGGCATTTAAGTCAAACCCGAAATATAACGAGTTGGCAGATGTACCAGTCCAAGGGAATTCTTAAGTATTCGACTGATCCACTGAAGTTAGTGGTGGAAGCAGATCCAGAGATTGCGGCATTCTATCGGGCGTTGATTCCAAAATGGAAGAGGTACAATCAGCCACGTTATGCTGCCCATATTTCTGTAGTTCGCAACGAACTTCCCCTAAGCATGGACGTTTGGGGGAAGTATGAAAACCAAGAAATCTCGTTCGATTATTCTGGTGTGGTTCGCGAAGGCGTGGTATACTTCTGGCTCGACGTTTATTGTCGTGATCTTGAGGATATCCGAGCCGAACTCGGGTTGTCGGTTTCCAGCGAGATCACGAGACCGCCGGACAGTTTCAAGCAATGCTTCCACATGACAATCGCCAACAAAAAGTAACACACGTGCCCACTATGGCACCACATGACGATTGCGAATAAGGAGTAAGTCATGAAACGCATAGCCTTTATTCAGAGTGAATCTTGGAATAAGGATCGTCAAACACCATACTCCGAAGACCATTGCTGTTATTGCTCGAAAAAGGTTAAACCTAACGCCATATTTCTCTATCTTTCTCGGACTGATGATGGTGAATGGTGGCTCTGTGATCCTTCAGAGCCGGTTCAGGCAGATGAAGGGACGTTCGGGCGATTTACCCTGCCGGTGGGACCAGACTGCTTGAAACGTCATCCTGAATGGCGGTTTGCTATCGTTGTTCGAAAGGATGAAGCATGACCACTCAATTTTGTCAACACGCTTTCAAGCATCCGAAGACACCACATCTTCCTTGGAGTGAAAGCATCTCCAGCGATGATAATTGGTTGACCAATTGCGACCACTTCAAGGATAAGGAAGTTGTCGTTACTTTAAAATGCGACGGCGAATGCACTTCTATGTACCGTGACCATATCCATGCCCGCTCAGTCTATGCGGGCGAAGGTGTCGGACGAAGTTGGGTCAAGCAACTCCACGGAAACATCAAGCACGATATCCCTGAACAATGGAGAATCACAGGGGAAAATCTGTACGCTGCTCATTCGATTTGGTATTGGGATCTAGAAACCTATTTTTATGTCTTCGCTATTTTTGACGAGAATAACCAATGCTTGAATTGGGACGACACGAAGTCGATCACGACGTTGCTGGGGCTGAAGACGGTACCGGAAATCTACCGAGGCGTGTACGACGAAAAGGCTATTCGCTCAGCTTGGGCTGGATTAAAGATCTTCGACTGTTTCGAAACGCCCGAAGACCACGTATTCACCCCGAACCCGGTCCCGACGACGGAGGAAGGGTACGTGATCCGGACGATCGAGTCATTCCCGTACCATCTATTCCATCAACATTATGCGAAGATGGTACGTGAAGGGCATGTGAAAACTACATCCCATTGGTCTAAATTGCCGCTTTTGCCGAATCGTATTCAAGATGAAGATTCTTAGCAACTTTCTTTATCCATGTTTTAAATTCCTCTACAGTCATGATGTCCTTTGCTCTATTACAAATAACGCAACAGGGTACGCAATTTGTTTTTTCATAACCAATAGAGTTATCGACCCGATCAATGCCATTAGATAAATAACTACCCTCTGGTCTGTGGTAGTCCTTCTTCAGGCTAGAGGGCGGGGAGCCGCAATAATGACAATTCTGAATGATTAGTGATCTAAATTCTTCTTCATGTAATTCAAATGAATAATTACGTTTGATGGCGTTGTTTTTATAACTTCTAAAATGTGATCTTTTATTCGATTCTTGAACAGGTAGTGTGCAAGATGGTAGTTTGCCTTTATTTTTGTGACCAAAAGTAGAAAGATAGTTTCGATAAACGCACCCGCAATTTGTTGCTTGTCGAAGCTCAGCTACCGATAACTTTTTCAAAGTCCCACAATCACATTGGCATAACCAGACCTTAGAAGGACGAGCATATTTTGTTTCTCCAGTGAAATGCAAAATTGTAAGCATGCCTCGACGTTGATTAGTTAAATCTAAGCTTTTACTCATGATTTTCCTTAAAAGTAGTATGATTTGCTTTGTATTGGTCGCATTTTGAATCTAAGGCAAGATGGCTAACAAGTCTTTTTACCCATATCTTGAATTCTTCGATTGTTAATGTATCTTTTGCCCTATTACAAACGAAACAGCATGGTACGCAGTTATTCATTTTGTACCCAATAGAATTATCAATCCGATCAATCCCATTTGACAAGTAACTTCCTTCAGGTCTACGTCGATCTACTCTTAACTTGGAAGGTGGAGAATCACAATAATAACAATTTTGGAAAATCAGTGACCTAAATTCATCTTCAAGCAATTCGAATGGATAACTTCTTCTTGCGGCACTTCGTTTGTATTCAGCAAAATGAGTCCTTTTGGTGGATTCTTGAAGAGGTAAAGCATGAAGTGGAGTAACGCCGATATTTCTTTGTCCAAAAGTTTCTTTACGATGCAGAGCAACACAGCCACAACTCTTAGCTTGAGTAAGCTGTGCCCCTGATATTTCTTTCGTGTTACCACAATCGCATTGACACATCCAAACCAAAGACTTATGTTTGTATTTTGTTTTATCTGTGAGATGCAAAACAGTAAGTAGTCCGATCCGTTGCCCAGTCAAATCTTTAAATTTTCCCATGATATTATACTAGTGTCTGTTGGTATTTTTTTGCGAACTTAACGTCATTGGATAGAATGTACTATGAATTTTTCCATTCTTAAAGGACTTCTCGGCAGATTTCGAAAGAAGGAGCTACCTATGGTAAATAATTTAGAGTTCCCATTGGACATCCCTGCCAGTCCTGCCGAATCGTTTACGGGACCAATAGTGTTGACGCCGCAACCCGAGAGGATCAAAGATCATAAAGATCTTCCCGAGCTTGATTGGGATATCGAGTGGACTACCGGGACAGAAGCTCTCTACACCTCATCGACCTCCTTTTGTTTCGTCAGCAAGGACCGAAAGCAATGTCACCCGCTCGTGACGTGCAAGGATTACCTTGGCGACATGGTCTTCGGCACCATCAATGATTGGGAAGTCACACAGACCAATGGCAACTTCAAATACAGCACCAAAAATTGCCCTCGCATCTGTGTGGATGAGTTGCGGCTGGTCCTCTGTAACCGGCAAGATGCCGGATTTTCGAAGTCCATCGGCTCGATTATCGACCTGATTCACAAGGCAGAAAAGGAACTGAATATTCCTTGGACTCAGGTCTTCCGGGTCCGCAATCCCAAGCCGACTCACAAGGCAACGGGGATGTTCCTGTTCGTGGGCGATGCCGCGTGGATGTCTTCGCCGGTCATGTTGTCCCTCTACACTCTCTTGCTCAGGATGGGTAAGCACCATTCGTCTAAGAAGTCTTTCATGAAGAGCATGAAAGCATTCGCGAAATTTACCAACGACACTGGATCACGACCTACCGGCATGAATTATTACGATCCCTGCATCTGCCGGGACTCGATACCGGCGATCGAGCGGATGATCGCTGAGGGGTACGAGAACGTTTTCGGGAATGATCTCAAGAAGAACTATCCTCCCGACCTTCGCGAAGACATCACCCACAGCGGATTCGGAATCCAGTCTTTCGCCTTGAAATCTTCCAAAAAATATTGCCCCCATTGGTATCTGCCCAAGAATTGATTTCTGGGCATGGTCTTTCAGGCAAATATTGATCTTGTCTGAAAGACAAAAAACTTGTTATACTAGTTATTACTGATCTAGGGCTGAGCGCAATTATTCTTGTGACTCAATTTCAGTTGCCAAAAACTAGATTTTGGGGCAATCCTGATTTCTAAGGCAAGCTCGGTATGAGAAATAATTTGGTTTACAGATTACATAATTTGTGATAGAATGTCGTCATCGGATGAATTGTTTTTCAGCCCCTAAATAAGGAGACGGGGACGATGTCAATGACCGAAGAGCAGATCAAAGAAGATGTCCACCTGATTGTCGCCGACGTATTGGTCATCAAGCCGTCGGAGGTCAGCGATGAGTCGCACCTCAAGGATAACTTGGGTGCCGATTCCTTGGACATGCTCGACATCGCTATGGACCTGGAAGACGAATTCGATATCGACATCAACGACGAAGAAGCCCATTCGTTGAACACGGTGGGCGACATCATCAATTGCGTCAAGGAGAAACTTTGCTCGACGAGTCAGAAGTAATTACTTGTGCCCACCATGGCACGTCCGAAGGAACAGCAAGTTACGTCGTGATCTCGGGAGACGAGGAATACGAGTTCGGATTCCTCCCATCGTTCGGCGACCACGTCCGAACGTCTCGGCAAGCAGCGATCCGAGAAGCCTCTCTCCAACGTCGCAGGATGTTGGAGAGAGGTTTTGTTCAGATAGTCAACACCGAAACTGGTCATATCTTTAACGTCACGCAGATCGACGGCAACCCCAACGCCGTCTTCATATCCGCTCACGCCACGAATCCTTGTGGTTGACAGATAATTAAATATCTATCGCAGGATGCGATAAAGGAGGGAGCAGGATGCTCCACTTACAGGAATGGTTACGCGCCGGAAATAGCTTAGAATCTCTGAAAAAACAATTCGGAATCAACGTCTATCACCACCCGTCTCTTCCCCTGGTCGGCTTCAAATACAATCAAATTGATAGCCCAAAAAATGACCCGATCGTGAAAGAGTGCCGTGGCATCGTCCTGGAGAAGGATAGCTGGAAATTAATTTCGAAGCCCTTTTTGAGATTTTTCAACCTCGGCGAGAATCTCGAAGAGACCCAAGCATTTGACTGGACCGACTTCTCTTGCACTTCGAAGGAAGACGGAAGCTTAATCATTGTGTACCACTATGATGGCGAGTGGCACGTCAACACGTCGGGCAGCTTTGGTCTAGGGGAAGTCCAGTTTTCCGACAAGACCTGGCGTGAGTTGTTCTGGGGAACCGCGAATATCGACCAAGACCTTTTGTTCGAGTCGTATTCTTACATCTTCGAGTTATGCACCCCTTTCAACAAGGTGGTTCGGCAATATCCCGAATCCAAGGTGTTCCTGCTGTCGGTCTTCCATGGAGTGGACGAGTTCTCTCCCGAGTTCGTGGATGGGGTCGCTGCTAACCTCGGAGTCCCTCGTCCGGAGATCTTTGAATTCCAGTCGCGAGAAGAGATCACAAAATTCTTGTGCGAGAAGGAAGAGACCGACCCAACCTACGAAGGCGTTGTTCTTCGAGATAGCAATAATTTAAGAGTCAAGGTGAAATCACGCAGCTATATCGCGATGCATCATTTACATGACAATGGGAACATTTTCAATCCCAAGAGGCTGGTTCCCTTGGTCTTGGCTGGTGAGGTTGATGAGGTGGTGGCAATCTTTCCCGAAGTCAAGGAGGCAATCGAGACAGTCCGTGACCGGCTCGATGTCGAATTCGAGAATCTACTGGCAGTCTGGAAAGATTGCTGGCAGATCGAAAACCAGAAGGAATTTGCCCTCAGCATCCTGTCCAGGACCAAGTTCACTGGTATTTTGTTCAATCTTCGCAAGGATCAAAAGGATCAGCAAACCGAGGAGTCGCTGAAATTCGCGTGGCGGCAGAGCGACGAGGCGATAGTTAAAATCCTGTACGGCTGATAATTTCTAGTTTACAAGGAAGGATTAGATGATGTATAGTATCAAGAGGCGATTCGAGGTTCATTTGGACGAACCATCATGAAAAAGTACATCATTGCGCTGAATGCGATTCAGGATAGGATTGCTCGGAAAGTAGGCAAGGAACCCTGCCTGGTCGAGTATTCGGCTTACAAGAACGATAAGAATGACATCCCGATTGATAATCTGGATGAAGTCCCGATCCAGGGTCCGGTCCAGGTGTATCGTTCAATTGATGCTTGGTCCGAGACCGAATGGAAGAGCCAGGTGATCGAGAGTCCGACCTGGCTCGACCTGTGCGTGATCGCCAACGAGTTGATCAAGCGAACGGGCGACAAGCACCATATTTTCTTCGAAGGATACAAAGCGATTTCCAAGGCGGGCGGCGTTACGGTGATCGAACTTGTGATGGGGTCTTGAAATGAGTGAGCCGACAATCGTCAAGACCGAGAAGGTCTTCGACTTCCGAGACCTTCTCGGTCCAGATGGCAAGCCGCTGAAGCATGGCTTGCACATGATCGCCCGTGAATTCACCCACAAGGACCATCACGGCGTCTGGACCTACGCCAGTCGCAACGAGTCGCCGGGTGATCTCGTCGTCAATGCAGTCGTGATCGTGGCGAAGGTGGACGAGCAAGTCCTGGTCACTGATGAGTTCCGCGTTCCTCTCGCACGTCGCGAATACGGCTTTCCGGCTGGGCTGTGCGAACCAGGCGAGAGTCGGGTTGCGGCTGCGGTCCGGGAACTCCGCGAAGAGAGCGGGCTGTACGCGACCGGCGTCTATACAGAGGCGACCACCCCTCCTTTGGTTTCGTCGGCTGGGCTATCTGACGAGTGCGTCGAGATGGTCTTCGCAGAAGCAGAGGGTGAGATTTCACACGATCTCTGCGAGCCGTCGGAGTCCATTCATGCCGAACTGATGGATGTCGAGCAGATCAGCGACCTGATATTCAACCGATCTCTCGTCATCAGCGGCAAGGCATGGGGTATCATGTGGGGCTGGTGGATGATGGGCAAGGTCTATCTTGTGCCTCCAGGCGACGAACGAGACCGACTGAAGAAGGTGACTTGGGAGGACCGAGGCATTCCCGGCAAAGAACGCTTCACGATCCAAGACTGATATCTACCTCTTACTCCATGCCCTAGTGGCGTTTGACGCTTTTCTGCTCCAATACCTAATGGAGTTTCATCTGTGACCACGGTGCGGCATAAGTTCACTGGCGAATTGGGGCAAGTGACGAGAATCTACTTCGAACAATACCCAGAAAATCGCTATCACACTCTTTGCGTCGATCTCACCAAATATGGATATCCCCCGGCAATGCTGATTCCGCGAGTTGAAGTCAAGCTGCCCCGATCGACTTTCACCATCGATGCCGATGGGTTCAGCCACTATTTCGAGAAGCTCTAATGGAATTCAAAGCCACAGGATTAAGTGTACTTCAGTACACTAAGTAAAATTTAGTTTACAATCTAAATCGTTCACGGTACAATGATTCCTGTCAAGTGTGGCTCCGAACATCGTAGCGTACATCAGTTAAGAGGGGTGGCTCATGGCAAAACAAGCGGCGAAAGTGAAGGCGGAACCGGTGGCTTTGTCCCCCAGCGACTTGCTGGCAGCGGCAGCGGCTTCAGCGACTCCTTCCGCCAAGGAAGCCGCCGCGAAAGCCCCCCGCGTGATTCTCGCATTGAGTGAGACCGAAGTTGATCACTTCAACCATCTCGTCCAGGCGAGGGAAATCCGGAAGATCAGCGAGACGGCAGAGGACACGGAAGATGTTTTTCTGAAGGATATCCTCCTCCAGAAATATGTCGATCTCTATTGGTCGTCCAAGCAATTGCCTGAGAACCCCGAGGTAGTCACCTACCTGGATGCTGACCAGACGGTGGTCAACAACCGGGCGATTTTCACGGTGAAGGCGATTTTTCGTCCCACCAAGAGCCTGCCGCCCGTCAAAGATCGCGAACCCGGCAAGGGCATCCGAGAGTACCTCGTTGAGGCGTTGACCACGGGCAAGAACGCGATTGGTGAAGATGTCGCCAATGCCATCCTCGACACCGAAGTCCAGATCGAGAAGGGGGTATCGATCCGGCAACTGAATTCCCTCTTCAACGGTTCCTACATTGACAATGTCTGGACTCCTGCCACAGAGGAACAGCGGGCGGCGGCGACCAAGCTGCTGTCTGTGATCCTGGCTTCCAGCGTCACGAAGATGACGACGTTCGGTCCCTTCACTCCTGAAGAGCGGGCGATCCTGCTGGAAGAGGATACGGAGAACATCAAGGTCAAGGACGCCAAGGGTTTCCTGAAGCGGTTCCGGACTTACGCCAAGAACAAGGGACAGTTGCGGCACCTCTTCGACGTCTTCAGTCCCGACCTGTCCTGGTCTGGCTTCGTCTTCGCTCAGAATGCGTTGCCGTCCGACAATCCCCGGCTCGATGCCGCCAAGGAAATCCTTGGTATGAAGGAGCCAATGCCGGCACAAAGCCCGTCGTAACATGGCGGGTTTTCCTCAGTCGATCTCTTCCGGAGTATCTGGGACACTCTGGGATCGTAGGTCGGCTGAGGGCTTTTACACTCCCCCTCACCCGTCGTCGCTAGCGGCGGGGAACCTGACCGCCCTACATTGTGCGAGCGTCAAGACTGGCTGATGGTAGGGCGGTCAGGTAAATCTTAATCGCCGAATCTGAAGGAGACTGACCATGAATGATAAGACGCGAAAATTTCTCCGTGAGACCAAGTGGACGATGTGGATAGGGTTTTATGTCTTCAACGCTCTTGCTGCTTACGTCGGGGTTGTTTCTGATGCTGGCATCGGGCGTCATTTGTCCTTGATCGGACTTGTTGAGCGATTTCCAGGACAAAGCAAGATCCTCGTGGTATTCATCATGTATCTGTCGGTATTGATCACTCTTTTCTCTTTGATGACGTACTTGACCGTTTTCTACCACTCCAGGAATGCTGAAATGGACCCGCCTCAGTAATTATTAGGCAAAGTCTGAGCCGGGTAAGAAACAGATGCGGACATAGCTCAAATGGAAGAGCGCAGGCTTCTAGTACCTGCTGTTGTGGGTTCGAATCCCACTGTCCGTACTCATTCATCATAGGTCTTCCAGTCTCGATGTTCTACGCAGTAAGGATGAATCGTGATACAACCTATCGACCAAGAAACCCTGAATTTAATCAGGGGATTTAAGTCCACCATTGTTGTTAAGCACATTACGCCGTTACTCAGGAAGGTTGATCGCTACCAAGCTAGCGTGCGATCTCTGCGAGATCTTGAGCGGGATATTTCCCATGGTGAATCAGAACTTAACGATATCTACAAATCATTATTTCCGCTTTCAACAGAAGCATTGTCTAACGAACATCCCTGTCTGCGATCTACTCTTGACCATTTGAAACAGAGAGTGGAGTCAAGACGACAGGTTCTTTTTACGCAACTGCTCGTTGCCGTTAAAGACGCCATTGCCGAGCAGTACCAGACCGATATTGCGGAGGAACGACTCCTCCCTCTTATCCACAATTTTTTTGAAGTAAGGAAAACATGACTGTCAACTACAAGGAGACGTTGCTTCTTCCCAAGACCGACTACCCCATGAAGCCTGATCTTGATGCCATCGAACCTGAAATTCAGGCGAAATGGCACGGGCTTTATGAGACTCTCCGGGAAATCCGCAAGGACAAGCCGCTCGTAGTCGTCCACGACGGTCCTCCCTACGCCAACGGCGACATCCACTTCGGTCACATGTTCAACAAGGTGTTGAAGGATATCCTTGTCCGTTATCTCACGCTCTCGGGATGCGATGCCCCTTTTGTGCCCGGCTGGGACTGCCACGGATTGCCGATCGAACACCGTGTCATGGAATATTTTGGCACTCAAGAAAATCTACTGACTGTCAGAAAAGCTTGCCGGGTGACGGCTGGGCAGTGTCAGAAATCTCAAGCTAAGCAATTTCAGCGGCTTGGTCTCTTGGCGGATTGGTCCCATCCCTATCTGACGATGGACGAGAGTTACAAGCGGAAGGTGCTTGAGATACTCTCTCGCTTGGTCGATAAGGACCAGATCAAACGGGAGCTACGCCCCATCGCTTGGTGTCCTCATGATGAGACGGCGTTGGCAGAGGCAGAACTCGAATATAAGGACGTTGAGAGCGATGCGTTCTATGTTGAATTCCCTGCTATCGGGTATCTTTCGGGCGTCTCTTCTCCTTTCTCTTTCGTTGCATGGACCACGACACCATGGACGTTGCCGGGGAATGTGGCGCTTGCAGTTAATCCCGATCTCAAATACGTCTGCGTCAAGATGCTCAAGTGCCAGCGACCAACGCACCGGGACGTATTTGTAGTTGAGGAATCTGCCGTTGCCAACCTGCTGGAACTGATGGATGTTGCCGACCACGAGATTCTCGGTGAATGCCTTGGGTCTGAGTTGGTCGGGAAGTCCTACTTAGCTCCGATGCCGTTCCGGTTCCTGGTTGATTCCCGAAAAGTGGTCGGTGCCGATTTCGTGACGCAGGGAGTCGGTACTGGCGTGGTCCACATCGCCCCGGCACACGGACTCGACGACTACAAGCTCGCGATCGAACTCGGACTGACGATCCTGGACAAGGTCGATGAAGCCGGTAAGTACAACATCCGCTGTTGTCCCGAGATCCACGGACAACATGTCAAGAAGAAGGAGACCCTGAAGGCATTGTCGTCCATGCTGGGTCGATGTCTCTGGCATCAGGAACGAATCACTCATTCCTATCCTCACTGCTGGCGATGTCACTATCCCACAATCACCCGTGCTACGCCCCAATGGTTCGTAGATCTGGACAAGAACGCCTTGAGGACAAAAGCCCTCAAGGCGATCTCCGAGACTACGTGGATTCCGGAGAACCTCCAGAACCGCATCGAGGGTATGGTCGAGTCTCGACCCAACTGGTGCATCAGCCGCCAGCGGCATTGGGGCATCAAGATCCCTGCGTTCCACTGCCACAACTGCAATCAATCCTTCTTGACCAAAGAGGTGATCCGGGTTGCCATCGAGGAAGGCGACGACTGGTGGCGTGACATCGAGACCAAGAATCACTGCTGGTGTCCGAATTGCGAAAAGGATGACATCAGCGCCGATGCCGACATCTTGGATGTCTGGTTCGAGTCCGGCTCAAGCTTCGCCTCTGTGGTCCCTTCGGGGGCTGAGAAGGTCATTTACATCGAGGGGAGCGACCAGCATCGAGGCTGGTTCCAGTCGTCCCTGCTCTTGGGAACGGCTCTGAACAACAGGGCACCATTCGATACGGTCATCACGCATGGCTGGGTCGTGGACGAGTCGGGCAAGAAGTTCAGCAAGTCCAAGGGAGCTCCTCCGGTCATCGAGACCTTGGGCAAATTCGGTGCCGATGTCATTCGGCTGTTTATCGCATCCCAGGATTACACCGATGACTTGCGGGTCGACGACAAGTTGCTGACGACCGCTCAGGATGTCTATCGGAAGATCCGCAATACCTTCCGCTTCATCCTCGGGAACATGGATAGGGCGTGGAAGAATACCGATTCCCGTCCGGAGATCACCAGCCAGATCGATTTCCACATGTTGACTCGGCTCAACGACTTGATTGGTGAGGTCAAGAAAGCGTACGATTCCTATCGTTTCTATCACGTTTATCATCTGGTTTACAATTTTTGCGTGGTAGACCTGAGCAGTGTCTACTTCGATGTGGTCAAGGACCGTCTGTACGCGGACGACTTGGATTCGCCCTCGGGAAATTCGGTTCGCTGGGTATTGAGGACGATCTACGAGACCCTGGCTCGGCTCATCTCACCAATCCTTCCGCATACTGCTGAGGAGTTGTGGTCTTACAGGTCCAAAGGATTGGGAGTGGACCACAAGAGTATCTTCCTGGAGACCTTCCCTCAGCCAATTGCCACCGACGAGCGCCGGGAATTGCCATGGGATACTATCTTTAAGTTGAGGGAGCGGATTTTCGCCGAGATCGAAAAGCTACGATCGGAGAAGGTGATCCGGACCAATGAAGAAGTCTGGGTCATTTTGGGGACGAAGCAGGAAAATATTTTGACGGCGGTCGAAAATCTGGAGATCATTCGGGACCTGTGTAAGGTTGCCGATGTTTTCTGGATTCCCGACCCGGTCGTCTCCGATGGGTTCTCGGTGGAGGTCCAGAAAACTAAGTATGCCAAGTGCGAGCGGTGCTGGCGATATCGGTACGAGGTGGAGAAGAACCCCGAACGCCTCTGTACACGATGCTCCCTCGTCATGGCAGGCAGGAACGGTTCTCGACCAAAGGAAATTATTGGTGAGCAAGAACAAAAGCAAGAAGCTAGAAGTGCTTGATCTCACGGAATATCATTGTGCTTGCTGCAAGGAGACGTTCTACGCCCAATATGGAGTCGTAGAACGTTGTCTCCAATGCGGCAGTACAACTGAAGTTGATTCTGTAAGGCATGTAACAGCCAAGGTAGAAAAGGAATGGGGATATCATGGATAAAGGATTGGTCTTTCGTCGTATTGTTCTAGGACCAGAGCATCAGCCAACTGGTGCGGTTCGGCATATTGTCGGCGGGGAAGAAGCTCCAAGACCATATGAATTGAGAATCGAACGGTATAGCTGGGATGATCGCGAGTATTATTTGGTTCACTATGATGAGTCGGGCGATGAGATCACGGATACGCATCATGATTCTCTGGAACAGGCTCTTGCCCAAGCAGAGCTTGAATTCAATATCAAGCCCGATAGTTGGGAAGTGTTGATATGATTATAATTTTTAAGGATTGAATTTCATGGACAGTAATAATTTCTTAAATCCAAGAGCATGGATAGGATCAGTGGGAATAGGTGGCGTTAGCCCAACAAAAATTTCGACGACCGACTCTGTTTTGCCACTTCTGCCCGGTCCCGACACATCAGTATGGGACGCTACGTCCACATTCGATGAGCGACTCCATGAGATAGCCCGAATTCGTTGCTATGATCGTTGGCAAGATACAGGCATGCTTCATGGATTGGACAGGGAAGATGGTCGGACCATGGCGATGGTCTTGGAGAACCAGAGAATTTTCAACGAGGTTGAGACGCAAACAGCAATGGACCCCGGAATGCGACGTATATCAATCGCAGTTGTACGTCGAGCCATGGCTATGATTTTTGCTGAGAAATGGCTTCCGGTCTATCCATCCACGAGTCCTCTGTCGTTAATCTACTACTGGCGGCATAGGACCAATGAAGATGGCAAAAGCATTTGGGCCAAAGAATCAGAATCGATCGTGACAAGTTTCACCAAATATGGAGAAACGTACGAAAACGTAATTGCTGGAGGACCGGATTATGCTGCCGATCTTGCCAAAGACCTGGCTGAATCCGTACTGAGTCGGGCAGCACTCAATATCGCAAGCAATGTTGACACGTATGTCGACCGATCTCGCAATGCATCCCCACTCGAAGCCTGTATAATGCTTCGTGAAGCCATTGCCGAGAAGGTCCTTATAAATAAATCAGAGAAGGGGTTCTTCTGGGCTCTTGTTCCCGAAACTCATCCCGATGACGATTTCGACCGCGATAAATTGGTCCCACAGTTGCAGAATATGGGAATCCATGTCCAGCGGCGTGAATTCGAGAAACTCTATAACTTTGAAGATTGGGAGCGATACTACAACCGACCAAGTTTCAAGGTGAATGGGGTCCTTATGGGATTTCGCGGAGAACACCCCGGTTATAATGGGTATGTTTCGTCGCCCTATATTCCGGTAACAAGGCAAAACGACCGGTTCGTCATGCGATGGGGAGATCGGTTACTCGGTGAGGGGTCAAAGTTTTACGGTCTCGCTGCGTTGCGAAAGTTGGGAAATTGATCAGTCTATGAGAGGGATTGATTCATCCCTCTCATGTTTTTCTTTTCAGGAGTTGAAAATGTTGTAGATTGAGAATCATGATCCGTACGTTTACGTCTTGGTCCGTAAAGACCAGAGTTATGGACAAATCGTTGTCCAGGCTGGGCATGCCGCCATCGAGGCTGCACGTCATTTCGTCCCGCCCGACCTCTCCCATCCTTTCCTGATTGCCTGCGGCGTCAAGAACGAAGCCCAACTGCTCCGCGAGCAGGAACGCCTCGAATCGCTCGGCATCCGCACCAAACTCTTCCGCGAACCCGATATCGGTCACATCGCCACCGCCCTGGCTACAGAGCCAGTCTACGGCGAGCAACGTCGTCATTTTCGAAAATACCAACTGCTGAGGCTCTCACACGTCGCTTAATTTTTATCTTAATGTGAAACCTAAAATATTTTAGGTTTCACATTAGGATTATTTTATTGACACTATTTTAAAATTATGATATAACACCTTCGCACTAACACCAATTTAAATAAAATAATCTCTAGTAGGAGTTTGGAGAATGTCGGAAATTATCTTTAATGGTTCGAGTAAGTTGGATTTGAGCATGGTTCCCGCTCCGGTGGTCAAGGCAGCCCCCAAGGTGACGGGCATCCATCCCACCGGCTCTTTGATTATGGTTGAGTTCTTGACGGCACAGGAGATCCAGGGTGGGTCGATCCTCCTCGGCAACGACACCGAGATCGAAGGACCGCCTCAGGGCTACGTCCTGGAAGTCGGACCGAGCCTCCCCGAGTCCAGCGGGATCAAGGTCGGGCAGCGAGTCATCGTCCAGGGTCGTGGCGTTGGTCCTCTCCCTGATTTCGACGGGAGCAACAAGGAGCGAATGCTGGTCGAGTTCTCGATGATCAAGGCGATCCTCGACGAGGCGAAGCCTTGCTGCCAGGGTAAGAGGGCTGAGACCGTCGAAGCCGCATCGCATTGTTGCTCGTCTAAGGTTGTGGTGGGCTAATTAAATGAATGATGAAAATCAAGTATGGGTTGTTCTCTGGAATGACACATTGATGTTCGCCGAGGGTCTTTCGGTAGACTCAGCAATTAATGGGGTTTTCCGAACCCTCGACAGCGCCAAAGCTAAGGTAGTCGAATTGCTCAAGGATGACGACGATGATGACTCGGATGACGACACCTTCGACGGCGATGATTCCGACTATGACTTCGATGGTGATGACTCGGATGACGACGATGAAAACGAAGATTATACTTTCGAAACAGAAGATGATGGAACCGTCATGGTGATCTCGCCTCTGGGCGAACTCATTTACTGCATCGTTCCACAAACAATTGACTAATTGTCTTTTGGTCTGCTAAGTATTACACTAGTATCTTTCAAACACAAAATATCCCTAGGTAGACCACGAGTCTACCTAGGGATATTTTGTTCACTTAGTGGCGAGCCAGTTCAACAGGTCGTTGACATTCAGTTCGCCGAACTCCTTCCGGATCACCTCGATCGCCACCTCGGCGAGGTTGCCGCTCTGGTCCAGCAGGATCGGGAAGGCAATCTTCATCCCCTGGCGAGCGAATATGCCGCCAGAACTCTCGATAATCTGGTCTTTGTGAGCGAGTAATGCCTCGCGAATCGCCCCCTCGACCTTGACCGACAATGCATCGCTGTTGAAGCTCATCAGAAATCCTCCAGTACGTGACCACCACCCTTTTGAAAGCAAAGTTTCCCGCCATAAATATGGTATGCCACACTACAAGATAATCGCGACTTCCTCTTGGGAATTCGAAGCCATCGGATCGCTCGAATCGATTACGGAGCAAGCGCGTAAATTGGTAAACAATGTAATCGCCCCAAGTCCCCAAGGCGAGGATTACAGGAACTTTGGCATTCAAATGGAGTTGGTGCCCCTCAAGGACAAGTCATCTTCGGTCAATCAACTAAAAACATTTACACCCGAACAGGTTTTCTCATGGATCACCGACAGCCAAGAAAAGACCTTGATTAGGATTGCGGAAAATGTTTATGAGGTTAAAATGAACTCGGATCGCTACCGCCTCTTTCAGCAGAATCCGACCTGCGTATCTTGTGGTTTGACAGGCAACAAATTTATCCTCGAAAATCCTCCCGGCGAATTCACCGCGCATTTCAACTTCTACGCCGAAGAAGATGGTCGAAATGTCCTCATGACCAAGGATCATATCAAGGCAAAGTCTTATGGTGGTGCCGATTCGCTCGATAATTACCAAACGATGTGTCAACATTGCAATGCCATTAAGGCAAGTTTTCCCTTGAGCAATGATTCTGTGAGAAAACTACGGGAGATACTGAAGAACAAGGAATGTCTCGGAACCAAAGAGTTGAGGAAGAAGATCAATCAGACCCGATTGTTGCTTCTGGATAGCCTTACAGGTCAATAATATTTTTTCAAATGGATTGGAACGATGAGATATTTCTCAAAAGGGACTTTGAGAAAGAGTCCGGTATCGCAGTCGAAGACGCCAACCCCGCAGGCACGATGGTGGTTGGTCGTCGATCTCCAAGACGATCTCGGGAAATACTATAGACACATGTACAATTGGCATTTCCGTGCCCATGCCCAACTGATTCGTCCCGCCTGGTCTGAACATATCACAGTTGTCCGCAATGAGGAACCTCCCAATAAACTCATGTGGGACCTAATCACCTCTGAAATTATCACCTTTGAATACAGCACAGAAATGGAAACCGACGGCAAGCACGTCTGGCTGCCGGTTTGGTGCGATGCTTTGCTTGGTCTGAGAGGAAGTCTCGGACTGAAACGAGACCCGCTATTTCCATTGCATCTTACGATTGGTGTGGTTCCTGGGGATTAATGCCTCTATATAACTCATAGCTGTGTATATACCTCCTAGAAGGAGTATTTTAGGAGGCACATATGGGTTTTTGGACATCTGTTCGTCCTTACTTAATTACATTAATGATTTGTGGGGCAATTCTTGGTCATGGGTGGTTTGCCACTCATCCCAATCCATTCGGTCCCACTCCGCCACAGCCACATCCTGATCCGGTAATCCCGGTCGCAACGATTGTTTCCGACGAAGAGGCGCATGCTTGGGCAAAGGCATTGCTCAAGTCCTACTCCGACAGCGGTCTCACCTCGGAAACCGAATTGAAAGCCAAGGTCGGTTTCGGCGACGTTCAGAAGCACCTGGAAGAGAACTTCAAGTCTCGACGCCAGGAAGCGTTCACCGGTCTATTCAATGGTAAGATTACGGCAAAAATTCCGGCTGGCACGACCAATCCGACCCAAGAGCAGGTGGATTGGATGGCTGGCTTCATGGGTGAACTGAGCAGGAAGGTAGGTGATATTAGCAATAAAATGGGGGCTAAGTAATGGACATCAATTCTCTTTGTGGATATGTGCCGAATCCTCTCGGCAACGCGCAAATCCTCGCAAGCATGCCTTACCCTCTTTTCGGTCAGGCTGCTCCTAACTTAATGAACGTCCAGCAGAAGGATGTTTATCTCTACAAGGCATGGAAGGATGCCTTGGGCAGCTACCCTCATTATGTCGCTCAGCAGATTGGAGACTGTACTTCAATGGGTAGCGGTCACGGAGTTGACCTTCTCCAGGCTGTACAGATGGTGATCGGCAAGCAGAATGAGACCTGGAAAGAGACCTCTACCGAGGCTCTCTACGGCGTGGGTCGAGAGATCGCCGGGATGTTGGGCAGCAACGGCGACGGTTGCTACGGTGGCGCTCTCGCCAAAGCCGTCACGACGACCGGCGTAATCCCCCGCGAGGTGGTCGGTGCCTATAGCGGGCAGCGTGCCAAGACCTGGGGCTACCAGGGGACTCCGAGCGACGTCAAGCAGAAGATGAGGGAACACCTCGTCAAGACTGCCTCTTTGGTCTCGACCTGGACCGAATTGGTTGCCGCTCTCTCTAACGGCTATCCCGTAGTCGTCTGCAGCAACCAGGGCTTCCAGCTTCGCCGCAACAATGTCGGGATTGCCGAGGCTCAAGGGTCTTGGAGTCACTGCATGCTGATCGTCGGTATTATGTACACGGGAAGCCGTGATGAGTGTGCGGTCATCGCCAATAGCTGGGGTGACGACGCCTGCCAGGGTCCTACCCCGAACGACATGCCGCCGTTCTGCTTCGGAGCCAGGAGAAATGTCGTGGAGAACATGCTTGCGATGCGGGACTCTTGGGCTTATTCGACCTTCGACGGATACCCCGGCAATAACTTGCCGTCGAACTGGACCGTGGGCGGTTGGGCAGGAATGACCGAAGTTGAAGTTGAAGAGTTCAACTGATATCTGAGACGTGAATAGTTAAACAAAAAAAGCCCGGTTTTAACCGGGCTTTTTTCACTGCTTGATCAATGTTCCCTCGCCTGCCCACCCGAGACCTCCATCGAATTCAATTAAACAATGACGGACTCTGATAATGCCCAAATCTTTGTAGATATCGTCTAGTTTGCTGTAATCGACATCTAATTCGCGAACGTCGATTACTGTTCCCGTTCCTTGGAATACACATGTCTTTTGTTGTTCTTGCTTCCAGTCGCCATTCCAGGGAACGTCAGCTAACCACAATCCTGCAGGACACTTGGGTATGACTTTGTTTCCGATCTTGATTGGCATCTCGGTCCTCAAATATTCACTTTGAAGTAGGAGTAGGTGGGGGGTGGGGCAAGAATTCCATCGGAAGCGAGCAGGTTATTGATTTGGTCACCGAGGTATCGACCGCTAACTTCGGCATCTGCCTTGGAGTTGCGCACAGCGGTCACGAATTCCAGTTGGAGGGCAGAGACGCGAGGATAGAAAGGTCGCCACATCTGGAGCAGGTTGTTCATGTCCCAACCGGCGAATCGGCTCCCGGCATTCGCTATCGCGGGCAGCCAAAGCATGTCCTTCTCGATGAGCCAGGTGAAGAGTTCTCGGGTCGATTTCTTACAAGTGATTCGCTGAGGCTTGCCGTCCCCGCAGCCCATGACGACACTCAGGTTCTCGCCGGTCTTCTTCCGAATGTCGTTTCCGCAACCATGAACATGAAAGACATATATCTTGGGATTCTTGGTCGTCAACCGGTTGACCATACCGATGATGGGGTCGTAGAACTCGTCCTTGACCACATTATGCTTGGCATGCTTGATGTTATTACAATTCGCCTTGTCATTTAGGACATCGACCGTCGCGTCTCGTTCCCAGCCGCGATTGATGACGGCGTTGCCGCCGCACTCCAACGCAGCATACTCGGTCATGATGTCTGTGTTCGTGTCGTCAAAGCCGTGAGGGGCAATGAGAATGACAGGATTCTTCCCGTGGACCACACTAACTCGTTCTGCCATTGCCGTCTCCTTTTAAGCGTCGTTCCGGACCCGACCTCCATGATCGAGTTATACTATACCGATAATTTAGACCTATGGCAATAGTTTTCTCTGAATTTTGCCCTTAAAAAGAATTAATAGTAGGACCACTAATAATGATATTGCGAGGCTGGATGCAGGCGAAACCCGAGAAGAAAAATCATGTCGAACAATTGGATCTGAGCGATCTGACTCCCCAAGAACGGATTTCGCTACTAAACGCCATTTTCGAGGCGAGGGCGATCTTGCTCACTGAAGGCTACAGTGTTCGCATTGGAACCCGAAGAAGTGATAATGTTTATGGACAACTACCTGCGGGTCTTTCTCAGCTTCCACCTTCTTCAGGGGTTTAACCGGTGTGTTGGTCGTGATTTCGGTCTGATCCTATCTCGTTGATCCCTAATGACTTATGACTTTGACAAAAAATAAGGTTGACGATCGGTTTTTTGGTTTACAATCCCATCTTCCTCCGTCTATAATGGGGTGCGGCGAAGATATTTTGTGTATTCGTTTTCGAGTCATAAAATGGATGATTCAGCCGAGGTAAGACCAAAATTTCGATGTCGGTTTTTTGCAGAGTTCCCGCTGTCTGGTTCGTAGCAAGGGAAGCGGTTAATCCCGGATTCTCCCTTAGGATCGACGAACCTTATTCATTCCACGCCCTAGAGGCGTTTAACACATTCTGAGCGAACTCCGGAAGCCGCTGAGCCGTGGCGAAGATTGACAAAATTCCGACCTTCTTTCACCCCTGATTAGGATCAATCTTTATGAGATCAATCAAGGTCAAGACAAGAAAGCGACAGGCGTATAACGAGCGTCGATTCATCGTGGTTGTAGAACACAATAACAGCGAAGAAGATACCGCCTCTGTGAGCGTCATGATCGTTGCGGGTAAACTGGAATTTACCCGCAGTCTGGTCATGCGCAACAACACTGGATTGTCAAACCAATCGCTCATCGACCTCGTCAAATCGGTCTATGACTTAAACATCTTGGTCGAGGAAGACTGATCCACAATACGAATTCAACATATCAAACCAGGGGAGACGACGATGGCGATAGAAACAATTGCCGAGATGCTGGAACGGTTTGGCGATTATCCCGGCGCGGTGAGTATCAACAACCCCAAGGCATCGGTCTATCACATCGCCCGATACATGCTGAACGAGTTCCGGGAACGAGACCTACTGCCTTGTACGGTCGAGCAGGCGATAGACCAGACGTTCAAGGAAGGCTGGTTCATCCGGACATTCTATTACGAGGCAATCGCGAACCTGGTCTATGTCGGAGCAATTCAGTTCGACGGACAGGAACTCAAGAAGGGCGTTCAGTACGACCAATGGTTGGACTACGTAGATGCGTATCTGGAAGCGGTCGCCCGATCCCGAGAATACGACCAACGACAAGCTTCCATGTGGGAGGAAGGGCGACGGCGGGCGATCAAGGAATTGATCCTTGAAGCGTTGTGGGATTCCTTGGGCAGTTACCCCTCGGAAGGCGTCTTGATCAATCGGAGCAATTTCCGCAAGCGAGTCCAGCCGGGAGCCAAATGTTACGTGGAGTTGGGGAAACGGCATTTCTCCTTCGACTCGGAACATACGAAGCGGCGCGAGACGGTTAGCGCGAACTACTACGTTTTGGGGGAAATCGTTTCGATCGGACCCAAGACGTTCCGGGTTCGGGTCAAAGGTGTTGAACTCGACCTCGACCACTATCGAGCAACCAAGGTGGTCGGTTAAAACCGGATACATCCTTAGCATCACGCAAGACTTCTCACACTCACAGGACTCGTAACATGAAAGCTGATGCGGTAGCAACCCAGGAAGTGACAAAAAAGCCCGTGCGGATTACGATCGAGATCAGCGGCGAGTACGCTGATTCTTTGGTCGAGTGCCAGATGCGGAAACTCCTCGGGACAACGACTGAGGCTCTAGAACTTGCGGCAAAGCAGTTCAAGTCTCCTGCCGATCGCGCACTGATGTCCTCCTATCGTGATAACTTGGAGAAGATCGCCCCGGCAATCGAGCATCTTCATGACCAAGTAAAGGCGGCGATCGAGGCGAAGGCATCGGCTCCCGTCGGACAATCCAAGGTCGCAACCGGTGTTGATCGCGAGTTGCTGGAAACGTGCGTCAAGGACGTCGAGCATAAAGGTCCTTGCGAGAACCAGACCACCATGCTCAAGTCGGTTGCGAATCTTTATAACTCCCGCAAGAGCCTCGATCTCAAGGCGATCAGCTACACCATCGTCCGGCTCCGGATCGGGGAGTGGGCAATCCCGCACAAGTCCATGCCGCAGGTCAAGCCGCTCAACCGGGGGGGCAAGTCTTGAAAAAGTCGCATCGATTGATCATCGACCATTTGCGACGAGGAGGGCGAATTTGGTCGCCCTCCACCTCCAACATCGGTTACATGGTCGCCGATGGCGTGAACCAATGTCGTAACATCCGCCTATCGACCCTCCAGGAGATGGAGGAAGCCGGATTGCTCGAAACCCGGAGCAAGGGCGAGCGATATTCCGATACCCATTGGCATCTGAATATCCGGGATGCTACAATGGGATACTTCTTCCGTATGGAATCGCAGGATGAAATCAGGCGAACCATCGGTCCCTTCCGCCACCACCTGCGACTCTCAGGCAGCGATCTCCAGACCTATGACGGCAAGTGGGTTGCCTACAAGACTCACAACGGAGGCTGGATACTCCACGATGATTTGAGGGAACCATTCGACCTCAACGAACCGGCGCATTCCATCGTGATGTGGGCGGAAAAGGTCCAGCCCGATACCGTATTCGTCGAAGCCCCCAACGAGATCAACCAATCATGAGCCTTCCGGTCTTAAACGACTCTCCGGTTCCCGACCACAAAAGGATCGAATTCGGTCACGCGAGGACCAAGTGCGGCTGTAAAGACTGCTTGATGAATTGCCGGTATATGCCGGGCTACCTCATCCCGTCCGACCTCGCGAGGATGATCCCAGCAGGTGCCGACCCCTTGGAATGGGCGAGCAAGAACCTGCTGGCGTCTCCCGGTGCCACTGTGGCGGTCTTGAACCAGCAGACCGGGAAAGCGGAGGGGCAACGGCGGATTCCCACGTTGGTCCTTGCCGAGAAGCCGGACCATTCGTGCATCCATCTTGGCGATGACGGAAAGTGCGGGATTCACGAGACTTCGCCATTCGCCTGCGCATTCTTCGACTGTCGATCCACCGGCGAACATCTCAGTCTTCAAGGGCTTCGGGCAGTCGACCAAGCATGGGCTGATCCCCAGAGCCTCTACCGATCGATCTGGACGTATCTTTCGGGGCAAGGACTGGTCAGCGATTCCCCGAATGTCAAGCGGCGACGAATGAAGGAAATGGCGTATTTTGAGAGCCTATAGGAAGGGCGGGCGATGAGTCGATGTGCGGTATGTAATCCTCGTGCCGGTGACCTCTGGTGCCTGGGCGGTGGCGACATGGTCTATCTTCTGGTAGACTACGCTAATCCGATTCAGATCAGGGTCACCTCATCCAGCGGGGATCGGTGGCGTTTGACTTCATCTGATATCTTTGCCAGGAGGATCAAGAGCAACAACGCCAAAGCTGAATTGATCTGTCGCGCGGAAGCCGGTGAGTTTCCCTGGTGCGACCAGAGGAAGTGGAACCTTAGTGAAATTCCTTACCCATCTTTGGAGGATTCTTTGAGCTTCATCAAAGGCATCTTGGCGAGAATCACTTACGACCAACTGGACAACGGAATGTCCGATCTGCTGTATAATCGGTTGGCGTGGGCATTCGACTCCATCTTCAACGATTTTTCCGTCACCCCGTACGAACGTCGGGCGCGTCACGCCAAGTGGCTTCAGACGCTCGAATTACACAATGTCACCGAAGACCAGTTCTTCGAGGCAATGGAGCAGCGCCTTCCGGCAGCAGGATAATCATGCCGATAACCAAGGCAAAGATGGAGCAGCACGTCCTCGGGCTTTGTCGCCAACATTCGATAGAGGTCCTATCAGTGAGTCGCGGCGGCAAAGCTTGGAGAAAGTCCAAGAGGATCAAGATTGCTCCGGTCAAAGGTGTTGTGACGTATTACGTCGCTCTCCATGAAATCGCCCACGTTATTCATCCTGAGGCAGCCATCGGCAAGGGGTTGCGACTGGAGCAGGAAGCTCACGCCTGGAATTGGGCAATCGCCAATGCCTTGGTCAAGCCGACGCCCGCCGTCACCCGCCTGATCCATCGCAGCTTGGTCTCGTACCTGAAACGGGTAAATCGCAGGAAGTCCATGAAGTTGCCCAATCCGGGACATTTGTTCTGGACCTTGTTGAATTCGACGAAAGAAAGGAATACCGACGATGCCTAAGACCAAGAAGCTGGACCTCGATTGTTCCCCTGTTGGCAATCACCGCGCCAAATGTGCCAGGGAACTGGACTTCGCGATCTATGAATTCCTCTCATCCAATTCTCCTTATTACATGAGTGTGTCCAGCATCGTCAGGCATGTCATCCACATCGATTGCGAATACCGCTCCATCGAAGGCTCACTGAAGAGGCTGGCCGAGTGGAAGTGTATCGCGAAGATCCCCACTCAGTTCGTCAACAACCGTGCGGTCTCGATGTATTACTGCAAAGAAAGCCAAGCAAAATCGGACTTGGTCGCAAAGATCTATGCCAACAAGATGAAGAAGAAACGGGCAGCCGTTCCGAAGAATGCCACGGGCTTGCCGAGTCGTAAAGTGGATCTGACTTTGGTCAAGGTTGCCATCCTGGTTAAGTTGCTCGAACGCGGGCATTCCGTCATCTCACTCGGCATCCGGGAGTATTCCGAGCAGTTGGTTCGACGGGCATTGGACGAGATGGTTAAAGACAAAATTGTCGAGAAATGCAAGAAACAAATTCGTACGGATTGGGTTGGAACGAGTTTGTATTTTACAATTCAAGAAAATCGGCGAGATTATGCTTGCCAGATGATCGAAAATGCGGTAAAACCGGATTCACCCTAAGCGACGGAGCAACCTTCAACCCCGTTAAGGATGATCGCTATGGTTAAGGCAGGACTTCCGCCCACTCCTGAAGTCGTCATGGTTTGCGGCGTCCCGATTCGCAATGTCTACGTGATGCGGTCGAATCGTGACGGTCGGTGCATGTATTCCAACAAGAAGATTCGCGTCGGCGACGTCATCATCTACAAGCCGAACGACAAATTAACCGATCAAGAGTACCGCGACCTCTTCCCGCCCAAACACTTCCCCGATGGCTACCACGGTCCGCTCGTCGTTCTGCACAAGGAAGTGATCGGCATTCCGGTTAACGAGGCGAGGGTTCCGGTTTCTGCCTCGGCTTCTCCCGCCCGTGCCAGCGAGGAAGTCCTCAAGCGACGGAAGCCGCTCGGCATGCCCAAGGAGCCGCCGAGCGACCACCAGGTCTACATCCTCGACCGGATGCAGAATGGGAAGAAGCACATCGTCATCAAGGCACTCGCGGGGTGCGGCAAGACCAACACCCTCCAGCGGGTCGCCTGGACGCTCAAGCAGACGCGGATCAAGCTCAAGGACAAGAACGGCAACTGCGTCCTTGACAAGAACGGCAAAATCAAGATGGTTTCGCTCATGGATGGGCGGAAGGTCCACTATCTCGCCTACAACAAGCGGCTGAAGATCGAAGTCGACCCGAAGATGTTCGGGACCGGCGTGAAGTGCCAGACCACGCATGCCTTCTTCCTTGGCGTCTTGGGTCTCACTCCGGACAATATCGAAGAGGGGCTGGACAACCACTGGTTCCTCGCGGTTCTGTGCAACCGTCGGGGGCTTCCTTTCAATGCCGCGTCGATCAAGGCAATCAAGGCTGAGAAGGAGAACAACCTCTATCAGTTCCGGAATGTTGTCCTGGAATTGGTCGAATTCACCAAGCATTGGGCGATCCTCCCCGACTGGACCGATTCCGGCTGGGTGTTCGGTGGTGCCGCCCGACAAGAAATGAACGGGCTGATCGACAAGTACAAGATGTTGGTCGACGACCGAGACCGGGAGTTGGTGATTGGGCTGGCTTGCTCGACCATCGCGTCTGGTCTCCCCGAGCCGGGCGTCAAGCCGAGCCGGATCACGTTTGAGGACATGCTGTACCTGCCGCTTGTCCTCAACCTTCCGGTCCCCAAGCTCGACATGGTCCTGACCGACGAGATCCAGGACTTCAACAAGTGCCAGAATCTCCTGATGGGGAAGCTCGCCGAGGCGGGCGCTCGCCTGATCACCGTCGGTGATCCGAGACAGGCAATCTATCGGTTCCGTGGTGCAACCGGCAAGTCGTTCGAGATGCTCGAATCAATCCTGTCCAAGACCGAGCGGGGCGTCGACCAGGGCTTCTTGCCGATCAACTATCGGAGCAGCCGGGCGATCATCCGGAACGCTCAGCAGTACGTCCCCGAACTCCAGGGGTTCAAGGACATCGAGGGCGAGGTCCGGCACGACGTGAGCTTCGCGGGCATGCTCGACTGGCTGGTCGAGAACCCCACCAAGGAAGTCTGCATCCTGTGCCGCACCAACGACCCGCTCTTCCGGGGCGCGTTGGAAGTCATCAAGGAATTCATCTTCCGCAAGGTCAAGGATCGCAAGGTCTGCATCCTTGGCAAGAAGGGGGTGGGTGGACCGCTCATCAACCTGATTCGTACGGTCATGGAAGACCCCGACGGCAAGACGCGGGTTTCTCGCCTGTCCAACCTGCTGGACAAGGAAGGGGAGATCAAGGAAGTCGGCTTGGTCCGTCGCCTGGAGGATCATCTCGCCAAGCAGATCGTGCTGTGGGGCAAGGAAGAGAAGTTCGCGACCGAACTGGCGCGACTCCGGAGCAACATCGAGTGTATCCAGGTTGTCTGCTCGATGGTCAAGGATGACAAGGTCGATTCGGTTATCGAGTTGATTCTGGACCTCGTCACGGACAAGCCCGAGCCGAACAGCGTCCTCTTCGCGACCGTCCATGCCGCCAAGGGGCTGGAGTGGGAAACGGTGTACGTCATCCGTCCCGACCTTTCGCCCTTCCCGACCGTTAAGCAGTTCGACGAGAACGGCGAGGTCACGGAAGAGTGGGAAGAGGAAATGAACATCATGTATGTTCGCGACACGCGGGGCGTCCTCAACCACTACACGGTCATGGACTGGATCGAGAAGGAGCGGATGGGCGGGGTCATGGATGTTCAGTCTTACGTGACTCATGATATCATGACCGAAGATGAAGATAACGATATCTCCAACTTCTGGGATGAAAACCGCGAAGAGAAGGCGGGAATGGCTCTCCCGCCGATGCCCACTCCCCCCGTCGTTCAAGAGCCGAAACAGGCTGAAATCCAGCCTGTGACGCCCGCTGTAACGGCTCCCAAGCGTCCGGTGACTCCCCTCCCGACGCCGACCCGACCTTCGCCTGAGGTTGTAAAACCAAAAATGCATCGGAAATGGGTTGACAACGGCGAACCGTTCTGAGAGAATCACCAATCATCGAGGCTGTGTTACAAAATAACCAGCCTCGATGATTGGTGATATCGCTTCTATTACCGATAAGGATTTCGGAATGCTTGCCATGATCGAGCACAAGGGATATCACGGATGTATGGAAATCAGCCTTGACGATCAGGTCCTTCGCGGTCAAGTCGTCGGGATTCGCGACACCATCACGTTCCAGGGCGATACCGTCCCCCAAGCCGTCCAGGCGTTCCGCGACTCGGTCGATGACTACCTTGCCCACTGCAAGGAAATCAACAAGGAACCCGAGAAGTCGGAAGGGGATCGTTACTTCGCTCGCTATGTCGAGATCATGAAGGATTTCCCCCTCCGACCGCTCCAGTCTGACGCCGAACTTGACAATGCGATCAAGATACTCAACGGCTTCCTCGACCGTGGCATTGATAATTTGAACGGCGATGAATATGATTATTTCGATATCTTGGGCGATTTGATCCACACCTACGAAGAGACTCACGACCCCCTCCCTCCCATCCTGCCCCACGAATCGCTGCGATATCTCATCGAGGATGCCAAGCAGGTCTCGATTGCCGAAGTGGCACGACAGACCAAGACCTCTGCTCGCACGATCAGGCGTATTCTTGCTGGCGAGCAGGAAATGAATATTCGACACATTAAGGCATTCGCCAAATACTTCAACGTCCTTCCAGATGCATTCCTCTGATGCCCGATCGTTCGTCCCTTTACCCCACGCCCTAGAGACGTCCAATACAGGATCGTTTCGTGCTTTACACCGAGAATTCAGATTCGGTCATCAGGTTCGTCAAGCTGTATTCGATCTTGAACAAGGAGAAGCAACAGAATCAAAAATATCCGATGATCGCACGGAACTACAATGACCAGATCCGGGTGACGACCACCCTGTTCGCCGCAGTTATGAACCAATTTCTAGGCATAAAATATCCAAATCACATGATTGCTCTGGTGGATGAGTTGGACGCTGCGATCCTGCTCGATCTTCTGGACGCGATCCGGTTGAAGAATCTCAAAGAGCATCCGACGATCGAGACCGCGATCGGGTTGCTCGACATCGAGGTGTATGAAGACGATTCGGTCAAGAAGAAGCCCAAGGTCCATTGGCGTATTAAACATTAGGGGAATCGCTCATGCCGCGTCTCACCGTAATCAACGCCGAGAAGATTTATAAGAACAACCAACCTCGATATCAGGCTGACCCCGGAGCCTTCCGGAGTCCCGAGGATTTCTGCCAGACATGCTTTGGTCGCATCGACGTCGATGCCCTCGCCAAACGCGAAAAGATCAGCGTCGATTTCGCTGAAGAACAGGTCAACGGGCTGGCAGACGAGCAGGGCTTGCTCAACGACGATCACCCGGATTACGGAGATCTCGGCTACGAGTGCGTCCAGTGCGGGAAGACATTGACCGACGACGATAACTAGTCGGTTCATTCGGTTAAAACCGGATACGCCCTGTGCAGCAACGGCGACGACGAAGTCGCTTCATTTGAATCATTCAAATTCCCTGCCATCGGAGGGTGTTGGTTCATGTTTCACACAGCGGTTTCCCCGATCATCCATTCCGACCTTTGCAAAGAAGAGGAGGAAGTCCTTTTCGATGTTCTTCGAAAAGGAAACGTGGTCCTCAAGAAATACAGCGATTCGGTCAAGCTTCTCAACCGAATCGCCAAGTCCTTCCGCTACGCTCCCGAAGAATTCCGGGAACGTTTGTTCTTGCCGGAAAATCATCCTCGACGCATTTCTTACCGAGGCGTGATGACGACCGAGGAATACGAGCAGGTCAAGATCCTCGGCAACGCCAAGCCGGACAAGTGGTTCGCCAGAGGTTCGATTCAAGAGTTGCGAAGGAATGTCAACACGCTGGGGCTGTCGGAGTCGGACCTCGCCAAGGTTAAAGCGGTCGCATCCGTTCAGAATCGGATCATCGAGGGCTACGTCCGGATGGTCTGCGATCTCGCACAAACGCTGGCGAGACGGTCGCACGATCAAGTCCTAGTGGATGCTGAGGTTTTGATCCAGGTGGGCTTGATGGGAGTTGTCGCGGCTGTCTGGGGGTATCGCCGCGACAACGTCTTATTCAGCACCTACGTCAGCAACAGCATCTTCCGTCACATGGTGCGGGAACTGGCTCAGACCAATCCTCAGAACAAGTTGCTCTCCCAGAACTACAAGTTGGTGTCGGCATATTATGCCGCCTCGATTGAGAACATCGAAGACAGGAGGTTCGAATCGATCGTGTCTCGGGTCAAGATCACGCTCAAGAATGGCGGGTTTCGGCGTCCTACCGACAAGGAAATCAAGCAGCTTAGAGCGGCGTTTGGTCCTGAAAGCAAGTCGACCATCCGCGATACCGAGATGCAGATCGACGAGGGTGACGGCAAGTTCATCGGCGGCATCAACTCCTGTCCCGCTCCTGTCAAGGTCGATGTGACCTCCTTCAATGAGCTTCTCGACCGCTCCGGATTGGACGCGAAAGAACGAGAGTTGATCGAGATGGCGCAGGAAGGCAGCCATGGGTTCCAAACCCGGTGGGCTGAGAAGCATAATTGCTCGCGCACATGGGCGGGCAAGATGCTCCGGAAGGCGTGGTCCAAGATTGAGAAGGCTCGGGTCAATCAACATCGCATTCTCCAGAAAGCGGCTCTTTGAGATGATCCCCAAACTCGTCGCTAAGGACTAGCACGCCCTCGCTTGGTATGGTACAATCCAAGACGTGGTTGAGGTAAGACGGTTAGCGAACCTAAGGACTAAACATATGTCCACCGAGATCGTGATCCACAAACCCCCTGGCAGTGTTGCCCTTGAGGACAACGCTCAGTGGGACCACAGGTTCCAAATTCGGTCCGAAACGAGTAACCGCCTTTATACCATCGCCCGCAACAAGAAATCGGGCAAATGGGGGTGCTCCTGCCCGGCCTATATCACCCGGCGATACTGCAAGCACCTTTTGCAGGGGTGCCGTCTTACTTCCGCCCAAATCCACGGAGGACACACCATTGAGGACGAAACCCCCAAGACCAATCCCAAGAGGCAAATCGGACGTGGCAAAAAGTAAAAGCGAGAAGGCGAAGAGGAAGTTCAACGATCTCTTCGCCAAATATCCCACCTACGACGACTCGCAGGGGAGGGGCAACGTATCGGAATGGTCGCAGCAATGGGAAGCCATGACTCACGACCAAGCCGTCGAGCTCGTGGGCGATCAAAGCCCCCATTCGATCTTGGGAGTGGGGAAGACAGCAACTTTCGATGAGATCAAGAAAGCATACCGTCAGAAGTCATTGCTGCTCCACCCCGACAAGAATCCGGGGAAGGACACGACTGCCGAGTTCAAGAAGGTCGTGGCGGCATACGAGTTGCTGACTGGTAAGTAGAAAGGGAGTTTATGCCACCGACAAAGCTGGAGGATTATCTCGCCACCTTGCCACAAGGGGAACGTAAGGCGGTCGAGAAGCGAGCCAGGGAACTCTTGCGGGAGATTCGGTCGCGGCAATGCCCCAAGTGCGGGTCCGAAAAAGTGTGCGGCAACACCACCAATCCCGATAACTTCATGTGTCGGGATTGTAAGTGGGAGTGGAGCATCGGCGATCCGCTCCATACCAAGAATCCATAATAGCCGGACGTACCCTCAACGGCACGGACATTCCATTTTCTAGCGTCGGAGGGATTTAATTAATGATCATATCGCAACCAGAGCGTTTCTTCCCTGAGGCGTTGAAACTCACTCGCGAGCAGCGACAATGGCTCGCGAGTCGGAAGAACCCCAACAGCCCGTTCTACTCGATCGTCGGCAACCAAGCTGCCGTCGAGCAAGCTGAGTTGGTTGTTTACCAGGCGAGTGGACGCCCGAACCACCGGATCAGCGACATCAACATTGCCTGGACGGGTCCGGCTGGCGTCGGCAAGACCATGTTTGCCCGCGCCATCGCCAAAGCTCTGGAACTCCCGTTCGTCGAGATCGACCCGCAGAGCGTGACTCGCCCCGAAGATATCTTCAGCAAGATTCAAGCCGTGCTCGAAGAGACGATCATCGACGACAAGCCGCCGATCAGCCTCGCCATGCGGCAACAGGAGGATGACAGTTGGTTCGCCCCGAGTTGCGTGGTCTTCATCGACGAGGTTCACCAACTCTCCAGCAAGTTGGTCCAGGCGCTCTTGCGCGCGACCGATGTGAAGACTCACGTCCTGGAAGGCAGGACGATGAAGCTCAACACCCAAGCGATCCAGTGGCAGTTCGCCACCACCGATCGCGGGCTGCTCTTCGACGCCTTCGACACCCGGTTCATGAAGATCGAACTGAAGCCATACACCAAGAAGGAAATCGCCCAGATCGTCCAGATACACAACGACGACCTTCCCATGGATGCGTGTGAGCGGATCGCGAGCTATTACTACCTCGTGACTCGTGAAGCCCTTCAGGCGGCAACCCGCGTGAAGTGGGAACGGGATATGCGGGGCGTCTCCTGGACCGATGCGGTCGAGGCGGTCCGAATCCGCGATGGCATCGACCAGTTCGGCTTGTCCGAGAAGCGGCTGAGGGTTTTGAAGGCGCTTGGTCACGGCAAGAAGAGCATCGCCAGTCTGGCGAGTGCGGCGGGCGTCAAGGTGGAAGAGATGGAGAAGTTCATCCTGCCGCCAATGATGACCTTCAGTAATGATTTCGAGCCGCTCGTCGAAACCGGTGCGGGCGGTCGATATATTACAGCGGCGGGACTTCGCGAATTGGATCGGCGAGGCATCCCCACAGCCGGACGGTCCGCTCTCCCCAAATTCGCGGTGGTGTCGTAATGACGAAGACTAAGACACACTTTTCTGTAAATACGATTAATGATGCTCTCAGAAAGGGCATCGTCCCCTGGTCGCGGTCGTTCCGCCTCGGGCAATTCTGCGGCTTGCCGATGAACTGTATCACCGGGGAAGTCTTCACGGGTATAATGCCGTGGATTCTCGAAACCGTAGCGATTGAACGAGGCTACCAAAGCCGGTGCTGGGGTAAGAAAACCGAGTGGGAATGCCTGGAAGGCAAGGTTGATCGGGCGTCGGGCGTCCTCATCGTCCAAGGCGGGCGTGAAGTCGCCTGGTTCAACCGTGACGCGGTCGACGTCGCTTACCCGGAGCCTGAGTCGTCTGCCGCCTACGACACGGCACAGAGGCTTGTAGAGGCTTCTGGGGCATGGGTGAAGGAATCGCCGAATCCCCGCTATCTTCTGGCGAAGAATCGGGTAGACTGGATCGCGATGCCGCGACAGGAGCATTTCCTGGACGGTGTCAATGCTTACTGGTTTACTTATTTTCATGAGATGATCCATTGGGCGTCCCTGCATCCCGATCGCGTGGGGTGGGAGGGGACGGATCGGTCGCAGTGGGAACTCATCGCGGACTTAGGAGCCGCAATATTGATGGATTATTGCGATTTGCCGATCGACACGAATGTCGTAGATCAAGACCATCTGCCGAATTGGATTGCTGGCATCGATGCCGATGAGACCTATTTCATCGATGCGTGTTCGGTGTCGCACCAAGCGGCGAACTATCTGCTGTCCAAGGTGTGAGAGCGTAGCGAATCATCATTCCGCCCCATTCAACTCAACGCATGAGGTGTTGCTTATGAGCGAGATTGACAAGAGCCAGTTCGCGGTGGTGATGATCGGCAATCCCAAGTTCTCTCGCTACGCGATCATGGACAAGCGGCAGGACTATTGCGAGACCCGGTTCTGGCGGGGTGACTCGGAATGCCCCTGGACTTCGGCGCAGCATCTCGCGATGAAGTTCGCTGACTTCGGATCGGCGGATGATGCGATCAGGGACGTGATTGCGCATGAGTACAAGGATGCTCCGGTCAAGGAATTCGTCCTGCCCCTGAAGTTCCAGGTGTTCGGTGATACGACTCCGGAGCAGGTCAAGGCATACATCGCCAAAACCTTGAGCTTCATGCTCGACTACAAGTCGCACGGGATGGGACCGACTCCCGATAGCGTGATGCTGGTTAACACGAATCTGAACGACCTGGAGGATGCTACGTCCCTCTCGTCACACCCGGAGCAATTGCGACCACACCAGAAGGTCAAGATACTGACTGGTCCATACCGGGGACTGAAGGGGATGGTGACTCGCATCAAGAGTCGTCAGCCCGTGAAGGTGGTCGCAGTTCGCGTCACCATCTGGGATCAGACCAAGATGGTTGACTTCGAGCCGTGGCAGTTGGGGCTGGACGAAGACGCGACCAAATCCAAGGAGCCTCTCTCATGAACTGCCAGGGTTGTGGTACTTCTGGGGTGAAACTATACCCCATCGATTGTGAACCTATCGCGACCGACGTTCCCTGGAAGAAAGTCAAAGTATGCGCGGAGTGTATTGCGAAACTCGATGCGGACATGTGGATCAGTGAGCGGTGTTGGGCAGCCATTGATCCCGTTGTTCCGTTCGAGTCTCTCCCTGACAACACGACTAAAACCAAGGATGTGAAGTCATAAAAATCGCAGGGGGAAATCATCGGTTTCAATCGCAAGAACAAGGGTAAAGGGCGGGTTGAGGCTTTGGTTAAGCTTGATTGGGGGTGGACAAAGCAACTTCCCGCTCAATGCGTTGCAAAAACTTTGACTAATCAAGAGTTGCTGCTCAGTTAGGCGGCAACTCTTCAGCGTTTTTTCTCAGTCTTTCCAGGCTTAAATCTACGTATTCTTGATTTAAATCTATGCCTATATATTTTCGTTTCAAATTTTGGGCAGCGATTAGCGTTTGTCCTGATCCGCAAAAAGGGTCGAGCACTAAGTCATTGGCTTCGCTATAGACATTAATTAATTGAGATGGTAGACTTGTAGGGTACATTGCCGGATGCATTACACCTCGGGGTAAGGTCCCTATATGAGCTATGAGAAGGTCGGTAACTCGCGATACGCCAGACTCCACCGACCAAACCTGACCACTGTGTAGTACATCCAAGCCAAATCTAGGCGAACCGGCAAATCCGATACGCGAAGATGAAGAACCTCCAGCCTTTAGATCACAATATGGTTGTCGCGATAGAGAATACCACAATATGCTTTCCCAAACTCGACGAGGACGTTTGATGCTGCCCAAGGGAGGTGCATCCGGCTTGTGCCAGATCAATTCTTCACACTCGATGTAACCTAGTTCTCGAATGGCTAAACGTGTTTTTAGCACGTAATCAGACAACTCTCCTCGTCGGAGATGAGGTCGAATATTCATGAAAATTGATCCGTCTGGTTTCATCTTAGGACGCAAAGCAGAGAAGACTGATGCCATCCATGATGGGTATTCTGATTCGGAAACACCGTCATACAACCCTGACCTTTGTTGGGCATAGGGAGGGGAGAAGACAGCCAATCTTACCGAAGCATCAAGTAGTGAGTTGATGCCGGTTTCGCAATCTGTACACAGGACACAATTTTCCATAATGTAAAAGAGTAATTTCAGACCAATCCTTTGCTGCTAATCGAAGGATTGGTTTATAAAAATTCTTTCACATTTTACAATCCAAGATTGACTTTAGGTTTCCAGGAATGTGACAAATGAACATTTGCTCATCGAGGTTTCAATTTCAGAACGAAAAATCGGTTGACAAAAATGTGGAAACAATCAAGGAATACCTAGCTTGGGTGTGCCAGACGCTCAATGCTGTTACTGATAGAATTGGTCTTGATTGCGGATTTGGAGTCGAAGACCCAGATTTTATTGCAAAAAAGGTGTCCGATAGTGATGGGGGAAATTTGTTTCTACAAGGGAAAGGTGAACGGCTGTATGAGGAAACATGTCAGACCGTTCTCGAAGTGATTAAATCCATTATCCAAGGGAACAGTGTGGCATTGATTGGCGCAGTTCAAAGTGGAAAATCCACGGTGATTTCTGCTTGCTATGATTTTCTCTCTCCCATTTTGTATCTTACAAGCAAAAAGACTCGGCGTTCTTTTTCCATGATTTGGTTGCCGAATAATCTAGGCATGGAAAAGCAAAGTCAACAGAAGTACAAATTATTTTCCGAACTTCATCGTTACATTACCATTGGAAATGGTAATGGATACATCGAAGTCAACCAATACATGCAGGAATCCAGAAGGGAATTCAATGCTGCTTTTCAAAAAATCCATCAACAGGACGTTGGACAACTCAATACAAATGTGATGGTCCATACGTCTCCTGCGATGATGCTTCGGCGGACTCACGGGCAGGCGATGCAGAACTATGTTCGTGCCATTCTCACTGTATGTGTGCGAAATGGTTGGAGCATGCCATTTTTCGTTGATGAATCGCATATTGCTATGAAAAATGGAAGTTCCACCGATAATCTTTGTTCGAGTCCCATCATGGAAGACAAAGAAGATAAAGAATTGTCCAATATGGTCAATACGGTTTACGATTTGGTCTCGTCTGATGATGTGAAAAAACAATTTCCTTGGATCGCCGTCAGCGCTACCAATTACACTTTTGGAAAGTGCAGTGGGTTTAAGCAGGTCTACATGAAAATTGGCAAAAACTATGGTGGGAATGGATTTTTACGTGGCAGAGACATCGATCCTGACGCTGTAAAAAAAGGATATATCACCCAGCCTAAAGTTAGGTCTGTTTCAGAAATCGCCGACATGTCCGGTGATGCATCATTGATGGATATTGATAGGCGATCCTACAATGAAGTGGCGAGTTGGCTTTCTAAGATCAACTTTGAACAACTCAAATCGCATATTGGTCGCAGTGCGGCAATTGAAATCGCAAGTAAACCGACTTTGATCGCGCGACGGCGACTGGCAAAAAAGTACATCGGACGACGCTCGGTCATTAATGCGCACAAAGCGTATCAAGAAGATATGGTGAAAGCCCTTGCTAGGTTGATCCGCTGGATTCTTATTACAGGAAGACCTCAGCCCGAGAACAAGGGATTGATTCTTCGGTGGGAAAACAACAATGAAAAAATGAAATTCTTGGTTGATAACTTTTTGCGACCAGAATTCGAAGGCGAATTGGATTTTATCGACTACCATGGGAATATTGCTCAGACACCTGTTGCTTTGATCGGCAATAGAAATCGTCCGTATGTGGTGGTAGTTACGGGACATGGACGTTACCAAGAATCGTACCCTGCTGATTGCGCTTACGGGATTGATTTTAGTCCTGAAGTGTACCGCCGATCCACGTTCATTCAAGGGATTCCTGGTCGTATTTCGGGATACAACAAAAAACCTTTCCTCGTGGTTCCGGATGGAGTTGCCGAGTGGTATCATACACAATTCTTTCCAACCAAAGATGATCCATCTAATACCGAAGCAGATGTAAATACGATTACCGAAAAGAGACGTTCTTGTCGACCTATTTTGGAACTGAATTGCCAGGATGCCAAAAGCATTCCTCTCTATAGAGAATACCACAAGAACCTCGAAAAATACGTCAATGAGACTTGGTCGCAATCGAAAAACACTCGCATTTGCGCTTCTTCCAATATTCCGGTTGATCTTTTAAAGATTTTGCCGGTTGATCTTTGGCGAATGATCGAAGAAGAACCGTTTAGATTTGATTCGACTTTCAACCCAGGTACGAAAGTTTGTCTGCTTCTTCCGGGAGAGGAAGATTCGCATCTTGGACGACCATATGGAACATATAGAACCAATGGCTACACTAAGTATGCCCTAAGAAGACTCACAGAAACTTCCTCAGATACAGCTAACCGTACGGGTACTCGCAAAAAAGAAGAATACCAGGTCGAAAACGGTTACCAACTTCATTTCCATTACAAATTGGTAAATGGCAAGATCAGTATAGAATGTATTATATTTCGACTTACTGAAATGACTGAGTATGATACGCCCAGAGTCATGACTCTTAAGTCTGGCTGTGTTCCTGATAGTTTTGACCAAAAGATGAGGAGGGCATGAGATGAGTATCCCATATGACGGGGGAGGCAAAATTAAAGCAGATATCAGAAAAAAGGCGTCACCTACGGCAAGGAAAAAAAATGTTCTGATGCTGCCAGCAATTAATTGCTGTTGTGTCGAAGAATTCCAAAGACAAGGATTCTTCAGTAAGGAGACCAATTTCATCATCGTCGAAAGAGATAAAGCGGTCATGCCAAGGATACAAGAAAAATTAAAACATCTTGGAATTCATCAATATTTTCTTTTTCAAGGTTCTCTCGACCAACTACATATTCCGTGTAGCTTGGATTATGCCTACATAGATCTTATGGGAATGCCTGATCGAAAGATCGCGAATTGGATCAAGGATCAACTTAGGCATAATTTAGAACCAAATGCCGAACTAGCTTTTACTTTTAATACGGGAATTAGAAATAGTCAGTTTCCAAAGCAACTTCAATCCAAAATCAATCAAAATTCTATAATGTATGCCCAATGTTGTGAATATGCCCATCAAATTGGATGTTGTGATATTTGGACTGCCAGATACGCATTTTTACTAAAATGGCTTCTGCAAGGACTCCAGTACGATTTGGAAATCGGAAAGCCATATATCGATAAAGTTCAGCCTATGACACTTATGGTTTGCCGGAATATCAGACCCGATTCTTCGGCAACAGATTACGATCTCACAGAGATTCTGGCGAATCCCAAACCGGACATTTACAACGATTCACGATGGGAGACGATTACAGTCATGACCAATCAACCAACCGTGGCGAGCAACGTCATTGAGACGATCCTGAACGCTAAAACCCCGGCTCAACGAGCGCGCGCTACTAGGTTGCTCAACAAGTACACACAAGAGCGTGTTGCCCAAGGCTATTCGGAGAAGGGTGTTCGAGCCGCAATCCAGGCACATGTCACCCGTCGGAAGGAGACTCTTGAAATTTAATTTCCGAATTGCGATAATAACCGGACGCATCCTTAGTGGCGGGTAACTCGACTATTCGGAGACGCCTCAGATGGCTACCAAACCCGCTGGCAGGTATCACGCGATAACGCGGAAGGAGATCGAAGCGGTCCTTCTGCCAATGAAGTTCAAGCTGCTCAACAACCCGAACGATTCGTCGCGGTTATCCTGGCCCGACGATCTCCGCAACGCCAACGTCACGGAATTGGTCTACGGCTGTCGGGTGGCTCCGCACTCCACGAGGTTCTGCGTCCGCGTCTACTCCGGGATCTGGCTCGCCGGGCATTCCCGTGGTGTGGGCGAGGATGCCATCCGGGTCCTGATGGTCTGGCTCGACATCGAGCCGTACGAGTCGGGCGAGTCCGAGAAGCCCATCGTTAAGATCGTCGGCACGACCAAGCGGGTCCATCGCATCAAGACGTGGGCGACCAACCTCAAGTCGCGGATCTGCCAATGGGAGGAACTCCAAGGTCCCACCTGTCCTAAGTGCGGCAAACCGACAATTGAGCGCGAACGGAAGCGGGACAAGAAGAAGTTCTGGTCTTGTATCGGCTACCGCGTCGATGGACCCGACCACGGCTGCGACTTCACCGCAAACATCACATGACCTACGGAGAGACAATGAAGAAGTATAGGACCACGGGGCATGCCTTCCCATTCCAGTGGGAAGATATCATTCCCCAAGATACGAACAGCGACCTTCCCTCGTTCACGATTATGACCCGGAGCGAGTTCGACGACCAGGTCGACAAGGAAGGGTTCGACGAGGACATCAACTGGCATGACGTCGTGGTAGATGCTCCCGAGATCACCAAAGCCCTCGCAATTAAAGCCATTGCCGAGCGGCTAAAAGTTCCCATCGAACAGATCAACATCGTCGAATGTTAATCCGGCGATAACGACTCCAGACCAGGCATCACTGTATCGCGGCTCCGCTGATACTTCAACATCGGCAAAAGAGCCGCGATTCTTCTTAGGAGCGTAGATAGATGACATCGCTTGTTGTGATTGGACTGATGGCAGTTGGCTTATCGGAGACCGTGACGATCAAGGACGTGTTGAACAGCAACACGGTCGTAGTCCAGACCGCTGCCGAACCCAATCTCTGGGTCTCGTTGCTGGGCGTCGGCACACCCGACACGATCGACCCCCGTAAACCAAAGCATCTTTTCGCCCTGGCAAAGGAAGATCTTGGCTGGACCAGGGTCTACCTCAAAGAAGGTAGCCAGGCGCGGATGGAACGGATGGGAACTACGAGGACCGGCAGACCGCTAGTGTTACTGTTCCGGTTGTCGGACGGGTTATGTTGGAACGAATGGCTGATACGGTCGGGAGGAGCGTTCTTCACCACGACCGACAAGGTCAATTACGCCGACCAAGAATCGGCGGCGCGAGCGGCACGGTTAGGCGTCTGGGCTTCATTGCCGGAACCGTCCATCAAAAAACCGGAAGAATCCGTCACAACCAGACGCCCTCAAATGACATTCACGGGCGTTCCTGGAGGCAATGCCATTTATCGTCGGAGGCGATACGCCCGCCAGGATTGGTCTCAGTTTGACATGATGATGAACTCAATGATGAGTATGCCAACCTACGGGGGTGTCAACCCTAACCAAATATATGTTGGTTCTTACACTAGGAGCGACGGCACTTTTGTGCGAGGGCATATGAGAACCATGCCCAACAGCACAACGCTCGACAACCTTGGGCGCAGGTGATCTGATTCCCAAAACAAGGACCATTCCTATGGCACGTCCTCGGAAAACGACTCCCAAGGTCTCTGCAAAGAACTTTGGGAGTCCTCTGTCAGCCAACGACCAATTCGTCTGGGAAGAGCGTGCCGCGATCCGGGAGTTCTGCGGCAATCAAGACCGAGAGAGTGCCGAGAAAGCTGCTTGGGTCGATGTCTTCGGCGAGTCGTCCAAGCAGCAAGGTACCTTATTCACATTCAGCCACAGACATTGTTAGAGTTACCTACGCCACGATGGAACGAGCATCGGGTCTTCATCATCTTGCATAACGGAACGGTTGCCCCTCGCAGGTGACAGGTCAAGCGTGGATGAAGCTGAGGTCGGAACCGCTGGAGTGCTGACGGTCGTGTTGTTGGCATTCGGGAGCGATTGAGCGGTGCCAACGCTATTGGTCGCTTGCGATGGCGTTGGCCACGATCCCTGAGGATATGCCTGGGGATTCTTGGCATATTGGGCTGAAGTCACGTATGCTGGAGCCGGGGGCGGCATCTGTCCCTTCACCACGGGTTGATTCATCGTCTGATTCATACGGCTTTGTGCGTTCAACTGCTGAATCCTGGCATCTGCCGCCTTCTTCAGTCCCAACCATCCGCCCAATCCTGCCGGTCCTTGTTGGTCGAGTTGCTTGATCAATCCCGCAACTGATGACTGCCATTGCTTCTGGTCGAAAGCCGGGGGCTGGGCGGGCTGAGTTGCGGGATTTTCATTTGCACCATCTGTTGCCATGTTCGGATTCTCACCCCTGCGCAGTCCGAAGAATTGTCCGACCGAGCCGCCCACTGGTTTGCCTGTCTGGGGATTCTGCCCCGCCTGATAGGCTCTGACGGCTCCGGATACTGGAGCGGCGGCTGCCTGGACAGCACCACCCACGCCACGACCGACGCCCCTCGTGAGGTTTCCGATTCCTCGGGCGGCGGTGTCCCATCCTCCCCCGGTCATCCCCTTTCCGAGCCCGGCTGCAGTCTGGGCGGCACCGTAGCCGCCTTGGAGTGCGCCGCCTGCAGCATTGACCCCACCACGCACCAGTTGTGATCCGGCGTTCCCGAGTCCGGCGATGCCGCCTCGGAGACTATCCCACCAGCCTTCCTGGACTTGTTGGTCGCGGTTGGCTGCGTATTCGGAGAATGTATTAAATTTCATATCATTATATCCCTTCTATTCTATTTAAGGAAAAACGACCTCTTTTCCAATTTTTTGATCTGAAAACGGGGAGAGAATTCTGGTAAGATGCTTTTACTGATCTAGGGCTGAGCGCAATTATTCTTGCGACTCAATTTCAGTTGCCAAAAATTGGATTTCAGGTCATGCCTGATTTCCAAGGCAAGCCCTCAGGTGCTAAAATGCCGAACGACGGCAGAACCGACGCATTATGCAGGAGTTTCTTATGAAAGCAATGAATTTCTTGTATGTGGTTGGTGGCGTGGCGGTTGGGGCTATGGTGAGCCTGGGTATGAACGGCTTCTTCGATCGTCGGCGTCCGCAACAGAATGTCTTGCCATCTTCGCCTCCCGCGCCCAAGATGTTGGCGGCTCCCAAAACCAAATGGATGGTCAGCATCTTCGACAAAGCGACCGGCGATGTTTTGATGGCGAACGTCGAAGTTGTTGCCGAGGAATCCGATGGCAAAGGTCACTATCGGTTCTTCCGACCCGATGGATTGTTTTACAACCTCAATCTCAGCGACGGTAGCTGGATCATCCAGCGACAACAGGTGCCTCTAAAAAATTCGTTGTCAGCATAACCGAAGTTGACAATTTGGCGAATCTGGGGTATAAAATAAAACTAGCACTGAGTGACATCTTCGCCCCGGTGGGCGACCTATAAAACACAGGGAAACTCATAGATGCGACAATTGCTATTTTCCGTGGAGAAGTGCGGCGACCTGTTCAAATTGAACGCCAATAACACGCTCCTGGAAATGACGAGAAAAGGATTCCAAGACTCGCTGGATACTGTTCTCCAAACCCCCCTTCCTCTTGAACCGGGTGATCGCGTGGATCTGCTCTTTCGGAGCGACATCCACGAAGGAACGGTCGCAATGTCCGTTCCGAATCGGTCCATCCCTGAGATCATTCGGTTGATGCAAAATGCCCTAGCGGCTTAGGGAAATGGCTACTCCTGGACTCTCTTAAATCAAGAATCCAGGAGTAGCCATGTGCATTTTCACGATCATCCAATACGAACCCGATTTCTTCCCGATCTGGTATAGCCACTACCAAAAGCATTTCGACCCCAAAGAAATCTACGTCCTCCATCACGTCCTCCCCGATCCCAAGACCGAAGTCCAGGCACAGCGTAAAGCCGACTGGACCTCCTTTATCCAATCCCATCAAGCCGCACACGGTTATCATCTCGTGGACATCACTCACGACCAAAGTTTCGACCACGAGTGGATGAGGCAAATCGTCTGCCAATTCCAAAGGAATTTACTCCAGTCATATCCGTGGGTTCTATTCACCGAAGTCGATGAAATCATCGCTCCCCATCCTCGGACCAACTTAGACATTAAAAATTACGCAAATAATCATTTTAAAGAAAACAACATCTGTGTTTGTGATGGTTACGAAATCGTCCAGAAGCTTGGAGAAGAGTCCCCGGTCGACTTCAACTTGCCGCTCCTGCCCCAACGTCGCTGGTGGTACTGGTCTAAGTTATACAGCAAACCACTGCTTTCCAAGGTGCCTCTGGAATGGTGCTGGGGCTTCCATGCTGCCACCGAGATCCCCGTCCCTTACCATCGCAGGGACGAGAACTTCCTCTTGCTCCACCTCCATAAGCTAGATTGGGACCTTTGCCTGAAGCGGAATCAAGCGAATGCTGAGCGGCGGTGGAAGGATGGTGTTTTTGGTTTCCAGAATCGATTGATCAGCGAAAACCGCCTGAGGCAATGGTGGACCATCGATATCGATCAGAATTCCTCGCTGGCAAACTTGACGGAAATTCCCGCAGAGATCAAGACCTTACTCTAATAAGATCATGTCCAGCACGACGAAATTATTGAGATCCAAATTCGAGAAGAATCCCAGAATTGCCCTGCCCGATGGTTGCGGTATCATGACCGGAACCGATCAAAAATCGTTCCGAGGCATGCAGCTACTCTATTGGTCCTTGACTCTGTCGCATGATACTTCACCAATCGTGGTTGATTGCGGGATGGCAGGCGACCAGAGAGATTGGTGTCATCATCGTGGGATCAAGGTTCATGTCCCTCCTCATTCCAGCCGGATCTTTCCAGAGGGAACGTGGGACAAGCCGGTCTTCATCGGTCAGAGCCCATTCTCCAAGACACTCTGGATCGCCCCGGATGCCGTGGTCACGGGGGACCTGAATGACATCTTTACGCAAATTAACGACCAACCATTCTTGGTCAACGACTACTACCGTCGCATCTCCAATGACGAGCAACTGTATCGAATCCGTCCCGTGAGCGCCAGATGTCCCACCGTCAGCGATGGTGTGATCGGATTCGATCTCGAACGGGACTACCGATTTCTGGAAGTCTGGAAGAAGATCGTGGAAGTGGCTTATGCCGACGACATCACCAGGGGTTGGCTAGACAACGGCGAACAAGGAGCGTTCATGTGGGCGATCGAGGCGGCGGGATATGGAAGCCGGGCGACCGGCGATGCCCGCTACAGCATGCCGGTCACGCCGTCGTCACGTCCATTGGTCTGTGATTCAGTGGAAGAGATCATCGACAGTCTTCATCCTCTGATGACCATTCAGAGATTCCAGGGGGAAACGAAGCCTTGGTCTCATTGGGAAGTCCATCGCCAATTCGATCTCGAACCGGAAAACCTTTCCGAATGTATGTCTCGCGACATCTGCCTCTTCCTCTTGACCAATGAGAAAATCCCGTGTTCCTGTGTGCGAGCCGTTGATCTTGAGTCCCTGCCTCTGGGAAACAACCAGGGCGAGCCGTTGGGCGATAACCGGATATTCTTGTCGAACCTCGCGGAAACTTCGCATACGCCCTATCTGGGATGTTGCCTCAGTTTTGTCGATTTGGGGCAGATCCGCGATCACTTGTCACCGTCCAGGGTGTTGGTCCGTAGCCGTGTGGGGAATGATGAATCCGGACTTCACTGGAAACATCAACTTGAATTGAAAAATCCTGGTATCATGGTTTATTTGGATGAAATTGAGCAATTTTCTGGATTGAAGGCGGGCGATGTTTCCTTCGCAGGGAATGAGTTCCTGTGCGATCGGTTTGTTTATCGAGAATTTCTGGCTCATTGGCGGCACATTTATCATTATTTGCTTAAAAAATACAATAATAATTTTTCTATACATGACGTCGAGCCGATGAGGGTTCCGTCCCTTGTCTATGATGCGATCACGATGCTTTACTTCTCCAGTCGTAACGACTTAAGGATCGTCGAATGTTTTGGAAAAAATATTGCATTCGGGGAATCTTTTTAATTTACATTGCCGATGGGGTTCGCTAAAGTATTGCGAAGTGGCGATGAACGATATCGATTTTCTTCGGGAGACGCTTCCATGCGACTTCTCTTTGACGCGATCTGTGCGATTGCCCTTCTTACAGTCGTTGCCACTCTGAATGAAGAGAGCAAAGGAACAACGCCCCCAAATCCCCCATCTTACGATGCCCCTTCTTTTCCTCCCAAACCTCCTATCTCGCAAGATCCCAAACGGTTTTCCGCGATTCCGCGAATAGTCGAACCACAAGAGCCGGTCCGAGAAGAATTGGTCACGCCCAATCCCACCACTTCGGTCCCCTACCGGCGACCGCCCGAGATTGTCGAGGTCGAACCGGTTTGTACCCCCAGCAAATACGAGATCCTGCAATATTGGCGTCTCGACATCACTCGAATGCGTCACCTGTATAGGCGTTCGACCGATTCTTGCCTGCGACAGACGTTCGGCAAGACTTACAGACCCTTGATCAATGCGGTGCGACACGGCGCGTCGGCTGCTAATTTGCCCGAGCCGCCTGAAGCGTATGCCCAAGTGGTGAAACAACGATGTACGAATGGGCGAATCTGCGGGAATGGCGGTATCATCCCGTCTCCTGGAGAATAAGTCAAGCATGCGACGAGACTCGTTTTTCTGGATCTCTTGCGGCATCCTTCTTCTGAGGCTCATCCTGGAAATCAGGAGTGGCTTGAAGTGGATGATCGGTCTTCGGGATCGACGAGTCTCGCCGGTCGAGGTGCTTGCCAAGGACTTGGAGCCGCCCGCTCCAAAGCAGAGTCCAATCCGCATCATCCGAAAACTATCCACCAGAAAACCGTCCACCAATTACCTCGAAACGCTCGGTCCTGAAGATTTCGAACAGTTTATCAAGTGAGCGATCCATGGTGCGTAAAGTAATTCCCATGAAATGGTCGCTCGCTCCCGAAAATCAGCACAAGCTGTGGAATTACTGGAAGAATTGTCGTCCAGCTTGGGTCGAGGGTGAATATGACGGGACCTTGTCTTGGACGTTGATTGCGGTGGAATCAATCGGAGAATCCATCAACGCCCTTCAGGAGTTGTTTTTCGGATTCGGAATCACGGAGAAGAATTATGCGGCGATGATCCGCTACAAGCTCATCCCTCCCGGCTTGATTCCCGAGATCGATAGGCATGTAGAGAAGAAGAGGCTAGACGAGCAGCAGACAGGGATTAAGATCGTGAAACCCTTGGTCCCGTTTTTACCTGTCAAGCCCAAGGTCAAACGAAAGCCAAAGGGGCAAGGACCTAGTTCCAAGCATACATTCTTGATCTTGGCTCTGAGGGGTTTGTTGGAACTCGGACGAGCGAGCAGGACACCGGAAGGGGCATGGACGGTGATCGAATGGGAGGGAGTTGAAAAGAAGCGACAAGCGAATGTCCCTACCGTCAAGGAAGCATTGGAATGGCTCCAGACGATTGAAGGTGTGACTAAGATCGTAAGGAAACGCCGACCATCGGTCTAACAGGATAGTCCCTATGACTTTCAAAAAACGATCGTGTTCGTTGTGGCTCCGGATCACGCAGTACGAACAGGATACCGACTATCGCATCAAGATTGATCGACCCAGCGATTGTAAGATGCGAGTGGTTCTCTACAAGTACAAGAACAACGTGACCGAAACAAGTTACGTGGTTGAAGAAGGCATCAACGGTCACTGTACTTGTAATTGTCCCGATTGGCTGAAGAAGCGAGTGGATTGCAAGCACATTGGTGCCTTGAAGGCAAACGGCATAATTGAAGGTGTCCCCTGCCTTTAATCAAGTAACCTCATTCGGAAGGACGAGATCAGCATGCCCAGCACCATCAGCCAGATTCGCAAAACGCAGGTGTTCAATATCCTGGACAAGAACCCCGAGTTGACGACCAGCCAGATCCAGAAGGAAATCAGGCGGCAATCGGGCGTGCAGTCTAACTACACCAGCATCGACAACCATCGCAAGGCGTGGATCTCCAGCAAGGATTATTCGTCCGAGAAGAAGCGGACCAGGACGCCATCGCAGGATATCAAGAATCAGATCTACAAAGTCCTGGACCAATATCCCGAATTCACCAATAGTGAAATCCGCAAATATATCAAGACGAGTACGGGGTCCACGGTATACGACAATTCCATCAAGAAGTACAGGGATGAATGGATGGCTGAAAGAGAACAGCCCCGACCCGTGGCTGAGGACATCCCCGAGGTCCCGCCGATCTCGCCACAGACAGTCGAACCAGATGTCTCTGCCAACGTGAAATTCCTTCGGCAGATGATCCGGCTCTCGCAGGGCATCACGACCTGTGGCTCGTCGCAAGTTGTCCTGGATTTGCTGGAGTTGTGCGAAGAACTCGGCGGGATCGAAGCAGCCCGGCTCGCGATCCAATTCCTGACACAACTCCAGCAATTGCCAAAGTAAGGTCAATTCGGGTTCACACCATTGGCAGGATTTGGTATACTTGAATACTGAGTCCTGCCAATGGATTTTAGAACAAGGAGGATGAATCATGGCGACGGGCATTCGGAAAATGATGATTCTCAAGTGCAATCCCAAGGTTGTCCAAGCTCGCGACGAAACGGGCGAACCCATCACGCAGGACGGTGTGCCGGTCTTGGTGCTGGATTATCATCCGATTTATCTCGACATCACCACGGACGAGGATCGCGGTCGTGCCGCCCTCTCGGTCCTCAAGATGCGTTTTTGCGGCAAAAACGCGACCCATAAACTGGTGCCTCCCGAAAAACCCAAGCCCTGTCCGATCGATCAATCCGCGTTCATGCAGATGAAGTCGTCCGACGAGGGATACGAGGAAGCATATCAGCAGGTCCGCAAGTTCGCCGACATTCGCCGCGACTATGACAATGCTGTGAGGAAATACGACGCCCTGGTGCGATGCCTTCAGACTGATGATGCCCAACTGGCTGCTGCGATCCTCGAAGAACGGCGCTACTTGAAAGGCGAGGGTTACGACATCGACCTGCTCTATGACGAATGTCCCTGATCTGAGATGCTTTTACCGGTTTGTGTTCTCATGATATAATGTAATTTGGACGGAGCGACCTGATTTGCCAACTAAACCAAATGCTCCACTCCGAAGTCGGATGCGGGAAAAAGAAATTCCAAAACCTGAGCAAGTCGCAGTTAAGGAATCTCCACTGCTTAAGGTGGAGGCAGAACGAACCGTTCGGGGGTGGAAGATTCAGGTCTTGGGGCAAAACAAGGGGGCGATGATCTCGCCAGAGGGCGTCACGCTTCAGGTCTACTACAATCATTTTACCGGGACCTTATTGGTCACAAACACGGCAGCCGTCTTTAACCAGGAAGCGGTTGAAGGTCTAGAACAGATGCTACGGCATCGACCCCGCTAAGGAATCTTTTCAACAATGCATCTCAAGGAATTGTGGCGCAACGTGGTCCAAGAGCAGCAGGACGGACCTCCCATGGAAGGATGCCAATACGTGGATCACGTTGCGAGCTCCTACGATGGGATGCATTTAGCCCTCAAGTTTGGAGAAGATTACACATACGAAGTTCGCACCCGATCCGGACAGGTCGAATTTATCTTCACGGTAGTCGCCGGAAAAATCGTGAATTCGCACATTCCGGAATGCAAAGATCCGTCGTGAGTGCTATTCGAGGAACTGAAATGTCGAATCGTCCTGAGGGAAGGTGGCAGAGAGTATCCTTCGCCGACCTTCCCGGTCCCGTGCGAGACCATTATAATGCCCACCATGTCGAAAGTAGCGGTGTGCGTTCTGATCGTCAAGACGTGATCACGATCAAGTTGATACAAAGCCGAGACTTGCATCTCTGGCATCAGTCCGCAGACGGGCAATGGAAGTTAGTCCCGGAGATTCCCCCATGGATCGAGCAAACTCCCGAAGCGACCGAAAATGCCTGAGAAGAGTTCTACTCGACCCTCAGGCATCGGATGCCAGCAAGGACGATGCGTTGATCGAATTGATCATGATCAATGATCCGGAACTTCCGGAGATGTTCACGAAGGAGATCACCCGAAGCGACATTTCTGATCAGTGGTTCGACATCCTAATACTCGCCACGGGTATGATCCAATTCTCGACCGATTCGCAACGATCTCGGGTTGCGAATCGGCTGTATACTCGCGCCATGGAATTAATGTGGTCGCATGAAAGTTACCCAACAACCATTCTTTTGACAGCCATACGAAACTACGTTTCTTTAGTTTCGCCTAAGGAGGTGCCGAAGCTTCTCATGTTCCTGCAGGTAGGTGCCCGGCTCCCGGAGACGATACGGGTAGTGCTGCAGTCGATATGGGAAACCTATGTAGTGTACCCGCCTGATCCCAAAACAACCTCTGAATTGAAAGAATATGTCGAGGTGCTGTGGAAACACATGTTGTTCATACCTCCAAAAATCCCCTGCACATCTTTAACCCTGAATGCCTTCCTCGCCCTCGCTGTTCTCGGCAGCCCCCTCGCCTCGGTCTACGCTGTCGGGATTGGGATGGGTGGTCCAACGCCTTTAACCAGGAGGATCATCGAAGTCTTAAGCGAGATCCGTTTCAATTGGGAATCCCAAGGGGCGTCCGCGTGGATTCTCAGCGAATGCATCCACAACCTCCAAGAGGGAAAATCATCATGAGCATGCGAAGCAAAGGTCCCCGGCTGGCTGAGTCGCACGTGGCAATCTATTTCCCATGCCTCCAATGCTCAAACGAGGTCGTCTATCAACTGACATTTGGTCACAAGGGACTTGCCGAGGTTGCCAAGTGTCAAAAATGCCACTATGTACACACGCAACCGGAAATTGATAAGGTGTTCCGGTTGAAGCTCGCATTTCCCTGCTACACCTACATCTGCCCCTATTGTCACCACCATGGCATGGGCAAGACCAAGTTCACAACGATCAAGGATTCCATGCCCATGTTCCTGGTTCCCCCTGGAACATGTCCTTATTGCTTCGACGAGGAAGTCCAACAGGTTCTCGATTATCCACCTGTTGGACGGGTCGACCAGAACGGCTATCACATGGAAATGCCCAAGCTGATCGTCTGCAGTTCGTGCGACCGTCCTTCTCGGATTTTGCTCGACAGCGTGCAAGCCTTCCAATTTACCCCCACGATCAACGAGAACCCCGACCTGGTTCCGATGGATCGCATCCCCACCCATGCCTGGAACAATTAGGACTTAGGTTTTTATCGGAGCGAGACCATTGCCGAGCAGGATTTCCTTGGTCTCGCTCCGACTCGACGCCTTTCCGGTGAAACTCTTGTAGCATACGACCTTTTCATATGGATATCCATGGAAATATTCTAGTATTTCTGGGCATTCGTGATTACTCATGAGAAATGTCGCCCCAGCCGAATCCAGTTGGTCGCAAAAGACGCGAAGCCGCTGCTCATCTGCATCGACAAATCCCTCCTTGCTGTAGGTCTTATCATCGATTTTCCTAGTCCCTAGGACATGATAAGGCGGATCAAGATAGATAAAATCTCCGGTCCCGAGTCGCGTCGTCTCGATCTGCGAGAAATCCCCGCATTGGAATGTGACATCGGCTGAGTTCAGGGCGCGGTGAAGGCGAGCAATGCTGCAGAGGTCGATGGCGACTACCTTACGCTTGCCGAAGGCACTGTTGAAGTTACCCTTGCCATTATAACGGACCAAGGCGTTGAATGCTGTCCGATTTAGGGTCAGGAAGAGGGCAGCATGTCGGATCGACAACGGACAGGCGTTGAATTCATTTCGAAACCAGTAATAGCGTTCTCGCTTGGCTTCCATGTCTTCCAAGGCATCGTAGCCAGATTTGAACTCTTGGATGTGAGCGGCGAGGTCATCATAGTGGTCCCGAATTACGGTCCACATATTAACGAGATGCGGGTTGATGTCGGCGACAATGTACTTGGCGGCATATTGCCTCGACAGCACTTGTAAGAAGATAGAGCCGCCTCCTATGAATGGCTCTATATATGAATTTATTTTATTAGGTATTTTCGCCATGATCTGGTCAGCAAGAGATCGCTTGCCTCCGACCCAGCGAAGGGGCGGTTCGATAATGTCCATTCATTAAATAGAGTAAATTCAATAGATTAATCATAAGTGCTGTCCTGAGGAAAATATAGAAAATTGATGGGTGACTGGTTGACGGAAGGAATTACTCATGCTACAACAAAGGTAGATGAGGGAGCGAGCAAAGCCTTTTGGAAATGAATAGGGATGACGATGTCAAAGCGGGATGTGAGCGAAAAGATCCCAACGGCGATCGTGACAGCAAGCCAGAATCTCAAGTCGGTGAGTCACTTTCTCCGTCTTCAAATTTTCCTAAGGATTCTCGACCTCCAAGAGGGTGTCTCGCAGGCAGTTCTTGCAAAAGAATTCGGAGTTTCGCAACCATCTATAAGTCATCACATGAGAATATTACAAGCATCGGGTTTTCTGGACATGACGGAAAATAAGGTCACGCCCTTAGGAAAGGCTTTCGGCGATACCATCAATCGTCTGATGGATAAAGCGGAATAGCGTCTGGCACGCAAGTACCACCACGAGGTGACATTCTCCATGAGGCTTCATTTGGTCCAGAAATCCAATCAAGGAACTGAAGAGGATTGGGAGGCTACGATCCAGGGTTCTAACTGTAACCACAGAGTTACAGGTCGCACTAGACTTCAAGCCCTGTGGCGGCTGGTACATGCCAACCGTTCCGAACTCACCATTACCGAGATCAAGGTCACGTGTCTGGTCAGCTAGAGAACTGGTATCCCGGCAACGGAATGCCGGGATGCAACATTGCCGAAAGGTCTTTACCGTGATCAAGCTTTTCAAATCATTCTTCATGTTTGTGGGCGTTTTCCCGTTCTTGGTAGCGGGTGGCTTACTGGCATGGTTCCAGCCGTCGCTTGCAACCGCCCAGCGAGCCACATGGAAGACGATCTCCTACTGCCTCCCATCGACGGTTTCAATTGCTGACCACAACGTGAAGCTCCGCATCCTCGAAGTGAAGCAGGGCGAGGTGGCGACCGGCACGTTCTATACGATCACGGGGAATCGGTGTCAATATGTGCGAATGCAAGGCATGGATATCAAGTCGATCCACAAGGTCGGGAATGAAAAAATAGTTGAATTTTCCGAAGCTGATATTGACACATTGGTAGACATCGCGACAATAATCCCGCCAGCCTCATCAGAGAACGCGAGTCATTGCCTGAGTGTGGGCATTGGCGATAGCAAGGACTACCTGGCGACAACCGCCAAGGCACCTTCGGCAGCGCTGTTGATACGGACTCTGGAGAGGTTCCTGCATGCGGCTCAAGAGCATGCTCTGGCGTTAGACGAATGATTGACCAACTTTCCCCATCCTTCTGAAACCAAGGACGACATCAGATGCCAGCCGATTCGCCCGAGGATCTTATCTTGATGACGGCGAAACAGATCATCCAGAAATCGCTGACTGGTCGGGGATCGAACAGAAGGAAGGTGATCCGGACCACCTGCGCCCTCCGAACCATTGGGAAGATTCTCAACCCGCCAAAAGAAAAACCCGAAGGTCCTCAAACCTTCGGGTCATGTGATCCTGTTACCTAGTAGGTCGCTCAGTGCGATCGATTGACTTGACGGGTAACAGTCTTCTGCTTGACAACAGATCGGCTACGGTTGCCCAAGATGCCGCCGAATAGTCCGCTACCACGGTTGGCATTGCTATTTCGCTGAATGTTGATATTCAGACTGCGGTTACGACCAACAGCACCGACGTTGTTGTGATGGTTGTTGAAGTTGGCATTCACGTTACGCTGAATGTTGACGCTGTGACTATGACCAACGGCACCAACGTTGTTGTTGCTGTAGTTGACGCCAACATTGTTAGCACTAACATTATTGCTGTAGTTGGTGCTGACATTGTTGCTCTGATTAACAACATGCTGCTGGGTGACGATTCGCTGCGTCCCTTGGAAGGTAACGGCACCGGAGTTGTACTGCTGAACAACAGCCGGGGTGGTCGTCACGATAACCGGTGTCGTCGTGGTCACAATATTCGGAGTCGTGGTCACTACGTTCTGAGTCGTCGTGGTGACGGCAGGAACCGTCGTGACTTCCTGCTTGACTACCGAATTGACAACCTCGGGTTGGACCGTGATCGTTGGCACAACGATGTTGTGCTTGATGATCGCGGTTCCCACAACCTGCTGGTTGTAGCTGTTCTGGGAAACTACGGCATTCGGAGCAGTCTGAACCGGCTGAGGCGACACAACCCCAATAGTAGTGGTGGTCTGATTGATGCCACAAGAAGAGTACCCGTTAGCACTCACGGCACAATTACCCGAACCAGCCAAGGCTGGGGTGGTCATCATTGCCACCAACGTCGTCATTACAAATCCTTTAAACATATTCATCTCCTTATCAAAGTCAAAGTTTTTCTTGAATCCAGTTGATGACGATCCTCTTCTCATCTGCGGTGAGAGGCTGAGAGGGCGGCATTGCCGTCACTCCTTCCTTCCTCAAGACCGAATTCAAAATATCCATCCTCGTACTCAAGTCGCTGTCAACCAAACTTCCATCCGAGTTGAACAACTTGACGTTATTTTTAATCTCACCGGGCTTGTGACATCCCAGACACTTCTTTTGAAACAGAGAAAGTATCTGGAACTTGTCGGCAACCTGTTGCTGGATCTGAACCGGATCGACCTGCTGGTTGGGTTGCCCTACAATCGGCATCTGTGCTTGCTGAGGCTGGGAACCTTGGATGGGCATCTGCTGAATCGGCATCTGACCCGTGGCTGGTCCCGGCTGTTGTTGTGCCTGCTGCTGAGCTTGTTCAACCGGCACGGTCTGCTGAACGGTCGTGGTTTGCTGCTGGACTTGGACCGGCATCAAAATACCATAGCCATTCTTGTTCATGTTGCTGATAATTTCCTTGGCAACCTGCTCGACGATTCGTTCTTCCCGCTTCTGCGGCGTGACCGAAAAGTAATAGTTGATCCCGAGATCACTCAGAGGAACTCCGATGACCACCGGATAATTGATAGTCTGGTGCTGATAATGGGTGTAGTTCCCATTATAGCCGTTGTTGTAGCCTTGAACGGTATAGCCCTGTTGGATGACATTCTGCTGCGCGACATATTGCCTCGTCGGCGGGCAATACGGATGTTGCCCCAATGCGGTCACACAACTGATTCCCATTATCAGGGAAAACCACTTTATAACTCTGAAAGGGATCATTTGCCTCCTACAAAATTAGCAAGTTAGAATCAGTTGGGAGATCCTATACAATATTCCTTATGGATATACCCCGTTTTACCGTCCTTCTGAACTTGATACCAATCACCGTCCATACGTATATATGGAATTGTCTCTCCTTTTTTGACCATTCCAAGGTGGATTTGCCTCCCATCAGCCGCGCTCACCGTAATATAGCAATCCTGGATTGCTGTGATTGCCTGGACCTGGACCTCTTTCTTCTCCTCTGCAACCTTTTCCTCCTCTTTCTTGCCTTCCTGGACCACGATGGGTTCCGCCACGACATGTTGCTCTCCATAGGCATGATACTTCTGGAGCGCGAGCTTCACCTGTTCGGGGGAATGAAGTCTCATGGTCAGGATCGAATGGGCATAATCGCCAGCCGGGTTCAATCCTTCCCAATAACGACGAGGGATTGAGAACTTGTCGCTTGCCACGATCCTGCTGACGCGGGCGCTGATACAACCTTTGGTTTTCTCGATATATTCCGACGGAGAGACTCCGGTCTCAATAGCCGCTTGGTTCAAGTCCAACGGCTTGTCATACCATTCGCAGATGGCTGTGAACAATTGAACGTTTTGGGATGGCAATAGCCCATTACATGCCTGAACAGCCTGAATGTAAATCAGGTTATCTGTATCGACCACGGCGTTGACGTTGTTGTTGACGAACTTGCGGTCAAGCTTGATGTACTTGTCCCTGGCTTCACGGTATGCCTTGTAGTCGTGATATGGGTCGTACTGCGGCTGGACCAAGACGTTGAGTTGCCCGCCCTCTTCGATTGTCTCCACGATGTCGTTGCCCATGGGGTTGATGCCGTTAACGTGGCAACGGATACAACCCACCGGAGTCATCACTCTGCGATCCACAGCCTTGTTCCGCTTCTTCGCGAGGGAATTGTCGTCCACGAGACCGTTGTCAGCGAAATCGACCCGCTTATCATCCTTATCGACTAATAAGTAAACCTGGAGACCATTTTTGTGGGAAGCAATAATCTCGCCCGCGTCTTTCTTGATCTTGAATGGGTTCTCTTCCAGGTTGTTAAGATAATCTTCATTCTTGGTGTCGAAAGTCTCCCAATAATAACCCTTGGGAGTCCTCACGCCCTGGATTCGGCGATTACCTCCGGTCTCGATCGACACACCCGACTTGCCCGCCTCCAAGACCACGTTCCGATCGATGTTATCCTTGATCGCGGCTTCGAGATCAACTCCCAGAATCTTGCGAAAATCGGCGGCTTTCTGGGGGATATTCTGGTTGAAGAGCAGCGTGTAGTAAATCAATTGGGGAATCTTGTTGTCTACTTGCCGCTGAACGTTGGTCGCATTGACGATGAACCAGTCGCCACGATACAGCATGTTGCCGCCCACCAGCCTCCCGAGATTGTAAGAACTGTGATTGACCAACGGCTCGACAACGTATGGGTCGGCTTTCGACACTTCATCCCACTGCTCTGCTGACCAGCCGAAATCCTGAATGTTGATATAACAAAGCGTATGACTGCCCGGCACGAGCTTAGGCGTGATGATGCTCCCGGCGCTGTGTTCGATGTCGGCACAGCCATTGAGGACAAAGGAAAGGGTCAGGAACCCAGCCTGCCTCAGGGAGATCGGCATGTCTTGCCCGTTGATTGTCACGTTGGTGAACGGCTCGGTCGGTAAGGCATAGAACGTGAAGAATCTCAGGAACGGCGCTTCAGCCGGATTCACTCCGGTCGTGAGGAACCTGGCGACCTCGTTCATTTCGGAATCGATCGACTGCCTTGGTTCCGATGGAATCGCACTGATGACTTTTATGATGTCCGGAGACATCGTGAGTTGCGGCGTCGGTAAAGTGACCGGAGCAGCATTCTGAACCGTTCCTAACCACTCGTTCGACTTGAGCGGAAGTTGGGTTGTGTCTGGGGATTGCTGGGGTACCTCTTGCTTCTCGACTTTTTCGGTCTTTTCTGGCTCTTTTTCCTCGACGGGAAGAGGATCTAGCTTCGGTGGACCGACGAGCAATGGCAGCTTTGGTGGACCGACGAATTCCCGAACGATTGGAGCAGGATCGGGACATGCGGCTCCCCAGCCACCTACGGTCCAATCTGCTGAATCTCCTGATAGAAATATCAACAAATTAATTAAAAGGAATTTGATTGACATTGGTGCGATTCCCTGCCTTTGAAAGAGATACAGCAAGTATATAGGGGAGTCTGGGGACCTTTGTAGTGCTAAAATCAGGGATCGTTAGCGCAAGGGCATAGGTTCATGAAATCGCGAGATTTTTTGGTTGATAGAACGCGAGACTGTGTATAAAATAATAATTGTGTGGCGCGACCCAATTTCCAGTCGTTTTTCAGGTGCGAAAAATGAAGGCTTCGCCTCGTTACGGAAATGTGGTACTTCTGCTTCTTGCGGTGGTGGGATTCGTGGGAGGGCTAGAGTTTTCGACACGCACCGACTGGCAACAACAAGCCCTGATCTTGATCAAGTCGGCTGATCTCAAGCATTTAGGGATGGTGGCTACGTCGCTCGTAATGGGCGGCAATTTCTTAGCGGCAGCGTGTCACGATTCGGCACGTTGGCATGCCGAATTTGGGGAATACGATCACGTGTGGAGAAGCATGACGGCATTTCTTGGCACGACAATCGGTGCTTGGGGCGTCAACCAACTCGTATCCTGTTTCGTCTGATAATGGGCTGCAAATTCTTTCCCCCAATTCCAGCGAACCTCTGAGACCAAAGGGACTTTGTCATGTCGAACGCCGAACACGCCATCAACCACCCGCAGTTCTTCGATCACGTCAAGTATTACACCACGTACGGTCCCAATGAGTTTTACGGCTTGAGGGTGTTGCCGGGCAACAATGGCGTGCGATTGGCGTTGCCTGATCATCCTGCCCGATATCTCTACAACGTCACACAGTTTGACAGGGTCCAATTCATCGCGGTCGACGAGTCCCTGCACGCGGCGATTCAGGACAGGATCGCCAATCCCTTGATCTTCCATGCCGGACATTCCCTGCCGCGAGCGCTGCGGTATCCCTATCGATGGATGCGGCGGATTTTCTGGACCAAGCCGACAAAGCCCTCGGAGATCTGGGATCTCGTGAAGGGGCAGGACATCAGGTGGAAATTCGAAGAGGGGAAGATCAGTTTCTACCTGTCGGATTACCCTATCCACTTTTGGACCATTGACATCATCGCTTCTAAATCAGACATTGAGGCGAGTTATCTGCAAAAATTCCCTCATTCTGCTTATGCTAAAGCGTTCAGAGAGACCAAAATTAGCATGTGGGATTACCTGCTCAGCAAGCGGGTCGACCTGCAGGTGATCGCCGACGAGGAATTGAAGAAGTATAACGAAAAGCGAAAAATGTCTCTTGAATGTGACATCGCTCAGCAGGTGAGGGATAATATCGCGGCAAAGGAGCAAGTTTCGTCGCCTTCGCCCGATCCCAAACCCACAGAGAAGCCCAAGAAGCCCGTTCCTAAGGGAGGTCCAGATATCAGGGTCGGAGACACGGTCAGGGTGGTCCGGAATACAGCGGACGCGATGAAGGATCGCAAGTTGGAGTATCTTCAGCCGGGCGATGAGGTGATCGTGTGCGAGGTCGACAACGATTGGACCCATTTCTCACTGGCTGGAGTGAAGCCAGCGATCGGGTACAAGCGAATCTCGGCACAGGAGGAGGTCGCACACGTCCACTACCTGCCGATGGAGGACGTGGAACGAGTGCCGGATTACTGGATGATCGTGGCGAAAGACGGAAAACCTTGGCATATCTATAAGAATGGCAACCTCTTCAGCACGATCGACAAGACTCAGGTCTACGTTAGAGATATCAATGAACATGTGAGAATTGGAGATCTCGTCGAATATCGGGGACGAGGCAATCGCCCTTTCATCCATTACCGAGATCATTGTCATCCTCTCGATCTCGTTCCTCGCGCAGCGTGGGTTCCGCATGGTCACATTGGTTATGAAATCGGGATCAATGTCGATTGCTATCATGGCAACCTTCGACTTACGGAGATACAGGTCCTCGTTCGTGACCGGGCATTGACCGCGATGGCGTCGGAAAACTCCAAGACCGAGGACCCATCCAGGAAGACCATCACTCTGAATCATTGGTTGATTGAACAGATTAGGGAACTGTCGCCGAGCAAGTGGGCGATTTATCACAATGGAGAGTTCATCGCAGCCGCCGACAATGACTATGGGATCATCAAAAGTTTGTGGCAGGAAAATGATATCTTGGATTGGTGGTCTAATAATCGGTCTATATACCCGTCATCTCAGATTTATCGGAATGTGAAGGAATCCTTCGAGTTTCTTTGTCACGCCAACAAGGATTCGACGATCGGATTGGTCGATCCCCAGACAGACGCGGAACGAAGTCACATGTCGTACGCGAATCCCAAGTATCAGCTTTCTCCTGAGGAATGGGAATTGAGACGTACATCTCTCTTGAAGATCGAAGAGAGCCGGAAGTCTCAAGCCCAAGAGATGATCAAGGATCTCGCCGAGTCCCTCCCCAAGGTCGAAGAGAAAAAGAAGCCGTACGTCCCCAAGGTCGGCGACCGGGTCCGAGTGGTCAAGAACACTTCTAATGCCTATCGTCCCGACAATTCCAGCGAGCATCTCGAACCGGGAGACGAGGTGGTGATCAGCCGCTTCTTCGACGACGAGAAAACCCGAGTCTGTTATAAGATGTTGGGCGGAGGTATTAACAACATCGACATCTCCGACATCGAACCAGTGTGAGTTGACCTAGCATCATCTTTCGGCAATTCAGGAAGAAGGAGTCCGACCTATGAAGACCACTCGTCGTCTGGTTCGCAAAGAGGTTCTGAAGTGTGGCTGTCTGAGGTATTGTTACTCAACGCCCACACCCTTCAATGCCGACGGTGTCGATGATAGAGAGATCCTTTATTGTCGCCATCACGGGTCTCTCTACCTCGATCTCTACCCGCTCATTGGTCTGGGACGCCCCCCCTTCCTTGAAGAATTGCTCCGAGAAAAGTCTTACCAAAGAACGACTCCGCTTCCGGAATACACGCAAGCGGAGGTCAAGATGAGGACCATGATCAGGCTCGTCCTCCTCACTCTCGTCGCCTTGTTCATATTGGCTGTTTCGCCGAACATCGGCGAATGGTATAATAGCAAACCCCGAACAATGCTTCCCTCCCCGAGTTCTTCTCCCTTGCTCGATGAACGAAGTCTTGCGTCGTCCGCGTTGCGGAATATCGGGAAGGATAAGTTTCCCCCCTTGTTCGGTGTCGATTTGATACAGGAGAATGTCAATGTTTTGGATCAAGGTCCTCATATTCACCATCAAGGTCATTTCTTACGATGAGAAAGAGCCCTCTGATCGGGTCGTGACGGCACCAGCAGGCGAAGAGAACACGTGGGGTCCAAGTGCGGTCAAGGCGAGAGAAGAAGGAGCCATCCCGCCGATCCGATGGACCCCGGAGATGCTGACCTGGCAGGAATGGGGACGGAAGAACCTGGAAGATGGCGACCTGGTCCATCGGCTGGGGGATGCGAGACTCGCCCGTGGACTCTATCCCTTCAGCCGCGCCCTCGCCAAGGTGACGGATTCAAGGTACAGCCACACCGCAATCGTCTCGATCGAGCATGGGGAACCATTCCTCTATGACGCCACCAAGGCGGGCATCCGTCGTCAGCCGTTCGCTATCTACATGATCGATGTCATCGGCAATCAGTGGTGCGTGTCGCGATGTTCCAATCTCGACAAGACCAAGGCAATTGCCTACGCCAAGAAACGATGGGAGGAACAGACACCATTCGACTTCGAACTTTCGCCCGATGACCGCAACCTCTATTGTGTCGAGTTGGCGGTCAAATCCTATCGGGCGGGCGGGGTGGGACTAGGATTGCCTCGACCCATCTTTATGATTCCCGGCATCCGCCGCTGGCCGGTGACCCTTTGGTGCTTCTCCAAGATGGGTCTGAATCTGACCATGCCGGTGTGGTACGTGGGCAATACTCGGCATGGGATTCTTTCGTCGCCCTTGCTACAGACAGTGCATCAGGAGTGACCGATTCGGACCGGGCTTTGTTGGGACTTCAGGTATACGCTTCAGGGAGGGCGGAATCATGAAGCCTTTTGAATGCGAAGACGCCGACGGAACGATCCACATGCATTACGATAACTGGCACGCTTGGGTTCAATCCCAGGCTGCCAGTTATCCCCAAGTTATCGGCAAGTACCGATACGATGTCGAACTGGCACATCCTCGGCTCACGCTTGCAGAGGTCCCTGTCGAGCAAAACCCCCATCTGGGGTTCACGCCACGCACCTGCTTCTATTCATGCGCCGATTGGTCCACGATCTTCGGCGTCCACGATGCTCACCACCCCAGCGGCAGCGAAAGTTTCAGGATGATCGTCGAGAACGGACATCCCGACCCGGTCTACGGCGATCGCATCAGGCTCATGAGCACGTCGAGTACCATCGAAGATGAGCCGAATGGGACCAATCCTGCGAATAAATTCGCATTCTTTCGGGGAAGATATTGGAAGGTGACGAACTTCGAGGGACTGCAGCCAAGGGTCTCGCCTGCGACCTACCCGATCAGCAGTTTCGCTGACGCGATGGTTCGTCATCCCAAGGCAATCCCGCCCGAATTGCTCTGTCGCGAGTCCCCGCCCAATGGCAACCCCTACGGGGTCTCTATCGATGTCGTGCGGGACTTCAACGGGACCGTCGCTTCCTTCCAGCCGGAAGGCGAAGCCATGATGTGGCTCGGTCCGGTGCGACTCGTGATTTGGTCTCACAGGTCAAACCAAACGGGCGAGACCCGATTTATGTCGATCAGCCCCTACCACGACCACAACTTGCCTGAGCAGTTCTATCGATTCCGCGACCTTCAAAAAGGCGTCCTCAATACGACTGCCATGAACGGCGGAAATTACGAAATCCAGAAGATCGCCAACGGCATGGAGCGAGGGAAGACCGTCCATTTCTACCTCCTCTCCAATTTCGGTGGGGCTGACATCGCCAACTTGGGCGATAATCTAAATATCCCGCTGTTCAACTTCCAGCACGGGATTCTCAACACCCTGCTGCAAAGAGAGCGAACATTGTTCTGTACTCACTAATATATACGATATATGATTTCTGCATCCGACTTCGTTTTCGTATATTCAGGTGGTCCGAACAATGACAATCCCTCCCAATCTCTGGGAGGGATACCATCTGCTGTTCCTATCCCCTCGACCATCGACAATCTCTTCGATGATCTGGACCCGACACAAGCCGCCAACGGCTTCGTGGACTACCGATGCATCTACGTCTTCAACGAAGACACTGACGATGGACTATTCGACGCGAATGTCTTCATCGGGCAGCAGGAAGAAGGCGGGGCATATGTTGAATTGGGATTTGACTTCCGCAATGACCGGCAATCGCTGACGGTTCTCGGTCCCGCAGTCAGTGGGCAGTTGCTCCTGGCGTACGACGGCTATCCTCTAACCGTTGATTTTTTACCTGATAAAGACCAATTCGCTCACAACCTTCAAAACGCGCTCAATAACTTGCCCCAACTAAGCGGGGTCGTATGCGAAGGAATCGATGATAATGGGGCAATCACGGTTTTCATCAACTTCGAAGGCTTCGACAGCAAGCGATACCATCCCAAGCTGATTTTGATCGCCAACAACGTTGATGGAAGCACTGGTATAAATATACTGAAACTGGTTGATGGATCTCCGGTCAACGCGATAGCTCCGTCGGTATCGGCAGCCACCCAAGCTCCCGGAGGCGTGATTTTTGGTTCGCCCACCGACATGTTCAATGTTGGGATCATATTGCCGGGCGATGGGATTCCGGTCTGGGCGAGGCGAACCACGCCTCAGAACGCAACCGGAGTGAGATACGACGGCTTCCTGCTCCAGTTCCTCGGTTCTCCCAATACGCCGGTCTTCCCGGAACCGCCGCCGATCTGGGCGACCGAGATGACGGGAGGGATAGTTGTGGGAGGAGCCGCTGACGCGGTGGCTCATAATGCGGGCATCTACGAATCCACGATGACGGGGGGCTTGGTCCTCTCCGGTGAAGCGGCGTACGTGCTGACTTTTGCTACGGGAGATGGTATCCAGCATTTTGTAACCTCGGGCAATGGCGGGATCAAGACTGGCGGTGTGGCGATTACCAGCCTTGCCAAGAAGTTCGTCGGGAAGCCGTCGGGCGGGATTGTGGTGCGAGGCACGGCGACGACATCAACGACAGGCATCAGCAATCTGCCGTCGGCAAGTGCCTATGGTTGTCCGCAATTTCCGATCGGTTGGTCCGTCGGGGTAACTGGAACTTATGGGGCATCATCATCTTCCAACTGCGGATGTAATTTCGTATTCAACGACAGTTTGCTGGATTTCAATCCAACAACGGGATCTTGGATCGGTCCGCTCAATTCCGGGATGCCAGATGCGGGACCGATCATGGAAATGGTCCTCGATTCCTCCTTGCATGGTTACTATTACGAATTAAGTTATAATGATTCGACCCAGAAATGGGACCTCAAGGCTCACGCGCCGGTCAATCCATCCGGCGGCAACAACACCGACTGTACCTTGATGCATACCTCATGGGCGGCAGCAAATTGGAATTGCTGCGGCGTCAACAATCTTTCCACCTCGGAAAGCACGTCCTTTACGTCATCTTGTGCTATTGCTACATATAATTTGACCTTAACTCCTTACAGGTATTGTGCCCCAACCCCTTTCCAGATTCGTTGTGGCAAGTGCGCCCTCGCGACGAAAGTTCCGAATACGATCACTCTGCATACCCAATTCGGCGCAGGGAGTACGTGCCAGGCGACCGCGTTGGCTGGGACATTCACGCTCCAAAGATACACGTCGATACATCCATGCCATTGGGTGGGGGACATTCCGGCTTTGCCGAATGTGAAATGGGTTATGGGGTATACAGATCACGGGGTATTCGCCGACAGCATGGGATATATATATCCCACCGGGCTTGCCAACAAGTGGTATATTACTGCATTTGATCCCATGTCAACATATGTGATGTGGTGGACGATTTCTGATCAGGATTTCAATTGCTGTGCGGAGACCTCAGCCTGGGATCTTAATGAGAGTAATTTGTCCCCGTGTAACCCCGGTGTAGGGAGCATAGCCACTACAACTCCCGTAACCCCTACAGGATGCCATTGAGGTCTGGCAATTTTCTCTGGTTTTTAGTTTACAGGCTAAAAAGAACCGGCTATAGTAAAGGGAGACGATTGGAGTTACGTGTTCATTCAAAGGTGACCACCATGGCACCGAGGGGCAAAGGAACGATGAACCATGTCGGAGAAGAATCGCCTAATGAATTAGAATCCTTATTCTTGAAGCAAGGCGAGGGTTCAAGCGTCCTTTCGTCCTATAGCGACGAAGAGAATTTCCTGCGGCAGTTGTTCTGCGAACAGTCGGACAATCAACACCTTGCTCACATGATAAAGCAAGATGTTGCCGAGTGGGACATGAAAGCACTCGATGCTTTCATGGAATTCTCTGATTTCGCTGCCAAGCAGGAGGAAGGTATACTTGTACCAGAAGTCGGCGAGGAAGTCAAGACCGATCCCAAGAAGTTTCCGCAAGTGAAGATCGACGAGGTAATCCTCGGTTATGCCGCCAATCCCGAGTACGAGAAGCTGATCAACGACCCGGCGACGAAGACGTTGCGTGATCTCAACGCCAAGATCGACGTATCGGCTGATCCGTATCGTCTCGGACAAGATGCGTGGAATCCGGCTCGTTGGCGATATGTCCAAGGAACCGCTCCTTGTGTCAGATCCGTCCGGACGCTTGAGACCAAGCAAGAGCAGGACGCAGGTACACAGCCTGAGGTTCGCCCGTCAACACCTGAATCTGTATCTCCCGTGAACGAGGATGAGAGTGGGACCATTGATGAAACGCCAGGGGATGTCCCTGCGGATGGTTTCCACGACGAGTTGGAAGTTGGGAAAGGAAAAGAAATCATGTCGGCAAGCTTTGGTGAGAAGTCGCCTTCGTGGCACAAAGGCAAGAAATTCAGCATCGGGCTGGCGATGCTGACGGCATTACTGACGCTCGATTCGACCAACATGGTCAAGAGCGCCTCCTACGTCTGGAACGCGGTCGGCATCAACAAGCAGGTCGGCGACGGCAGCGACGGCTACGTGGCGTATAGTAACTATGTCCTTGCCCAAGCCGAGTACAACGCGGTCAAAAGCCAGTTCGAGAAGGTCGAGTCGACCTTGAAGGGCGAGGAACTATTCGACGAGGTCGAGAAGCTCCGCGATGCTCGGCACCACCTGAAGGACGCGAAGGAGAAGTTCCTCAAGCAAGTCGGCGAACGCAACAACCTCAGCGCCGATGCGAAACACGTCGTCATGGCGGCGGCTCAGAATATGGACATCCCCGAGAAGAAGGTGGCGACTCCTGAAACGAGGGACGGCGACTTCCCCCATGCCGGTCCTGAGACAAAAACCACCGCCGCGCCCCACGAATTCGATCCTGACGCGAAGGAAAAGAGCAAGAAGTGATCTGACCTTTCCGGATCACCCCTTGCTCGATGTCCGAAGAGTCTGATGCCCTCTCAGAAACCCGTTGAAAACATTTGAAGGTTTTTCAACGGGTTTCTTTTATTAGTTGTCGTTCTAACTTCTGCTCTGCTTAACTTCGTGCCGCGACGGCACAAAATAGCAAAAGGACAGCTAGGAATGTCTCTCGATCAACTCAACTCCATGTCCAAGTTGGCTCAACTCGTCCGCAAGGCAGAAGCCAAGACCAAGGGCGGCAAGATCGAACAGGATCTTGCCGATGCCAAGGACCGACGCGCCAGGGCGATTTCAAACCTCCGAAAAGCCAAGACCTGCTTCGACCAAGAGGCGAGCGTCCTCAAGTCGCAGATCGAGGAGTGCGATAAGGATCGAACCAACCTGGAACGGATGGTCAAGGATTTGGCGAAGTTCCGCAAGGATCTCTCCGCGAAGGAACGGGAGCAAGCCGAAGCCTTGGTGGTGAGTTCCAAAATGGAAGTGGACGCCAAGGAAGAGGCGACACGGGCGCGGTACGACGAGATCAGCAAGGCGCTGGCTGAGGCGAGGAAGGAAGACAAGGCTTCGAGGGTCGCCTACGAGGCTCTGGTGGAGCAAGCCAGACGGCTGGACCTCGATTCGGAATTGCTGACCGAGGAGAGCGACCAGGACGTGGAACTGGCGCTGGGGCTGAGAGGAAGGCTTCGCTACCTGTCGGCTGAGATCGACCGCGTCTTCCCCTGCTACAAGGATATGCCTCGCGAACTCCAACACCAGCAGTTGGCAGTCTGGATGGGGTCCTTGAGGCACATCCAATACCTGTTCGAGACTTCTTTAGACCCGGAAGACCGTCCCGACCAGACGGACATCAATGAGCAGCGAAGGCTGTTCCATCGGCTCAAGGACATTTCGAGCCACTACCAGCCAGGTCACATCCCGTCGTTCCAGCAGGCTTGGGAACCCGAGACGGACTGGAACGAGTACATGCGGATCGAAGCCGATCGACTCAAGCGGTGCTACGCGGCAATTGCGACACGCGAGACGGCAGTCCCGGTCCGATGACCTGAGTCTGAAATTCCTGCCTTGTGAACTAGCCCCGACCCTTTAGGGTCGGGGCTTCCTATCCAACCAATTGCCTGCCTAAACAGGACTTACTATCACTATAAAAGACTCAATGTTACCTTGACATCAATTGCTTAATATGGTAAATTCCTCCTCAGACTTCTTTATGGAGTTTGTAGGTCTAACTCAGTAAGCGAAAAACGACCACCATAAAAATTCTCGTAATAGACAATTAAATAAATTATTGCTGACGCTTTGTCGATGTGGTCTTTAAGCGTGCTTCTGAATAATGCAAGCATATTCTTGCAGATAGCTGTGCCCACTGGTTTACGTCGGACCAGCATTCTAGATGTGTGATAATTTAAATCCAGGCAACGTGTAACCTCACGACCTGGTGGGTAATACGAAACACACTGCTAGGACAGCTTAAGACTCTACCTTGATTTGGAAATTCGTGGCGTAGACCTAGAATTACCCATAAAGGCGACGGTCTATACTGAGAAAGGATTTTCAGATGCTAAAGCCTACCTTGTTAGCTTTCGTTCTTGTCTACTACGCCGGACTCTTCTGTTACTTGGGTTGCGTCGAATTCTTCGCGTGTCGAGGGCATCAGGAATGATCTCTGTGGTCGTCATCTACCTGCTGATTGGTGTTGCCTGCCACGGCATCTTCGAGGGCGCTAAGTGGCTGGAAGATTGGTCGGTGATCTTGGGCGGCTACTTCAACGTCGCGTTGGTCCTGTGGTGGCTGCCCTTGCTCCTCGTCGATGTCCTCATGCGGATGACTTTCGATCGGTATGATGCCGTTGAAGAAGGATAAGTTCAATGACTGATTCCAATCTCAATCGTCGGGAGATGCTGAAGGCGACTATCGCGGGCGGTGCAGTCGCGACCACTCCGGTTGTGGCGATTGCTGGTGCCTCGGTGGTTCCCATGGCTCCCTTGCTCTCAACGCCATTGATGACTCTCAAGGGAGTCGGCGAGATCCAGGTCATCGATATGATCCAACAGATCATCTACATCAAGACCCTCAAGGGCAAGATGAAGTGGCTGAAGGATGGTGAGCTTCACCGTGACGATGGACCGGCAATCATCGAGCCAGATGGTACGAGGAGATGGTATCAAAACGGCAAGCTCCACCGAGAAGACGGTCCAGCCATCGAACGGGCTGATGGTATCAAAGAATGGTATCAAGCTGATGAGTTTCATCGAGCAGACGGACCCGCCATCGAATGTCCCAGCGGAGCCAAATATTGGTATCAGGATGGCAAAAAGCATCGCGAAGATGGACCTGCCATTGAGCATGCCGATGGCAGCAAAGAATGGTGGTTGAATGGCAGGCGTCATCGCGAAGATGGACCAGCCGTCGTACACGCCGACGGCTATAAAGCGTGGAGCCTAAATGACAGATACCATCGAGTAGATGGTCCAGCCATAGAACGCGAAAACGGCACCAAAGAATGGTGGCTGAATGGCGATCTCGTTCAGGTTGAACTTGCTCCTAAACAATAACATCACCACCATCTGTTCGACTGTTGATTAGAACTGACATTCCACGAAATACAGGTCGTTCTTGCGACCAGAACAAGGAACATTGCCATGGCTTCGTCGAAGCAGATCAAGGTTGGCGACAAGGTCCAAGTTCGACCCGATGTCGCCTGGAAAGAGCATTCGTATGCCAAACCCGGTTCACACCCGAGCACATTGTTCACTTTGCGAGCCGGGGATGTCGTCAAGGTGGACACCATTTCCGCCTGGAACTTCATTAGTTTCAAGGTGTTTGGGTTTGAGGATAAGTTTGGTTTATATGTTTCCGATGTGATTCCTTACGAGGGCGACAAGGAATCGGTCGATGTCGACCCCTCGTTGATCAAGAAGATCGCAACGACGAAGGAGGATATCCCGTTCCAGTTCGCCCTGCTCGCTATGGAACACGGGGCATCCTCGCCGCAGGTCCACGAGTTCTACGACTTACACAAGTCGGATGCAGAGTTGGTCAAGAAATTCTTCGAGTTCACGCAACTCATGAATGTGTTTCAGACCAACGTTTACCGCGACCAGATTAAGAATCTGACGGAAGCGAAGCCAGAGAACAAGGTCCAGAAATCGGTCTCTCGGGAAGCGGTGCGAATCGCCCTGGAGAACATGACCGCTCAGGACGAGACCACGATCGGGACCTCGTCAGCGGCTCGGCTCTCGATCCTGATGAAACATTTGAAATCGCTCAAGGAGGTATCGCAGGTCATCGATTTCATTTTCGATGAGATGAAAGAATCAGTCGAAAAAGTGATGAGCGAGGATGATTTGAATGGGTTTATGATCCCCTCGCTTCATCTGAATATGGATATGTGGCAGAAGATTGCGACCAAGTATCAGAAGTACCTGAAGGTTGCTCCATCATCTCCCACGGAACAGCCGGTCTGCGAAACAGATGCCATTGGCACCAAGAGGTGGTATCTGAATGGACAACTTCATAGAGAAGATGGTCCAGCCATCGAATGTGCCAATGGTCGCAAGGAATGGCATCAGAACGGACAACTCCATCGCGAGGATGGTCCAGCCATCGAACATGTCAATGGCGATAAATGCTGGTATCTGAACGGACAACGCCATAGAGAAGATGGTCCTGCCGTTGAATGGGTTGGTGGTCACAAGAAATGGTATCGGAACGGACAACTCCATCGCGAGGATGGTCCCGCTATCGAATGGGCTGGTGGTCACAAGGAATGGCGGTTGAACGGCAAGCAAGTCACAGAAGCCGATGTCATCAAGCCCAAGTCGCCCGAGAAGGAGCAGCCCGTCTGCGAAACAGATGCCGATGGCACCAAGAGGTGGTATCTGAATGGACAACGTCATCGCGAGGATGGTCCCGCCATCGAGCATTACGATGGAGGCAAGGAATGGTATCTGAACGGACAACTCCATCGCGAAGATGGTCCTGCCATCGAATATGCCCATGGTTTCAAGCAATGGTATCTGAACGGACAACTCCATCGCGAAGATGGTCCCGCTGTGGAAGACCGTAACGGAGACCAAGAATGGTGGGTGAATGGAGAACGTCATCGCACCGATGGACCTGCCATCGAGAAGGTTTATGGCGGGAAATATTGGTATCAGAATGGCAAACGCCACCGGACTGATGGACCTGCCATCGAATGTGCCGATGGCACCAAGAGGTGGTATATAGATGGTAAGCTTCACCGCGAGGATGGTCCTGCTGTTGAATATGCTAATGGTTACAAAGCTTGGTATCTGAACGGACAATTCCATCGCGAGGATGGTCCCGCCATCGAATATGTCAATGGTCGCAAGGAATGGTGGCTGAACAACAAGCAAGTCACAGAAGCCGATGTCATCAAGCCCAAGTCGCCCGAGAAGGAGCAGCCGGTTTGCCTACAGATGCCAATGGCACCAAGAGGTGGTGGCTGAATAGGCAACTCCATCGCGAGGATGGTCCCGCCATCGAATGTGCCGATGGAACTAAGTTTTGGTATATAGATGGTAAGCTTCACCGCGAGGATGGTCCTGCTGTTGAATATGCCGATGGAACTAAGTTTTGGTATATTCAAGGTTCTCTTCTTCCTATGTACAGCAGCTAGTTCCATCTTCGCCCGCATGGTCGACCAAAAGGGACTCCGAATCGTTCTCAGTAGCGATTCGGAGTCCCTTTGAAACAAGGACGTCGCGATGAATCAGACCGAAGTGAGAAGGAATCGCCGACTAGCCAAATTCGCGTACTCACTCAACGATTATTGGTCCTATTTAACCATAATCACGCTTCTCCTGGGTACGTTCTCTCGATTTGGCTTCGTCCTGCTGGGGACCATCTTCAATACCACCTACCTAACCCGAATCATCTGGCAAGGTTGCCTCCAGAAAACCGAACCTTCGTCAAACCATGACAAGCCATCCAAAACCGATGGGGACCAAGAAACTGTCCTTACTGACCACAAACAAATGTTATATTATCGCTGGGAAGAATGATTAATTAAGGAAATTGGAATGTTTGTAATCCCATTAAGAAACATACACGAGACAAAAAGCTATGATTTTAATCTCTTGGAGATGGTTGATACATTCTCCTCCGAGGACCAAGAGTGGTATGATGTCCACGGATGGGACCAATTCCGTCCCGAGTTCCACCAGAAACGCCTATTGCCCGAGATCGCCCTACCTCGGCACTACAATACACGCAACAGTGGCGAAATCGTAATCCCATTGGGGGACAAACGATATCGACTCACCATCAAAGAAGACGCCTGGAGCGAAAATTGGGAAGCAGGGGATAAGGAAGCTGTCTTTGTCGAGACCGATGATCCCGAGACCAAATATTTCGCTGGCACCAAGGGGACTCGGAGATATCGGGATTACGGAGTCACCCAATTCTTCGGTCAACCTCGGTGGATTCAGGGCGAATACTTCCCCGCTGATAGCGAAGGTAATCCCTGCAAACACTTGGTTACATATAATAATATCTGGGGAGATGCGGGAAACTGGAACATCCTAGCAGGCAAATTCGTGGACGGACTTCCGACGGAACTATATTTCGAGGCAAGCTGTTGTTGATTTAGTTGGCAAAAGTCGTTCGACTTGGTATACTAAATGCTGGGAAATCAAGTACCTTTCCAGGATCAGAGAGTAAGATTGCCAAATTGTCTTAAATCTCTTTCAAAATAAGGACTTAAGGCTGAAAGTCCGAATCCCAGGTGCATGATTCTTCGTAAGTTGTTCTTTGACAAGACGTTCTGGCTATGATGGCTCACGCCAATGCTTCATCTTATTGCCTTGTTGATGCCGATGAGCAAGATGCTTGAAAACCAAGTGTCTAAGTGGTTGGACATCAAGAGCTTAAGATGAGGCAGTGATCCTCATTCCACGCCCTAGAGGCGTTTAACACGACCCTAATACAGCTTGGCTGTGGGAGCGTATCTGGTGATCCTCATTCCACGCCCTAGAGGCGTTTAACACACGAGGTGCGGCGGATGTATGGCATCACGCACGAGGTGATCCTCATTCCACGCCCTAGAGGCGTTTAACACGCCCGGTGGCGCAGATCAGGGAGGTGGTCCTTGGATGGTGATCCTCATTCCACGCCCTAGAGGCGTTTAACACCGAGAACATACCTTCGACGTGTACGCTCAATCACGGTGATCCTCATTCCACGCCCTAGAGGCGTTTAACACATGCATCTTCGAGTAGATGCCCTTGAAATAGTGGAGTGATCCTCATTCCACGCCCTAGAGGTGTTTAACACATACCAAATTATTAGGATATTGCTAGACGAAGAAGTGATCCTCATTCCACGCCCTAGAGGTGTTTAACACTCATCCGGTCCGCGCGACACGACATCGGACGCGCCGTGGTGATCTTCACTCCACGTCTCAGAGGCGTTTAACACAAGCGGTCAGTTGAGGACGTCAACCAATAAGTTAACCTGATCCTCACTCCACGCCCTAGAGGCGTTCGACACAGGACGAAAACCAGGACGTCCGGCGAATTATGCACGCATGACTTTCATTCCACGGTCTAAAGGCGTTTAACACTGTTGAGTTCGATTTCAAATGAAAGTAACCCTCACTCCACGCCTTAGAGGCGTTTAGCACACCAAGCCGGGAGGAATCGTGTGTTGGCAAGAGGGTGATCCTCACTCCACGCCCTAGAGGCGTTTAACACGGACCGCCATCGGAGTTGAAAAGCCTCTGGTGATCCTCATTCCACGCTCTAGAGGCGTTTAACACTTTGCGCCGCGTCCCTCTCCATCTAAGACTATCTCTCATTCCACACTCGAAGAGTGTTCAAACAACTGCTCAACCCGCCTCGACTTCTCCCCCGTCCTATCCTTGATATCGGTCTTGGTCTCAATCTCCCATACACAAGTGAAATCCTCAGGAGCACTATACTCCGAGACCAAGACCGTATTCTCAACCGACCTCTTCCGCACCCATTCCCAGAACCGATCATGGTCGAACCGACCCACCGAATACCCCACCGTCCCCCGATAAGGAGGATCGCAGTAGATCAATGACCCGCTCGGCACCTCGACCTCATTGTAACCCCCGCACTCGAACCGCACATCCCCTAAGCCCATCATCTTCTTCTTCAACGAATTCCTGGCGTTCGATGCGTAATTACGACCAGTCTTGTTCCTAGCGTATCCGCCAAACCATTTACCACTGTTACTACAGCCGAAACCCACGAAGCCACGCAATGCCATGTCCGTCCCCGCCCGTATCAATTGATACTCCGACTCTGTGACCACAGCAGGCGGCTCCCAGCCCGTCTGTAACGCCCGCCACATCGCAATCAACTCCGGATGCAGGTCGCTCGCGATACGCATCGACCCACATACATTGCTCATGACCCAGCACGCACCGCAGAATGGCTCCCAATACGCCTGACCATCCCCAAGCCGCGAATTGATGTAACCAGCCAATTCCCGACAGACCTTTCCCTTGCCCCCGAAATACTGAATAGCGATCACCTAGAATAAATTAAACTTCGATTACTTATTAATGACCTATTGACCTAAATTTAGACCTGTGCTACAATAGGTAATTGACATCCAATCAGTTTTTAGCCGATCAAAAAAGGCGAAGAAGCAATGCCGGAACAAAAGGACCTGAATCTCACATGGAAAGCACATCATCCAGTGGATGACTTCTCCACATGGACCTCTCAAAGTAAAAGAAACGAATCTACAAATTTCAAAATTAAATATCTTGGCATGGCTCAAAATTATCAGCTTACGACATTCCTCAAAGCCTCCGGAGAACAGGCGACATTCCATGCCGACTGGAACGAAGCCGTAAGATATGCCAATCGGTGGGACTTGTCATATTTCAATACAATGCGACGTGACCAAAAGAAGGAGCCGGACAACATGCCTTTCGAAGAATGCTATATCACGACGGATGTCGCCGAAGAAACACCCCTCCAGGAAGCCGCCCGACTCGCACAAACCATCAAAGACCTCGCTGCCGAATTGAAGAAAGTAGGCGGATCGCCAAAGAAGAACGAACAACTAGCCAAAAATATGCTCCGAACCAATGACCCAAATGCCCCGTGCGATATCTTGGAGGAAATCATCGTCCTCGACGATATCCTCTATAACCTTTCTCTGACATTCCACAAAATCAATCAGCAGCCCTCGCCGCCACCGGAAATCGCCGAAGAAGAAGCGATCATCATCACAGACAATTGGTAACGCCGACCGACACCCTAATCCGCATTAATAACATGAAGTTTTGCGTTATTAATGCCCCAAAGGATGCGAACCATGCCAGACGCAGATACAGCCCTCGACTGGAAGCCAGCACGCATCGCCCAGGATGCGACCAACTATTATGTCAAGGCGGTCGCGGATGGCGAAGAAACCACCCATAATTACCGGATTCTCGCGGTCATCCCCAAGGCATACTCGAAGCCGGTCGTCACCATTCATCAGAATCAACTTGGAGCGACCATCCACGCCCTCTCGACCGCCAAAGTCATCTCTCTCAATTGGGTATCGGGATCATATGCCAAAACGGTCAAGGAAGACGCCGACGACAAAGAAGCGTTCGATTGTTTCGTGATCACAGCCAACGACCACCTGTGGAAGCTCGTCCACCTCAACGCCAATTACGATTCGCCCCGAGACCGAGGAGAATACACTAGTCTGCCCAAAGCAAGGACCGCAGCCAACAACTTCAAATCCCTCAAGCCTCTCCCCAAATCGAAAACGACCACTTCACCCAAGTGGTTCGAAGGCATCTACACATCGTCATACGTCCATAACGAAAACCAACTCGCTTATGCCGCCCTCATCCCCAGCAACAACATCAGTCTTCTCTACATTTTCCGCGATGGAAAGTCCAAGGTCAGTGTCACGCCCTATGTCACGGAAGAAGGTGCCAAGAAAGCATTCGAGAAGTTCGTTGGTCATGATTATTTGTCCTGGCGACCACTTCACATGATGATCAACGCAATCTCTGTCACTCCGATGAAGACCCATTTCTGGCTCATCTATCCTTTCCTGGACAAATACCGGCAAACGATGTTCGCCAACGACAGCGCGAAGCCGGTCGTCAGTCATTTTAAGTCGGTCCACGAAGCCAAGGAAGACGCCCAAGCCAAAGAAAATCTAAAGCATCTCCCGACCGAGGAACGACGCCCAGAGCCGGTCTCCCAGGAATTACTCAATCGAAACAAACAATCGACCCTCAAAGCCATCGCTGCCTTCCGGGAATCCTTCTAGAATGCCCCCAGAACCAGCGACCCGAAGAAAACGTCCTGTTCCACCATCCCGACCCAAGAGACGCTCCTGGCTTGACCTGGAGCGTGTTTTTTGATATGATGTTTTGAAACCAAAACGAAAGGATGACCTCATGTTTTTAGTCGCATTCGAATGGAAGGTTTCTCAAGGCGGGAAATATACCACGCATTACGGCACCAGCACGGTCACCGAGAAGGAATACACTGTCGAGGTCAGTTCCGGTCCTAACAATCTGATCACCCGACTTGTATACACCGGAGACGACGGGGTAGGGCGGGTCCGTCTTTGCGAAAACCCAAAAGAAGCACGCCTTTTAGCTGAGAAAATAGACCAAGAACACATCAAGTCGGTGGGCAAACTAGAATGGAACGCGATTACAAACCTTCGGTCGGAAGCCCAGAACCAGGCAGGATATTTCTTCATAGTCCATACTTATGTAACAGACAATAAGGCAACGCTCGTAATTTATAAGCCGGAAGGGGGATATTGGAAATTGCCGTTGACTTATGATTCCATGGCGGATGTCAAGATCATGGCTGATAAGTGCAACTATCAGATTCTCACCAAACCCAAACCTAAGAAGACCAAGGAAACCAAGGAATACGGGGAATGCTACATCGCCAACTACGAAGAAGAAGCTGGAACTGAAGTCGCCAAGGGAGACGAATCCCCGCTCGAACGATTCATCCGATGCCAGCGAGACCTCATCGAGCAAATCAAGTCGCTCAGAGCCGATCGCGATAGTTACGAACAAGTGGCACTCGATCTTAAGGAGATCGAGCCGAACCTCATGACCGAATTTTACGAACTCAGCAATTATCTTTCGGTAATCCAAGGCTACATGTGACCAACAAATGGGATGAAACGAAGTCAACATCGGACCACACTAAGCGAAATCGTATATTGAAGACCTGTCAAGAGGCTGACCAAGAAGGAGATCGAGATGCCAGAGCCGCAGAAACTCAAATGGAACAAGCTGGGATACGGGAAAGTTTTTACCGCGCACGCACAGGATAACCCCAATGCCCGGTACAGGGTCGAGAAAAATCCGAGCGGGGGCTGGAACTTCTCCGTCGTCCTGGATAACGGCAAGGGTGACGGGACTCGGGGACCATTCAAGTCTCCAGAGGACGCCAAAGAAGTCGCCCAATTGGTCCATAACCATCTGGTCGAACCAGGCATGTCCCTCGGAGCCACCTACGAAGAAGGCTACATCCCCCAGCAGGGTGAAGCAGTGACCGAGACGAAGCAAATCGATGTCGAGAAACTGGTCGAGACGCTGGAGATGATGCGAAAAGAATTGGAGCATCGGTGCAGCACCCCCCAGGACACCAGCGAATTCCTCGGGCAACTCCGGAAGGCGAAGAACTTCACTACCTTCGGGACCTTCGACACGATCGAGTGCGTTGCCGTCAAGCTCTGCAACCTCGTCGAAAAGCTCGGCGGGATCATCGACGAGGAAACTGCCGCCATCCCAATCGACGATCCCAGCATCGTCAACCACACATTCTTGGATAAACTTTTCCAGATGGGTGATGATGATGAGGATGATGACTCTGAGCCTGCACCCCCGCCTGCCCCGACCCCTGTAAATGTCGATGTGGTCGAAGACGATGATTGGGAAATCGATCCGTGGGACTTCCAAAACGAAAATGAATTCTGACCAAACCATAAGGACATGACTATGCCAGACCAAGGACAAGTTCTCGCGTGGGACTACTGTAAGGTCGCAGAGACCGATTCCCATTATTATTTCATCAACACCTCGACTTGGACCCCTCGCCTCCATATCCTCAGCAAACAGGAACACCATCATTATAGCCAGACGTTCATGCTCATTTCCACCGCGACCGACGACGCCGAGGCGAGAGCCGGTCGCACTCTCCAGTGGAAGTATGCAGTCGCATTCTCCGAAAGTAAGGGGCATATTTTCTTCTACAAACGAACTCCCACGGAGGAATTCCTTCTCGTCCATTTTGATGCTAACTCCAAGAACATTCCGACCCAAGTGATTTGCGACTCCAAGGATGATGTCATCAAAACAGCCAACAACATCCTTAACAACGCATCGACCAACGAAGGGCAAGAAACGATGCCAGACCAAACCGAAATCACGGAAGTCATCCAAGACCAAGCCCCGACCAAGAAGAATCCCGAGAATCTCCTCGTCTGGCGATCGGGATTCCTCCTTAAGCCCAATAACCCCGACGAACCGCATTGCTTCATCGCGACTTCGAAGTCGGGTGATGACCCGATCCTCAAGGCTTTCTTCTTTACCCCCAACGACTGCACTGTCAAGGTCGAGTGTCTTGACTTTAATTACATCGCCGCTATCGAGGCTCATGCCAAGGCAAAGCTCCCAGGCGGATACACGAAACACTCGGTCGTGTGTACCAGAAACACAGACTTGTCGAAGAATATCTTTTATTTCATCGAAGTTTGCTCGGCTGACAAGAAAAATCTTTACACCCTCTACACGCTCGGACATGAAGACACCCAGGCAACCCATAATACCACGCAAGTATTCAATCTCCTGATGGATGCCAAGACCGCTGCCGACAAGCACGACGCCGACACATTCAACCAAAACCAAAGTTATACTTTCAACTTCAACCACCTTTCCACTTTCGGGAAGTTTTCGACCAGGAAATATTCCTCGTATATTGAGAATTTTTCGTATTCGTATAGGCGAAAGAAGCGACTGGATGACGAGCCTCGGGAACCGGACCAACAGCAACTCGTCCAGAACAAGGAAACCACCCTCAAGGCGATCCAGAATTTCCGCGACCTTATCAAGTGAATCAAATCAAAGGAACACAAGATGCCATTAAAATGGTCCCCGATAAGAGTGTTTGAAAAACCGTCGAAGCAAAACGTCCTTTGCTTCCAACACTCTTCGCATACTTATACCATCAACACGATCACGACCGACGTGGATGCCAAGGTCCACGCGACGCCGAATCAACTCGAAAGCTACGTGTCCGAGAAATTCGAGACCACTGCCGCCGAACTCAAGTGGTCCGATGATGCCAACCATGCCATCGACATGACCGAGAATACGCTCGAAAATGTCCAGTTCTATGCCTTTCGCCGGACACCGCCCGACACCTTCCCCAGCGAGATTTCGAAAGCACGGTTTGAAGCCAACCCGTATTGCTTGCTCTATGTCTACACCAGCAGCAAGAACTCAAGGCAGATCCACAAATGGTACCTGCCAAGTATGACCGCCGCTCACACACTCGCCGAGGAACTCACCTTCACGGCACAGGAGAAAAGCTACATGCCCAAGCCGCGCCCGAAATCAGTCCCGAAACAACCAGACCCGGACCCCGAAAAACTCATCCAGAACAAACAAGACCTCAAGAATGCCATCGAGAATTTCAGGACCAGTTTCTAAAGGACCAAACAATGCCCCTCCAATGGATGAATGCCGAAGTCCTCGATGACCCTAGAGGTCTATTCGCCTTCCTGCTGCAAGGAAATATGCCCATTTCCTATGTCATCAACCAGCAGTGTAATTTATTCCGTTCGCGATCGAATGCCACCCGCGATCAAGCGGTTTCTTGGGTCACGACTATACTCGGAGAACCCGCAGAGAACCTCTCGTGGAAGAAAGATGCCCTGGTCTCATGCCACATCGACTGGCATACCCTGGAGCAACACTATTTCTTCATCCATGAGCGAACCCAGACAAACCCTTGGCTCAAATACCACATGACCTATGTCCGTCATCGCAAGAACGAAACGAACATCCTGTACTATTCCAGCCTCAACCGGAACGCACTCCAATTCGTCACAGCCGAACGGCTGGTATCCGGACTATCGGACAAACCCCAAGAGACCAATCAACGACGACTCCTCCAGAACAAGCATACCGTCCAACAAGCTATTCATAACTTCAGAATTAATTATTAGGACCCATACAATGCCCAAACGATCGATCTATGATATCGGCTGGACCATGATTAAGGTGTTCGTCCCGGTGAAACATGCGACACCCGGTACCCCCTACCTCATCACCTACTTCAGCAATGACCACCCCATGAACCCTTGGAAGATACTCAAGATCGACCCGAACAGCATGACCGCTTCCGAGGAACCCCGCAGATTCTCCCACCACGAGGAGATCATCAAAGCCTACGAAACTCTGCCGGTCGACCTCAACGTCGCCTACGCCGACTGCGGTAGCTCCGCAAAACCGTCAGAGAAAGACGCAGAGTTCCCGGAATATGTCGTCGTGACGACCGACCAAGTGCAACTCATCCTCATCGATCCCGTCACCAAGCAAGTCCAGATCGAAAACCACGCGACCCTCACCGTCGCCGCCATCAAAGCCAATGAAATATACAAACACAAGCAATCACTCAAGGAAATCCAGAACCAGGAATCCTTGCTGGTCTATCGCAAAACCATCCAGCAGGCAATCGCCGACTTCCGAAGAGCCAATTTCTAAAGGACCAAAAGATGCCAGAGATTTCCGGACTCGACCAATGGACCAAAGCCAAAACCGCTCATACCATCGACACAAGGTACGTCGTCACCGACAATCGACTCATCCAGACCAACCGCAATACCAATCGGATCATCTACGACCAGCCCATCTACCACGTGCTGAATACGATCCAAGCCATCGAGACCTCCGTCCACCAAAACCTCCTCTGGACCGAAGCCTACATCAATGACCAAAACGACCAACTCCATTTCATACTCATTCCAACCACCACGTTCCTGGGAACCTTCCTCTACCACTTCGACCCGAATAAGCCTGATGTTTATGCCAAAATCGTCGCCAGCCTCAAAGGACCCGAAATCATCCCCAAAGCTAACGAGATCCTCCGGAGATTCCTTGACAAAAAACCCATAAATGTTAAAATGAACACCGACCAACAACGACAGTTCCGGCAGGATGTCATCCGCGCAGCAAAACACTTCCGGGAAGCCAATTTTTAAGGACTAAAAATGCCCGTCATACCGCCCTTCAGCCAGTGGCTCATCGCCAAAGCCATCCAAACCGATCTTTACACCTATTTCGTCACCGAAGAATATGCATATATACTCACTAATAACAAAGACCAGGTGTTCACGGCAGTCCCCCACAAATCCAGGACCCAGAAGTTCCAGGCGATCAGGGACGCAACCGTGAACACCAAGACATTCTACTTCCGCCACTTGGGGTTCCCTCACCCCGACGAACCGGAGAACTACCTCCAACTCCTCCTCACTTACAATGAGCAAACCTACACGAACGTCGTCCGCGTCTTCACGAGGAGTAAACCCAACCACCTAGGACCAACCAACCGGTTCGAATTCGCCGCTGGATCACTCTCTCGCGACCATAGACTCCTCCAGGAATTCTTCGACCAATTCTATCCCCCAGCCCAAGAGCCAGAGGAAGTCGCCCAATTCAAGGAAACCAACAGGAAATCCCTCAGGAATATTATCGACAATTTCCGGACCCTAAACCCCTGAGACCAAATAAACTAAACCCACGCGGACTCGTCAACTAACAGGATCGACGAAAATGCCACGCAAAAATTTTCCTGAGCTAGACCAATGGATCGATGCCCAGACCGCTTACACCCCCGATAAACGATACATCGTCACCACCACCAGAGTATTCTGCATCGACCGGTTCTCGGGTGCCATCACCCAAAACACAGTCTATAACTTCTCGTACCTTCGAATCAAGCAGGAAATCGACCTGAAAGAAGGTAAGCTCGACTGGAAACCGGCAAAATATCACAGGCTATTCGCCTCGAAGCCGAGACTCTTCGTCGCCATCCCCGACATCAATATCTCCAGCTACTTCGCACTCTATCACTTCTCACCCTACGAGACCGACCAACAACAAGCCCATATCCAGATCAAACTCCAAAAGGACCAAGTCGTCGCCACCGCCCAGAAGATATACGACAGCCTCATAGGTAAGCCGCCGCAAGATGACACCACAAACACCCAGATCCAACGCAAACAAGACCTCAAGAAAGCAATCAACCACTTCCGAACCAATTACTAGGACCAACACAATGCCCGTCCCACCACTCTACAACTGGACCCAAGCCTATTTCATCGTCACCCCCGGCAGCACCTTCATCATCACCGACAAATACCTCTACACCGTCAATCCCTTTATGAACAATATCGACCAAATCAAAACCCTCCACGCCAGTTACGACAGGCACCAAGCCTATAACGACCTCGTCAACTATTACAAGCCGTCGCCCAATAACATCGACAGTATCCAGGCAATCGAACTCCCGCACCCCACCATCGAGAACGGGCAAATCCTCGCCTATCTCCTCTACAAGCCCCAGCGGGATAACCCCACACTCATCTCAAGACGATTCGACCCAAACAACCTCGCCGCCACCCAGGTCATCGGAACCTACGAAAGATTCTCGATCCCCAACGCCTACTACGCATTCAAGCAAGCCTTCGATTCCCTCGAACCAACCAAGCATAAACATAAGCACAATCAAGACCAATACAAACAAGAAACCCTCAAGGCAATCCAAACCTTCAGGCAAAGCAACTCGATGCAAATCGAATGAGTCGGAACAAAATACATGATACACGCTACCGGAGAAAATAATCGAATGAATGTACCCGAAATCCAAAATTGGGATTATGCCTACAAAATCCAAATCGAAGAAATTACCTACATCACCTACGACTCCATCATCTTCACACTCCAACACCATCACCTCGAAAAAGCCGACAAGGGCAGCTACGCCTGCACCCTCTTCGACCAAATCGACCACAAAAAAATAGAAAGCACACTCCTCTGGGAAACTATCAGGCACTATCAGACCACAAACCCAAATCACCCAGACCACTCACTCCACTTCTTCGCCACACCACACAGCCATACACTCAAACTCTACGTACTCGATGTCCCGTTCCAATACAACCACGCGCAACACTTCACCTACAAAGACCTCAAACGCCCATTCAGAACCTATACCTACTCCGATAATGTCCCAGCCGCACTCAAAGATGTCCAAAGAAGAACCGCACAATCCTGCAAGACCAAAGAAACACAACAGACCGAAATCACCCAGAATCCACAAGACCTCAAACAACAAACCCAACTCCAAAACCTCAAATCCCAGGTCCATGACTTCAGAAGGAAATATTGATGTATACCACTATCCCCAAGAATCTCGCCCGCTGGGACCTCGCCTTCATCAAGCAGAATCAACAAGAAAATACAACCTATATCTCCACAATCGACGCCGTCTATACCATGAAAAATAAACACCTCGTGGAAATCGACAGAAAAGAACACATCAATGACTCCCTCAAAAAAATCAACGAAAATATCAAGACCTCTTGGGAACCCGCGAAACACTATCAGACCAAACATCCAAATCACACAGACCACTCTCTCCACTTCGTCATTACCACCTCCTCAACCCTAAAACCTAGACTCTATATCTGGGAAACCAAGAACGACAACCAAATCCACTATAGAACCAAAGTCCAACTGCACCAATTACAATTCACAGCCAATGACACAACAAACATGAAAATAATGATAAAACTCGCACAGGATTCATACGACTTACTCATCCCAAATAAACAACAAAATGAACAACAACAAACCCAACTCCAAAACCTCAAATCCTATATCCAAAACTTCAGAAGGAAAAACGAAATGATCTCCGAACCCAATGCCCCAGGCTAGGATGCCCAGGAAGGCTCCCAGAAGCCCCGTGACGCGATCCGGACAGGTAAAACGACGAATCCCCCGTACCCATGATAGAAGTCTCGTAGAGGGCGTTTATGGAGGAAAGACGATGAAGCCCTAATCGATGCCGCGTTCAACGCCTACGAACAAGCCGTCGTCAGCCACATGACCAAACAGGTGAAGGACGACTGTCAGGAAATCCAAAGAAAAATCAATAAGTCACTTACGGAAGGATATGTCCTGTGACAGAAGCACAAGAACATGAATTAGAACAACTCAAGAACATCCCAGCATTCAAGGCAATCGTCGACCAATACCAAGGCATACTCCATAGCACCAAGGACTATCTCCCTAGCGAAGGATACGAACTCCTCGAATACTCAATCTATAAGATGCTCTACCAGGTGGGAGTGCAGACGCTCGAAGACCTATACATCCTGTACAACTAAAGCCGCAATCTCGTCGGCGAACACTATCGAGATCGCCGACAAGAGACTCTGATCGAGTTTTAGACCCTAAAACAACAACAATTGACCTAGACACCAAATAAGACTTATGCTAGAATTAAACCATGACTTGGGGAGGCTGAAATAAATGTCTCCCCAAGTCATGAATCATGCAAGACTCAATTATACCTGAGGTCTACAGCACACAACGTATAATCAGTCGCACAAAACTAACCACATAACAGAAATCAACCAACCATGGCAAACGATAAAGACAACAGCCTCAAGCCCGCGTGCCTCAAGAGTACCAACCTCAGGTTCCGATTCATCCCCGACGAGGTCCGGAAGGATATCGCCGCGACACACATCTGCCACAATGATCTGGTTGCACAACTCTTTGACCTCTTCATGACCCTTAACAACCAGCCTTATACCACCACCAAAGGCGAGCAAGTCTCCCAAGAACTACTCGACCAGAAGAGAACCAACTACGCCAAGCACATGGACCCCGACCAGGCATTCCCACTCTTCGACCAACTCATCGATGGTATCCAAAAAGACCCAAATCCATTCTATTACCAGGCAATGCTCGCAAGGAGATTCAAGGAAAACGGCAGCCTCATCGAATCGGGCGGCAAAGAAAACGCCTCGCCCCCACTCAAGGCATTGAGAAAACTCTGGGATGAAAATATCTTCCCACTGACTAACACCAATAACACCAAGCAACTCCCCTTCAAGTTACACAAGTCCGCATATTGCGCCGCAATCGCACTCTTCCGCAACTGGCGAGCCAACGATGAAAATACCCAGAAAGAGTATCAAGCCCTAAAAGAAGACACACAGAAGATCGTCGACCACGCCAATCAATTCCCCACCCAAGAGAATCTCTACCAGGAATGGAAGCAGCAAGCCGAACAAGACCCCAAGTTCAAGGCAAATGCCAAATTCCTCGCACGATGGCAAAAAACCAGGCAGAAACTCATCAAAGGGCAAGCCCCCAACCAAACACCCTACAACCTACTTCAAGACCAATATCAAGACCTCTGGCTCAACCTCCAGGAAATCGACTTCATCGCCCTCTTCACTGAAAGAGATGAAGCCGTCAGATATCTCAACGAAGACGCAAAGCAAAACGCCAGCGTCCCAACCCCCCACACGCACAATCTCCCCCAAGACGCTCACTTCGGGGAAAATTACCTCGGATTCTCCATCAAGCAAACCAATAGCAAACTCTACGCAACCCTCGAACTTCTAGACCATAGGAATATCACCCAACTCAAGTCCCATACCCTCGAACTCCTGCCATCAAGATACTTCATCGACCTCGAAATCCAACCGATCAAGGGAACTAAGAACTTCCAGTTCCAATACAAAACCGGAAACCTCAGGCAAACTCCCACGACCGCCATCCTTAAAGAACCCTATCTCAGATTCAATAACCAACTGCTCAGGACCATCGATCCAACCAACTTCGCCAACGGATACCTCGGGCAAGTCTACCTCTCGCTCCCACTCAATGTCCAGACCAAATTCAATGACCCACTCTATGAGAACTACAAGACCGACAAGAAAGGCAACCAAGCCCTCGACTTCAAGCCTCTTAAGAATACCATCACCTACTTCAACACCGCCGCAAATGACAAGAAAGCTGACCAATATCTCCCAGACATCAAGGTAGGTCTCAAGGCAATCTCCGTCGACCTCAACATCAATCCGACACTCGCCCTCACAACCTATCAACTCAAAGACAATCACACAGCCACAAAAGACGATTACCAAGTACCCAACCTCGGGCAAGCCACCAAGATCGAGGAAATCAAGATCGGGACCATCCACTCCCAAGAATTCGTAGACCAAATCAAGAACCTCGACGACAAGATCTACGCCGCTAAGAAACTCATCTACCTCTATAAAGACCTACAGAAAAACCAAGACGAAGACCTCAAACCTTACGACAAGGCATTCAAGCTCGCCGGAATCAATCCCACGAGCCAACCCTATGACCTCCTCAACGAACTCAACAGCACAATCGGCAATATCGCCAGACATTTCAGGAACCTGAGAACTTATACCCACAGGCATACAGGCGTCTCAGCCGACTCAATCAAGTATATCATGGTCTACAAAAAATACATCTCCCTCATGAAGTCATGGAGATACAAAGACCAAGAACCACTCCAGCCGGGACTACGGAGAGACCCAAGGCACTTCTCCAGACATCTCAGAACCCTCAGGAACATCAAGAAGGACCAAATCAAGAAGATCGCCGCCGCTATCGCACACTACGCACTCTATCAACAGGCACACGTCGTCCTCATCGAAGACCTCGAAAACTTCAAGTTCTCGCTCGCACGAACCAAACAGGAAAACCAGTTGCTCGAAGTCTGGTCGGCAAGGGAAATCAAGAATTACCTCGTGGACTTCCTCACGCCCCACGGGATCGCTCTCCAACTCATCGACCCGAGGGATTCCTCACAGATCGATGCCCAGACCGGTGAGTACGGATTCAGGGACGAGAATGAGAAGGAAATCCTCTACGTCCAGAGGGAAGGCAATGTGACCACGGTCGACTCAGACCTCAATGCCGCACAGAACCTTCAACGAAGATTCTGGACCAGATATCAGGATGCCAACTCGATCTGGATGAGAACCGTCGTCAAGGATGGCATCGAACCGCGATCCCTCTATGTCCCCGATCAAGAGGGCAAACGATTCAAAGCCGCTATGACCAGACTCGGATACAACACCTTCGTCCTCAAACTCGGCAAAAACCTCGTAGGAGAACTAGAGGAAGTCACAGCCAAGAAACTCAAGGAATACGCCAGCCACGCACAAGGAACCAATAGACGCCCGTTCTATAGACACTATGATGAGTGGTTGCCATGGAAACAGCATCAACTCTTGCGAAAGGAACTTAAGGAATCATGGACCTCCCAGCAACAACAGCCAAATGACGATAAATCGCATCTAACCCTCTGGCAAACACCAACTTCCAGCAATATCACCCCACAAGAGATGCTTGATTCGGCTTAAACTCAAAAACAATACCGACTTAGGGCAATGATATCTCATGGTAAACAGGCATACTTTAAATCCCAACAGGCAACATCACGAGATGCTTGAAAAGTAGAATCGCAACCCTTTGTCGGTTAATAGGTTAGAAAACCCCAGTGCAGCCTATTGATTATTCTCGATAGGCATAGCACTTGGAGCCCGCTACTCACATACTCACAATAAGCCCGGCAGCAGGTGCAGCCTATTGATTATTCTCGATAGGCATAGCACATATTCCCATGCTAACTTAGGATCAAAGGACGCCTGTGCAGCCTATTGATTATTCTCGATAGGCATAGCACACGGCTCTGTTTGAGGATCTCCAAGCCCTCAAGGTGGTGCAGCCTATTGATTATTCTCGATAGGCATAGCACGAGATCAACTCTGATCTATGGAACCGCCTGATCTAGTGCAGCCTATTGATTATTCTCGATAGGCATAGCACACTTTGAATGGTGGTGCCTCCAACATTACTGGTGGGGTGCAGCCTACTGATTATTCTCAATAGGCATAGCACCAAGCGACCCATCCACCAAACTCGTCTTCGAAACAGGTGCAGCCTATTGATTATTCTCAATAGGCATAGCACGAAGTCTCTTGGCGACGATCCTGATAGGGTTATTGCGTGCAGCCTACTGATTATTCTCAATAGGCATAGCACATCCCAAAGAACCCTTTGAAGCGGTTGCTCAAGAGTGCAGCCTATTGATTATTCTCGATAGGCATAGCACATTGCTCATAAAGTAGGAATATTTCGTACACCGTATGTGGGGATTACACAACAACATACTACGAGCTAAGATTGTCTAAGTGATGTTCTAGGGTAGGTGGGGGTGCCTCGCTCGTATTCAAGTATATGCAATACACTACATCCTCACGTCTAGATACTACCATATCCAAAAATGATCATGTGTAATCTTTTCCTAAGGCGAGTGAAGAGTTTACATGATTAAATCAGGTGCAGAATCTTGATTATTCTCAAGGTTTATAGCACTTCAACTCAATAATATCTATACATTACTCATTTAAATTTATGGATAAAAAACAAGAAAAAATCAGGGAATTTCCCAACGGGTTGTCGGCGAGAGTGAACGAGATTGAGACCATCTCCGAGCATCTTCATGAGTTCAAATACAAGGCATTGGACCAGGAACCGGAGCCGTGCTGGCTGGACTGTGAGTACAAGGAGGTCGCAGAGAGACTTTACGAGCTTCTCGGTGGCTATGACCGGGCGATGACGTTCATCAACGACTTGAAGTTGGTTGATCCCAAGATGCTTTTGGAACTGATCGGGGAGCGAGACTGAGACCATGGGATATCGCGATCACAAGGTGGTGGCAGTGACACCGGCAGGACGCCGACGCTACCTTGAAGTCCTGTTGCCCTACATGCTCAGCAACAAGGGCGTTCTAGACGAGTGGCGTCTGTGGGTGAACACGACCGACCAGGATGATATCAAGTGGATGGAAGCGACAGCCAAGGATCATCCCAAGTTCATCAAGCTCGAATATCCGACCGAGCCGGTGAACGAGGACTTCCAGGCGTATTCGATCTTCCAGTTCTTCAAGAATTGTACAAAGAAGAATACGGTCTATGTGAGGTTCGATGACGATATCGTGTATGTTCATCCCACGGCGATCCCTGCCCTCTGTAACGCGAGGCTGGGCAACCGCGAGCCGTTTTTGGTCTGTGCGAATATCGTCAACAATGCGATTTGTACGCATATCCATCAGAGGATGGGAGTGGTCACGAGGGAGAAGGGGATCGTGACGCATCATTGCCTGGATTCTCTGGGGTGGGCGAGCGGCGAGTTCGCGAAGACGGTCCATGAGATATTCTTCGACTATCATGAGAAGAAGGAAGTTTATAAGTATTCGTTTCCTTATTGGCATCTGGACCCGATCCAGAGGTTCAGCATCAATTGCTTCGCGTTCATGGGTGAGGACTTCCAGGCGTTTGATGGGAAGGTGGAAGCAGAGGAAGAGGAGTGGTTGACGGTGACGAGACCGACGGAGACCAAGAGACCGGTGATGATCGCGGGGAATGCCCTCGTCAGTCATTTCGCCTACTTCACCCAGCGACCGTTCCTGGATCGCAGCGATGTCCTGGAGAAGTATAGGAAGATCGCTGGTATCTGAATTATTTTGTGTATGCCTGCGATCACATTATATTTTGTGTATGTGTGTGGACATGTGTATAAAGAGTTGGTTATTTGATCGTGTAATTAGTTAGTTGGTTGAACATGAGACCAATCGTTTATTTCAGATTGGTCTTGACGCAGGCAAAAACCGGATGTACCCTTTGCCGAAATGCGTCGAAATTTTCCACGATCAGGAGCGAGACCCATGGCAAAGGAACGGTCGCAGAAGGAGCCGCAGCAAGAGAGGAAGCTTAGGGACATTAGGATACCGGACGGGCTGCCTCCGGTCAAGCTGACGGGGAAGGTGACGCCGGACAGTATAAGGGCGTGGTGCTATGAGACCAGGCTGGCGTTCAAGAAAAGGGGTTATAACCTCTTGTCAGACGGGGTGATTTACCTGCTCGACATGTACTTCATCGATCCGAACGACCACCCGAGGCAGAACAAGGCGGCTGTTGCTGTGATTATGGGGACGTACTGAAGATATTTTGTCAATCCTGTAGGCGGTTATTATGCGGTTGCGGTCCGTGTGTCGTTGTGGCACAATGGACCGCAACCGCATTTTTATTTTTTAAAATGCCGGGCAAAAACCGGATTCACCCTTTGAGGCGAGGTAGGCATTAGATGGAGGGCGGATGAGCGATGGTGAAGAACAGGGGAGGAGACAAGACCAAGTGGCGAGAGATCGTCAACGGCTATGGGCTTCAAAGGATCGACGACATCCTCTTAAAGAGGGAAGTATGTTGTCGATTCTGCGAGATGCCATTAAGTCGAGATATTTTGTATACGGACATGTCACTGCAGACGGATGGCACACGCCATGGATACGACCGATTGATCGATAGTCTTCAGAACCGGGTTTATTGCCGATATCATGCGATGTGGTGGTTTGGTGATTAAAACCGGATTCGCCCTGAGTAGCGACGGATAGACATTCTCTCACCCCAGGAAAGCGAGATCCCCATGAGCAAGACGTACCTTCTCATCGAGAATCCCGGCGTCGTTGGCACGGAACTGTTGACGATTGTTGGAGCGTCGGCGGCACGTGGCAACGAGAGCCTGATTGGACAGTTCGGGAGTGGGTTCAAGTTCTCGATTGCTCTTCTTTTGAGGAAGGGCGTCGAGTTCCGGGTTTACCTTGGGAATGACGGGTTCGAGTTCGAGACGGACTCACGAGCAACGAAGGATGCGGCGGGGCGTCGGGTTTCCGTCAACGAAGTGGTCATGAAGCAGATTTCGGGATCTGGGCGGAAGTCGAAGCCGTTGGGTTTTGACATGGGGTTCGGTGCGATCGACTGGACCGATGTCGGGATGGCGGTTCGCGAGTTCGTGTCGAACGCGATCGACGGTTGCGTGATTCAGGGGATCGACACGAAGAATGCCAAGGTTACGTGGGTGGAAGAGGAAGAGATTCGGGCGAAGAAGGATGTCACGCGGATCTACATTGAGGGAACGTCAGCCGTCCAAGCGTACTACAACGAGCTCGCCAAGCATTTCCTCATGTTCAATCGCGATTGGGAGCCGTCCGAGCCGATCATGCCGAAGCGGATCGACGGGACACCGGCGCGAGTCTATCGCAAGGGTGTTTTGGTTGGGGAGTTCGGGAGTCGGTCGCTGTTCGACTACAACCTGAACGAGATCCATCTGAACGAGGCACGGATCATCAGCGAGAGCGATTCTCGCGAGGTGATTGGTCGTGCGATCCGGAACGCTCCGGTTTCGATTTTGGTCGAGTATCTCCGGAACCTGAGACCGGGAGGGGACCTGAACGCCTACGAGATGGAACTTGATTCGTATTATATGAAGATTCGCTCATACGATACGGATGGGGTTGAGGTGTCGCAGCGGTGGCTCCAAGCATGGAAGGAGGTATTCGGCGAGCAGGCGGTGTGCTGCGAGGAGAGCCGTTTCGTGGATGCGGTGGAGATGAAGGGGCATACGGCTGTTGTCGTCTCTTCGGAGCTTCACGAGACTCTGGCGTCTATGGGCGTGAAGACGGCGATCGATGTCTTGGATCATTTCGAGGCATTGGGTCGGGTGAAGGTGGACTTGACCGCCAAGCACCTGGAGAAGTGCCAGCGGGTGTGGAAGTGTCTGGAGCGGCTGGGCTTGACTCGGGGGCGTGCGATGCCTGTCTTGGAAGGCTATGCCGATGTGATGGACGCTGGACGGGTTGTAGGCGGCTACTACGATCATCGGCGGGATACGGTGGGGCTGTCCCGTGACACGTTGGAGTCGACCGGCTACCTGTTCATCAAGGTCGTGCTGGAAGAGTTCAGCCATGCGATCACGAAGTCGGGGGACTGTACACGCGACCTACAGGACTTCAGCTTTCGTGTTTCGGGCATGCTGATGGAAGAGTCGTTCAACGGTTAATGACAGGACGCACCCTTTGAGCGTGGAAAGTGTATCTCCCACGCTCAAAGGGATGGAGTTAACAGAATGAACATGTTCGCTCGGGATCGGACAGCAAGCGGCAAGCTGTACGACAAACAGCGTCGTTACCAGATTGTTATTCGGGTCTTCGGTTCGTTGGACGACCCGACGGCTACGGCATTGAAGATGATGGCTAAGGCGGTAGTTGTCGTTCATGGGGACCTGGAAGAGGCGGAACGGCTACAGGGCGATTTCTTGAAGGTTGCTTCTCATGTAGCGAGTGGGGGCGAGTTGAATTGTTACGGGATGACCTGCATTGTGGACACGCTTGAAGCGGTTGTTCACTCTGGTCATACGATCACAGGAGAGCATGTTTCTGTGAAGGGGTGAGCAGGGGAATTCTCCGTAAATGAGCAAATCGTTGCTTTTCGGCTCATTTACGGAGAATTCTTGAATGGCAGCGAGGGCTTTTGAGGGATCGTAACACAATAAATGTTGTTTATGGTAAACATGTCAGGATTTTACTGCTGTAGTAGTAGGTGTTCGAAATAGAAACTTTAACGACTTTGAATTATTCTGTTGACTCTGCCGCAACGTAACGCTTATTATTAAGGCATAAGAACGGTCGTTTCTGAAAGGGGGCGTGATGAAAAAGCGTGTCGAATCAGTGACACTGAAACCGAACATGCTGGTCCGTCAGATATCGACGGGAGAGATTTTGGAGACAATCAGCATGCCTTATCCTATGTCTGATAAGGACTTAGGGAAGGGAGAAGCGATCAAGGGGCGATCACCTGGCAATCCAACGACGGTGGCGACCTACGAGGTTAGCGACTTGTTAGTCGTTCAGGTCCGGTGCGAGCGTGACGCTACGGTATGGCATGCGATGGTTAAGGGGGAGTTGAAGCGATGCCATATTTATTGTCCCACATGTCATCGTGGCTACTATGCGGAGTATGACGGGTCGGGGAGATTTCTCCGGTTCAACTCGGATCGAATTTTGACGATTCTCTGAGAATTGTCTGAACCTGATCCGGGTCTTGTCCGTATAGAGGGTGTGGTGCCTGAAATTATTTTGTCATCGTGATCGTGGACGGGCACAGGACTTGCTTGTTGTGAGCCGCGTCTAGCCGAAGAGATGATTTGTCGGCTAGGTTTCAAGAACAAGGTCATCAAGACCAAAAACCGGACACGCCCTTTGCCGTAGTTGTGAGGGGCATTCAACCAGTTCATCACAGAAAGAAGGTGTTCCGATGGCTTTCGAGTTGTACGAGAAGAAAGCGACGGGTGCGACGAAGACCAATGGCAAGTCGGCTCCGTCGGGCGAGGGTCGGCGCGGACCGTGGGTCCAGTTCATCAAGACGGGCAAGCCGGATCGCCCCGGTTACATGCTGATCTTCGGTGCGGTGGCGTTGGAGAAGTTCGGGTTAGCCTGGGGGGATAAGATCCGTCTTGGCTTCGATGCCAGTACGGGACAGGTGGGGATTCGGAAGGACGTGGCGGATTCCGACCAGGGGTTGATTCTCGGGCGGCACGGCAACAGCGAGCGTCGGCTTCGTGCCTCGGTCACGAAGTTTTTCCGGGCATATCCGGAGCTCGTCAACCTCCACTTCCCTCACAAGGTGGACGCGAGGAAGGGACGCAACGGCTGGATAGTGTTCGACACGCGACCGTCTGACGAGGCGAAGCGTCCGGTGGGTCGTCCTCGTAAGGTTGACGCTCCGGTGTCCGTGGCTGTCACGAAGCGGGGACCTGGACGACCACGCAAGGTTGACGCTCCGGTATCCGTGGTCGTCAAGAAGGGTCAGGCGTCCAAGACCGAAGCGATTCCCGCTCCCAAGAAGGGTCGCGGGAACGTGAAGAACAGCTTGGTTCAAGCCTGATCTTCTGAGCATTCCGGCATCACATCATATCAATTCAATGAACCGGATCGGTAGACCTTTATGGTTTGCTGATCCGGTTTTTTTATAATTTTAGAGCGAGATTAAAACCGGATTCACCCTTTGGGGTGTAAGACCGAACACTCTTCATCTGAGGTGTTGCCAATGACGCTGACTAAGCACAGGGTTGCTCAGACGATCAAGGATCAGATTGGTCATAAGGCGTTTGTGATGATGGGGACGACGGATTACATTGCCGACACGAACGCTTTGGTCTTCAACATTCGTGGTTGTCGGCAGTGGAAGAAGATCAAGGTGGAGTTGACGCCAGACGATCCGTACACGGTGACGTTTTACAAAATTGGTCGTGCGCCTGGCTTCAGGCTCTCCGAGAAGTCGGTTGCTGGTGTGTTCGTGAGCGATCTTCATCGGATCATCAGCGAAGAGACGGGCTTGGCATTGTCGCTCTGATTTGAGTAATAGCCGGACACATCCTTAGTGATGAAGAGATGACCAAATCATAAGGGGGAACAATCTGATGAGGACAGAGATTTGGGTGTTGAAGGTTAGTGATTGGTCACGGGCGGTCGAGGCGGGGGTGCAGCCGCTGGAGATTGCGGGCTATCCGTCTGACATTGAGACGAACCCGGCGTATTACCGCCCGTCCGTCTTTAACTTCAGCCGTCCACCGTCGCGGGCGGATTTCCTGAAGATGTGTGAGAGGTTGCCGTGGACTTCGGTTTGGAAGGATGACGTGTTCCCTCTGATCGAGTTGAACGCCTGGCCGATGGTGGAGTCGACCTGCAAGGCGGCATCGTCGGATCTCTTCAAGGATGGCAAGGATGGTGCGGTGGTCGGGCGGTTGGACTTGAGTCGTGATTACGTGTATGACGCGGAGAGCTATCCTCGGACGTCTGTTTATCTTACGGGACAGGAGATCATCAAGCGTCTTCGCAAGGGTAACCGTGAGGCGGCAAATCGGTTACTCCGGGAGAAGAAAAACGAGTTGATGGAGTTGATTGTCTCGTGGGCGGAAGCTGATGGGGGCGGCAACATCGAGGACGACATGGTTTGGCGTGCGATCCATCGGATACTGTACGAGGGCGGGTTGAGAAGCAAGCCCTAGGTATTTTGTCAATGCGGTTACGTTTCCTGGTAGTGTACAATGTTAGGAACGAGTGTACACTACCAGGAAAAAATGTGACCGATTGTGAAGAAATTGGTTGACGGATTGGAATGGGCGAGTCTAGAATAAGCCCATCGGATCGGTCAAGAAAACCCGGATACATCCTTCGGGGTGTCGGAAACGAGACTGACGCGACAAACGAGTTCTGAACACATTTTCAAGTGAGAGAGGTTTGATCATGGCGAAAGACCCGAATGTCATCGATGTGAAGTCGATCACGATGGTGTCCCCGCTTCACATTTCGGCTGATCCGAAGAACAACCACTCACGGTGGTTTTCGGCGGGTGTGGACCCGGAGGATCAGTGGGTTCCGAAGCTCGCATATCGGATGTCGATCGAGGGCAACCGCGATCCGATCGACGTTACGCGGCTTCCCGACAAAAGCCTAGATGTGGTTGCGGGTTTCAATCGTCACGCGGCGGGGATGCTGATCGTCAACGGGTTCGATTATACGGATGAGGACGGCAAGGTTATCCACGTCCATGAGCCCGACTTCAAGTTAAAGGTTAATTTGGTCCCGAAAGGGAACAACATTGACCGGCTGAAGTACAACAAGGGTGAGAACCTCGACCGCGAGCCGATGACCGCGATGGACTACGCGGGGCTCATCAAGTATGCTCGGGACGTGTGCGGGATGACGTCCAAGCAGATCGCCACAGAGATCATCGGCTACGACCAATCGGTGGTGAGCCAGTACGCGAAGCTTCTGGAATGCCCGAGCGACATTCAGGAGCGACTCGCTCGGGTTCCTGCCAAGAACGCCCCCAATAAGCTTTCGTGGCGTGTCTGTGCTAAGATCACGGAATTGTCGGAGTCACTCCAGGAGGAGTTCTACGGCATGATCCGTGAGGGCAAGAAGGTGACGCTGGAACTGATCAAGTTCCGTCTCGCCGATGCGACCGAGGACATGGACACCGACGACGACAACGAAGACGACAATTCCCCGTTCGACGAGAATGGCGACGAGGGAGATAACGGGGATTCGGGAGACGAGGGAGACGAGGGGGAGACCAACGGCTCTTCGGGTTCCGGCAAGGGCGGCGGCAAAGGCAAAGGCAAAGGCAAGGGTAAGAAAGAGGGCGAGGGGAACGGCACCAACCCCCGGATGCAGGTGTCGACCAAGATGGTTCGCAAGTGGGCTGAGAACATGATCAGTCCTGGCGAATTCGTTGCGGTTCGGGAGTTCTGCACGACTCTGACGAAGAAGTTCCTCACGGGCGAGAAGACGGGCGAAAAAGAGCTTGAACGTATCTTGTACAAGCTTGTGAGGGACTCGCAGAAAACCATGTTCGTCTTCCTGAAGGAGAACGGACTGCTCAACGATGAAGCCGACTTCGAGTCGCTTCACAAGTTGGTGCGAGCGAACCAGACCTCGATCCCGGCTCGCAACGGCAAGTAATCGGATCGACATCAAGGGGAGTGAGAACATTCTCACTCCCCTTTTTTCATGGAGGAACAGATATGAGATTGTTTATTTTGTGTATGTGTGTATGTGCTTGTGGGTGTCAGGCGACCCGCCCGCGTTGGGAGATACAGGTAAACGTGACGGTTGAGAGCAAACTTGACGAGATGAACAAGGTTACAGGTAGTGTTGGGTTGAAGCGACCAATAACCGGATACGCCCTGCGTGGTGAAGTAAAGTCAACACAAGGGGAGATACGATGAGCAAGGGACAAAAGCCTGAGAAGGTGAAGAAGCTTGAAGCCAAGATCGTCGCTGAGATCCGGAAACGTCTGGACTCATCCGATCCGACTCTGATAGGGTCGTTGGTCAACGCGGCTGGGTTGTTGTTGGGGAAGGATGATCCACTTATCCAGGAGCTTGAACAAGAGACTGAGAAGTGGCTTGGCATCATCAAGAATCCTGCTTACGTTCCGCCTGCCAAGCATGCGATGGGCGGGGGTCGTCTGAGCGTGTCGAGCGTGTGGATGGTGTTGACGAAATTGGATATGGGGACTGGATCTAAATACAACATCATTAGTTATATGATTGACAACGAGAGTCGGAATCGTAAACGGCTCGGGGGAATTGATCCCGTGACTCTTCGAGAGCAGTGCGAGGGAATGCGGGTTCAGTTGCGGGAATTGGTCGCGATCGAGAAGGACCAGTCCTAAACCCGGATACATCCTTTAGGGGTGAGATTAAGTTCACCTTAGGGAGTTCAACGCACGTGGAAAAGACAAGAAACCAACAAATCAGAGAGGCGACGGATCGGGCGAAGAGGGCAATGATCGCTCGGTTGTCGGAGTCGGAACACGTCAAGCCGTCGCCTTTGACGGTGATCGCGTCGGGGGTTGTCTTGCTGGGACATTTCGACCCCGCCATCAGCAACTTGACCAAAGTGATCGAGAAGGGGATTCCGGAAGAGCAGCCGCTCGTGTCGTGCTGTTTCTGCTGTCGCACGGCGACATTGGTTGAGTCACATCAGGAAGAATGGCTTTCGGATTTCTACGTCGCTCCCGAGACCAGGGCGGGCTTGGCGTCATGCGGGAGTTGTGCCAGTGAACACATCCAGTATCTCGGGGCTGCGGGATTTTTCCTGAAGGCAGGACACGAGGACGAGATTCAGCCGCCTCGGGATGAGATCTACGATTCGACGTGGGTTGGACCTAACGATCCGGCTGAGCGGCTTGCCTGGATCGAGGGGAACTATCCCAAGTGGGGACAGTGGCTCCGGATCAAGTTCAGCGGTCCAATTACGGAGGAATTGGTCAAGGGGCTGATGGAGAAGGCGAAAAAGAACGTCGTCTCTCTTAAAGACCTGGCTTACCGTCTCGGTTTGAAGGGTGAGAACGTTCCGGGCGATTTCGAGGACATGATCATTCGTGCCTTGAAACAGAACCCGTCGGATCACCTCGACTCGGTTCTGTCGCTGACCTATGACCAATACTACGGTGTCGGCAAGTAAGTGACCACAGGAACGAGGGGGAATATATTCCCCCTCTGTTTCTTTTACTTGCTAAAAACCGGATACGCCCTGAGTGGTGGAACAACCTTACCTCTAAGTGAGACCAAAGAGCCATGAAATTGCGTGAGCGACTGATGACGGCACTCAATCGTGTAACAGGGGAATTGAGTGCGCTAGCCAACATTCTGGATGAGTGGGACAATGACCCAATCGTGACCTGCTGTTTCTGTAACAAGCAGGTAGAGCAGTCGGAAGCTGAGGAACAGTATTGGGTTCCCAACTTCTTCGTCAAAGAAGATGTGATGTCCGACATGGTCGCGTGCGAGGACTGTGCGGAGAAGCACTTGGACAGCGACGAGAGCGGAGACGATCCGTTTCTCAAGGAAGGACACGAGAACAACATTCAGCCGCCTCCCGACGAGATCCATGATCACACATGGGTCGGACCCAACAACCCAGCGGAGCGGTTTGCTTGGATCGAGGGAGGCTATCCCAAGTGGGGACGGTGGCTCCAGATCAAGTTCAATGGACCAATCACGGCGGAATTGGTCACGAATCTCGCGAACAAGGCGAGGCTGAACACACGGTCGCTTCGGGATTTGGCTTATCGTCTCGACCTGAAAGGCGATGCGGTTCCCGGCAATCATGATGACATGATCATGCTTGCCTTGAAGCGAAACGCGGCAGCGTGGGTGGAGAAGATGGTTTCGATGACGTATGACCAGTTCTACTTTCCTGATAAGGATGTCGAAGGGGGACCGGGATCGAGGTATCCCGATCCGATCTCGCCTGAAGACGAGTCTTATGATCCGAGTCATCGTGACATTCCGCCCGATCACAACGGCGGGCAGGACTTCGACGCTCTCTGAGTGACAACAACCGGACACACCCTCTAGGGATGAGGAAAGCCAACTCATCCCTTTCTTTGTGGAGATTGAACAGTAATGTACAGAGTTAAGTTCATGTTGTTCGACAAGAACGGTGAGTATGTTTTGGCTGAACGGGAAGCAAATCTCGCTATTTAGCCGATGGTGGGGTACTCGATTAATTTTGTCAACTTTAATGACGCGACGATCTTCGACACTATCCAGATCACAGAGGTAGGTTATACCACGGTTGATTCTGGACACTTCGAGTGCATGGAGACCTTGGCTCTGAATCCGTGGGGGGATCAAGAACCAGATCAACGAATGATCGATATGTGCCTCATTTGTTTGGTGCGTCAGGGCTGGTCTGACATCGAGAGAGAGCATCGAAGCATCGAGAGCCGTCGGCTAGACTAAAACCGGAAACGCCCATAGGGATGAGGAAAGCCCACTCATCCCTATGGACGTTTTTGAGGGAATTATTGATGTCGAGACCCATGAAGAAAGTCAATCCTTCTGATCTTCAAGCGGCAATCAATGATGCGGAGAAGGGAGTCGCGTTCCCACATCTGAAGAAACTGTTTGAGGTGGTTGCGGATTCTGAGTGGGCGAAATCACAAGGAATCTCGGCATGGGTTGTGTCGGATCGTTACAAAGTGTTCAAACTAACGTCGTTGACAAAGCCGAGAAGTATCCGAACATCAAGGTGGAAAGATAGGAGTATCAAAATGCCTGTGACGTTGGATATGGCACTCGCCAAGATTCAACAAGCCATCAAGGATTCTCCCCTTGGTGGCGATACCGTCTTGGTCTTGTCGCTCACAGGGAGCGGCTTGCCCGATGTCAATGTTACCGACCTTCAACTCGTCAAGGATGATGACGGGGCGGTCATGGAAGTGAGAGCAATTCTTCCTGATTCCCTCGATGACGAGGATGAGGAAGAGCCGATGTCCTTGCTTACGGTGGTTGTGAGTAAGGATATGGGAGTTAAGGAGACCATCGCTCTCGGCAATGCGATCGGCGAACCCGCTTATGACAGATATCAAATGGCGAATCATCAGGATGTGCTTTTCTACATCCCTGTTGATAATGTCGAGCGGGTGAAAGCTATCCTGGAGAAGCGGGACGAGGTCGAGAGCTACCACTTCGGCGAGATCACCATCTAGGATAGTCCAATAACCGGATACTCCCTCTAGGGATGAGGACAACAACTCATCCCTTTCTTTATGGAGCTATAGATGAAGGTGTCAGCAATTGACTTATTTGCTGGTGCTGGGGGGTTTACCACCGGGGCGACGAAAGCCGGGGTTAGCGTCATCTGGGCGGCAAACCACAACCTGGATGCCGTGACTGCACATGCGAAGAACCATCCCGATACGGTTCACTCGTGCCAGGACCTCCAACTCGCCGACTGGACCAAAGTTCCAAATCATGACATCTTACTGGCATCTCCATGTTGTCAAGGGCATTCTCGCGCTAAGGGCAAGACGAAAGACTGGAACCACGCGAAGAGTCGTCAGACGGCATGGTGTGTTCATGAGTGTATCGCACGCAAGCGACCCCTTGCTGCCGTCGTTGAGAATGTGCCTGAGTTCCAGGCGTGGAATGAGAGTGACGACAAGGCATTGAAGGGGAGCGTCTATCGTACCTGGATAGACCTGATTCAGAACATAGGACCGGGCTATCACTTCTCGTCGATCATCCTGGACGCAGCCGACCTCGGCGTGCCTCAGAACCGAGAACGATTGTTCATGGTTTTCTTGCGTGCTGACGTGGCTAAGGCACCGCTTGAGTTCGTCTATCCTTCTGTCAAGCATGTGCCTTACAAGAGGATCATGCGTCGGGACAAGGGACCGGGGTGGAGCCTGGTCAGGGACAATTGCGAGGCAACACAGGCATTCGTCAAGCGGATGTCTCGCAAGGTGTTCCCCGTGGGCGAGAAGTTCTTACTCCCTTACTTTGGCTCGAATCGCACGGTCGGGAAAGCCAGGAGCATCAACCGCCCTCTGGGGACTGTCACAAAAAAGGATCGATACAGTTTGATCTCGGAAGATCATAAGTGGATGAGAATGTTGACACTTGATGAGTATCGTCAAGCGATGGGGTTCCCGAAAGGCTACATCCTCGATCCTCGCAAGACGTACGCTCTGGAGCAGTTGGGAAATGCGGTAGTGCCTGCGGCGGCTGAGTGGGTCGTGGGGAAGGTCATTGGGACGTTAGGGATTCCTCATCAGGCGGCATAATTTTGTTAGAAGGAGGTTTACATCGGAGGGATGGCGACGTTATAGTATAAAGTGTCAGGCGTGAGACCTGAAACCCCGACAGCCGAGCGATCGGTAGCCAAAAGCAAAAGCCCAAGGCGTTGTCACTTTATATGATGCGGGTTTCACGTCTGACAATATTTTCCCGAGTAGCTCAGTGGTAGCATTAAGGGAACAACGACATTGGTTATGTCTTCACCCTGGCGAAGTATGACCAATGCCTTTGATGCGATAGAGCGCCAGCCTTATAAGCTGGAGGTCGGGCGGTTCAATTCCCCCCTCGGGAGCTCTCTGAAGGTGATTAGCTTTCAGAGGTGTTGTTTGTTAACCATTTGTGTCTACCAAGGACACGCATACAGGGACGGACTATAGGACGAGACGCAAAATTCGCCTTTACCCAATAAAACCTCTGTCCTTCCATTTCGGGAGGTGCAGGGGTTTTATTTTTTCGTTTTTTAATGCGAGGGTGAATCCGGTTTTTAGACGCTAGGGGTTTACAAGGGCATCGCCCAGAGCTATCATTGTTAAAGCCGGATTCACCCTTAAGGGTGTCCGAAACGAGACGGACGAGTGATGCTGACGGGCGAAGTCATCGCCAAACACGCGCAACGACAAAACGATGCTGTCGACCTGTCACTCACTCATTCGTGTGGGGACCAAGAGAGTGAAAGTGTTTCGGCTCTTAGTCCTCGGGTCTAGCCATGTTGATCGGCGAGAGGTTCCAATTCTCTAACGAAGAAAGGGGGTGGACAATTAAACATTTCATGCTTGTCCTTTCTTTGAATGCTTGATCTCCTGCCCGGCGCGACCGCCCACATTGCGGCGAACCCTAAAGCCCGCTAGCAAGCTCTAGCGGTAGACCTTGAGTGGGCTTTAGGGTATCACTTACTTTGGGAACGCTTCCCATGATTCGATCCCCGCCCTTCTGAGACAAAACCAAACGGGACTAACTCTCACACTGGTCCCGTTTGGTCTTTCAATCGCGCAACTCTCTGTCAGAGACGCACGCAAGAAACAACCGCGACCTTAACGACGGGAGGTCACCCGTGCCAATCCGAGCGAGTCCCTGAGTCTTGGGCTTGTGATGCCCTGCGGAGAACCTTGAACACGGTTGATGTTCCTCTCCCGAGAGCTATAGCTCATTGACGGACGGGGAACCAGACCCTAGACCGGAGGACGCCGGTTATGACGCGAGGACCGTGATCATTTAATTTCACGCCCTAGGGCGTTTCACACCCACGAGGACCGTAACAAGAAACGAGTAGTCAGGTGTGATTCATCGGCTTCGCGAATGGGGAACGCCCATCTTGGTCTTAGATCAGGATGGGTGTTTATTCATATAAGGACCATGTTTTGATCATCGATCTTGAGAATTCACACATCGACCACGTCTCATCTGAAGTCTTGGCGTTCATCGCGGAACGGTATGCCAACCGCATCGAGGACTTCATAGCCGAAACGATCGAGCTTCCCAAAGGGATGACGGCTGAGTGCGGCATTCACGGTCCCAGCACCGGCGGTCCACCTGTCCCCGAATCCGAGGTTGTTTATAAGATTCGGGAAGGACGGAGATACCCGAGTCGCATGGTCGATCGACCGACTCGTCCTATGCGTACCGTGACGGTGATCGGCGGCAAGTACAAAGGCAAACATATTTTGTTTACTGCATATGGAGGTCCGTACGCACCACGCGAGCCGCATGATGCGAGTTTGCCGAAGGAACAACGGGCTGAGTCGGAGGCGTTTTGGTCGCAGCACGCCCTCTCGCTATAACCGGACACGCCCTTAGTGGTGGACTGACAATCACTAGGAGGGCGAAAGGTTATGCCGCACACTTGCGTTACCTGTAAGCGCAAGATCAAGTCAAGTGAATCGAATCTTTCGGTAGGGGACAAGCGACCGGACAAGCTCGGCAAACGGTATTATTTCTGTTTGCCGTGTGAAGAGAATGGCTCGCTCGACAAGTGGTGCGACCAGAACAAGGACAAGGTCGACTAAAACCGGACACGCCCTCACCGACGGATCAACCACACTCCTTTAAGGAACGTAAGACAGTGAACTATTCCAATCCGGTTAAGAAGTTGGAGATTGACGACTACCCGATCGGCGGCAATAATCGGGGCAAGTGCGTCTTCGAGGTGGAACACAACGAGACCCACGGCTATCGGGTTAGTCGGAAGACAACCGACAAATATGGCATCTGGCGTAAGCCGAGTTATGGGACCTACGGCGGCAAAGCGGCAATCGTCACTGGTGAGGATGGAAAAACCTACATTCTTCAGCATATGAAGAATGTCAATGCCATCACCATCAAGCGACACGATTTTAAAGATGGTGGCTCGGCTGTCTTCATGAGTGACGATCCGCAGGAATACGTCCTCCTCGACCGGCTGATTCGGGACGGACAATAACCGGATACATCCTATGGGAGTGGAGTAAAACGCCACTCCCATACAGGAGACATTAGCATGCGTCAATTCGTTAAGGGTGAAGCGGTCAAGGTGCAGCGGATTGGTCACGATCAGAAGCCGTTTTGGAGTGCGGCGACTTACGATAAGTCTTATGAACGGTGGGATAAAAAGACCGTCCACATGGTTCGGATTGGTCAGGGCGGTTTACATGAGTTCCTTGACCAGAACATCACCGGTTATCGCCCGGTGGACCCTGATAAGGTTCGTGAGAATGGCAAGCAGCATGCCGGGACGATTCGCGACCTCGTCATCCAAGGCATGCAGATGCTTTTACGTTCCGAGCATTGGCTTCCGGTGACGGTCGAGGAGGACGAGGGGATCATCAAGGTCGGAAACGACATCACGATTGATCCTGAAGCAATCGAGTCACAAAGCATTGTCGGTTTCTACGAGCGTGAGGGCTGGGTCGTCAACACCTGGCACACCATCAGCAACTACCCGAAAGCTCCTGATGATGTCGAATCCCGAGCGGAGGGCATGGCGACCACTCCAGTAGAGGCAGCAGCAATTGCTGTTCGCGTGGTCTGGGAAATGTTCTCTGACGCTCACTGGCTGCATATTGTCGAGAAAGACTCATACGAGAACGCCGACGAGGAAGACGCCAAGCTCGACCAGGACATTCTCTAAAGCCGGACACGCCCTCAGCGACGGAAGAACTACACTCTCACCCTTGGCACAAGGTGATCATCATGCGATTCGATGACCCGTCCGATCGGAACAAGTGTCCTCAACGGTGGCACGCCCCGCTTTATGGAACGGGGTTGACCACGGTGGGGGACGGCACCAAGGACAACCATTTCGGCTATTGTTACCTGCCACTGATCTTCGTCAAGTCGGGGACCATGTATACGACTGCCTCGTACACGATCCACGGCTATAACAAGGAACTTCAGGGCGAGATCGAGAAGCCGGATGATCCCAAGTTCGCCCCCTTCGGGCACAACCTCGGTTATCATCCGTTCTTCGCCACTCGCGAGGAAGCGGTCAAGTGGCTCAAGGATCGCGGGTTGTACGGGGAAGTCCTGCGGTATGCCCACCACAAGCCGCTCAAGGACCGAGTGCCGACCTGGGAGTACGAAGGGGTTCTGCGTGAGTATCGATGGAAACAATACCATCCTTGGCTCACGGCAGGCGTGACCGATATCGTCGCCCAAGAGTCGAACGTCGTCCCGTCCTCGCCCCTCGGACTCGCGGCGGGCTTCGAACTTCACAATCCGGACGGCTCGCATCGTCACGTTGGCGGCAACGAAAAGGTGCTGGAAGCGGTCTTCGCCGCTTCTGAGGAAATTTCAGAACTCGATTGAATACCACAAAACAAATTGGTAAGATAGGTAAGGCTGTCACGGTGCCGACTAACCCTCGGCACCGTATTTTTTTCCTCCAAGGATAAGGACCAAATACGTTTATGCGATCGTTTGAAATTCGGTTCAATTATGCCAAAGCTCAGAATCCCCCTATTCGCTTTCTGGATCGAATCTTTGGCAAGGATAACAGTGTTATCGTCAAAGGACCCGACGCTAAAACCGTTCTCAGGAAGTTTGCCGAACAGCAATCCCTTAACGCCTATCACCTGAAGATTTACGAGATCGAAGGGAGCGTTAAGTAATAATTATTTTGTCTATGCCTAGATGTACGTCATATATTGGATGTGTATGCCTAGGCATAGACATGCACCATCATGAAAGAACTTCTTGATGTTTTACGTGACAGGAGGTTAAAACCGGACGCGCCCTCAACGTTAGTGACAAATCAACTCCAACAGAGGAATGCGACCATGCCTCAGAAAATCACCACAGAAGAGCGGGAAGCCTGGGCTGCCTACGTCGGACACTACGGCAAGGGTCACGCCACGGTCGAGCGATTCCGGGAACAATGCTCAGGTGATTACGAGAGTCGCCAGGCGTATGCGGAATACTATCTTGAGCAGGTTGAGGGGGTTAAGAAAGACCTCCTGAAGTATATCGATTTCGATCTGTACATCAATTCACTGGACCAGGACATTCTTTTCGTCGATCACAATGACCGTGTCTATGTCTTCCACATTCTCTAAAGCCGGACGCATCCTTAGAGGCGTGAGGTAACGCAACCTAGGGAGTCAAGATCGTGGCGAGACCGAAGCAAACGGAGCGAGTCTATCCCAGCAAGGACACCGCCCGTCAAGTCACGCGGACGGATGTTCCTGGGGCTGAGGTGTGGTTTTACGAGACGACTTCGACCAAGGGTACGGTCATGATCTGTGCCTACGGTTGGAAGAGTGGTCGTCAAGTCAAGTGGGACTTCCACAACTCCTATCCGAGCGAAGAGGTTCGAGAGAAGACCGTTAACGGTTGGTTTGACCGGCTTGCCGATCGTCACAAGCAGGAGGAGAAGCTTAAGCGGGGTTCCGATCAGCCGAATCCGTTCAAGGAACGGGACATCATTTACAACAGTTGGGGATACGACCAGACCAATATCGACTTTTACCAAGTTGTGGAGGTTAAGGAGAAGTCGATCGTCATCAGGGCAATTTGCCAAGAGACGGTCAAGCAAGATGATGAACATGGGATGACGGAGCGCGTCGTGGCAAGACGCGACAAGTTCAAGGAAGACAGCGAACCCATGACCAAACGGGTTCAATGGTTCATGGGCGAAGCAATGATCAGCATGGATCACGGGGCTGCCAAGCTCTGGAACGGAAAACCCATGTATCAATCTCACACTTGCTGATATTTAGTTGAAACTTCCTCCGGGGTGGGGTGGGCGGGGAGTGGTGGGCTTGTTGCTCATCGCTCCCCGTTTTTTATTGCAGGTATTTTGTCTATACGCCCATGTCTGGAACATCCGTACACTCATATTTGTCTCGCGTAAGATTGTGCTTTACATTCCGAATTCTGGACGCTATAGTTCTGGCATGTGACCAATAACCGGATACGCCCTTAGCCACGGATGAAACATAACTCTGGAGGTGACACATGGGCAAGAAGGTTAAGGTTCGAGCCGATGCCGGGCAAATCGTCAGTAGTCAGATCGGCAAGGAAACCCCGGCTTACTCTGGTTACTCCACGGAACAATTCCGTTGGATGGCGTTGGCTGATGCGGTCTCTGGGAAGGAATTCCCATTGCTTCCTGAAGTCGTTCATGGCGTGAAAGGATGTGTCTACATTCGCCTAGACGGTATCACGGAGGTCAAGGGAGGCAGCAAGGTTCATCGTCTCGCGTCGTCGGTCATGGCGTTACCTTCGGGTTTGGTATCGGAAGTCACGGAGACCGAAGAGGAATATAAGGTCCCCATCGAGAGCCGCGACCTGACGGGTTCGAGTGCGTGGTGGAAACAACCGAACCACAATTACGATATTGTTCGGTTGATTACGATGTGGGTTGATGGATTCATGGCGTTCACGGCTCACAAGGACTAAACTCGGATACTCCCCAAGGACGGGGAGATAACAACCTCTGAGGGTGATACTATCATGTGGCTCGTCGAGTTGGTCAAGACGCCGACCATTAATGATTTCAGGGCGGGCTTCTTCCCTCGCAAATTCCGCTACAAGACACAGGCAAATGACTTAGTGGAGGAAGTTCGCAAGAAAGGCGGCGAGGCGAAGGTCACTAAGATCAAGAAGTGAACTAAACCCGGATACGTCCTTAGATGAGGATAACCGCTCACCTCTACTCGGGAGGACAAGGAACGATGGATATCAACCAAGCCCTGAAGTTCGTCGTACTCGCCCTGTTTTACGGGCGGCATGCCGTCGCCCCTGACGGTGATGGTAACGCGACCACGCTCGCCAATGCTGCCCGCGACCTGCTCCAGTCGGCTGGTCTCGATCCGGATGACCTGCCTGACGAGTTTGTCCCCGAAGGGATGGACGTGCCGACCTACTCCTACGTCTGTACACAGATCGTTAAGGAACGGCAGTTAGACGATCCCGAGCATGGATTGATCGGCAGCGATGACGACGGAGAGGTCTTCGCCGAAAACATCGAACTGACGGCTACCACCTTGGCTGATCTCTTCGCGGCGATCGGCAAGGGCTACGGATTGGAGATCGAAGAGGTCTCGCTTCCTGTCGACCATAACGTCGAAGACGTTACCGAGATCGAATTCTACCGGGACGAGACCCCCGGTGGCGATCCCGCGACCAAGGACGATCGGGAGCGGTGGAAACGTGGTGAAATCAAGATGTATTATGCCTGCTATCGCTTCACAGTAGCCAAGCGGGCACCCATTACATTGTCTGAGATCGAGGCGAGCGGCATCAATGTGGATATGCCGTAGCACATGACCGCGAAGAGAACAATAACCGGACACTCCCCAAGGAAGGGGAGTCAACACAAGGAGGATATATGATTTACATTCTGATATCAAAAGGATTACTTTACCTCGTGGAGTACATGATCCTTTCGCTGACTGTTGGAGTGGTGGTCGGGACATGCCTTTACAGGCGAGATCAGATCGAATGACTTTGCGAAGAAGTTGAAGATATTTACTACAAAGTCGCGTCAAGGAGACTGACTGATGCATTATCACAACATGATGTGTGCTTGTGAGATGTGGGGAATGATGAAAGGGGCGATCGGAAGCCTCGTTATCACCGTTCTCTTCGCCTCTATCATGGCATGGGGACGTAACTTCACTAACGTCTATAAGAACATGTTGAAGAAGGACAGTCAATAACCGGATACTCCCTCAACAACGGATCAACCAACCTTTCACTGTTCAGGGGGATGACGAGATGGCTCGAAGCGTTTCGAGTCGCTGATCTTCCCGCCCGGCACCATGCCGGGCTTCCCTTATGTGCCGACCTGAGTTCGGGAAGCAAGGGAATGGATCATGGGACGTAATTCCGGCTTGCCCGGTAACGCAGACCCCTCTGATCTTGGGACACACTAGAAAGTGGCTCGGTCTGGTGTCGGTTAACACACCAGGAGAGCAGATCATGGGAAGCGACTATCTTTATCGGGACATTACGAATTTCGTGAAGATCGGTGGCGTCAAGGTTCCTGTTGATTCTGACGGACATTACTTGGATTGGGAGGACGTGAGAGAGGATGATGGACGGAAGCAGGCAAGGGATTTGACAAGCCCTTACGGATCGCTTCAATATGCCGTGGGGTATGGTCCCGACGATGAGGACGAAGACACATCAGATTGGGACCAAGGCGGTGATTGGATGCGATGCTTCGATTATGCGGAGTTGCCCAACGGGCAAATTGTTCTAGATGCCACTGACAACTCTGATTCGGGCGGATACATCGAAGGGGCAGGCTACTACATTGTTTCCAAGGAAGACGCTCCCGCCAAGGCAATGGAACTGGTTGACGAAGCCTTAGAGGTCATCGGCTACAACAACAGGGAGCATGACGAGGCAGGATGGAATCAAGACCCTTATTACTTCGTGCGGGCGGTTGCCAGGGCTTGCGGAGTTGAGCCGTATGCGTCCGCTAGCTGGGATGATCTTCGTCGTGGTCCTATCCCCAACTTCTGAGATCATACGGAGCGTCTGAGCTATTTTGTATATCATGCCTAGGTGTAGTCATAAGCACCTAGGCATGATATACACATACAACTATAGTCAATCTCTTTAGTTATCTTCATTCTCCTGGGATGGTCAATAACCGGATACTCCCTAAGTGGTGGCGATAGTGCCAAGGGGAAACGAAATGGCTCTGATCATCTGTGATGACCTGTTAGGCAAGCTTCGGAGTCTGAAGAAAGGAGCGAAAGTCGTCACTCTGGTGACCTACACGTCCCCCAGCATGAACAAAAAGGTCAACGGGGAGCTAAACCCGTTCTACGACCAAAACGTCATGAAGCGGGCTTGGACCAATGGCGTCGTCGGCTACTGGTATGCTCGTTCGGTCAACCGTCAACGCGAGCGGGAAGGAAACGAGGCGGATTTCGAGGCATTGCCTCACCTCTACACGGAGCACGAACCCGGCAGCATCTTGACGTACCATCGTGAGGACCGGGGTCGGCTTTACTTGCCGATGAAAATTCAGACGGTTCTCGGCTACCAGTACGAGATTGACGGGGAAGTCCAGGACACGAACGAAATCGATCCGTGGATTCGCGGCTACAAGCCGAGTACCAGGCAGGAAACCGACAAACCGGTGATTCACAAGAATTACCTCGTGGAGAACATTACCGATATCAAGGTGCTTGGCGATTGGGTAGCGGTTGAACACCCGGATCGTATCTGAGGGAGGAAAGGGGGGAAGAAATTCCCCCTACCCTCTTTACATCCGAGACCAAAAACCGGATACTCCCTGAACAGAGGATGTAAAACACAAACTTAAGAGGGCTGATCAAGTGGGTATCTACGTTAGCCGTCAATCCTACTACTACAGTGGCGAGCGGGTTGTCGAAGTCGAATTGAACGGACTCGACTACTCGGGTGCTGACATGCTCAGCGTCGGTTACAAGAATCTCGGCGAGGGCAAGGAGTATGATGATCCTCGCGAGGCGATCAAGGCGGCAGTAGCGATCCGGGACGCCTGGCGTAAGGATGAGCCCGACGAGGAAATCAACATCGCGCTTGGTTCGACGGGCGGAATGGGGATGGAGATTGAGCCGACTGAAAAAACGGATGACGAACTAAAGGAATGGGCTGAGGAGCGATGGAATGCTCTCCCGAAGTGCGAGCGATGTGGTGATGTCCTGGACCCGAAGGATACTTATCATCGCGTGGATTTTCCTGATTTTGGTGACTTCTGTTCAGAGAACTGCGTCGAGATGGCAATTGACGAGGAGAACCAGCGTACTTGCCAGCATTGTAACGAGGACGTTCCCGAAGGGCGGAAATACTTCTGCTCTGACGAGTGCGAGGAAGCGCACGAAGACAACTAAACTCTTCGGGGGGAGCATTCGCTCCCCTTTCTTCCATCGGTTACGGCTTCATTTCAAGAGGCTCAGATGACTATGGTTGCCAATGCCGCTTTGCTGTGGCATGATGATGTGAATGAGAGAGCAATCCCGATCAACAAACACGGAAAGCGAGGCTATGATGATAGCTGATGATTTGTTCAACATCCAGTATATTCGTTCGGTCTTTGCGCGGTCTCAATCCGCTTGGCAAGGTGCCACAACGGCGTGCCAGAGGTTCAATCGGTTTCACACCCCGTTGATTCAGTGGATTCAGGAGTACGCTCCGGAGTTTCATTCGCTGGTGTTTGACAAGGAAGGGAAATTTCGGTCTGACAAATTCACGGCTGAAGAACGCTATCAGCTTATTTACTTGCATGCTCGCAACGCGAAGCATCCGAAAGACAACCTGTTTCCTGAAGATAACCCCGATCATGCCATCTGGGAATCGTTTTTCATGAGAACACATAAACGACGGTTGGTCAAGAAGCGGCAATAACCGGACATACCCTAGACGACGGGACAAGTCACACCCCAAAGGGGAATGAGAGATGCCCAAGAAGCCCAAACACAACTTCAAAGTTGGCGACAAGGTCAAACTGCGGGATGACGTTGACGCGACCGAACTCGTTCCGGATGAAACCGAGTTGACTCCAGCCGGACAGGACATTTCGACGGCATTGCTCGACTTGCTTTCCAACAAGCCCATCAGCAGCATCTACGATCTTGCCGAAGCGATTCGGGTCGGCATTAAGGCGGGAATTACAAACACGATGCCGGTTAGCTACCCAGCAATTAAGGCGTTGCCTCACGAATACGCCTGTTTCGCCGAAGCGATCAATTCGTTTGTTCACGAGTGCCTGGATGCGACAAAGAAGAAATAACCGGACACATCCTAGGCAACGGATCAACCAACTCTTGGAGAAGATTAGCCGTGGAAATGAACATGAAGATACTCGGATCGCAAGTTGCTGCGATCTTGGGCGAAAGCTACTACGTCAAGGCTCATGATGGACGAATCGTCAACATCGGTAACAGGAGTGTAGACAGGCAATTCGGCATCGTGTTGATTCACATGCCGAGAGAAAAGAAGATCGATATATCAGGAGAAGACCTGAAGGCGATCGATGGCTTTTCGTTTGACATCAAGACTTCCATCCGGGTCGGCGATCATCGAACGGCAACGGCAATCGCCAGCGAGATTATAAACCGATTTTTCACCGAGTACCGACAGGAACTCAAGGCGAAGATCATCCAGCGTGACAAGCACGACCAATTTGTCACCAAGCGAGATGAGAACCTCAAGAAGTTCGCTCACTTTCTTGGCGGCGAGATCAAGGGGGAACTGGTCAAGGTCGACATGAGGACTGATTACAAGGAATTCGGATATATCAACAAGTGCCAGGTGTACGGCGATTCGGTGAATCTGGAGTTCAGCAGCGTTCCGGTTGAGATCGCCCTTGAACTCGCGAAGACCTGGAAGAAGTTCCAGAAGTAACTATTTTGTCTATCATGCCTAGGTGTAGTTATAAGCATCTAGGCATGATAGACACGTACAGTAAAAATCAAATTCAAATACTTGAATATTCTAATGTTTTTATTCGTTGGTTGGTGTTAAAGACGGATGTACCCTTAGAGGTGCGGACATCCCCTAGACATCAGGAGAGTTAAGCATGTCGTATCGTCGTGTCATTCCAAGAGACTTGTTTAACGAGTCGAAACTGCTCAAGTGTTTGGGGCGGTTGGCGTTGATCCTCAACGACTATCCAGGGAAATACCCTCTTGCTCTGGACCACATAGCACCAGAGGCGGGATTCATCATCGAGCGTGATGATTCTTCGGGGAACCTGTACTGCGTTAATCTCCATCTTCGCAAGACTAACAACAAGCACATCTTTCTTTTCTCGTGCCTCAACAGCAAAGAGAATTATCCTCTCGTCTTCAAGACCGGCGACGGTGGAGAAGAAACGGTCTTCAACGACGACGGGTCTTTCACGGATGAGTTTATCGAGTTCATCAGTTAACAACCAGACACGCCCTAGGATACGGAATCATGCCTCAGATTTGGACGATTGGTCACTCAACTCGTTCGTTGAACGATCTTATTGACATGTTGCATTCTCAGGATATTCAAATCCTGGTGGATGTTCGTTCTTTTCCGGGATCAAGAAAATATCCTCATTTCAACAAGGAGAATTTGTCCAATACGATCCCCGCATCTGGGATTGAATATGTTCATATTACCGATCTTGGAGGTCGTCGTAAGGTGAATAAGAATTCGCCTAACACGCGGTGGCGGCATCCATCGTTTCGGGGTTATGCTGATTACATGGAGACAGGCGGTTTCGAGAACGGTATCACACAGTTGGAGACGATGGCGACAGACAGCAGTGTTTGCTATATGTGTTCCGAAGCTGTATGGTGGAAGTGTCATCGGTCGATGATATCGGACTTCCTGAAGTGCAGGTCTTGGGATGTATGCCATATCATGGAGATTGATGTGATTAAACATCATAAGTATACACAACCTGCCAGAGTTTCAAACGGTCTGCTGACATACAGAGAAAACGAGCAAGGGATTCTTGACTTTGATTCTTCCGGACAATAACCGGACACGCCCTCAGCAACGGATCAACCAACCTCATCCCGAAGAGAACCTGAATCAATGCCAACCGCAACCAAAGAACAGTTCGAGCGTCACAAGACAATCTTCCTGAAGTACGCCCCCAAGGGGACGACCATCTTCTCGCTCGCCTACAAGAATCGCGACGGCGTGATCAAAGGCGCTCGCTACTTCGTGGCAACCGAGGTCAACCGCATTAAGGACGTGACAACTTACGTTTCAACTCTCACCGACTCCACTTGGAACGATAAGACCGGCGTGATGAAGACCCGCGCGATCGGTGATGCCGTCGATCTCATCGCCATTCGACTCTTCGACGACCTCAAGGCGTACAAACACGAGCGGCTCTGACAACCCCTAGGGGCGAGGAAAGCCAACTCGCCCCACATTAACAAGCAAGGTGATAGAATGGACTTGCTCGACGACATCGCGAAAGACCTTGGCATTCCGAGAGAATCCATTGAGATTCGCAAGACTCATGATACGATCATTTGGTTTGTAGTGGGCGGACAACAGCATTGGGTTGCCAGGACGGTACACGGCGGCAAGCGATTGAAGAAAAACAGCATTCGCAAGGATATGAGCTAATAACCGGAAACCCCCTCGGCATCGGACGATCAACCTTCTGCCCCTGAGAGAGTGGAAACATGTCGAGCTATGTTCCGAAAGCCGTGTCTAAGCATTTCGTCCTTCGTCGCATGACGATGGAGGACGTGAAGAAAGAGACGCCGGATCACAGGTTGCAGGCGGTCATCTACGGGTTCACCCTGGAGGATGTCGCCAACCGCACAAAGCGATACTTCAAGGATTGGACTTGGAGATCACGTCCACATATGTTGTTCGGTGGCTATTGGGTGGACCGGACCCTGACCGGCGATCGTGAAGGCGAGTGCTACGTCATCACCACGGCGCACGAGTCCGACCAACTCGTTCAAGCCATCTGGATCGCCTACGCCTGGCACGATTCTGACGCCCTCTACGGCTTCGCCAGTCGCGGCGGCATCGTGCTCGGCAAAGAAGACCATGACAATCTGCTCGGCATCGTCGGCAAGCTCAAGAAAGAGGCTGAGGAGGATCATGCGGCATTCACGACTCTGACCCATTACATCGCCCATGTGCCGATCTACGGCAAGCTCTGAATTGTTTTGTCAATCATGCCTAGGTGTAATTATAAGCACCTAGGCATGATTGACATATACAAGTAAAAAGCAAATTTAATAATTAAAATGCTTTCATGTTTTTATTCTTTGGTTGGTGTTAAACACGGACGCACCCTTAGTCTCGCTGAAACCATCTTCTCTGGCACCTAGCAAGGACAAAGACATGACGAAGAAAGACGTGGTGGTAGGGCAGCAGTACACCATGAACCACACGAGCGGCAAGATTCAGGTGAAAATCCTGGAAAAGGTCGAGCATTCCGGGACCACGTATAGCAAGGCACGGACTCACTGGCGAGCGACCAACCTCAAGACCGGACGGGAAATCACCGTCAAGAGCGCCATGAAGCTCTCCTCGCCGAAGCAGACCAAGTAAACCACCAGTCGACCAAGGGGGAAGAAATTCCCCCTTCTGTTCTTGCACTGAGTTATAACCGGACACGCCCTGAGTAACGAATCAATCAACCTCACCTCCCAAGGACCATAACAATGGCAAACTCCGAAAACATCACGTTGGAAACCGTCAAGGGTAAGCCCGTGATCGGGCGACTCAAAAACAACTGGCGTCAGCGAGACGTCACGGTTTACGACCATCCCACCAATCCTAACATGGTCGTATCGGTCGGTGTCCCCTTCGGTTCCAGCGAAAAGGATGCGGTCGTCTGCGTGGAGGAACGTGAAGCCTTTGCCAGAGTCATCAACCTCTACCCCAAGACCGCTACCTACGACTGAGTTAACCAAGGGGGAGAAATCCCCCTTCTTTCTTTAACGCGACTAATAACCGGACACGCCCTGAGAACAGGATCAATCAACCTCACCTCTCTAGGACAACGAAACAATGGCGAGCAAGGACAAAGAGAAAGTCACGGTGTACATCTCCGGTGGGTTCGGAATCACCACGCATTACGGCAAGCTGGAGCGGATCGCCGACAACAAAGCCTGCCCCGGCTACAAGGTCGTCGAGTTCTACCAGAAAGGCAAGCGTAAGACCACCATCACGGGTGGTGGACACCCCAAGCCCTTCCTGCTCGTCCTCAAGGGGCATGATCACCCCGCAGCCCCGTCCGGTCTCGTCCCCACGGCTGACGGTTCAGCGTCTCGCTATGCGAGCTATGACCCCCGGTATCAGACCGATTTCAATCGGCTGATCAATCCTCACCTTGCTACGCTCGACACGGCAACCGTCTTGCTCGATCAGCGACACACCAAAGCCGAGCAGCACAACGGCGACGACTACTGATCGGATATTTTTGCAATACCTAACAGTCCTGGATACGATTAGGTATTCAGGACTGTTAGGTTAGCGGCGTTGATATGCTCGCAATTTTGTCTATCGTGCCTGGATATATCACGAGTATCCAGGCACGATAGACATACGTATTATTGGATTGATTCACGCATAGCCGACGGAGTTTGTACTTTACATTTGGTCTAGGACGTGCTAAAGTCGGACGTACCCTAAGCGGTGCAGACAATTCATGCTCAAAGAGGAAGCAAAACGAAAGGGGAATGGAGATGCCTGCCGAGAGTGAATACAAGAGCCTGGCAGCACGACAAGCACAACAGCAGGGATACGGCGACAAGGGATATTGGGACTATTTAGAATCTCACGCTCACGAGCTACTGCAGAAAGGCGTTACCGACGCCCTTACTCGTACACTAACCGACGCCCTTCGTGGGAATAACGGAGATTGAAAAATCAGGCGGGAGCAATCCCGCCTTTTCTTGTTTCGGGGATTAAACTAGGATACATCCTCAGCAACAGGAAAGTTGTTTACTTAACACTTGAGGATTAAATCATGGACCCTAACGCATTGCTGCAGATGATTCGCACTTTGTCTGCTCGGCGTATCCAAAATGAAGGCAAGGGCACGCCAACCAGTCCAGCATGGAAACAGGCAGATTCGCTCGCTTTGGCGGAAGCATGCTTGAATTTTGATGAATGGCTCACCAGCGGTGGCACATTGCCTAAAGCATGGAATGCTGCCATGAGGTGGTGATTAATGCTCGCAATTTTGTCAATCATGCCCGAATACTTGTGTGTTAGTATTCGGGCATGATTGACGTATACTCTAACGACAATATAAGCATCACTAAATGTTTTTCCTCTGAACACGATCAATAGCCGGATGTCCCCTTAGACGCTGGATGAATCCACACTCTTTCAGGACAAGAACATGGCTGAATCGCTCAAGGTCGTGATTGAGGTTAACAAGGGCGGCATCACGGCACGTCCCTACGACGGCAAAAATACTCATGATCATTTGATCTACTTCCCGCACCACGGCGCGTCCCCCGGCTATCCCGAAGTCGCCTCATTGGACGAGGCGATTACCATGATGGAAAAACAGGGTTATGAGTACATCATCGTGGATTACACGTTTGGGTCGGGCATTTACATTGACCAGTGGCACCACGGAGCCGGGGGAATCGGACGAGGTTACAATCTCAAAAAGATCATGCCCATTGAAGATATGGGCAAGCACGACGACCCTTACCTCGTCGTCTTCAAGCTGAAGAATCTGATTACACCGTTAAAAAGGGATTGATCGAAAGGGCGGGATTGCTCCCGCCCTTTTTCTCCTAACACGATTAAAACCGGACACGCCCTTAGACGAGGATCAACCGTACCTCACTCCTAGGACAATGCCATGATCGTGAAAGTTCTCATGGTCTCCAGCAACACCAACTCTTTCGGTCTCTTCGGACATATCATGATGTCCGAGCAGGGGCATATGTGGCAAGCCGCTGCGAACAGTCTCAATAAAAAGAAGAAGGGCGACCTCGTCGATACCGAGCAGTTCGCAAAACTCGGCTTCGAAATCCCTCGCCAATACGACCCTCCCCTACCGCCCGAAAAGGCTAAGGAGATATGGGAAAGCCACTGATTTATTTTGTCAATCATGCCTGAATACTAGCACATAAGTATTCAGGCATGATTGATGTATACTCTAACGACAATATCAACATTACTCAATGTATTTCTTCTAAACGAGGCAATAACCGGACGTACCCTTAGAGGCGTTCAATCGTCACTCTTCAGGGGCAATCAGATGAAAGAAGCCGGGCTGTACGGACTGGAAGAACGGGGAAACTACTTCGGGCAGCGTGCTGATGAAAATCGGTTCGCTGATGTGGAGAGTGAAGGGACACACAAGGAATTCAAGACGGAGCAGCAATTCCGTCTTGAGATGGCGGATTGTATCGTCGCCGAGATGATGGCTGCCAAGCATGGCGAGAAACTCAGCAATTGGTTTGATGATCTTGATTCATTCGACACGCCGGTCTTGCCTGAGATGATCTATCGGGCAATCGAGATGACAGAACAACAGGTCCAGGACGCTCTAAATCGGCTCGGAGAAATCGCTGAAGAGATGCGTCTGGCAGGCTTCGCCCAACCTCTCGTCTTCAATGCCATTGAGGCTGCGACCCCGCTCGCCTATCGAAAGCTTTGGAACATGAAAGCCAAAGCAGAGCAGGGAGCCAAGCCCAAGTCCAAGGTCGGACGGGGCTGCAGCCTCTATCGTCCGACGAAGGAAGTCATCGAGAAGTATGCCGTTGAACCGTCCAATCCGCCTAACTACGTGCGATGACTCACGAGTCGCCTAGGAAACACTCCTAGGCGACTTCTCACGCCTCACGACCAATAGCCGGATACGCCCTCAATATCGTTGGCAACACTTCTCACCACTTCAGAGGAATCAAGATGTCCGAAAACGATTGGGAACTGAAAGAGACCGTCGTCCAAAACGGCTATTGGGCGGCAATCCGCGAGACCGACGGTCGGCGATGGATCGACATGTCGACCATCTCCAACGGCTATCCCGAAGTCCAGGAAAAGATCAGAGAGGTCAACGCGGGGTGTGGTGAAGCGTGGGCAAAGGTTAACCCCGCCAAGTGGATCGGACCAATCGTTATCTCCACCGTCGGAGAAGGCAACCCCGTATAACCCGGCTATTTTGTCTTGAGGGGCGTGACGCACATACTATCATACATAAGCGTCACGTCCTTGTTATAAATGAACAACTAAATTCATAAACACATGTTTTTCTGTCTGAGTTAGATAATAACCGGACGTACCCTTAGAGGCACAAGCTTGGCAAGTCGCCGAGACCAACTCAAAGGAAAAGACATGGACAAGAAACTCACTCGCGACGACTTCAAATCCCCGATCACTGCGGCTCAAATCAACAAGTTTCTCCCGCAAGTGGACTGCGACGACACCGAAAAGGTCCGTACAATGATTCTGCGAGAATCGGAGAATCTCCAGGCTATACGTCCCAAGTTGTCGGTTAGCCTCGCCGACCAAGAGGCAGCCGCAACCGTCGTCAACGCCTACAACGACGCCGAACAGGACTATGGCGTCATCCGAGCATACGGCATCGTCAACTGGATGCTGTCTCGCCGGACCGGCTTCGCGGCTGCCGTCCTTCTCCGCGCCAAGCACGACGGTATCAAGTTCGACCTCTGAGACGACCACGAGGCAGGGAGCAATCCCTGCCTCGTCTCGTTTGCCCTCAATAACCGGACATGCCCTTAGAAGCGGAGATCACAACTCACCCCTCCAGGATAAAACCATGGCGCTTTGGCAAGTCAATCAGACTAATTCTGACCTCATTCCGGATTACGTTCTGAATACAGGGCTGGGGAAAGCCACGAACGGCGACCGCGATTTCGTGATTTGGCATCGCGAGAACAAGACCGATCCGTTCAAGCCGTATGCTTTCATCCACTTCAGCGAACCAATCGCCGATCACCGGATCTTGACTGACCCCGACAAGGTCGAGTGTATCATCGACTGGCGTTCGGCGGGCTGGATCGGTGACGGGAGCGACCAGCGACTCGCCGTCTTCGTCGGAACGGTTAAGTCCTAGCCAATTTTGTTAATCATGTCTGGATACAAACACACAAGTATCCAGACATGATTAACATACTCACAAGTGAATGATTAAACTATAATACATATTTTTACTTGTCACTTAAGAGGTAAAAACCGGACACGCCCTTGGAGGTGTCGAAGCAAGTCGCTCCGACAACAACCTAACCCCGGAAAGAAGCGAAACGATGAGCAGCACCATCAAGACCACCCGCCGCGAGTTCCGCAAAAACCTGATCAACAAGCTCCGTCAGAACCTCTTGCCCAACGGCAAGCTGCACCTCGTCGGCAGCAAGGGCAACTGGAACCTCGTCGCCAAGGTCGGGACCTCGATCTACTTGCTCAAGCCCGGCTTCCCCACGCAGGGCGCGGCGTCCATCCACTCCATGAAGAAGTTCAGCCGCAAGGCGACCGTCCTGAAGCTCGTCGCCTAGTCCGACGACCACGGCAAGGGAAGGGGACAACAACCCCCTTCCCTTCGTCCGTTTCATATGACCAATAACCGGACACGCCCTTAGAAATGTCGAAGTCAAGAACAAAGATTGAAAGATCACACAAACAGAGGTGTTAGGATGGCAAAGCAGATTGAGATGAAGGAAACAGAAAAGTTGGTTGACGGACGTAACGCCGACGAAGACGAAGAACTCGGCAACTGTGAGACGTGTAACGAACCGCTCGACCAGTGCTGCACCGGCGGTAGCCGTTGCCCCAGCTGTGACGGTCCTTGCCTCAACTGCTCCGATGGACCCGGACCGCACGGTTAATTTTGTCTAATCATAAGCGGGCAGGCATATCCATACATAAACTACTGCCCGCTTATGATCACATGTAAGAATCATAATCTTTACATCTGTTCACTTAAAAATACGAAAAGGAGATCAATAGCCGGACGCACCCTTCGAGGTGGATCAACCGCAACCCACCCCGAAGGAGTGACAGAGTGTTCTCCGTTATCTTCAACCGTCCGAACGCTGATTTCATGCCGATTCGGACTCGCGACCAAATCAGCAACGTCGTTGTCGTCCCCGCGCCTTACCTCGTGTTCAAGGCAGTCCAAAAGGAAAGCGAACCGCTCCCGACACCTCGCAAGTTGCTCAAGCCGCTTTCGCCCCGACGAAGATAATTCTAAACAATCAATCAAAAAGGGCTGGGGAATTCCTCAGCCCTACTTTCTGATCTATACTAGCTATAACCGGACACGCCCTTAGCCACGGATTAACCGCAACCCATTCCTGGAGTGATCATGATCTATCGCACGGCAGCAGGTGCTTATGACGAGAAAAATCCGATGGCAAGCTGGAAAGAGAAAGTCATCCTCAAAGTGACGCTCAGTAATGGCGTCGTTTTCTTCAGGACCTATACTTTCGACACGTCTGCCGACAAGTGCCGCAAGTGCCGTGGTGCCGAACGGGCGCGTTACTGCTACGGCAAGAGCGAACAGAACCGACACCCCGCGACCGGACACGTCTGCGAGCTTTGCGGCAACCCCTATGCCGGGTTCGTGCGACGTTCCCGCATCATCAACCGCAACGGACATCGCGAGACCCTGCCCCACACCTGGGGGAGCTCCGGCAAGCTCCACTGATATAAACAACAAAGCAAACGAGGGGGAGAAATCCCCCTCTTCGCCTCGCTCAACTCATTAAAAGCCGGACATACCCTCAACGAAGCATCGATCAACAACCTTCAGGGAGTATTACAGTGTGGCATTACCTCCAGGCGGTTTTCATGGCAGCCGTTCAAAGCATTGTCGTTGCCATTGTCGTTACGATGGTTTGTGTCAGCATTTACAAGTATGTCAATGTGTCTATAGATGAGGTCGTCGCAATGCCCCCTGATGACTCCGATGTCTTCATACTGATTTACTCGCCCGAGCCTGCTTACCAATAACAGGATACGCCCTCAGAATCACAAACCCAACTTCACCCCTAAGGAGCGAGACCAATGAGCCGCACGATTGCCAAAGGCGCGATGATCCAAGTCCCCGAGCGAAAGAAAGTCGGCAAGCACCAGCGTGACCGGCTGGAGCGTGACCGCTTCCCGCAGCCCAAACCAGTCAAGATGAGCGAAGTTCGCGCCCGGCTCCGGTCTCTCGATCAACTCCGACTCATCCCCGCCTAGTATTTTGTTTATGCGTCTACGTGTTCACTGGAGAACATGGATACGTAGACGCATAAACGCTTATAACCAACAACACATCTTCAGGAGTTATTGTTCTCTAAGACGAATTAAAACCGGATGTCCCCTTAAGTGCGTCAGTTGACGACAAATCCTTCCCTGGAGAATCGGACAATGGCTCGCACGTTCCGCAAAAACGTCGTCTTCAACTACCCCGAGAACAACGTCTTCCAGATCGTCACCGAAGCGACCAACCGCAAGGACCGCGAGTCCCGCCGTTACGAGCGACATAGCCTGCGGCGGCACGAGTCCCTGCGGGACGTGAGAGAGCGTGACCGCTTCGACCGCGCCTCGTAATTTTGTCTATATGCCTATGTGTCCACCTAACTGAGTGTGGACACATAGGCATATACGCATTTATAGAATAGATAAGCTCAATCGCAATCAGTCATCCTGCTGAGGCTATTGACCGGATACACCCTTGAGGGAGGACATACCGAAGTCCCCGGCACTTGACATCTGCCGTGACCAATCGTATCATTGAGATCAGGAAAGAAAGGAATATCAAATGATCGATCTCATTGCGAATATCATGGTGGCGTTGATTGTCGGGGCAGTGTTCTGTGTCCCTGTCTTCGTCATCCTCACCTGCGGGCTTGCCATCATCGCTGCAATCGCGAGTGTGGCGCTGCCGATCGCCGTCATCGGTGGAGGAATGTTCCTCATTTTCGGCGTGCTAGGAATCGGGAGGTGAAGACTAAGACCGGAAACACCCTCTACAACGTTCCGTTCAACAACCTCTCAGGAGTGATCGAAATGTCGGTATTTTATCTCGACACGACCGAAGACCTGAAGTGGCTGCAGGACGTCCACAAGATCCCCAATGCGACCGACTACAAAGCTGCTCTCATCTACGGCAACGAAGATTCCCCGAGCAAGGTCGAGCTTTACGCACGCGACCACTATCAATGCCCGCCTGCCGTCTTTGAACCCAATCAGGACGGCGACCTAGTCTGCACCCAAGTCGGTGAGCCAGTTAGCCTCGTCATCTGATCGGGACGGACAGAGAGACAGGGGATCAGTCCCCTGTCTCTTGCTTTGCCCAAACCTCCAATAGCCGGACGTACCCTTGGCGATGTCCTGGCGAGGTGCCAGGCATAACCCCGGAGAGATCGAGATGAACGTGGTTGCTCCTGAGTCCATCGCGAAGAGCCTGTCGCCGTCCTCGCTCAGCATGCATGCCCTGCGTCTTGAAGACGGCAGGGTTTACATCACGCTGAGCCCGGAGCTTCAGCGACCAATCGACGGCGGGTGTGACTGCAAGTGGTGCAAGAGCCATCCGGACAACACTCCGGCGTGGGATTGCCTCGTCATCCCCGCTGGCGACGTACCCAACCAGCGGGGACTGATCACCGTTCACTGGCCGGAAATCCACGCCCCTGAAGCCAAGGGCAAACGGGAATTCCACGGCGTTAAGGGCGAGTGGATTGCCTAGCAATTTTGTAAAACGTGCCTGGATACTTATGAGTGTATATCCAGGCACGTTTTACGCCTATAATTAATTAAATTTGAACACTCAAGTAGCTGTTTATTATTGGCTGGGATATATTACACGGATTCACCCTCTGTGGTGTCGAAGCGAGTGACTTCGACACCGCGAACCCCGAGGACCGAATCGTGCTTACCTTCTATCGCAAACAATGCCGCCTCAGTAACGGCAGTGTCGAGTCGTCTGTTGGTGTCGATTTGTGTGAGGGTTTCTCGATAGAGACACCCTGCCGCAGGGGAGCCCGGAAGCTTCTAAGGCGGTGGTTGATCGCCGAAGGGTACACCGGCAAGTTCAAGCGAGGGCTTAAGAAGCCGATCAGAACGGCGACCGTCGTGTCTCGTTGATTCTGAGCCTAAGAACGAGAGCATACAAGCTCTCGTTCTTAGGTGTTGCGTCATTCAATAACCGGACACGCCCTCAGGTTTACCCTGGCACGGTGCCAGGCAGACAACTCAAGGGGTAACGTGATGCTTTGGCTTGATTCGCTGATCGATCTTGGCTTGGTCTTGGGCATGCTGGAGCCGAGGGATATCGACCTGATCCACTCGGCAATCTGCTCCAAGGGCAAGCGCAAGGGACGCCTGCTCAAGACCTGCTCGACCACCAAAGACCCCATGAAATTTGCGGCGTGGGCTGCCATGATGTCCACCGTCAACGTCAACAATGTCGGCTTCATGGCAATGATGTTCATGGGCGTGGAAGACAAAGCCGTCTTCAAGCGTATCGACGCCTGGACCCGGTTGCCAGACGTGACACGTGCGTTGAATTTCTACGGTCAAGGTATGTGCGAGTTTAATCTTAGCGGGCTGGACCATACCCCTATGCCCGCCGATGACTTCGCCCACGCCCTGCAACAGAGCATTGACGTTTTCCTTGCCAAGCGAGCATACGCCTAGCAATTTTGTCAAATGTGCCTGGATACTTATGCGAGTGTATCCAGGCACATTTTACACGTATAGACGTTGAATAATAAACATACTTATTGTTGTTTATGCTTGGATTAGGACTTGTATTAGCCGGATGTACCCTTAGCCTTACCCTGGCGGGGTTCGCCAGGAAGTACACAAGGGGTAACGAAGATGGCTAGTGACTATCGCTTCAAGGTTCGGCAGCCGATGTTGATCGCTTTCCTGCTCAGCTTGGTTGGCATCAAGGTTGAAGGGGAGTATGGCACGACCCACATGCCTGCCGACTTCAAGGGGGAATTCAAGGATGTTGTCTTGCCTCACGACCGTATCCGGGTTGACGGCACGGTGGTTCCTGGCACCTGGACCGTCAAGGTGTACTCCACCGAAGAGCGCCGCAACCATCACGGCAAGTCCAGCCGTCATCGCACCTTTGCCGTATGCCCCAAGTGCGGACGCGAGATCCCAACCGGACGGCTCGCCCAGCACAAGGGACGGGGAGCCTGCAAGGAAGATTGACCTCTACGTATAAGTAGATCAGCATAAGCCGGGGCTAACAACCCCGGCTATCTTTATGCCTAACACATGTAGTAGTGATTATAAGAACATTGTATCATTTATACAGGACAAACAATTAATTCACTTTTATATGATGATAAGTTATAACCGCCGGGGGTTCCACATCTACCGCACAGTGTCTTTCTCTTGGACCGAAACCTAGTTTGAAATCCCGCCACAGGACTTTGGCTCCATCCTTAGTTCAACCCCCGCCGCAGAGTTTGTAACATTTCCCCATCCCCGACCTAGTTTGAAATCCCGCCACAGGACTTTGGTTCCATTCCCGGTCCCATCTTTGTAAAATTTCCCCATACTGGTCTTTGGTTCCACACCCCGTCTCGAACTTTGGTCCCATCCCCCACGCGACATCTTGCAGCAAAATCACACCGAAATAACTTTGATTTTTTGCTATTAAAACTCGGTCCCATCTGCCTGGTCGCGACAACGATCATGACAAAGAAAACCTTTCAACGGAAATTTCCGTTGAGAGGTTTATTCATTTGGTCCCTTCGTTCATTTCTTCAGGAGTGTCTTGAAGAAGTCGGTGATCCTGGGATTGGTCTAGTTCTTGCCGTCGATCCCAGCTTGCTGGCAGATTTCCTTCCATGCGAGACTGGTCAGGGGACCGTAGTCGGAGGAGCGGCTGGTGAGATCCTCGGATGAGCGAGTCATGGTTGTAAACCTCCAAGGAAGGATGGAAATCGTCTCGATCGATCGTACCTCTTTGGATGCGTGGTGTCAAGCGTGAATATTTATTTCTTCGGGGCGGATCGGGAGTGGGAGGGGATATTTTCCCCTCCCGAAGAATTCCCCGGCATTGAAGAGGAGCCGGGTGTCGTCCGGCATGTTCGTAAAACCTCGATATTAACCGGGAGGCGCGTCGGAGATTTTAGGACCGAAGCGGACCTTCTGCAGGCGAAGCGGTTTCCCCGAGGCGTGATAGACCAATCCAATCCTCGGCTGGTGGACGAAAGTCGCGCCCTCGACGAGTTGGATGTAAGTGGTCCCGTCCTCATTCGGCGTCACCAGGCACGGGTAGGTCGTGACCGACTTGCCGGACGGTTGGGACTTGTTGGGCATGGCGATCTCGATCCAGTACCAGCCCTGCTCCGTGGGTATGTCCTTGGACCACGGGGAGTATTCCTGTTTCGGCTCGCCCCCGGTCTGGAACGACTCGCCGTCGGTGTACTTGAGTCGGAATTCGACCACGGTCTTGCCGGGATGCTGCTCGCAGAGTTCGCCGAGGAAGTCGCCCCCGGCTGCGTCCCCGAGGTCTCCGAAGTCGGCACCCTCGACCAAGAGTTCCTCGCCCTGGTCGGTGATCGCGGTAATGATCATTGCTATTCCTCCGATAGGATTTTGGGACCGAAGAGTATCCTCGATCCCGGCGTGTGTGCCCCGCGTGGGTATGGATTGCCGGGGCGGTACGTGAACAGATGCTTGCGGTCGGCGAGGACCAGTGCGGTCCCGCTCTTTAGCCGTATGACGCGACAGAGGGCTTCGACGGGACCTTGACCCCGGTACTTGTACCGGATCGGGTACTGCCCCTCGGTCTGGGGGACGTCCTCGGTCCAGTCGGTGGTCATAACAATTCCCTGGTATTAATCGGAGTCGGGAGGGAGAGTGTGGAGCGTTCGAGTTGCCGCCGCTCTACCGGGTCGAGACCATTGAGCTTGCAAAATGTCCGGAGCGTGAGACCGAGGGCGAGTCTTTGAACTCGGGGATCACTCAAGGATCGGGCTGCGACCTGGATTCCGAGGAGCCTGGGCTTAGGCTTGGTGTACCTGGCGACGAGCCTGTGGAATTCGGATTCGCCGACCTGCCTGCCGTCGAGATACCATTCCTTAGTGCCATCAACGTATTCGACAGCAGGACCGTCGATCCGGTGTCGTTTGCCGTTCACCCACCACTTCCTGTTACCATTGGCATATTCGCAGGCTGGACCATCGATGCGATGCCGATTGTCGTTCTGATACCATTCCTTAGTGCCATCAGCGTATTCGACAGCAGGACCATCTTCGCGATGAAGCTTGCTGTTCTGATACCATTCCTTGCCTCCATCGTAATGCTCGATGGCGGGACCATCCTCGCGATGACGTTGTCCATTCAGATACCATTCCTTGCGACCATTGGCACATTCGATGGCTGGACCATCTTCGCGATGGAGTTGTCCATTCAGATACCATTCCTTGCGACCATCGGCTTCCTCAATTGCAGGACCATCCTCGCGATGCAAAATCCCGTCCTTCATCCACTTCGACATTCCCTCAAGGTCTTTGAAGTAGACGAGCTTCTGGACCGGGTCGATGATCTGCACTACCCCGACACCCGGCACCAGGGTCGGGGTTGCGATCGGTGACGCGACCGGGCTGATCGGTTTAGAAGAAACCGTGCCGGTGAACAGCCCGGCGATCCCCGACTTGAACAGACCACGACGATTGAAGTTCATGACCGATGTCCTCAGGCTGAAGCCGATTCGAGTAAGGGCTGTTCCGACCGCTCCAACTGCCTCTGTTCGACGGGATTAACGTTATTAATTTTGCAGAAGGCTCGGAAAGTGAGACCAAGGGTAAGTCGCTGGGTACGTAGATCCGTGAGGATGGCATTGTTAACCTTGAGATCAATGAGCTTGGGCTTGAAGCGACCGATGATCTTGTTGAATTTGGCTTTCGAGAGCCGGTTGCCGTTGATGAACCACCCCACATCCCCATCAGCATATTCACATGCAGGTCCGTCGAGCCGATGAAGTCGATCGTTTACGAACCATTTCCTTTCACCATTGGCGTCCTCAACGGCAGGACCGTCAAGCCGGTGGAGTTTCCCGTCAACATACCATGACCTGGTGCCAGTCGCATACTCGATGGCAGGTCCATCAGTCCGGTGGCGTTTGCCATTCTGATACCAATATTTCCCGCCATAAACCTTCTCGATGGCAGGTCCATCGGTGCGATGACGTTCTCCATTCACCCACCATTCTTGGTCTCCGTTACGGTCTTCCACAGCGGGACCATCAATTCGGTGTTTCTTGCCGTTCAGATACCACTGCTTCGAGCCATCCGCTTTCTCAACAGCAGGTCCATCGGTGCGATGGCGTTCGCCATTCAGATACCACCGCTTCGAACCATCCGCTCCTTCGATCGCTGGACCGTTTTCCCGATGAATTTTGCCGTCCCGATACCACCATCTGTTCCCGTTGGCGTCTTCGAGGGCAGGACCGCCCTCGCGATGATACGTACCGTCTTTCATCCATTTGGTCGTGCCGACCATGTCTTTGAGCCGGATGATCTGCTTTTCAAGGTCGATCACCTGGAGTTCGCCGACGCCCTTCAGCATCGTCGGCGCTGAAAGAAAAGGAGTTTCGGAAGCAACCCCGCTGGGAACGGTCTTCACCACCGACGGGGCGATCAATCCCAAGATCCCCGACTTGAACAGACCGCGACGATTGAAGTTCATGACTGACATCCTCAGGCTGAAGCTGATTCGAGTAAGGGCTGTTCCGACCGCTCCAACTGCCTCTGCTCCACCGGGTCGACGTTATTAATCTCGCAGAAGGCTCGGAGCGTGAGACCGAGGGCGAGTCGCCTGACACGAGGATCGGTAAGAATAGCGTTGTTAATTTTGAGATCAAGGAGTCTGGGCTTGAAATGCTTAACAACCTGGTCGAAATAGGGCTTATCAAGTCGCGTGTCGTTAATAAACCATTCATTGCCTTTGCTTTTGCCGTTTTTAGATTCTTTGGCGGGACCGTCGAGGCGATGGAGTTTGCCATTCTGATGCCATTCCTTGGTTCCATCAACATACTCGACGGCGGGACCATCCTCGCGATGCCACTTGCCGTCCAGCCACCATTCCTTGTGACCATCAGCCCATTCGATGGCGGGACCATCCTCGCGATGCCACTTGCCGTTTCGATACCAGTATTGCTTATATTGCGGATTGCCTGAGTGTCCTTCGATCTTGGCGGGACCATCGAGACGATGGAGTTTACCATTCTGATACCAAGCCTTATAGTATTGTCCACATTCAACGGCGGGTCCATCCTCGCGATGGAGTAGTCCGTTCTGATACCAAGACGTGTCGCCGCTGCCATACTCGATAGCGGGTCCATCCTCGCGATGAAGTTTGCCATTCTGATACCAAGACGTATCGCCGCTGTCATACTCGATAGCGGGTCCATCCTCGCGATGGAGTTTGCCATTCTGATACCACTCTTTGCGACCATCGTAATGCTCGACGGCGGGTCCGTCCTCGCGATGGAGCATGCCCTCCTGATACCAACTCTTGGTCCCGTTGGTGTATTCGATCGCTGGTCCGTCAATTCGGTGGAGCTTGTCGTCCTGATACCAAGATCGATTGCCGTTTGCGTCGATCTTGGCGGGACCGTCCTCGCGATGAAGGAGACCAGCCTTCATCCATTTCTGGATTCCGGCAAGATCCTTGAAGTAGTAGATCTGCTGGACATGGTCGATCACCTGGACTTCGCCGATGCCCGGCAGGACCGTGGGGACTGACAGGAACGAGGTCTCGGCGACGACCATTTCCGGGGCGGCTTTCGCCACCGACGGGGCGATCAATCCCAAGATCCCCGACTTGAACAGACCGCGACGGTTGAACATCGGCATCGGCGAAGTCCTGATTCTAGACCCAAGGAACGGACGAGAAGCAACTGATTCTCAGGCTGGTACGGGCGATTTTAGCTCGCGAAACACAACCTCGATCCACGCCTTCCGCTTCAGGAAGCACATCCTGCGGAGGTAAAAGCGGAGATATTCGGAAAGGGATGATAACGAGTCCACGTCTTCGTACTTGCAGAGGACGGTGAGACCGGCATCCGCCAAGGCGTCACAGATGACCTCGCCGAGCGATCCGGCAACGGGGAAGGCGGTCTCTCCCCAATGGTCCTTGAGATCGTTGTAATCGATGTCTACGACTCTCAGCTTCCAAACGCCTTGAGCAACGGCGTCCTCGATGCGATTGGTCACGTTGGCAAGAAGCCAAAGGAGGTCGTCTTCGTGCTTCTTCCTCAGTTCCTCCCGTTTTGCATCACGCGCCTGTTGGTTGCACAGTTTAGTAGCGCGGAAACGGTTCTCGCCCCGCTTGATGGCTTCCTGGACTAATTCCTTGTTCAAGTTCATTGGACGGGTCTCGAATGAAGGACAGGGACGAAAGACCAAAAACTCCGATTCACGGAATGTACATCGGACCGTTCAGGTTGATCGAGATATAGGTATCTCTGATGATTCGACTCGTGAGGTTTAAAACGAATTTCGCCCAAAACGTATTTCGGGGCTGTGTCTGGAGTCGGACATCGAGACCGTAGCCCTTCAACGATGCCAGCAGGATGCTGGACAACGAGTGAGGCTTGAGGTTGTTGAAGTCATCGCTTAGGTCGCGACGGGGGACGGTCATGACCCGCATGGTGCTTTGACCCGCAGCGACCGCCTCCTCGATCTTGCCGGGGAGCGTGGCGATGAATTCGTCGATCTCCTTCTGGTGCTTCTCGTAGATCGCGGCACGCTGCTTCTTGGCGGCTTCCGCCGCGCGAGTTTGCCCCCTGGAGAATGCCTCGACGAAGGTCATCTTGGTTATCATGATACGGACTCCATGCTGGAGAGTTTGGTCAGGTCGATCCAGAGCCAGAATCGGAGAGGATGTCCCAAGGTAAGCCCGAAGAACCGCTTCTTCCATGCGTAATTTAATTTCGCATCGAGACCGATCTGTCGCAATTCCAAGTAGATCAGGTCGGCAGGACTCCCGTATTTCAACTTGGCATGGAAGCCATGGAGGCGAATGGGTTTTTCCTTATGGATGATGTCGATGTCTTTGAGATCGACTTCCAGGACTTTCAAGATCGTCTCGTCCTTGGCAGCCGCCGCCTCGATCCGGGATGCGAGCTTCGCGAAGAAATCGGCAAGCTCGGTCTTGTACCGCTCGCGGGCTTCGGTCCGGATCGAGATGATCTTTGCATCCGACGGCTTAATCTGCTCCCGACCCCGTGCATAGGCTTCGCGAAAAACGTCGATGGTCATGGTCGTTCCCTTAGGTTTTGATCTCTTCGGCTAAGTCTGCGACCTCTTGCAATCCCGAGGGATACCTCGGCACGCCGTCAAGATCGCCGGGAGTAGGCTGGTCCCATTGGATATGATTGACCCCGAATTGCTGGGGGTTATTGAGGATCATCCACCCCGCTGCAGCTTCCGGCGTGTGACCGGTGCCACCGATGTGCGGCGCGTTATCCAGAGATGCCCGCCACAGCCCCGGCAAGCCGGGGAGCGTATTGAATCGGATCATTCCCATCGCTATTGCTCCTGGAATTTTACCAACCACTGCCTCGCCTTGTCGAGCCGTTCGGCGTCCCGCGACATCGACCGCTCCAGACCTTCGATCATTCGCTGTAAGCTGCCTTGAACTTCGGTCTGGGCTTCTTCCATGGTCTCGTGCCAATGGGGCTTGTGAACTACTCGGTCGAGTCGATGGGACGAGATGCCATTGACCTGGATACGGTCGAGATGACCCGTCAAGACCGTCCCTTCCGCCTCGGTGATCTTGCCCGTGCGGCATACGTCCTTGGTCAAGTAGACTCGCAT